GTTCCAGAAGTTCCTGACGAACCACTTGAACCAGATGAGCCAGATGTTCCACTTGTTCCAGATGAGCCAGATGTTCCACTTGTTCCAGATGAACCTGAACTTCCAGATGAACCTGATGTTCCGCTTGTTCCAGATGTTCCATTAGTTCCAGAAGTTCCTGACGAACCACTTGAACCAGATGAGCCAGATGTTCCACTTGTTCCAGATGAGCCAGATGTTCCACTTGTTCCAGATGAACCTGAACTTCCAGATGAACCTGATGTTCCGCTTGTTCCAGATGTTCCATTAGTTCCAGAAGTTCCTGACGAACCACTTGAACCAGATGAGCCAGATGTTCCACTTGTCCCTGATGAACCTGATGTTCCACTTGTTCCTGATGAACCACTTGAACCTGATGAACCTGATGTTCCAGATGTTCCATTTGTTCCAGATGTTCCGCTTGAGCCTGAACTTCCCGAAGAACCTGATGTTCCGCTTGTTCCAGAAGAGCCCGATGTTCCACTTGTTCCTGATGAACCACTCGAACCTGAAGAACCTGATGTTCCGCTTGTTCCTGATGTTCCGTCAGTTCCACTTGAACCTGAACTACCTGAAGAACCCGAAGTTCCGCTTGTCCCTGAACTACCTGAAGAACCTGAAGTTCCGCTAGTTCCACTCGAACCTGAACTTCCCGAAGAACCTGAAGTTCCGCTAGTTCCAGATGTTCCGTTTGTTCCAGATGTTCCGCTTGAACCTGAACTTCCACTTGAACCAGATGTTCCACTTGTTCCCGATGAACCCGATGTTCCAGACGTTCCAGAAGAACCTGAGCTTCCTGAAGAACCTGAAGTTCCGCTAGTTCCAGATGTTCCGTTTGTTCCACTTGTTCCAGAAGAGCCTGAGGAACCACTTGAGCCTGAGGTTCCAGATGAACCTGATGTTCCGCTTGTTCCAGAAGAGCCAGATGAACCACTTGAACCAGATGTTCCACTTGTTCCAGATGTTCCGTTCGTTCCAGATGTTCCTGATGAACCACTTGAACCGCTTGAACCAGATGTTCCACTAGTACCAGAGGAGCCTGATGTTCCACTTGTGCCCGATGAACCTGAACTACCAGAAGAACCTGATGTTCCGCTAGTTCCAGATGTACCATTTGTGCCAGATGTTCCGCTCGAACCTGAGCTACCCGAAGAACCTGATGTCCCTGAAGAACCTGAAGTTCCACTTGTTCCCGATGAACCAGATGAGCCACTAGAGCCAGATGTTCCGCTTGTTCCCGATGTTCCGTTTGTTCCAGAAGTCCCAGATGAACCACTTGAACCTGAAGAACCTGAAGTTCCGCTCGTTCCCGAAGAACCTGAAGAACCTGATGTTCCGCTAGTTCCAGATGAACCACTTGAACCTGAAGAACCTGAAGTTCCGCTAGTTCCAGAAGTTCCATTTGTTCCAGATGTTCCTGAAGAACCTGAACTTCCACTCGAACCAGATGTTCCTGATGTTCCAGATGAACCAGATGTTCCACTTGTGCCTGATGAACCTGAGCTACCCGAAGAACCTGAAGTTCCACTTGTTCCTGATGTCCCAGAAGTTCCATTTGTTCCAGAGGTTCCTGATGAACCTGAGCTACCACTTGAACCTGATGTCCCTGAAGAGCCAGATGTTCCGCTTGTTCCTGATGAACCACTTGAACCTGACGAACCTGATGTTCCACTTGTTCCCGATGTTCCGTTTGTTCCTGAGGTCCCTGATGAACCGCTTGAACCAGATGAGCCTGATGTTCCACTTGTTCCAGAAGAACCTGATGTTCCACTTGTTCCAGAAGAACCTGAAGAACCGCTTGAACCTGATGTCCCTGAAGAGCCAGATGTTCCACTTGTTCCGGAAGAACCTGAAGAACCACTCGAGCCTGAAGTTCCGGAAGAACCTGATGTTCCAGAAGAACCTGAAGTTCCAGATGAACCTGAAGTTCCAGATGAACCGTTTCCACCTGTTGCACCATCCAAATTGGTTGTCCAACTATTGAATGTTCCTGTTCCGTTTATTTCCAACACATATAATGTCAATGCTCCTGTCGAAGAATCATAACTTACAACATCTCCATGGAAGTGATTTGCTAATGAATTAGAAACAATAAGATGTTGTGCAATTGTATATGATAAACCAGTGCTTGTTGTTAAAGAAGTATTAGCACTTAACGTTAGTGTTGATAAATCAATTGATGTTGTTGAAGTTCCACTGTATTGTGCACTAATTCCTGATGTTCCAGATGTTCCGTTCGTTCCAGATGTTCCTGATGAGCCACTCGAACCAGATGAACCCGATGTTCCGCTAGTTCCTGATGAACCAGATGTTCCGCTAGTTCCAGATGAACCTGAACTTCCTGATGAACCTGAAGTTCCACTCGTCCCAGATGTTCCATCTGTTCCAGATGTTCCTGAAGAACCACTCGAACCTGATGAACCTGAAGTTCCACTTGTTCCTGAACTACCTGAAGAACCTGAAGTTCCACTTGTCCCTGAAGAACCAGATGAACCACTTGAACCTGAAGTCCCACTAGTTCCTGATGTTCCATTTGTTCCAGATGTCCCACTCGAGCCTGAACTTCCGCTTGAACCCGATGTTCCTGAAGAGCCAGATGTTCCGCTAGTCCCAGATGAACCTGAACTTCCCGAAGAACCTGATGTTCCACTTGTTCCAGATGTCCCATCTGTTCCAGATGTTCCTGATGAACCTGAGCTACCCGAAGAACCAGATGTTCCTGATGAACCAGATGTTCCACTTGTCCCTGATGAACCAGATGAACCGCTCGAACCTGAAGTTCCGCTTGTTCCTGATGTTCCATCAGTTCCACTTATTCCTGAAGAACCACTTGTTCCCGAACTTCCTGATGAACCATCAAGGCCATTTAATAAAATCCAACCACTAAGTGAAGATGGTTCATTTGTATTATTATTTATAGTTGATTGGTATGAAAATAAACCATCTATAACCATATCGCCATCCATATAAGTTGTTCCCGATACATAAGCTCCTTTGAATGGAGATGTTCCTGATGAACCTGAAGTTCCAGATGAGCCACTTGTTCCTGATGTTCCGTTTACTCCACTTAATCCACTAGAACCACTCGAGCCTGATGTCCCATCAGTCCCTGAAGAACCACTTGAACCTGATGTTCCGTCTATTCCACTAGTTCCAGAAGAACCTGATGTTCCACTTGAGCCTGAAGAACCTGAGCTACCAGATGAACCTGATGTTCCACTTGTGCCTGAAGAACCTGAGCTACCAGATGAACCTGATGTTCCACTTGTTCCTGAACTACCATCTGTTCCACTTGAGCCTGAAGAACCTGAGCTACCAGATGAACCTGATGTTCCACTAGTTCCTGATGAACCACTTGAACCTGAGGTTCCGCTAGTTCCCGAAGTGCCGTCTGTCCCACTTGAGCCAGATGAACCTGAAGTTCCACTAGTTCCCGAAGTGCCGTCTGTCCCACTTGTTCCAGAAGAACCTGATGTTCCACTTGTGCCTGAAGAACCACTTGAACCTGATGTTCCGTCTATTCCACTAGTTCCAGAAGAACCTGATGTTCCACTTGAGCCTGAAGAACCTGAGCTACCAGATGAACCTGATGTTCCACTAGTTCCTGAAGAACCATCTGTTCCACTGGAACCAGATGAACCTGATGTTCCACTAGTTCCTGAAGAACCATCTGTTCCACTAGAACCAGATGAACCTGATGTTCCACTTGTGCCTGAAGAACCTGAGCTACCAGATGAACCCGATGTTCCACTAGTTCCTGAAGTTCCGTCCATTCCGCTAGTTCCTGAAGAACCACTTGAACCTGATGTTCCGCTAGTTCCCGAAGTGCCGTCTGTCCCACTTGAGCCAGATGAACCTGAAGTTCCACTAGTTCCCGAAGTGCCGTCTGTCCCACTTGTTCCAGAAGAACCTGATGTTCCACTTGTGCCTGAAGAACCACTTGAACCTGATGTCCCACTTGTTCCTGAAGTGCCGTCTATTCCGCTAGTTCCTGAACTACCGTCTGTTCCACTTGAGCCTGAAGAACCTGAGCTACCAGATGAACCTGATGTTCCACTAGTTCCTGAAGAACCATCTGTTCCACTGGAACCAGATGAACCTGATGTTCCACTAGTTCCTGAAGAACCATCTGTTCCACTAGAACCAGATGAACCTGATGTTCCACTTGTGCCTGAAGAACCTGAGCTACCAGATGAACCCGATGTTCCACTAGTTCCTGAAGTTCCGTCCATTCCGCTAGTTCCTGAAGAACCACTTGAACCTGATGTTCCGCTAGTTCCTGAAGTTCCATCAATACCACTAGTTCCTGAAGTTCCATCAATACCACTAGTTCCTGAAGAACCTGATGTTCCATCGATACCACTTGTTCCAGAAGTTCCATCTAATCCGCTTGTTCCTGAAGTTCCATCAATACCACTAGTTCCTGAAGTTCCATCGATACCACTTGTTCCTGATGAACCTGATGTTCCATCGATACCACTTGTTCCTGATGAACCTGATGTTCCACTTGTTCCCGACGAACCACTTGAGCCTGAAGTTCCACTAATTCCTGAAGTTCCAGATGTTCCGTCTATTCCGCTAGTCCCAGATGTTCCGTCTATTCCGCTAGTCCCAGATGTTCCGTCTATTCCGCTAGTTCCTGATGTTCCATCTGTTCCACTGGAACCAGATGAACCTGATGTTCCACTAGTTCCTGAAGAACCATCTGTTCCACTAGAACCAGATGAACCTGAAGAACCTGATGTCCCATCAATTCCACTTGTTCCTGATGTCCCATCAATTCCACTAGTCCCTGATGTTCCGTCTAAACCGCTTGTTCCAGAAGAACCAGATGTTCCATCTAATCCACTTGTTCCTGATGTCCCATCAATTCCACTAGTTCCTGAGGTTCCATCAATTCCACTAGTTCCTGAGGTTCCATCTATGCCACTTGAACCAGACGTTCCGTCTACTCCACTTGTTCCTGAAGTGCCATCTATTCCAGATGTTCCACTCGAACCAGAAGTTCCGGATGTTCCGTCTAATCCGCTTGTTCCTGAAGTTCCATCAATTCCACTAGTTCCTGATGTTCCGTCTATTCCGCTAGTTCCAGAAGAGCCTGATGTTCCGTCTAAACCACTTGTTCCTGAAGTGCCATCTACCCCAGATGTTCCACTCGAACCAGAAGTTCCGTTGATACCACTTGAGCCAGAAGTCCCGTCGATTCCTGATGAACCACTTGAACCAGATGTTCCACTAGTCCCTGATGTTCCTCCTGTTATACTTTCCGTCAAGGCTGAAAACGTAATTTGCCCCGAAGTTCCTGATGTGCCTCCAGTATAGTCTGTAACTATATATAACCTATCGTCTGGGGCTGCCGATAGGACTATAGGTAAATCCGTTATTCTTGTTGTTGCCATAGCTTATAAATATTTTCTATTAATCTTTTTTATTTGGTTTAACATGGTTGCCATAGTCCTCCGACAACAAATCCATCACTATCTATTTGCCAATATCCTGTGAGAGAGTCGGTGCTGTTGGTATACCAATAATTATTCCCGTTGAAAGGCGTATTGAATGAACTGTCTGCAAAGAATCTCGTTGCACTATACCAATCATTCGATGGACTGTAAATTGTTTGACCCAACGTTTGTGGGTCTATACATATTGGTTGTGTTGTTTCCCCTGATGAAACTAAGAATGATGTAATTTCTTGTTGAGCACCAATTGGGTCACCATTTTGAGCAATTAATTCTTGACCATCTTGAGTTATAATTAAAATCTCAAATACGGATGGAGTTGCTGTTGGTGAAGGAGTAAACGAAGGGGTTGGTGTATTAGTTTCTGTTGGAGTTGGTGTGTTAGTTTCTGTTGGAGTTGGTGTGTTAGTTTCTGTTGGAGTAGGAGTCGGAGATATCAAACATCCGTTAGGGTCCGAACTTGTGATTAGACCTGCTCCGCCTGTAACTCTATACCAAGCAACACCGTTGGAATAGTATCCGTCAGGTGCTGGTGTTGTAAGAGCCGAATCAGTATATAAAGTTTCCCCAATGTTAGGTCCAGGTCCATCTCCAGGTCCACTGTAGAAGTTAGTTGGTGATGAGTAAAAATTACCACACGATGTTAATGAGCTAGATAAATCATAACCTAATGAATATTCCCAATATGCTCTTGAAGCTGTAGGTGTTGTTGTCGGTGTTGCGGTTGGAGTTTCAGTTTGCGTAGGTGTTTGTGTTGGAGTCTCAGTATTTGTTGGGGTTGGAGTCTCTGTAGGCGTCTCGCTTGGTGTTACAGATGGTGTTGGTGTGTTAGTTTCAGTTGGAGTTTGAGTTGGTGTCTCACCAGGTGTTGCGGTAGGTGATTCTGTAGGTGTTTGTGATGGGGTTTCGGTTGGAGTTCCCGTCTGTGTTGGTGTAGGAGTTTCAGAAGTAGAAGGGGTCGGTGTAGGAGTTGTTGTTGGTGTCTCCGTTTGTGTTGGGGTCGGCGATTCTGTTGCAGTTGGTGTTTGACCAGGGCTTGCAGTTATACTTGGAGTTGGTGTTTGTGTCTGAGTTTCAGTTGGAGTTTGTGTTGGAGTCTCTGAAGTTGTTGGAGTCTGTGTTGTTGTTGGTGTTTCTGTAGGTGTAGAATTAGGGGTTCCTGTATTTGTTGGTGTAGGTGTAAACGTAGGTGTTACAGTAGGAGTAGGTGTAGGTGTAGGGGTAACGCATTCAAATGTAATAACAACTCCGTTGAACATTTCGGTTCTTGTCTGTGCAGAGGCATAAAGAGTTGCGGCTGAAAGGTAGGTCGAAGTCCCATAATAGATATCGAATGGACCTAAGGCATTAGAATTCTGAGATAATCTTACAATGTAAGTGACACATCCCGTAACCGAGACCTGTTGCGTAACTACTGTATTACAACCTTCAGCAGTATTGACACAAAAAATATTATAAAGGGACATCCGCGGTTTTTTTAATAAATACCACGATTATCTATTTGAATATCTCGAAACGAAAAATTATTAAATACTTTATCATGTACAAATAATATTGAATCCACATACAGCATTTTGAATGTCTATATTTACAACACAACTCTCGAGCTCAACTGTAATATTGAAAGTACAACCAAATGTACAATCTAGTATTTTTACTGACTCACATCCATTTGCATCAACCAAACGTAACATGATTTCAGGTGCGGTCTGAAATATTGTAGGAATAGTTGTATTGTAATAAACAGTTGGTGGAACTCCACTAATTGTACCAAGTAAAAACTGATTATTTCCGTATATGTCGGATATAAAAGCTTGTATTGGAAAAGTGCCCCCTGTGATTTCTGTTATTCTTACCTGAACCATTATGTTAAACAAATTATATCATAAACAATCGACAACTCCACAACAATTTCTTGACCATTCAATGAATTGTTTGCCGGGTTAGTTGCAATTGTTATTTGGTTGTTTATTTGGTCTATTGTTACAGTCAAAATTCCTGGTATGGAAAGTAGTAGACTCTTTATAGTATCATACCATAAATTATCACCCGGCGGATTGTTCAGAGTCGTTGCTGTGAAGAAAGTGCTTGATGCACTCAACCCCGCTGGGTTGACATTGACTTTAGCTGTGAATATTGCAGAAATCAAATCACAGTTTGTATTGTCTTGCGTCAAATCAGCGTAACCCTCGTTTAACATTTGTAGTAAACCGAGTTTAGTTGGGGAATCTATGTTAAAGATTTCTTCTCCCATAACATAACACTGATAAGATGTATAGTTGGTGTCACAGGTAATTGTTGTTGAGCGTGAAAGTGAACATCCATTTGCATCAACAATAGAAAGACTGTATGTTCCTCCTGTCAAATTGTAAACTTCAATTTGTTGAGGGTTAGATGGGACGTTATTTGACCAATTGAATTGGAATGGTGGTGTGCCCGAAGTGATGAATGCGGTAATTTGACCATCGTTTCCTGAGCCACAATTAATACTATATAAACTAAAATCTAAGTTGTCTCCTTTTGGGATGAAAATTGTTTGAGTTTGTTGACATCCCGTTGAGTCAGTAACAGTAACAACATGGTTTCCAAAAGTTAAGTTATTAAATGTTACCGCTGTTAAATTTGTATCAACAACATTCAATATTCCATCAACTGAATAATCCAATGGTAGAGTATATCCTGGTGATGTAGTAATTCTTACACTTCCGTTGTTTTGATTACACGTTGTTCCTGTGATTTCTGTTGAAAGTGTGAATTTATTAATTGCCAATATTATCACTTCTTGACTAAATTGGCATCCTGTAGAATCCTCAACAAATACTGAGTAAGTGTCCGCAGATAAATTCTCAAAGGTTTGAATTTGTTGTTGTCCTACAATAATTTTTTGGTTTCCTCCGTCGCCAACCAAGGTGTAGGTAAAGGGACCTTGTCCTCCTATAACTGTGACAGTTATCAATCCATCATTACTTGAACAATAAGAATTAGTTCCAACAACACTTACAGAACTCATCCCGTTTGGTGTTAGTAAAGTAGTCCCCGTGAATATTTGACACAGTCCAGCATCTGTGACTGAGAAATTGTAATCACCAGCAGATAATCCTGATATCGTAAAATCTTGAGCATATGATATGAGAACTTGGCCTGTTGACGCGGAGTAATAATATGGTTGACTTCCACCTGTTATTGTGAGAGTAATTGAGCCATCGCTTTGGAAACAACTTGGATTGGTTTCTGTTGTGAAAAACGCACCCATTTGGTCGACGTTGACGACAGCAGCATCTTTTATGTTTACACAACCAAAACCATCTTTAACTTCAACCGAATATAATCCTTCAGTCAATCCTGTTGCAGTTGCACCTGTCTGACCATTAGACCACAAATAAGTAAAAGGTCCTTGTCCCGTTAGTCCCGTGACCATTATCTTACCAATCGGGGTTCCTCCACAACTCGAATTAGGTATGGAATATAAACCGTAGTTGGTGAGAAGAGATTGTTCAACGATAAAACTTTGGCTAAAACCTGAGCATCCACCTAAATCACTAACGGCCAAGTAATATGTTCCGGCCGAAAGATTTTCAAAAATTACGGTTGGGTTGCTTGAAAGGAAAGTTTGAACAAGTGTTCCGTCACCTGAGAAGACAGAATAATTTGCAGAAGAATAAATCGTATTAGAGGAACCAGTAACAGAACCATTGTTTTCAGCACAAGTGGTGTTCTGAACACCGAGAACACTACAACACACTCCACTCGAAATAGGTATGTTAACATTAATTTCTTGATTTGTTGGTAAAGTGCTATCATTCACAGTCATTAGGACGACTGAACTAAATAATCCTGATTTGGTTACTGGCGCATTTTCAGCTAATGTAACCGTCGGATAATAAGGGTCAACAAATTGGACGGTATATGGTTCTATACCACCTGAGAAAGAGATTTGGAATGCACCGCTTCCGTTATTTTGACAATCCCCTGTTACTAATAATGTATAATCAAATAATGCCATTCAATTTAACAATTTATGCTTATGTTAATACATACGTTTAGTTTGACTGTTTCATTCATGTTTCTTGGTGTGCATGTCGAATTAGTTATTGATAAATTATTTCCATTTAGGAAATATGTAAACCCATAATCGTAGACTGCTGGTAGATATTGAATCAAAGCATTTCTCCAATTTGAATTTGTTGGAACATCCGTGAATCCATACCCTGTGTAGAAAGGTTGTTGTATAATTTTTTGTCCCGCAATTTCCAAATCAACATACCAATTTGTTTCAACTGAACTTTGAACACAATCGTTTAAGGTTAATACTTGTGCTTCGAGCATTATGTTTAGTCTATTTGCTAAAATCGATTGGAAGTTTGATACATTTGTATCACCATTTAACCAAGGATATATGTTGAAGTCAACATATTCTGTTTGACATGTGTAATCAAAAATGTTTGTTATTATAAAACAAGGCTCAACTGGCACAGGAATTATTTCACAACCTCTTTGTCTTCTATAAACGTATTTTTGTCTGTGTAGTATTGAGTTTTCGAGTCTTGAACCTGTATTCCATATTGTGGTTGCAGGTATCATTTGCTCTACTAACTTCATCCACCACGGACCCAATCCGTTGATGTAGTCGATTAGTTTTTGATACGTATATTTGTTGTTTGGTATACCCACTGTTTGTTCTGATTGGATATACTTCCACCAAACCGATTGAAGAGTTGGATATCCTCCTGTTTTACCATCAGTGATATATTGTCTGTTTCTAGTATTAATCATATTCTCCCAAAAAGTTTGGTAGAATTCGAAGAATGTTTTCTTTTTTGGTTCGGGTTTGATAAAAGTTGAGTCGACTCCACCTGGAACTGGATATCCAATTGTCAGACCTGATTCAGGAATCGGGTAGTCGTATTTTCTTGAAGAAACCCAAACGTCGTAAACAAGTCCTTGTGAAGCATTCAAAAACAAATCTATGTTTTTAACATTCAATACGAGTTTTTCATTGTCCGCATAATAATAAGCGTTGAAATTAGCATCCCTTGAAACTCTTATCTTGTCATCCTCTTCAAGCCACGACTTATTATTGTCAACAACTTTTTTAAGTTTGAATCCCTCGGTCATATAAGGAAAATCTCTGAACCTATCGAGATATTTTTGACCATATGTAAATGGTTGTAGTTGAGTTTGAATATCGTAGTTCTGACCTGTATAGATTTGTCCTGTAATTTGAACCTCATCTGGACTTCTATGTTGTGGTGTGCTTTCATACCAACCAGCACCCAATTGGAAGAAATAAGATTCCGTATTTACGGGAGCCTTAGGAAATCCTTGAGCGTCTATTGGATAATCATCTAGATTTATCTGAACATCTTGATAGGTGTCAACAGTTGTGAAGGCTGTAAAGGTTTTTCCTTTTATTTTATATGTAGAACCTGGTAGATAAGCCGGTGTGTTTTGAACATAAGTTCCACCTGTTATGGCCGCATATTGTGTGTCGAACTGTTCCATGTTGATTTTTTGGTCAGCCAAATAGATGTGCTCGTTGAATTCTATTAACGACTCGGGTGCACCAATCAATCTCATCATAAACTCAACACTTCGTCTCGTTCCTTTTGATTTGAAAAGGTATGCTGAGTTGAGAATCAAATTCCTATAAAATGCGTAGTTGATTTCAGTTGGTGTAAGGGCTCTCGCATAACCTGGATATGAAGGTGTTTGTGTATTTCCAAAAATCGAATCTAAAAAGTCCGTATCAGTAATAGGTGAAAAATTTGAACTCCATCCCAAGGTTTGAGATAGGTTAACTAACAATTGAGATGGGATGTCATTACCAACATTATAATTTACAGAGTTCATAAACGCTAAAGCGTCGATGAAGTTTTTGACTTGGTCAAAACTTCTTCCGTAAATTTGAAAAATCTTTTCGGCTTTCCTTCCTAATGTATCAAATTCTTTCAATGAATCTGAAACAAAAAATCTTGAAATTAAATTTGTTTTATATGAATCAAGATTTACCGCAATTGTTTCCAATTGTGTCAAATACTCTTCGAATAAGAAAGAACGAATATCTAAATTCCATGGACCGTCCTTAGGCCATGTTACAGATTGGTTGTTTGTATAAAACTGACCCCCTTCCGTTTGCTGTGGTATTTGGAACACAGCTGTGTATTCAGGTCTAACCAATCTATTCATCAGAAACTTTTCAACCTCATCCAAACTCTCAGCAAAAATTCTGTCAACTATGAAATCATTCGGTCTTATTTGATACTCTTGAATACTTGTTGTTGCGGTTTGTCCAAAAGGTGCACCGGAAACAGTGAATTTGATTATACCACTTGATAATGTTTGAGAGGGTGTAAATGAAATAACTTTGAAAATATCATCATTGATTGATACGCAGTAATCTAAGTAAGTATTGTAGAGATTCCTATAAGGTGACACACCAATTTCTCTCATGTTTAGGTTTGTGGCCGCACTTACAGAATAATCAACGTCAAATGGGTTTTTGATTCTATTAACACTTACTTCAAAACTTGTTTCATCATAAATCGGGTCATACGCGACATTCTGTGCTGTAAATCCAGTTAGGAAATCATCGTTCAAAAATTGAATATCTAAAGAAGCAGGAAATACACTTATAATATGAGTAATTGATACTTGAAATCTTTTTGATAGTGAACCATATAATGTGAAATTTGTAACCTGAGACAAATCATAGTTCGGGTAAACCCTGAATTGAGTCGCTTGAATTCTTCTACTCTCAGCAAGTGTATCAACATCAAGATAATCCAAATCTATAGGCTCCGAAAAAGCACCAACATTAAATCTACGATTCACTTTCTCCACAATAGAAGTTGTGAATTCGAAGTTACCTTGCGTGAGACCGCCCCCTTCAACTGTCTGCAATCCTACAATATTGTCAGAGAAGGTAGCCGCCCCACTTCCTGGTCTTGGCGGATAGAAAAATTTAGTTGTTCTTCTTGATGTCGCCATTAACTAGTAATTGATGTAAAATTCTTACTGAAATCAATATTATCACCTCTGTTCTGTCTAACCTCATATAATAATGCATTGAATTGGTCTCTAATTTCATACAAGTTATACTGTCTGTAAATGTTATTTTGACTATCATAGATGGTGTAGATTCCATCGTCGATAGATTTGGTTTGATTACCATAAAGTGCAATTGCAAGAGATGATATATCGTATTCGACCATTTCAATTTCAACAGTTACAGGATTGAAAAAGGTGTTTGTTATTATTATTCCTTGGTCAGGTTGTCCAATATACGGTGTTGCATTTGGTCTGTTTGTTGGTGATGAAGATGGTGATACCGTCAGGAATAACAAGTTAGAATTGTTATCAACGTATCTATATCTGATTGACTTTTGAGATGTATTAACCTCATTTGCAACCACCGCCTCACAGTAGAAACAAGAAGTTACAACTCTGAAGAAGTTTGGAATCTTCGAACCATCAGGATTAAGATATTCGATTCTGAATCCCACCAACCCTTGTGGAACAAATTTGTTAAGGAATTGTGGGTCAACGTTGTTTAAGTCAATCACAAGTCCTTTGACATTAGGTAATGCACTTAAAACACCACAATCTGTGATTATTGTTCTTATCTGAGCTGGTCTCAAATATAGAGTATAGATTCCCAAAGCATTGAACTGATTTGCAGGAAGAGTTAGATTATATAATCCTCCTATTACTTCAACCCCTGAGTTTCCTCCTGTTTCAGTGTTTTCGAAATATGGTCTCAATATTGTTTGAGCATCGAGTTTACTTAAAACGAAGTTATCTGTGGCGTCTCTTGTCGGGGTATAATTCATTATGATTTCAACATCTTCTGGTGAAACATCTGAAGGTCTTATCGTGCCATATGAGCCAATTGCCATATAAAATTATTTTTCTATAAATAGTTTATGTATCTTTTTTAATGACATTAAAAAAACCATAACCATAGTTTATCATGTCACCCAAGTTGTCCACCTCACCAAGTCTTTGGACCCTTTCGTAAGCACTGTTCTTCCCTCTCTCAACAAATACGTTTGTTTGAATCTGAGGTTGGTCCATTACTTTAAGCAAAGTTTCATTTTTTGTTATCGGCACCGCGGTTATGTTATATTCGGTTAAACCAGATGATGGTTGATAGAAAATTGTAGTTCCATCTCCATAGTCAATATAGTTGGTGTCTTGGATAGTGTAAGCAGTAAAACCATTTCCAACATTAGTAATTGAACCCCACAGCACCCCATTATTTATGATTGGTAAATTGATTCTTTGATTAATTGTTAAATTACCGTAAGGTTTCAATTCTGTGATTCTAGACCTACTTACCCCTGACACCGTAAACGGAATTGTTATATATTTCGAACTCACTTGGTCTTGAACATTGTTTTCTGCATCACCTGAAAATATATAATCATATGAAACAGGGGTTCCAATCCAATTACCAAATGATGGTGCAAAGAAACATTCACCTTGTGGATTGAATATTGTTACTTTACTGTAAGGAACTGAAATTGTTTTAGTGACAGTTGTTACACCCCAAGGGTTGATTTGTTCCAACGTGATTTTGTAATCTTTTGTAGTTCCAACTGGCGGAGTGGGATATGTATGGTTTATTGAATTGGGTGCATAATTTGTAATTGATTGTTTTGGTGAATTATCACCCCAATCGACTCTGTAGGCAGAGAGCTGCAAGAAATTTTGGAATTGGTCCGAAGTATTATAAACATAATATGTCATTGGACTTCCAGTAGTTGCTGAGAACAAAAAATTCGCCACAACATCTTTCTGTAATACCGCTCCGTCAAAAGGACTATAATAGCCACAATCAACCGCACTTTGTCTAAGTAATATCGGAACCGACACCTCCTTCAATAACGAGGACCCACCAGGTCCTGAACTCACAACCTTGGTCATTGCAGAATATACACCGACTGAAGTATTATTGTAATTTACAACAGCAATATCCCCTTTTACGGTCTCAGGTGAAATAATAACCTTATAGTAATCTTGACTCATGGATTTATATATTCAAACCATTTTATGGGTATACTTGTTCCCAATCTTTGTCCAGCAGTATTATACACCTGATATGTTTGTGTTGGATAATCTATTTGAACTGTGTAATAAAAATATTGTGTGTTGTCGAATGTATTTCTTTCTCCTACCGACATACATGACTGTGGTCCCAAGGTTCTATCAACATTAAATGGAGTTGGCCATTGTTGTTGACAAGGAGGAGTCGAACTTTGAGGGTCCCATCCTCTACCTGTCATCATTTTGGTAAATTGACCAGTTCCTGCGTTATAAAACTTGGCTGACATATAGAATGTTGATATGTTCAAAAATTCTCTTTTCTTTAACCAGTAGATAAAGAAACCCTCTTTGTCTCCGATGAAATCCAAAATAAACTTTGGTTTCTTTACTGAGACTGTGGCTCTTTGCATTCGAGTGTCCATCTTCAGACCTTGTTGGGTTGGTATGATGATTGTTAGGTAGTTTGTTTGTCTTTTTTCATCAGGAGTGTCATAAAGGTCCAACTTAAAAAACGAGTTCGTAAATGAGTTATTATAGTAGTATAAGTCTTGAGGTGTAAATCCTTCTCCTAAGTAGTTAATCTGCCAATTATTCAAATCATTAATCGAACCACCTGAATAAAAATAAAATTCATAATTACATACAGTAGAGTCTGAACCTCCAACTATATTTGATTGAGTTACTTGGCCCGTCGTTGGATTGATAAAGATTGAGGGGCTGTTATGTGGGGCGTGACTAAATCTTGTTACCTCAAAGTCTCTACCATCACCAATAACCTCTTTAACTATTTGAGTTTCATATTCATCAATAGAGTCATCCAAACCCAAATAATCCCAAGTCATCTGAATCGGAATATTAATTTGTTTGGATATTCCCCCCTCTCTTAAAATTTGAAATTTATTCACATCCATCTATCAAAGGTTTAATTGGTTCATCTACACCTAAAATAGATTCATTGTAATCTATTCCCTCAGGTATTAATCTAAATACGGCAGATACAAAAGGGTAATGCGCCGTGTTAAAGAAAGGATAATCCACACCCCTGTTTGAACTATCTTTGAATCCATATGTGTATAGGTCTCTCCATCTGAATTCTCTGTCTTGGGTAGAATAAAAAGCCCAGCTTGGTATATTCTCAATCGCGTCGACATTTCCTGTTTCGATGTAATCTGAAAATATTCTTATGGTCATAGGGATATGTGGCTCATAGTAAAAACCAGGTGAGTTCGTATTACTGTTATTTGTTGTTTGAAACACACTTTGATTGTATTTTATTTTTTGATAGTATTTTGATATGACCCTTTCGATTTGTTCATAATCATTCCACTCACAAAAATCACCATCAATAACATCTGCTCTTTTCAAGTCTAAATTATAAGTGAATGTCTTTGTTACACCACTTGTCAAAGTATATGCTGATGTTTGAATAGATGAGTTTGACTGTGTGTTATTCAAATCCCACCACGGATTAATATTTTTTGAAAGATTGAATTCCCATCCCTGTTTTATTCCGACACCATTATTAGGCTGATTGAAATAACCTGAATAACCTTTATTTATCACAGTTAGATTAATCTCGTTTAACGGTCTACCGTTGTTATCTTTTAGGGAAGCGAAATCCAAATCGTATGCGGACGTGAACGAATAAGCGTTACTACTTGTCTTCTGAGAAACCCTCGTGACTTTATTGGGAGTAATCGAACTGTATTCAAATTTTCTTTCTTCACCAAAAACATTTTTTTCAAAACCAGCTTTTGTTACAATGATATCGTCCAAATTTGTCACAACCTTTAGTTTTTTGATGTAGTATTTCGATTTAGTCTCATTAAGATTATCTGGATTGATAACTCTTTTAAAAGTTCCTCTAGTTCCGTTGTTGAAAGTAGAGCCAGTGTATCCAACATTTAAAACATTGAAGATATAAGGGTCAGATTCAACTAATCCGTTACCTAAAGAATATACTTGGAAAATCTTTTCATTCCTATATGTGAGTGATAGTTCGACATATTCATTAGGTAAAACTCCATGAGGAGCAATACATCTAAAACTTATTATGTTGTCACCATTTTGTTGTGAGTTAAATATTTCAAATGGAATTCCGTCTCCTGCAACCCAATTGATTGGTGTGTTATTAGAATAATATGTTAATTGTTTATTATATTGGTTTTCGTAAGGATATGTTAGATAATATGTCCAATTGTAGGTATAAGCACTTTTAGATTTATATGGAAAATGTTGGTCTTTAACATCGGGTCTGTAGAAATCAAACTCATAAAACTGAGGGAATCCTTTCCAAATTGTGCTGACCGTTGAAACCTCAGGGTTTACATAAAACAGATTATTTCTAAATGGAATGTATTCAGTTGTTCCTGTATAAGTGTTGGAATACAAATAACTAAGTTTGAATGTCGGTCTGAAGACTGTAGATTCCTGTCTCTCATCGTCATAAACCTGAGCTAAACTTATTGTTTGACTTCTATCATATTCAGTAATTTCTTGTTGTTTTTCTTGTAAGGTCAAGGTGATTTCCTGGTCAACAAAAGGAGCACTTTGGAAAGTCAGACTACTCGGTATAATTTTATAGTTATTCATCTGCACTATATTTTGTCTTAAATTTATCCAAAGCAGACGCACCTGCAACTAATCCAAAGTAAAACTGGTTTGGAGCACCAATCATAAAATTGTTTGTCCAAGTTCCAGCCGTTGCAGAATATTGTTGGTTTTGGTTAACAGCAAAAATATAACCTCTTTGATATATGTCACTTACGTTGTTGTATGAACCACTGAAATAAGATGGTGCATTCGTAAATCTTCTACTCAAAGATTGATATTCGTAAGAGATAATACCATCTGATATGTTCGTTTTCCAATTATTTTTTTCAGTTCCAAAAATTGAATTACCGCCTTCTAAACCCCACTGATAAAAAGGAACTCTTTGTGATTTAATACCGAAAGGATATGTCAGTGCATTTGCGTTAGATGCTGGTCTGAAGTTAATAACCCCTGGTGAAATATAGTCTTTTATCTGTAAATCTGCAGTTGAGGATGAGAAGAATATTCCCATAACATTATTACCTGCGGTTTGTAAAACTACAACAGCATTGTTCGGGTCATTTGCATCAAAAGGATAAAATTCTGTGCTGAAAGGAACTATTCCAATTTCACTATTAATTGACATCATTTGAACCAAGTCGGCATCCACCCTATTCTTAGGTTGAATAATTCCAACTGTCGATGACCTCGTGAATAAACTATTGATTGAGTTATCTCTCAATCCCAACATTTGTTGTAAGAAAGTCGCACTCGTGATTCTAGAAAGAACAAATAGGTTTACAATATCTGATGTGTCGGAGTAACTTGTAGGATTCAGATTTGACATCACATAAGCCTTTGCGGATGCCTCCATTATAATTTCTTGGTAAAACGAATCCTTCATACCCAAATTTATGATTGTTGTTGGAAATAAAAGATTTCTCGAATTAATTGAATATTGTGGCCCTAATGTATTTGCGGGGGAACCTATAAATCTCGAAGATGTTGAACCACTTAAAAATGGACTACTTCTAAAATAAAAATTGTTTGTATCACTATCAAAATAAGTTAACCTTGAAGGATACTTTGGTGCCAAAGGTTTATTGTTCAAATCAAAAAATACATCTATTTGGATTGGGAACATAAATAAAGAACCGTTTATCCAATTATTCGTAAATGATTGAGACAAAACCCCTCTACACAAACCATAGTTAAATCGGAATCTATATGCCCACTCATTAAAATTTCTAATATCTTTTCCAATATCCAAAAGTGGTCTTCGTAAGAACTGGTAACATCCGCTTACTACTGCATCAGTTTCAGTGCATCCTGTATTCACTTTAAATGTCGTTCCATTTCCCTCGTAACATTTGAGTGAAACTATTTGTGAACAAAGATTTAATGTATCTATAACGTTGGTGTAACTGTATTGTCCTACAATATCTGCGGTTGTTATGTCCGCACCTGTGCTGTAAGCATCCACTGAAATTGCACCTTCACCATACGCAGAGATTTGATAAATTGCAAAACCAATGTTTTGTTGTAACAAAGCGGGATTCAATGTCCAAGTTCCACCATCCAAGTTATCTGAAGAGGGTAATCTGTCGGTTCTCATCACATTTAGAGTGTTAGTGGAAATATTCATTGGATTACCTGTAAATGATGGTAAGAACACATTTGTGTAATAGGTTATTTCTACATCTTTGGGTCTCCTTCCAGATTCTTGAACATAAAAGAAAGCTGCACCAGAAATATCTTCAGCTGTATTATATTTTCCAACACGTTGTGAAGGTGTTGTTACAATAGATGAGTATGCACCATTATATGGGCTAGAAACGACTCCGTTTGAAAAATCTAATGAACCAGATGGATTAGTTGTTCTATCCAAACTACTATAATATCCCACGTTGAAAGTTGTGAATGCTGACCACTGTTTTCCTATTTCAGTCGTGTTATTTATACCACCCCTGAAGAAATGAGATGGGTAAAATATTTCAGATTGACCATTTTGTGTGAATGGTTGAACGCTCATTATATTGGAATTAAGTTTCTGGATTGGAATATTAAGTCTTGTTTCTGCGGTCAAGGTTAATGCATCAGGGTCATTGAAACCAAAAAGAACTCCTAAACCGTATTTGTTCACGTAGGTTGGTGAATACGGGTCAACACCTCTTTGTAAGATTGTGATATACTGATTTCCATAATCTTGGAAAATTTGTGAATAAGGAATTTCGTTGGTGTAATATCCGTTGAGCCAACCAGTGTTGATACAAATACCAAGAATTTTAATGTGTTTCTGATTATTTCCAATAATAACCGTCCCTGAATTTACAATTTGCGGTAAAGATTCATCTGGAGCTCCACCAAATAAGTTTATCGCTTGATTTATTGTTAGTGCAGTAATTACTTGATAATATTCGATATCCGCCGGATATGTATACCCCGTTATCTCGGAACCTCTATTTAATTGGTAGGTTGTTGTGAGGTTACTATAAGGGTTGTTAGGGTCACAATATCCCACATTATATGTTGATGGACCAGGATTAAGAGCCTGTCCATAAATACCACTTGTTTGTGGTGTATTTCCTGTGAAATTAAAGTTAACGTCGGTTGTATCTAAGGGGTTAACAAAACTTAACAATGTGCCAGTTTCAAGTTTGTCTGACAAAAAGATTGTAAGTGTATTATCCAAGTGATTAACCAAATTATTTGGTGAATTAAATGTAACTTTGATACGATTAACACCATCAAAATATTTTTTTCTCGTGTTAAAAATATTAACTCTTTCACCTAAGGGGAGATAATTTGAGTAAGCGAAAAAATCAACAGGACAACCATCTATAAAAATACTACCATCATCCCCTGAATCCATAACCTTGTATGAGTTTCTACTGAATGGGTCACCGTCATTTCCACCCGCAGCACTTGCGAATGCAAGTGCCACCGCATCTCTACTATCCTCATCGAACGACTGAACATAAGGGCTTGCTAATAATTTTTCATAATATTGAATTGAATCTGAGAATCTTGAGAGTAATCCACTTTGACTTGATGTTAATGATTGGTCTTGAGATATATCTTTTGGTTTACACTCGCAACCTTGGCAGTCTGGATATGTTAATACCGGTAGGGATATAACTTTTATTTTCTGACCTCGGAAAATTTGGTATATTTTATTTATAGCAAAAATAGATAATCCATATTTTATTGAAATTGCTAAGTTTTTCCCTGCAATTGCTAAAGTATCTTTTGCTTCTGTAGTTTTTTGACCTGCCAAAAATTTTAAAGCAGCACCAGCAATAGATGCAACTCCAGTTCCAACCAAGTTTGCACCAGCCGCAGTTAACTTACCAGCTTCAATATAAAGTTTAATACCTTTAATAACACCTTTTCCGAAAAGGTATAAATGATATCCAACTAAAGCCGCAAATAAACCAATAAGGATATTTTTCAAACCCAACAAAAGATTTAAAAAGAAGACTATAAAATGGAGTGCAATTAAAAGTGGGATTGAAACAATCTGAAGGAGTTGAAGTAAAAGTGAGACAATAAAAAATAAAAAGTCAAAGTTTTTGAACCCTTCGTTTACCGGAAATTTATTCACTGTGTCAGAACATGAATCATCATCAATTTCTTTGATTCCTATAAACCTTCCTCTACCCCCATCTTTATATTGGTCTATCAAACCTGAAACTGTATAAACTCTATTATATTCGAATTGATAAAATGTGTCTTCACAGTTTATCATCTCATTAAGTTTTGTTGTTGCGTCCTGAACAGAAAACCCGTTAGTATAACCTGACCAATCTAGCCCAAAATAATAAGAACTTTTTAGTTGATTTCTTTGTTGTAAAGGAGGGTTAACATTAGGATTGTTTGGGTCAACCGCAGTGCTACTCCAACCATACTCTCTAACGTTTGGAACTAAAAAATACGGTCTTTTGACAGATTCACTTAGACTATTTGATTGTTGCCATTTAATTTTAAATCTATATTTTCCCTTAGTGGGAATTCCAATCGTTGGGTCGTTTGATAGAATTTTTTCACCAAACTCGTTTGTGACTAAATAATCCAAATTCATTGGGAGTTCTACCAACCATACCCCATTTTCGTCTATTAAATTTCCACTTTGTTCCAATCTGTATTCTTCAAGAATTGGATTGCCGCTCAAGTCAGTATTAATTGTTTGTCTTACTGCAAGTATTTGACCAGGTCCTGCAACAAGTGAACATAGGTTACCGAAATTATCTCTCGGTTTACCACCCCTTATTGTTATAGAACCTAATTTCAAATCGGGTCTTAACCTAAACTTGTCAGGTGTGGAATAAACCGAACCCATGAAAACAGAAGTAGGCTGTATGTCAATGTTTGCATCATCCCTCAAATCAAAATCAAGTCGGTTGATTGCTATTTGACAAACATCAGGGTCACCCCATAAAGGACTAACTTCAATTGTTCTATTCAAATTTACAATTTGAGGAAGAGAATTCAAATCAGTTGAGCTTCTAAATCTATTTCCCGCCACTTGTGATTCCGTTGCCCTTCCAATTCTAATTAAATCTTGTGGTGTCAATGAGAATTCACCCATGTCCGACAAATCAACGTCCATCACAAATTGTTGATTACCAACCGGAACTCCCATTATCATGTAGTCCCCACTTTCGTTTGTTTTTGCGGTAAATTTGTAATACCTATCGTATAACTCAACAACCGTAGACGCGGTCAATGCATCAAGCCTACTTGGTAAAGTTCCTGTAGGATTGTGTCCGCTATGTGACCTTTCGTAAGGTAGGAGATTGTATCGATATCCATCTTCATTTTTGTCTTCAGGAGACTTATAAGGATATATACTTGAAATGATAGGGTTCGATTGGTCTACCTCAGTGATAGGAACAAAAACCGAGACCCTTGCGTTGGGTAATCCAAATCCGTTATTAGCAGTAACTCTTCCTACAACCACACCGTAATCAGCACAAGCTCTTATATAAACATCCGTTTGTTGTATTGTCAAAGACAGAATTTCTAAAAATTCAAAGTCTTGGTCGAGTTGAACATTAATTGTTTTGTTTACACCTAATTCGGTTCTTATTCTATAGGATTGACCCATCAACTAGTTTTTCAATAAATAGTTTAACTGTAATTTTCAAAGACGAAATCACACACCACTTAAAAATAAGTGAATTGATTACGAAATAAACTAATTAAGAAAAGGTTACAGATTGGAAATTCTTAACTAAGATTTTGATATCTTTTGTTGGGTATCTAACTTGGTAAACCTGTGAGGGTTGTGCAAAGATTGTATTGTCTACAGGTTGTATCTGTTTTGTTTCTGGGTCTGAATATTCCATTGACGTTTCGGCTGAAGAATATTGACCACCTACTTTATTAAAAACTTTTACGTCAGCAACTGTCAGAACTCCGTTTTGGTTTTGAACAATACTTTCGAGTTCAGATAAATTTACATTCTGACCCATTTCTCTTCCGAGTGGGTCCATGTATGCAGAGATTCTATCCACTACAGCGGTAATAACTTGTCCTGAATTTTGTGCGGAGTCGAGAACAATTGAAATTTCAAAAGAAAGGTCAATTACTTCTGCAGTCAAAATCGAAATATAGTCGTTCATCATTCTGTAATTAGAAAGATAAGTTGCAACATTTTGTCTCAACGTGTTTGAGACAATACTTGTTAGTTTTCCTGAGGTGTCATATGATAATAATTGGATGAGAATCTTATTATCATTTTCGGTAATTGAAACTTTGGCAGGTGCACCATATTGTGATGGCATTGTTCTTATCAATGATTCATAATCTTGAACCGTAACAGCTCTTTTTTGTGCCGAAAAGTTGAATGAAACATAGTTTCTAACCTCTTCTACTGTTGGAACTCCAGCACCTCCAACAGCTGCTGTTACGTTATTACATCTCAATGAGTTAACCACTGACGAATTAGTCGATTCTGATGGTCCGTTAACATAAAACGAAACCGTTCCGATTTGATTGATTACATTTGTTCCCAAGTTTGTTGCCAATCCACCACCGATTCTATATTGAATAAACAGTGTCGAATTAGGGACTAAAGCCGCACCCAAAGACATATTATTAGAGTATCTTTGTATTTCAGCAGTCAAACCTAAAGTTGTAAATTCATCTAATGCATCTTGTGCGGTATTTGTTCCGCCTCCGAAAGTTAATTTTTTGAATCCTTCGGCTGTGTATTCTGAAATAAACCTATTCTGAGTTTGAATATATCTTCCTACTTTTATACCAGGCTGGTCTGAAACTTTGGTCGGGTCTTCAACAAAGATTCTGTCTTCGGCCAATGAGTCAACTTCATACCACCTATTCTGTGCCCCCAAGAATTCAGCAACTGAAGGGATGTTAGTATATTCAGTTCCATTTTTCAACAATACACTTGTGATACCTAGAACATTTTTTTCAGGTAGGAATAACTCTAAGAATGGTCTTACATCATTCGGGGTAATAACCCTTTTGAAAACCTTTGTAATACCATTTACGACAAGTTCTCTCTTGGTAATTGTATAATTTATCAAGACATTGTTTGCGTTGAAATTTGGTATCTTCAATCTGTTTGGAAAACCTTGAGAGTTGTATGGTGATGCAAAATCAATATCATTAATATTTTCAAAAACAATCCCACCACCGGTAAACTGTGAACCTCTCGTTAAAACTCCGAGGTATCTTTCATCTTCTTTGTCTCCAAAGGCTGGAACGGTAATTGAAAAGTCAACAAGTGCAACTGAAGGTCTTTGACCAGGAACCTTTAATCCATAAGTTCTTGCTATGTTATAAACAGATGACCTTTGTTGTGCGTATTGTAATACTGTTTCTTGAATACTTCTATCGATATTGTAATGTAAATTGTCGGCAATCGCGGCATTCATGTCTAAGAACACTGAAAAAACAGATGCATCATTAAAGTCCTGAATTAATTCAGGGTAGAATGTTCTGACGTAATTAAGAAGCTCGGTTCTTATTGCTTGATAATCTCTTGTAGTATATGATATTTTTCTGTTCGCCATCTATTTTAAATATTGACAATTATAAAATCACTTTGACCAAACGCATTCCTTTCGGTTGAATAGTCAATTCTTAATTTTGCGGTATATTCAGAAGTCCCTTTACCCGGGAAACGATATATTGATATATCACCAGGACCTGCGATGTTTGGAGTATTGGCTGAATCGATTTCCTCTTGGATATCAGCAGGTTCTATTGTTATATTATTCAAAAGTAACTCTGGCATAAATTGGGAAACCGCATCTCTGATATCTGATTCGATTGCTGCAAATGTCAACCCATCGAAAGGTTCAAATATAAATTCATAAAGTCTCGTTCCGAATTCTGGTAGAAAATATCTCGAACCCTTTCTTGTAAGAATTAAATGTAGAAGGTCAGCTTTGATTTCCTGAGCCTCAAATTCAGTAAGTGCTAAGTAGTCTCCTTTCCTCGAATCCCTAAAGGGGAAATTTATACCATATGTAATTCCATCTGCCATATTGTATAAATATAGTTGGATTATTTTTTTAATATAGTATTTCCTCTTTCAGCTCTCGGTTCGAATGGACAATGTCTACAATTATTTCCACAACAATATCCTCTGTTAGTGTGATAATTCTCTGTGAACACTATTCTACCGTTCTCTTCGTAGAAATAAGAAGGGTCAAGTTTTTTAGGCTCGACCCTTTTATCTTCATTATTTTTCATAGGTTATACCAATGTAATCTCACAAGCTCCTCCAGCACATGCTAGTTCTCCACTTAAATCAGTATCATCATCATTTTCAACAATTTTTGACAAATCAACATCTTTTAGCGTTTGTAATAGCTCTTCGTATTTTTCTTTTGTGCAATCTTCAAAAGGTGCTTGAATATATGTTCCACCATTGTAAGGTAAAACTGAAAGTCCATTATAATGTTCCTTATTTTCCCACATCCATTCACCAACTGCCGGCCATTCATGTTCACGAATAGAAACTGTTGCAGATACGTTATGTGCATTTGAACCATTTCTATGACCTGGTTTAATCCATTCTTGTTGAACCTTTTTAACTCTTTCTAAGAGTTGAATGGGTGATTCATTTCTTAAGATAGACCCTTCAGGTGCCTTTTGTGGTATACTAATAACTGCAGTGTCATGTGGTCTGAAATATTCATCTTCAACAAGTTCAGGATGATTATTCTTTAGGTGTGTGTATATTGCTTCGTTTTTACCAACTCTAACTCTTCTGATATAGTAATCGTTATGCCATGCGTGAATACCTGATGAAGTTCCAAGTGTTAGTGAGGTAGTTCCTGCCGGTTTTACTGTTGTGGTTCTAGCCGACTTATTAATACCAATTAGGGATGTTACTCTTTCATTTTCTTCTTTTACCACTTTAGCCGCTGATTTCATGTTGAGACCCATAACCGCTCCTGAGCCAATTCCTGTCATTGAGATACCAATAAGGGCATCTTTTTCTGTAGTTCTTTGCCAAATTGGTCTTAGATAATGGAAATCAGTATATCCTGCCTGAAGAGTGCCAATGAAAGAAGCAGCCTTAACTCTATCTTCGTAATCTTCTTGAGATACGACATTTGAAACGTTCACTTCAGTCAAGTTACAGAATTGGAAAGGACGAAGTGCAATTTCACAACATGGGTTAGTTCCCCAATCTTTGTCATTACTTAAGTAGATACCAGGTTCGCCAGCACCACTTGCTTCGATTCTTTTCCAAAGGTCCATAAAATAGTCCTTTGTAATTTTGTGTCTCATCAATACTGCTGAGTTATTAGCTCTTCCTCTTTGTGGATTTTGTTCCCACCAAGCACCACTTTTACAACCAATCATATCTTCATCAGTTGCTGAGAATAAACAAATCAAAGCCGCTCTTCTGATACCACCAGCTAACACTGCGTCCGCAATGTGACATACCATGTCATGAACTTCGATTGGAGTTAATTTTTCTCCATCTTCTTTCGCTTCTAAAATACCTTCTAATTTGATTAGACATTCTTTCAGTGGTTGAGGACCAGGAGCCTTACCACCCGATGTTACAAGTCTAGCACCTTTTGGTCTGATATCACTATAATCAAACTCGATATGAGAACCACCAAAGAAGTATGACTTGACTAATACTTTAACAGCATCAGCCCATCCCTCGATAGAGTCTGCAACTAACCATCTTCTACCTCTCTCTTTATTTGGTTTTCTAACCTCAGGTAACAACTCAACATGGTGTTTTTGAACTGAGTATCCAACACCTGTTCCACCTAAGAGTAAGAACATGATTTCAGAAAATACTCTCCAATCATCAATCGGTGCAAATGCACAGTTGTAAATTCTGTTTGGAGAAATTTCAATGGGTTTACCTGCAAATTGCATTGACCTCATTGAAGGAAGAACTTGTTTTCTATAAACGTATTTATAGTTCTCTCTGATTTCTTCTTCTAGTTTGGGATACTTTTTGATATGCATCTCCATGTTTCTTGTGACTAATTCTTGCCACGTTTCTCTTCTCTTAAGTTCGGGAATATACTTAGCATACTTCATGTATACTGTAATCTCCGATAAAATCCTGTTCGAAATGTCCATTTTTTGTAGTTTTTGTTGTGTAAGTTTTTATCAAAAAATCGTCGATTTTTATGATAAATATGCGGTCGAACACTTTCCGACCACAAAATTAATTAAAAAAAAATAAGTTTTTTTGTTATAAAGTAGATATTTAATTATGGATTTTTTTGTTGCTCTCTTTCTTTTCTTTTCTCGAGAAGCTCCTTAACTCTATCTCTTTTTCTTTCTTCTTGTTGTTCTTCAAAACCTAAGAAGGTTACAGATGATTCCGTATCTATTTCAAGTAATTCGTTGTTGAATTTACAGTTTTCGAATACAACACCATCTTTACCTAAACGAGACTTAGTAATTGCAATAGTTGCTAAGTTCATTTCTTTTTGTTGTAGTGTTTTTGCCACGGTTATGATGACGTGACCGACTTGGGCTTTCTTAATTGAACCTCCCATTTGGTCAGTAGTAACAACCTCAGATGAGATTGAACTTCTATTACCTTGGGTTGCTGTCCAACCAGCTATGTCAAGTTCATGACACATGGCTTCGAATGCTCTCATAATTGAACCTTCGGCTTTCCATTCGTCTTTAGCACTTGATTCTGGTAGAACACAATCAATATAGTCCATTACTATCATATCAATCCTTGTTCCATCCGCTATCATTTTTCTGACCTGATTCTTTATTTGATTCATGGTCATTGTATCTGAAGCTAATTTCTTAAGAACTAATTTGTTTTGCATCGTTTCCTTAATCTCAGTAATTTTTTCCATAACTTTTTCTTTATGGAAAACCAAGTTATCGGGTTCTATGCCAGTCCAAATGGTAAAATGTTTTCTTTGGATAATTTTTGGGTTGTCCTCAAAAAATATTTGAAGAACGTTATATCCCATATTGAAAGCTGTATTAGAAATTTTTGTGAGGACGGTTGTCTTACCAACACCTGTTGGTGCCAAGATAACACCAATCTCACCTTTCGCTAAACCACCTTTGAGTAGTTTGTCAATTCCTGCAATACCCATTGGAATTGGGTGTCTATAATCTTCAACAAGAACATTTTCCAAATCGTTGAATACGTCTGATTGTCCTTTCTCGATTTCACCAACTTGAAGAGCCTCTCTAACAAGACCTTCGACTTTATCGTAGGATTCGAAATCACCCTCAGTGATTATCTTTTGTGCCTTGTCCATTGCTTTCTGTAACTCTTGTTGTTTACAGAATTTCAATGCCTTCTCTTGAACGAACTGAGTTCCTTCTAATGGTGCATCTTTTACTTGATTGAGAGTATCTAAAACAATTTTAGCTACAAGTTCTTGACTAACCTCGGACTTTATAATTTGTTCTAAAGTTTCGAAGTTTGGTGTTGATTCATATTTTACATAATACTCTTTAATCATTTGAATAATGATTTTAAAGTATTTGTTATCGAAATATGAACTCTCAATAACATCCAAGATTGAACTTGAAAAGTCCTTATCAAGGATTATTTGATTTATTAATTGTATCTGAAATGTATTACCTAAGTAGTCAAAATTCTTATTCATAAACTCTCTGTGATTCCCCCCTTATAATTTAAATAGTCCTTAGATAAGGTCAAATTCCAAATACTCGTGAGTTAATTTTTTTGCTGAAAAAATGTCAGTTAATTCTCTAAGTAATTCTTTCAAGAATGGTCTTACGTCAACTGTATAACGAACTTTTGGTGGATAAAGTTTTCCATCAATTCTTCTATGACAAATTGTCGTGTCGCCCAACTTGACATAAAGGTTGAAAAATTCAGGACCTTCTGTGAACGATGTTTCCATAATTGCTGGATTATCATTGATGGCGTCCTTGTTATCCATCATGTAAATCACAGTCTTCATTTTTAGATAATAATGGAGTTCCTCACTGAATGCCTTCATGAATCCATAAAGTTCCATAGAGTTCTTAGCTTTCGGGTTGTAACCACGAACATTAAAAAACCTCTGAACAACAATGTTTTCATTGAGGGTCAATAGAAATTCCATTTTTGTGCTGTCTTGCTCTTTCATGTTTGTTTAATTTTTGTTTGTATTTGCTTAAAATTTAAATAAGTTATCTGTTTCATTTATACCCAATTCTTCTTCTTTGTAGAAGATAACTGTGTGTTTGTTTTTTACTTCTTCATCGGTGAAGTAATAAAGTGCTAATGAATATCTTGACACATCATCAGGTGTTTTTAATGGTAGTGGATGCCCATGAGGTGCATCTTCAATAGAAAAAATAACCGCTCTATTGAATATTGGTTCTATCTCTATTTCTTTTTTCCAAGGGTCTCCACCCCATAACTCTAAATTACCTCCCCATTCTTTCAACCAAGTTTCATTTAAATAAAGTAATAGATTTAAGTTACGTTTCCATTTTTTACCAGGGTGTTGGTTATAATCAATGTGAATAGATAACTTACCCCCTTTATTTATTTTATGTATTCCCCCTCCCAACATTATAGGGTCTCTATATAATTTCTCAAACCCTGTTAAATTTTCTAAAAATTTAATAAATGGTTCTGAATTCATATACTCTGTAATCATATTGGTAATAGGAAGGTAGTTTTTAAACTCTTCCATATCGGTAGAATGTGTTGGGTAATATAATTTGTTTTTCTCAAACTCTTCAACCCATTCTTCTTCATTAGAAAACCATTTCTTGTGTTTTTTAATTTCTTCTAAACAACTTTTTAGTAAGAAGTCTGGTAAAAAATTATCAATCACAATGTATGGAAAAGGTTTCGCAGTTTGATACTGAATTTTCAGTTTATCTGATAAAGTGTAGTCTATCATTTCTTTCGTTTTTCTTTTCTTATTAATTTTAAAAAAGGTTTGAGGAAATTAACCCATGCCTCATCATTTGTGGGGAGATATTTGAAGAGTCCGTCCTCCATCATCAATCTCATTAAGTTTTTATATCCCCTATCTGTTGGGTCTATGGTGTCTGTGTAGATTTGTTCTACTAAGGTTTTACCTTCGTCGGTTATTAGGGGTGTATTCAAATCAACAATTTGTTTATTTATTCTGTAGAACTGTTCTCCAAGTATACCGCTTTTTGTCTTTCCTGTCAAAATATTAGATAAACTTTTAATAGGTTTTTTTTGCGGGATATTTCGTGCATAATCCAATATTTCTTCGATAGTGCATTGTTTTTCAAGCATAATCGGAAAAAGTTTTACTAAAGTTTTTTCACCCAGGCCTTCGATACCATCTATATTATCTGACTTATCACCTGTCATGATTTTTGTCAAAGTAACGTTGTAATGTGGAATATCCACTTTATTGATTGTTACCTTATCCCCGTTCTTTAGATAACCTTTACCTACGGGTGAATAGATGGTCACCCTTGGGTTAATTAACTGTGTTAAGTCTTTGTCTGCCGAGAATATGATAATCTCTTCATCGGTCGCTATTTGAGTATAATAGGATATTAGGTCGTCAGCTTCATTGTTAATCATTTCGACTTGTCGCACATAGACCTCCTCCAAATACATCTTTACTCTTGCCTTTTGTTGCAAGTAAGATTCGTATTTGTATTCATTCATGTCTTGACGACGATTACCCTTGTATTGTGGGTATAAAGATTTTCTGATTGATGAGTTAGAATCACCGTCCCAAAATACAATCACTTTATCGTGATTATGCATCTCTAAAAATCTCCTGATTGTGTTGATGAAGTGATATACTCCACCTATATGAGAACCGTCACTATAAAGGTCTCTGACCCCGTGAAATCCAATTTTGAATAGGTTGTCCCCATCCACCAACAATGTCTTCGTCACATATTCAATTTAATGGTGAACAATCAATCTTCTTTTTCTTCTGTGAGTGTAAAATCCCCTTCAGCACCGATAATATCTTTCCAATAGTCGGCGTATTCTTTTTTGTAGGCCTCGATAGACGCTTTTTCTTCGGTTGAATCTTTACCAGCCAAGAACCCGTGAGGAGTAACAATAATCTTTCCGTCATCAAAACCCAATCCGTTGATGTGATTTTTCATAACTGAGATTTTACTTCTTACTGCAAATTTCACTGAGCGTTTGTCTTTGGTAGCAGTAATCTTGGTAGTTCCAGCACCTTTTTGATTTCCGAAAAGGAAAACTAATGATGAGTTTAACCAAACTGATTCTCCACCTTTAGCCTTAATCTTTGGTTGACCAAAAGGATTGTCGGGTAGTTCTACCCATGGTTGGTTGATAATAATAAGTGTATTTTCGTATTCGGTGTCTGCCTTTCTAGAGCCTGAGATTCTTTGGTTGATACCCATACCAATTTTATCTGATAACACAGATGCGTTGTGTTGTTTACCACCTTTACCTTCGTATGTCATTTTACAAGGAACAGAACCAACTGAATCCCATATAAAACATAAACTGTAATTCAATTCCCCTTTTTCTTGTGCATCAAGGAGTTGATTGATGTAGTCTGTGATTTGTTCAATGTAACTGAAATTGTTATTGAATAAGAAAAATCCATCCCAATCAAGTTCGCCTGTTTCTTTATCAACAACTTCTTCGCATTGGAAACCCATAAGTTTGGCGTGGTCAAAACTCCATTTCTGTTCTGTGATTATGAATACAGGAAGTATTTCTTTCTTCTGAGCATCTACCGCAGCTTTGATGGCTGCAGTTGTTTTACCTGTATCTGAGTGCCCGAGGAACATGTTGATATGTCCAACTGCGGGACCTGGAAGTCCAACTGCATCCAAAAAGTCAGAACCTAAGTCCAAAAATCTTTGTGGTTTATATCTTGCTGAAGTTGAGAACTTCTTTTTTAAATTACCGAAATCGTTTTTCTTAATAGCCATATTGTGTTACATAAAAATAAGGGCGGCTCAACACCGCCCTTGTTATAAAATTAGAATGGTAAATCTTCGTCTACTTCAGAATCTGCTTGTGGGTCTTGAACCTTTTTGGTAGTTGGTTTTGATGAACCACCGAGTGTTTCCTCAGAAACTGTGCTGTCACCATAAACATATCCACCTTTTTCAGTATCCCACTTTGGAGTTTCACCTCTTGCGATTGCCTCAAGGTACTCAACAGGTTTCTTACTGTATACATCAGTCCAACTTAACTCATCGTTAATCCACTCTTTAGCTTGGTCCTTGTCTGTATGAACAGGAGCCGGGTCATCATACATAATCGCAGATACGGTTGTGTATTCTTTACCCTTAGGTGTTTTGGATTTAGCAAGTTCGATGATAAGGTCACGACCATTCTCAGGGTCAGTAACATCACCTTTGTTTCTCCAAATTGGAATGATTTTATCTAAGATACCTTCGTTCTTGTAGTTGTGTTTGAATCTCCAAAACTTTGGTCCATCAGCTTCGTTATCTCTGTCGATAACTTTTACGATGTAAAACTTACGAGATTTGTATTGCTTAGCAAGTTCCTTGTCAGATTCCTTACCTGTGCTCATCAATTCTTCATAAACTTCGTTAAGTGGAGAACGCTCATTGTCGTTTTTTCCTGGGTCATAGAACTTTTGCCATTGACCTCCTACTTGGATTTCGTGATACCAAGCCTCTTTGAATGGTGAGGAACCATCTTGTGTAGGGAGAATTCTAATTCTTCTCTGACCTGATTTCTCTTTATCACCAAGGATTAAAGCGAAATACTTTTTCATTCTTTCGTCTTGCGACATTTTGGATTGGGCCCCGCCCCCGATTTGATTTTTTTCATACTGCGCCAATACGGCATCTAATACATTTGTCATTTTGAATTGTTTTTATTGTTTATTAATTATAATTGGGAAATCCCTATATGTCAAATTAAAAAGGGACCTTTCAGTCCCTTTATTTTATCTGTTAAATTCGTTTTCGTAACTATCTACATCACCAGGTTGGAATGAGTTTTTGATATCATTCACGTTGATGTTTTTAACATCATCCGTTGTTAACACATAATCATGTTTACCTGTTTTTTCCATCTCTTCTTTTTTATCCTCAAAAAAGTCTGTAAGTTTTTGATTGAATGGATATGAATCATATGTTCTTAGTTCTAACTTTTCTTGTGGAGTTTTCTCTCTATACTTTTCAATCTTCATCTCCAAAGAGTTAAGTTTAGACATAAGTCCATCCATTTCCTTGAGCTTGGATTCGAGGTTATTTAATTGACCAAATAAATTATTAAAATACTCATCTTGTTTCTTTTCGATGTTTTTTTGACTATCCACTAAATCAGTAACTTCTACCTCTTCAGTTCCATCACCTTCACCCTCTTCTGATTTTCCCTCATCGTCAATTTTCTCTACGTCAGGGTCATTCTCTACATCAATAGGTTGAGGTGCTGTGTCTGTAGCTGGTTCCTCACCAGCTGGTGGTGGGGGAACCGCTCCGGCTTCGGGTGCTGCTGGCGGAGGAGGAATTGCACCTGGGTCTTCAGGTAATGGTAGTTCTGCTTGTTCTACAATGTATTTGTTAATTTGTCTGTAGCGTTCAATCTCGCTAATAATTTTTCTATCTAAACTCATAGTTTTAACCATTTAGTAATTGCTTTATACCTCTTGAAGTTTCAACCCTTACTTTTCTGTTTGCAGTTTGCATGTGTCCGGCTCTTTCGATTAGACCATCTCTTTCTCTAACTACGTAACAGTCTCCTGTTTCTAAGTCGCAAACTTGTTTAGTTCCATCACCCAAATCTTCTTCAGAAAATTTAACCGATTTTCCTAAATAATTGTCCAATGTTGATTTTAAACTCATAAAATTCTTTATTATAAATATATTGTTATGTTATAAAGTGAAAGGAGGACTTGTTGCTCCGGCATTTATAGGAACAGGGTCTGATGTGTTCGGGAAGATGTGTGTATAACTGCTCGATTTATATCTTACGGAAGCTTGGAATCTACCTTTTGCACTTGTCTCAACCAAATTAGTATATTTTGTGCCAGGATTATTTGTTATTACAATGGACTGAATTTCTATCTCAGGTATTAAAACTAACTCAAATTCACCTTTCTGAATCAAGTTCGGACAACTGAATTGTAAAGTAACATAACCTCCCGTAGGTTTTTTAATATTGTAGATGTCGGGTCCCGAAAAATTAGGTAGTTCACCACTGTTAGTATTACTCACTATAACTAATGAGCCTGGCGGTGTTTGGGTCGATGGGGTTGCAGGTGGAACATAAATTAAAAAATTGTAATTTTGTCGGACTGTTTCCTGTGTTGACGTATTATTAGCTAATATCTTAATTTGTGTTGTTATTTCTATTTCGTCGCCCTCATAGTCCTCAAGTTCACCCTGAAACTCAGCACTTATTAATGCCGCTCTCGAACAGGTGAATGTTTGTTTATCTTGAGAAACGAAACCAACAAGTCTAGTGTTTTGTCTACTTTCAACAGTTCTTGTGATTGAATTATTTGGACCCTTCTTTATTGTATATAATGTGTAGGACATTACGGGTTGGTCATCCATCTCCCACGTTCCACTATTAGGAGATATTTTAACAACTAACAACTCATCACCACCAATTGTGTTTTTGGTTTGAGTTATAATCTCAAGAGGATTTGGTCCAGTCTGTTGTGGATTAGTAATAACACCTGATGCAGCCGCAGTAACATTACTTGCGTTGTTTACATATGAACCTGGAGATGAAGCCGCTGATGGTGAAATTGATGGGTCAAAATTGAAAGTAGAAACTGTTGTAAATGTTCCATAGAAAGTATCGACTTTAATGTTTCCTGTTGATACTGTAGTTCCCACTTCGGGGACAACTACTCTAATAGTTTGAGGATTGACTATGGTTATATTTCTCGGTTCAACTTGAACACCGTTTATGAATACGGCTATTGTTGAATCCAAGCAGTTACCTTTGATTTGAACTATTGTTCCTGAGTTACCAATCGTTGGCGCAAATGTTGTTATGATTGGAGGTGGGCATGTTTGTCCAGGATTAGGTGGTGGAGGTGTAGGGACTGTTGTATCTTTTTGAATCTCTTTTGCTTCCTTATCATTCTTTTCTGCTAATTCTTTTGGTATTATTCCAAGTTGAACCGCAGAAACATAGGCTTCTTGCATTGTTCCAATCACCGTTGAAAATTCTGACTCGGCATTCAACTCGTAGTAGTTCTCAGCAACACTCTCTTTCGGCCAATAACACACGTAATATTTTGTTAATTTCAATTGTCTAATTCTTTCCAAATTGTTTTCCAATCTAGACCTCATAAAACCAATATATTCCTTGAGACTATTGAATGCAGCAATTGGTAATGAATTTGACGAACCTGAGGATGTCACGTTAACACAACAATATTTTTTATTGAAATATAAATTTGTTGTTTGAATTGGTTGGAAATTTTTATCGAGTGATAATAATGAAAAGTTGTGATTATATCCAACAAACTTTCCCGCATCTGTGTTCGAGCTTTTGACAAAACTATTCACATATGAAATCGCATATATGTAGAATCTCAATAATGTGTTGTCTGAACCAGGAATTTCTCTTTCCAATGCCTCCTTGAACTTCTGAGGTGTGAGTTCTGTTACGGTTCCAGATTGAACCTCATATCCTTGATATGTTATCACGTCAACTTTTGATGTGCAACTATTTTGAGCATCCAATGTATTATTTGAAACCTGAACTACTTCGTCTGTTTTCTGTTGTTGTGTATTAGCAATAGGTTTAGGAACGTCTTTCTTAATTTTCAAAATTGCCTCCAATCTTGTTAATAAGTTTTGATTAATACTTTGTAGGAAAGAATCAATTGCAGGTAAATCATAAATTCCTTGTCTGATACCAGTAAAGGTTGTTTGGAAATTTCCAGGCTGTATAGAGTGGTTGATACTATCAATCAGATAAGGTCCGTTAAACATTGGGACATGTCTCAAATTGAAATACATTGTTGGTTGAATAATAGCATTTCCTAAACAAACCACAGAACATTTATAACTTCTTTGTTTATAAAGATTATAGAGTGACACGTTTTGTGTTGCGACATTTCTACCTGTGGATTGGTTTACAATATTCAATTGAGTGTTAATTGATTCCGAGGTTGCCACTCCTGACGCTTGCTCGACTTGGAATGAATAGAATATGTTTTGATTTCTATTTCCGATATCGACATTAAAACCAACGCACTTATTTGATGTCGCCCAGTCTTTTTTTCCCTCCTGATTCTCAATCAAAGGATTTTCAGACGCCCTTCTCATTTCAAATCCATCATCACGAAATCTGAAATTTCCTTTTGGTAAATCCAAATATTGTGATGGTTTTCCAACATATGTGCAAACCATTTTAGGTGATGAATTTCTATAATCAACATTCAAGAAAGTTCCCCACATGTTATTTGCAAATTCCAAAGAACCCTCAGGTTGAGGTATTGTTGTTCCGTCCACATCTTGAATATTATAGAAGTTTACATAAGCCGGAAGGTTCATTACTGTAAAGTTATTCTTAATTAGAATACCACTTATCAAAGTGAAGATACTCATGGCATTATTCAGAGAGTTTCTTCCAATCATATTTTTCAACTCGAAGATATCTAAGAGAACGGTCTGTCCAATGTTTCTTGAAGCCCTATCCAAGAATAAAATGTCTTCGAATAGAGTTTTTGTTTTGTAATCACCACCAGCAATCCATTTATCATTTAAGGCTTTGAACACTTCCCAGTTCTCGACTTTACTTTGTTGTCCCGTAAAAACACTATTTATCGTTCCTTGAGGTATTTGACTTTGATTTGGTAATGCCTTGTTAAGCTTAGCCAATAGGTCATTCAAGAAATTACTTTGTAATAATTCCTCAGAATTTAGTAAATCCTGTAGAGCGTTCTTGAACTGAGCGACGGTAGAATTTGGATTACTCAACTTATAAGTTGCATACATCTTTATTATAGGACTCAGTATTGTAACGTTGGGTAAGGTAAATTCGATGTTGTTATCTATGAAGAAATCAGTTATGTAAGAACCATTCGAAGAATACTCAACACTCGGTATGGATGAGAATCCAACTTCAAGTTCCAAAGCTAACCAAGCATCAACATTTTGTGTCTTTGAAAGAGTCAATGTTGTTGACCCGCCTATACTCGGTAAAGAACCTTGAACATATGGTTGAAATTGTATAGGGTCAGTAACCTCAGGTTGTCCACCATGTGAAAGGTAGGAATCCAAAGTTCTTCTCTTGTAATTTGAAGGATTTCCATATTTAAAAAGAACATCATATTCCATGAAGGCTCTGAGTGTGTTCTGAGAATTTGAATATTGTAAATTTATAACTTCGTTGAAATACTCTGTTTCATTTGTTGCCGGAAGTTGTGGAATCACGGTAATCAAACTTTTGAATAAGGATTGGAAGTTTCTAAAATTAATATCACCTGATACTGAGGTTTCACCAATACCAAGATTTGTTGGTGCTGTATCTGCATCAGTAATTGGCTTACAGAAGTTTAAAAACTCTTGTTCAAAACTATCTAATATTTTTTTATCGAAAACCGAAAAAATCTCTTCAATGTTCGAATACTCATTAGAATCTAATAATATGAATGGTGATTGTTCGTCAGTGTTAGGTAAAATTCTATTAACGTATTGTTCTGGAGTTGGTTTGACAACCGCTGAACCGTCAAAATACCCATAGTTAGGAGCCGACCACATTGTTCTTACAGAACCGTTGTAAACCGCACTATTATTATTTAAATTAACAACTGTACTTGATTGATTATTTGTATTTACAATACACTCGTCTGATGTTTGGTTAACGGAAGAACCGAAGGATGGAACAACAAAATAAATTGTTTGTTTCGTCACACTATCAGTTCCACAATTTTCCTCAGTAGATGAAATCCCACCAGGGATTAGAACGGACCAAGTTGTAAGTCTCAGAACTTTATCTTCCTGTTGGGTTTGTATATTCGATTGAACGTAGTTGTAGACTTTCATACCACCTTTAATGGTGTTCTGAATTTCGGCATTTGTATAGTCTTTATATACATCATAACCTATACAAAACTTATAAAAATCATTTATCACTTTAGGGTAAAATCCAACCTGTAGATTCACATTAGTTGTATCTGTTTTTTCCAAAGCAATTTCTCTATCAGCAGTTCCATATTTGAATGAATAAGTTTGACTTGGAGAGTTCTGTATTGGCGAAAAGTTTTGAACTTGATTAAAATTTGTCCACGCTGTTTGTAATATATCTGTATTCGATTGCTTGTAGACTTTGTATCTATGCCATATCGAACCAAATTTCAAAATCCAAGCATAGGGTAGTTTGTGAATTGCACCAAATTTTTTGAAACATGATGCAATATAATCTAAATCAGTTTGGGCACCATTGGCTTGTGTTTTATATTTTTCTCTCAAGGAAGCTAAAGGTAAAGAATTTATAAAAAGATAACCTGCTTGAACGTATGGATACGCTAAGCTCGCTCTTTGGTTCTGAACCCCATTCTGTATTGCATTAACAAAATATGGTGTGTTCAACATTGACGTAGTTGTCAATCTCGGAAACTCGTTTTCTAACGGGACATCTTCAGAAAAAGTTGGTGGGGTGTGAATATAGTAACCCTCGGTCGCCATGAAGTCAATCGGGGTTCTCGTTTGATAAAAAGAACTCAAACTAACATCATTGTCAGCCAAATCAGTAACTGTTGAATTAGGGTTGTCATTTTTTAGATATGAAAAATTTGTAACTGGTCTTTTTTCATTGACGTTATAAATGTTGTTGAAATTTGATATTATTTTTCTAGCGTCAAAAATTGTAAGAACTCGGTTGGTGTTATATACTTCATCCAAAGTTGACCCATCTCCGTTCGATAAATTTTTTATATTCCACTGAGGGTCCGTGAAAGGGATAGTATCTGTCACATTTGGTATGTTCGTTGAATTTGTTACCAAACTTTCCAATGCTAAAGACTGTGCTGTGGATTGAGGTAGCTTACCCTGTTCATCTAAATTCAGAATTGCAAATGAATTTTCAGTCAAATTTCTCAAGTATGGTGTTACATAAAAATCCCTAATAAAATCTTGCCATGCTCTTCCAGTCCCTTGGTTTGATATGTTCTCCAAAAATGACAAATAATTACTTGAGTTAATTGCGTAATTCTTCAACTTCATTGTTATGTATGGAGAATTTAATCCTAAACTTTTAACAATATTGTTAACTTCTGTTTCTGTATTTAACTTAATTAACTCATCTATTTGATTTTGATTAGCCCTAATGTAATTAGAGTATCTCGATGTTACCAATTGTCTTTCATAGATTTCATAGAAGAACTTAATCTCTTCTTTATTAGTGTATGCAACCCCAACTGTTGGAAATTCAATTGCGTTAATGTTAATAAGATTTGTTTCTATTTGGTTGTCTAAAGGTGGCGGCGCTAATGGGGGATTAAATTTCATGGTGAGACCTCTCATATATTCTTCCACAAATTGCACCTCTGGCCATTTAGAATAGTCCCAACCTCCCGTTAACTCAACAACAGTCGGGTCTGCAATATATTTGAGTTGGAATCTACCTTTTTTATCCTCCGGTGTTTCAACAAAAAACTGTGGCCATGGGTAAACAGGTATTTCAGCGTATTTTAAACCTGTTGAACTTTCAATCGCTTGTCTTGTTATTTTAATTTCATCAACGGTATCTGAACCAGGTGCTGACGATGGATTTTCTAGAATCGCCTTTTTTCTGACATCATCATATTTTAAAGCCCAAGCCGAAGTGTGAACATCGTCTAAAAGTCTTATGAATGCCTCTGCTGATGCCATAAGAACTGCGATAATATTTCTAACTGTTGGTTTGAAGCCAATACCGTTTGTTCCACTCTCAATTTTTTCTAAGAGTTTCTTCGTAATTGAGTCTTCAAACTCTGAAAGTTTTTTATTTGCTTGGGTTTCAAGAAGTGCAATTATTTTGTCAAATCTGTTTTTACCCTCAAAAACAAAAAAAGGAGGTCTTACATCTTCTAATGTTGTTTGACCGTTTACATTTTTTGTTTCATATATTGGTGTTGTTAAGTTTTTTAGCTGGTCTTTCAATTGATTAATCTGCGTAGGATTCGGTTTCAAAATACCCGTTTGGATTTTTGTTGTTTCCTCCCAATTAATCTGACTTTCTGTAGGTGCTGGTTTGATACTAATTGTAGAATATACAATCGGGTTAGTAATTTTAGATGGTCCGTCATCCCCTAAAGTTGGATTTTTTGAAAGTTGTAAATTATATTCTGTAATAATTTTCTGTAACTGTGATTCGGCCTCTAACTTAGCTTTCAAATCAATTTCTTTGAAGAAATACGCTCTCTCACCTGTTTTTAGAATAACTGGGTTAGGGTTCAAGTATCTATTGAACCATGACGTTTGACCTCCCCTTACACCTTCAAAATAGTTTCTGAGTGAAGTTTTATAGTTTCGAATGTTAGTCAAAGGCGCAACTTCAACAGGGTTAAACTGACTAGCAACGTTTTGTTCAAATAACTCAAGAGCGTTTACAAATTGTGGGAATGAATACTCAGGGAAGTCAGGAGGTATCAAACCCTTGGATTTATATTCACTATAAACTTCTCGTATTTTTTGATACCCTCTCTCTGCAGTTATTTGGACAGTATTCTCATTTTGTCTTCCGTCTGTGGCGGTAAGAAGTTTAGTTTGGGTTGCAGCATTTGTTTCCTGTGATTTCAGATTAGATTGTGGACCAACAGGGTTTGTTGTTACATTGAATTGTTGAGAATACATGTGCGGTGTCGCAATAAGATGTCCTACCGCAATCTCATTTAATATATTAAACTTATATCCTTTGAAATCTAAATCAATTTGATAATTCCCACTAAACGTGTTGAACCTGGCATTAAAGGTTTCCAAATTCAATTGATATCTTATTGCTTGACCATAAAAACCTTTGAGTGTTAGATAAAATGGTGGATATGGTAAGTTAAAGAAAGCCGCATAGGGTGAGTTATTACCCAACTGAAATAAGGCTCTTCCTTGAATATCCTCCAAAGAAATTCTCACACTTGGTATGAAGGACATGTTTGTGTCGATAGTGATTTGTGTAATCCCCAACAAACCGTTATCCAACACATCAGATAAATCATTTGGTCTATCGACTATATAAGCCTTAGTCCCATCTTTAGGAACAACAGTTCCCGTATACATTTGATTGACCCCTTTAAACTTTGTTGTGTTGTCTCCAGTAATCTCATCATAATAACCTGTTCCTAAGAATGAATCTTTTGTCGGTTTTAAAAAATTCATTTTCGCTATTGAAACAATTCTTACTCTATCTTCGGGTGATGCCCCCACAGCAAGTTTTGTTCTTGGTAACACTTCGGCTTCCAAGTTAGCATACATAACTAAATTTTCGTGGTCGACTAATCTTTCTCTTATCTTTCCGAAAGCATCAATTGTTTTGTTTGGGTCGACTACGATAATGTTGTTATAATCAAACTCGACAAGGATATTCCCACTGTTGTCCGCTTGTACATTACCTGCCATAATAAAAGAATTGGTTGTCTATTGCCGCTTTATAATCTTGTAATGATGGTATCAATGGAAATGGAATACTCAAAATTGCACCATCGAAAATATTATTTTCTAAACCCCCAAACTGAGGGTTGGCTTGTAATATCAACCAACCAAAAAATGGTGAGTTGTAATATTCTTGTGAGACTCTATCTAACCTACTTCTACCAACTTTATAAATGTAAGCCTTATCGGTTGGTTTTGAAGGCAATTGAACATAAGGGACAACTGTTTGTTCTCCATTAATGATAAATTGACTATATCTATTCCAATATGGATACGCCATTAGTTAAGTTTTGCTTTAGATATTAATGCCCCTGAAATGTCATCATTCCAAGTGGCTTGGTCGTTCGAGCTGTTTGTTTGTGCAGCCAAACTTTTAATCCAAGATTTTTCAAGGTCGAACAAACTTGGGTCAGGAAACACGTTTTCCGTTGAAAATCCAAGGATTCTATTCTTTTTGGGGAATGGTGTATAGATTAAGAAATCTTTCAACTCATTCTTAGCCACACTATCCAAGAATCCTTTAGTTATGTTATTTTCCTCAATATATAAAGGTTTGGATTTTACAATCCAAAAGTCGTCAAAAATCTTACTAACGTCGGCTGTTGAATCTCCTATGAGTGCAGTGTTATTAATAACGTCTCCGATAATTGATTGTTTGAATGTTTGATATTTCTTGTCATCCAAAATGTCATCAGAGAATATCATATATTGTCTTTTGAAATTACCGTTTGTGAACTCATCCTTTTTTGAAAAAGGTTCAAACACTACGTCGGTTGAAGGTGCTCCGTCTGCAATTCCATTCTCAGTTTTATAAACCATAACACCATCATAAGTTAAATTGTCTTGAGAATAAACAAAAGAATTTGTCGCCCAAATAATATCATTAAATTCTGAAATATTATCTCTCACTTTTTGTAAATCAATCACCAACTCATCCAAGGTATCAGTTGCAGAAGTGGATGAAACATCTACTTCAGATAATCCTGATATTTCATAAACCGTCACATCACCTTTCGCTGATTGGAATCCATCGAAAGCAAAACCAGTCGTATAATCATAAGTAATTATGTTGGCTCTTGACCAACTTTGAATATATTGTGTCTCCAGTGTAACCAACTCTTGTGTTATTTGGGTTACGGCATTTTGGAAAACACCCCTCTTGTTTTTAATAACATTTGAATAGTTTGTCTTAATTGCATTTATTACTCTTGGAGTCAGATTTTTTGTGGTATCTGAAATGAAGTTGATAAATTGGTCATCATCATTTGTAATGTCTTCCTCCAAATTAGCAAATATCTGATTGAATCTGTTCTCAACATTATTTGGTTTTCCAAAAATGTATATTGATACTGGTGCGGTATCCACAGATGTTCCTCCGTATGTATAATTTCTCTCAGCCATCCATTGTTGCCTTACCGCGTTATTATACTGAGATGTGATTGTAATTTGTTTGTTAACAACATTTTGAAAATAAGTTTGAGTTTGATTGACAAAATTTACCATGAAATCAGAATATGAAATAGTTCCGTTTTCACCAAAAGGTTGATTCGTTCTGTTTAGAATACTACCGATTGTTTGGTTATTATTTTGTCCATTATTTGGTGCCGCTTGATTAGCTGCAGGTGGTTTTGGTGGAACCGCCATTGCCAGAAACTCGTCATCTAAGACTTTCAAGAAATCCTCTTGTGCTGTAACATCGGCTCTGTCATCATATATCTCAGTATTCGCATAATAATTGAATGTCAAAGCGTTTTGTAATCTATCAACAGATTCTTTTAGACCGCTACCCCCAACGAACTTGAAATTCAAACTAACATTTGCAATCATTGGTTGAACCCCTATACCCTCAGGATTTATGTCCAACTCCTCATATTGTAATGATAAACTCTCAGGTATGATTTTGGTATTATAAAAATCACCAATTCTCAAAACTAAAACTGGAGGTGCTCCAAATGTTGTGTTTACAGCATTGTTGTATTGTAACACAGGTGAACCATTGACTTCTTTGATTGTAGGAATTGTGTCACCAGGTCTCATACACTGTTGTAAGAATGTTAACCTCGAGTTTAATCCCTCTGGTGTCATTGAGTGGAATGCCGGTGTGAAGAACTTTAGTTTGTCTTTTAGGTTGTCAAAAACCATAGGTGTTTCTGCCTTTATTGTCTCAAAGTAATCACACTCAGATAGAAGGGACCTAATAACCCTTTTAGTAATGTTATCTCTTCTTCTCCATTCTCTTGAAATCTCCTCTGTCTCAGTTGTTGTTACAACTGTATTAGACACTAATACATCGGTATATTGAGGTGTGGGAACTGGTTCAGGGGTGTTGTCGGTGGTATTATCTATGATATTATAGATATAAGCCCTCCTACAGGCCATTGCTCCTGGTGTGAAAACATCTTTAGCTTGAACTTGTATATCTCCACCCACAACGCTACTATCGGTGTCAGTGCAATTATATGAGTTTCCCAAATTTTTAACAGATAAATCATATGGTTCAGGTCCTTCAAACTTTCTTGGTTGAGAAATGAAAGATTCTCCAAACCCTTTACCAGCTTGAACTAATAATCTCCCTTCACTAACGTATTGGGACAATTTAGGGTTTTTATTGAAAAATAATTGAGCAGACTCAATTCTTCTTTTTGATAACTCTACGTTATAACTTTGTGTTTGTGGTGCGGAACAACTTGAGTCAATTACGATTGTAATAGACCCTTTAGTTTGTTTTAATTTTGCAACTAAATCATCAATTAGTTTTTGAGCAACTTTAAAGTTAGTATCTACAACAACATCGAAAAAACTTTTTGTATCTGCACTTGTGTCATACTTTGCACGTTGACCATCATATATCAGTTTCTGCTGGTCATATCCTGTAACGTCCCCTTTTTTTGGATAATCATTTGCGAAATACAAACCAACATCTTTATATTTTAATAGTTCACTTTCAGTGGGTCCAGGTTGACTGATGTCTTGACCTTGTCCACCATCAACCCCTGTTTGAATCTCAAGTTTAGACCATTCAATTTGTTCTCTTGTCAACTTCTTTGAGGTAATAGCTTCTTGTAATTGATACAAGTCATTCGGATTGATTGTGTAATACTTCTTAGCTAATTCATATAAATCGTATTTCCTACATCCCGCAAAGAATGAATCTATAATACTATTAACTCTTGTTCTATTGGTTTCATTTGCAAGAACCTTGTTGACTATAACATTCAAAACTGAAGGATGGTCAACAACTATCTTCCAAGCCAAAGTCCCACCTCTACTTGTTGACTTATATGTATATATTGGCTCTGGTCTACCAAGGAACTCACTAGTGTTCCATGACGCAGATACGTTTTCATTAAAGGTAAGTCCATAAGGTGGGAACCACATAACCCTTCCTCCATTAGGTCCTCTCTCACAAACAGGTAAATCAGAGACTGATGCTCCTGGTGTAGAAGAGGTTCTCCAAGCAAGATTTTCCAATGAGAACATGTATTTTTTTGCAAATGCGGTATTTGTAGTTCCTATTAAATTTGTAGAACTTTGACCACCTTCTTGTTTGTTTGGAGCAATGTTCAAATTATATGTGTTATCTAAAACTGAATCTACAAATCTTCTTCCATTAATTGTTATACCATCTACCTTTTGTAAATCATTATATTGAAGATATGGAGTATCCTTAGCAAAAACTCTACAATATTCTGTTCCAACTTCCTGTCCTACAGCCCCTTCGTATCTATAAACTCTAGAACCCTTTGTCATTTCTTTATATCCGTCGTTGAAAACTTTGGATACTTGGTCTATGGCATTACCTACGTGTTGTAATCTTTTTCCTCCTTGTGGTTGACTGTCTATTAATCTTTGAGTGTCATCAAGAATTGAACCCTCTCTAAATCTTCTTTCAGTTGATTCTGTTGAGTTATAGGATGATGGTCTGAAATCTTCATCTTCTCTTGTCACCTCCCCACCAAGACCCACTCTCTTACCAGCATTTCCCTTGTATTTCGGTGAAACCCAAGTAAACCCACCTTCGATACCACCACCGTCACTATACGTTGGTCCATTAGCACCTAATTTTACATCTTGACTAGGTCCTTCATAAAGTTGAGCTAACTCAGTTGGTCCAAAAACAGGAGATTGTTGGACTACCCCAAACTCATTTACGGGTAATGCACCCGCAGGAGAAAAGACTTGTGATGGTTCTGATGTTCTTGAACCAACATAATAGTTACTATTGTCTGATAAACCACCAACAATTGCACCAGCGGCTCTGTCCAAGAAAGTTCTTTCGTAGTTCGGTTTGAATTTGTTAAAATCGATGTTGGCGAAAAGTCTAGACTTTTGTCCTCCACCTGTGTTATTAAGGAAGAGTTGAGAACCTGATTGAGGGGCACCTAAAAGTCTATTGAAAAAGTTTCCAACAGCACTTCTTCTAAATGCATTCTGTAGTTGTTGTATTGTTGTTGGCTGTCCTGAATTTATTGATGGGTCCCAATAAGAACCTGGGATTGGGGATACAGGTAATATACTTCCAGCAAGTCTGAGCGCAAAATCTGTTGCGGCTAATATTGGGTTACTTGGGGTTGTAATAGTCCAGTTTGGTTCCAACAATGGAACTCTTCCTGTTATTAAATTCAAAACATCGTTCCCGCTGTCAACATTGAATAGATTTACTCTACCTAATGTATTTTGTCTTATTTGTGCAGCAATTCTTTCCTCAAAAGATTTCCTCAAGGTTTGAGCTCCCAACTTGGCAATGAAGGAATCTTGACTCAATAACCCATTACTACCCAGTGGGTCTTTGGTTAATAGAATAGTAACAGGTCCATATAATGAAGGGACGAATGTTGTCGGGTAGGGTTGATTATTATATAATCTTGTTCCACCTATAACAAAATTAGGTTCAGTAATATATTCCCCACTGTCTAACAGAGCTTCAGAACCATTTGAATATGCGTTAACCGTTTTCCATCTCAACGATTCAGGTTCGGCCTGACCAAGTAATCTTGCATCTTGTTGACCTGGTCCATATTCTCCTTGATTTGACTTCGTATTAAGTAATCCTGTCGGGTCTGGTGCTTGTTTATATCCACCGTCTGACCCCCATTGGTTGAGAGGGTAGAGTCTGTTAGCAAAACTAGGTTCATCAATAAGTTGGTCTGGACTGTCTTGAACAGAAGAATCGCTTTGGATATATTCCGTGTCTATCGGTTGTGACGGTCTATTAGGAGCCTTAGCATATGGTGTAAGGTTCCTTGTGAGTAACTTTTTTCTGAATCCTGAGGAAGATGAAAATTCTAATAAACTCGCCATCAATTATTTTTCTATAAATAGGTTATATAGTATTTTTTATTTGGCTTTGGCTATACCAGATGCTGTTGAAGGATTCTTTTGGCTAACCTGAACCATATAATTTTGGACCCCAATTTCTCTAAATTTATCACTTAAAATTTTAACTATCTCTTGTTTTTGCGTTTCGTTTAAGGTTTGGTTTCCTTGGATGTTCAAATCAACTTTCAATACACCAAACTCCACTTTTGAATTTACCTGTGTCCCATAAGGAATCTTACCTTCTTTGGCTAAAGATTCTGCTTTTTTCGAAGCGTCATTCAAAATTTCAGCTTGTTTACTTGCCTTTGTGTTAGTTGTTTCTTGACCAAGAACTTTACCGAGCACCCACGAACCAGCAGCTTCAACTTTATTATCTGTATTGAGTTTGTTTTTTGATTTTTCTAAAGCACTTTTTATTGCTTTATTCAAATCATTTTTTATATCATCAAGTTCAGTTCCAAAACTTGCCATGTATTTTTGGATAACCGACAACTTATTTGTGTTTGGGTCTGCTAATTCATCAACAATACTTCCCATACCCGACATGAATTTTTGAACCTTTTCTCTAACTTCTTTTGTTCCACCTATATCCGAAAGTTCACCACCAATTGTAGAGATAACATTTCTTGCACCCTCAAATCCTCTTAAGACAGGAGAAGCAGAGGCAAGTCCACCAACCAACTTATTTCTTATTGCAGATACGTCAGCCTCAATTGACTCCGTATAATTCATTTGACTTCTAACCAAATCCTCTAAAGTTTTTGGTCCTTTTTTTTGTTCCTGTATCAATTTGTCAAATTCTGTTTGAGTAACTTGTGAAAGTTCTTTTGTAATATACTCACCAGACTTTTCATCTTTGATTTTTACTTCATAGGTCCCCTCACTCGTCATTGTGGCTATGTTAGCTAAGTATTGTTTGTCCTCTTCACTTGCAATAGAAAGACCTGCAGCACTTACCGCAGATAATCTCCTGTCCAATTCTAAAGCAGCTAAAGACATTTCTCTAAGTTCTTTAGCACTCATTTGAGTTTGATTTGCAATCTCATTAATTGTCAGAACTCCCTGTGGATTGATTTTGAATGTTTTAGTTTCCTCATCGAAATAAGAAAACTGTTTTGTCATTTGGGCTAAACTATCTTGTAAACCTGATGGGTCGTTGATGGATTGATTCATCAGTTGAAAAGGGTCAACTAAGTTTCCTACGGAAACACCTAATCTTTGGAATGCTGATGCTACTTGAATTGCACCCTCAGGGCTCAGAACCTTTTCCGCCAATTGAAAAGTTTGGTTCATGTCAAACCTTAACATTGAGGCTTGTGCTGCCATTTTTGTTAAACCTTTCACACCACCCTCAAACTGATAACGGTTGAGTTGGTCCATGTTTGCAGTCATGTCTTTGACAACCTCAGCAGCGTTTCCTCCTATACTTTGAACATACTGTATTGATGACTCTAAATTCTTTCCAATGTCTTTCACAGACATACCAACATTCATGAAACTGTTGGTAAGACTCTCTGCACTCAGGTCTAGAATTTTATTTGCAGCATATAACTTTTCGATTTGTTCTTGTGTTGCCAACACATTCCTGTTTGCCGCTTTGGCAACTCCTTCGATTGCACTACTAACATCTTGAACTGAACCTCCAAGTCTAAGAACGTCAGGAACTGAATCCGCAACTGCCTGCTGAAGTTCAACTACTCTTTGTCTTCCTTGGGTGAATACCTTATTGATATCGGTTGAGGCCTGACTCAATCTTGTGACCGCTGAAGCAAAGTCTTCTACACCAATATCTAAAAGCGATTTTATCCTTGCGGCAAATCCTTCTGGTGTTGTTTCCCCGCCTATTTGTCCTCCGTAATCTGCTTGCATAATTTAGTAATATTATATAAATACAAAAGGACTGATTTTTCAGTCCTTTTGATTTTCTTCAACCCATTTATCCAAAATATATCTTCTCACAAAAAGAGGCATTTTTTCAAAATCGGTCCAACTTATATTCAACAATCTATTCAAATAATAGAATTCATCAATTTGACCTTTCCTATAATCCGAAGAAAGGGCGAAAAAATTCAACCCCAAAACCAACGTTGACTGTTAGTCTTTCTCCTGATGGGGCTATTACTTCTCTTCTCAAATCCAATTTAGGTTCATTTTCATCCATGAACTTACGAATATACTTGGAGTCCATAATTGGCATTTGTTCTACAAACTTGGCAATTTCCGCTCTGTCACTAGTTCCATTTACCTCAACAATTTCTTTATTAAGCCTGAGAGTAACTTTTGGTGCAACTCTCCCTTGGGGATATGTATCTATGATTTTTTGTATTTCGTTTATCTCACCATATGTAATAGGTTTGAGTTTGACTGTTGAATTTGATTTTGGTAAAGTAGTGATAAAAGTTCCGTCTTCATTTGGTTTTTGTCCTTTATTTACATTCAATTCGTCCAATACAATTGTCGCAGGAAAAGTCTTTTTGGTTTGTGGGTCGGTAAGGTTTAAGTTCATCTCTGGTCCAAAACCTGTGTTTCTTAAAAATACTAAAATAGCTTCCACATCTCCTTCCAATAAATCATCAATCCTCATGTCAGGTTCGTATAATTTATTTCTCAAAAGATTAGTGGTAATATCCAATCCACCAGCCATAAGAATGTTTTCATCAGCTGCGGTCAGATAACCAACCTTCACAGATTTCTTTTTATTCTTGTAAAATACCCCTTCAGATGGTAAGGGCACGATATCGTGAGGTAATGTTAAATTACTCTGTGCATAATTTCTTGTTTGTTCATCCATAAAAAAAAAATAACCGTAGAGTTTATGTCTACGGTTAAATATAATTAGAAACGATTTTTTATAAAGAGTATTAGTAAACTAACACACATCTATCCATTCTCAATCCACAAGTAATATCTGCAAGAGCGTCCTGACTGTAAGACAGACTTCCGAAGTTTGCACTTGTTAGGAAGGTTCCATAGAGAATCCATTTTTCTACCACCACCCCTGTTGGGTCCAACATCTCAAGGTCAATATCTTTTTTATAACCCGCTGCGTAACCCATACGACCTGTTACCGACTCAGCGTGTAGACGAACCCATTCCATAAGTGCTTGTGCAGCTGAAGGACCAATTGGGTCTCTAAATTTTACCTGAATTTCATCCCAGTTAAATCTACCTGCAACAAATGTTGAAGTGTTTAAGAATTGAATTTCAGTTGAGTTTATCTTGATAGATGGTCTTGAAGCAGACTCCACGAACCACTCATTAATACCTAAACTTGACGGAAACCTTAGAATGAATCGATTCTGACGTTTCGGTTCGTAAGGTATGGGCATTTTCATCAGTAAATCAGCCATATAATTAATTTTTTGTTTTCAGTGTTTATATGTTATAAATATAGTCTGTTAGAAAATATTTCTCTTTACTTTAATTTTTAAAAAAAGTATTCTTATTGCACTTCCTTCTTAGTTCCTCCAGCAGTAGAATATGTTTTAACTAAATTATCTGGTTTATCTTTAAAGGCTTTTCTCATTACTTCTACATTTCTTGGGTCATCGTCTGAAAAACCAATTGATGGTTTAGATGGTGTAAATTTGTTTCCTATGTCGTTTTTTAACCATGCTCTTTTATTAAGTAATGCTGCCATATTCTTAATGTAGTCCACAAAATCATTCATCGCTCTAACCTTCGCCTCCTCGGGATTTGTGGCACCCGACTCATCTCCAAAAGAAACGGGATGGTATTTGTTTAAATCCAAATAAAGGTCGATAAGTTCTTTATCAGATAAATCTTCTTCACCTGTAAAGTTCCTATATTTTTTTAAATTTTTGATTAGTTCATCTTTGGATATCCCGCCGAAATCATTTACAATATAATTGTAGACGGATTGTTTCAGGGTTTCGGGATTATGACCCCTTGCAGTGATTATTGCAAATATTGAACCATTATTTATTGCTTCTCTAAAGTCATCAAAAGCTGGTCCCTTCTTTGCTTGCATAGAATCAATCAAAAAGTCTTTGTCTCCTTCAGTTCGAAAGTTTCTAAACGGATTGTCACCGAACCCAACAATCTTATGTCCGTTATATTCAAAATCTTCTTTTCCTACAATGTGTCGGTATTCTGCAAAATCTTCGGTTGACATACCTACCTCTTCTCCGTCTGAATCTTTCAGAATTATCTTTGTCGGCATGTGCACAATATTGTCATCCCAGTCGAAAGCGTAATATTTTAAATCCGGGGTTTTCTCGTCTTTGAAACCTTCTGTAATCTCTTTTCTCATTTAGTATGGCTAAAAAATGGGGGGATTTTGTCCCCCCGTTTTTATTAGATATTTTCGAACGAAGCTCCTGTTGGTGTAATAAAGAATTCAATATCTATGAATTCGAGAGCCTTCGTTGGTTTTAAGTAAATCTTTCCTGTTAATGTGTTTCTGTCTAAATCTTCAGGTGAAGAAGATACTGTCACACGGAAATCATATAGACCTCTATCTCTTCTAATTGAATCAAGGATTGGGTTCACACTATCCAAGAATTGTTGTCTTACTACTTGGTCGTTCTGTTCGAACAGTAATCTTACAGCCACCGCTGAAATTAACTTACGAGCCTGAAGTAACAATCTTCTTACGTTAAGTCTGTTTAGAGCGGTATCCGCAACCTGTAGGGTTTTGTTACCCCAAATTACAGTTCCAACGTCCGCAAAAGTTGCAATAGGGTTGATTCTTCCTTGATAAAGAGTATCTCTATCCTCTTGAGTCAACTTCAATCTTGCCTTTATTGAATTTACAAGACCTCTTGTGTAACCCGCTGACGCGAACCATGGGAAGGATATGTTATCTGTAAGAGCTAAATTTCTACAAACTTCACCTGTTGGTGGTAAGTAAATCTGTGTATTGTTTACTGTATCTCTCACCAAAATCCAAGGATAGTAAGTAGATGTATAGTTAGAATCAATTCCTGTGTTATCTAAGTTATCAACCGCTTCCTGAGGATAAATAATATCCAAAGAGTTTGTTCCATCAGGAGTATACATGTTATAATCTGGTGTCGTTGCTATATAAACAGAATCAGCCCTTTGGAACTGAATCATGTCGATAGCTTCTTCAACAAGGTTTGAGTTATTGTAATAATCGATACTTGAAGTTGCAAATACATTGATATTAGTAGCTTCAGGATTTCTGAACGTAAGAATACCTAATAGATAAGCATAATAGTCAGTGTTAGCAAAATCTTGTGTATTGTTTTCAACCACAATTCTCTTAAATAAACCTTGACCAGTTGCTGAAGGATATCTTGATGATGCAGATGCACCCGCCAAGTAACCTGATGCTCCCAATTGGAATCTATCTTGGTTTGTTCTATATTCTCTATAAATGTCCCAACCATCAAACCCACCAGCGAAACATACTGTGTATTTTCTTGAGTAGATAAAGTAGTAAGGATTTTCTTGTGTTTCTGGGTCAAATCTGAAATCAGCAACCCCACACTCAAATGCCGGTGTTCCACTTGTTTGATAAACATTACCAATAGTAACTACAGTTGCACCTGAGTCCATATGGAAACCTTTACTTAAGTAGTTCCAAGTAGCACCCTCGACAGGGATTGGAGCAATGACCCAAGAAGGTGGATTTTGTTTACCTTTATAAGAAAGGAATGATTCGTCAATTCCGAACTGAGTTGAAAAACCTAAGTAACTTCTTCTCACTATATCACCAGGTGACTCGACTAAATTATCACCTCCAGTTGCTGCACCGAAAGGTGGGTTATAGATAACTTCACCAGGGAAGTAGTATTTTGTTTTGAACTTTGGAACAGGAGATGGATTACTAACAGATGCATATTCTCTTTGAGTGTATCCGTAGAATCCACAAGGAAGTGCATCTATTGGTGCCTCTTCAGACATTTCAACCATCACATATTTTGATATTAAAGCAAACTCACCATTAGAAGAACCAATCTTTTTAGCCACAAAGTTATTTGAAGCTGGGTCCATAGTGCAATTTGTGAATTTCTCAATCACAACAGGGTTCGCATCGGTGTCAAAGAAATTTCTAACTAAAACATCAAATGTCATGTTGTTAAAAGACAAGTTCGCGATTGAAACTTTTACTTCAACGTTAGCTGCATCTCCATCAGAGATTGATATGAATCTGAATAATTTATAAACTTTATTACCTCTCAACTCTGAAACCAAGAATGGTGTCATAGGTGATTGATATTTTTCTACGTTATAAGCAATTGAACTTGGGTCTTCTGTTCTTGCTCCAGGTAAACCAATCAACTGACAATCTAATCCACGGATATAACTTTGATTATAAGCATAAGCCAAAGAAGCTGGATAAACTTCCTCAACGAATACAGGAACCTCCTGTCTAGATTTTCCGAAATTGTCCGTCCCTAATACTTTAGTTATAAACTTAGAAGAAAGTGCCGACAATGAAACTTCAAAACTGAAATTATCATTATCTTTCGTTATACCTGATAACAAGAAGGTTTCGTAAGGATTAATTGTAACCCCTGAGTATTGTCCCGAACAAACCATAGTTAATGCACTCAATCCTGAAACAGTTCCACCCGAGTTTACCTCGTAAATTGGACCGTGAGCATTACTTGCTGCACTATTTTCAAAAAGTGATATACCTCTTGAACGGATTGTCGCTACAACCATGTTATTATATTCACTGAAAGCAGTTCCTGACCATGTATATACATTACCAGAAATACTACCCGAGAAACTATTAGAAGCTCCTGTTGCTATTGATGAAACAATATAGTCCATAGAATAACCTGAATAGTTATCATTGGAATAGTTGTTAAAGTTTGCATAGAACCAAGAATCATTCAAACCACTTGTTAAATCATTAAGAGGATAATTTATATTATCACAATTATATACGTTGACTAAGTTACGTCCTGTAGACAAACTATAATAGTCACTTTCTGGAATTGCACCATATACATTTGCAGTTGTTGAAGACAATGAATTTGTTGTTAGAACATCTTTCACAAACCCTAAAATATCGGATTGGATATTAGATGTGCTTCCGTCACTCATTCTATAAAGTGAAGTCAACGAATTGTTAATTTGTGAAGGGAATGAATTAAGAAAAGAAATTGTATTCCCTGTCGAACTTCCTGTAAAGTTTACCACCCAAGGGGTAGCTGTTGCAGGATTGAAACCAACCGTAGTTGGGTCAACATTAGCAACAACTTTGATACTCCAAGACGGACCTGCGTCGTATCCTGAAAGACCAAGGATTCTTGTTACGAACAATTGATTAGATTGTTGTAAGTAAGATTTGGCAATGTAAGCCGCTTCATATTTAGGGATTTGTGTATTAACAAATTTTACAGGCTCGGACCCCCCGAAATATGCCTGAAATTCATCGTAGTTCGTTATAAAAATCGGTTCAAATGCGGGACCCTTAATTGTTTCCCCAACTAAACCTAACGTAGTAACACCCACACTCTGAGCCACGAATGATAAATCCGTTTCAGAGGTATAAACACCAGGTGAAACATAAACTTTTTGATTTGCTTGTGCTGTTGCCATTATTAAATTATTCTATGCAGATTTATTTTAATGATAAATATTCTAATCTGAATGAAAAAACTTGACTTTTGAATATCTATTTGTAAATGGTGAGAATAAATTCTACCTTTTTTCTACCTATGAATAAAAAGAAAGAAATAAAGAATATAAAGATAGCACCTGAGGTTCACGAGGTATTGAAAAAATACTGTGATAAAAGGGGGATAAAGATTTATAAATTCTTAGAAAATTTAATATTAGAGAAGTGTAAAGAAAAGAAAGATTTGTATGGGGAGGACTAAACCAACTTACTATCAAACTTTATAGAACCTTCTTTCAGGTTGTCTTGTTTCATTACGGATATTGTAAGAATGTCGTTGGTTGTTATTTGTATTTTATTAACATTCGAACCGAAATAATCTCCATTAATAAAGACATCAAAATTAGAGATGTTCTCAGAACCAACCCAAGTCATATCTGCAGTGAAATCAATGAACTCAGACAAAGAGTCATTACCAACCACGTATTGAAAATTTGACAAAAACTCGTCAGGATTTTCAGGAAACTTCCTTCTTCTTTTACTAATCGTAGATGTGTCAAGTTCCACAACTTGAGCGACGCGAGCAATGGCTGGTTTCACCTGAAACTCCTCCTCATCAATCAAGTAACCCAACATTGTAAAATCATATGATTGAACATAATACTTCCTTGACTCCAATGTCATTTGTGATTCATCTGAAATATTGTTCATAATTATCGGAACATACTGCCCTTTTATGAAGGTATAGGCTTGACGCGAAGAAAACTTCTGAAGTGTAATTTTATTTAACTGATTCAATTCTCTCATTCTGTTACACACAATCTTCACACTATAATTAATATCAACAGGAACTGGTTGTGGAATTGTATATATGTCCATACCTTGTTCGTTACCATTCCAAGTCGGAACAGATGCATAATAAAATTGTTTTCTGTTTGGTATTGTGTATTGTAAAGATGGATTGGTTCCGTATTTCACCTCAGGATTTCTCACAACAGTAACGAATGGAGGTTCGACATTATAATCTAAGTTAACAAATGTTGCAGTTTCAACATACTGACTCCAATTTTGTGTTGTCAATAGTATGTCAATCATCGGAACAGTTTTACCTCCAGTAACAACCTTCAAATCGTTTTTTACAAAGTCCAACATACCTCTGTCCAAATCCGCATGTAATACTGATTTAGGAAGATAAGTCCCATCCTTATTAATATATTCTAAGAGTTGCTCCCTCCTTGCAGAAAGAGTCTTCTTGGGAACTAATGGTAAAGTTGGTATGACTTGTTTTGGTAATGGCATATTAATTATTTTTAGTCATTGAACCCACAGTTTTAAGTGCATTCCAATGAGAGTCTGACTTGGATGAACTCGCCCCAATCACAATCCCTTGTCCTCTCCCGACTGAGTTTCCAACAAAAACATTTGAAGCAGGAACTCCGTTGTTCACAGCATTTCTTACATTATTTTTCGTTTCACTTCCAGCAGCATATGGCTCAATGATGAACAAGTTATTTTTATTTTGACCCAAGACATTTGAAATCTCATTAGATTTCCTGCATCCCGCACTGAAAAGATAAATCGGGATTCCTGGGTTTTTATTGATAAAATCTATAATTGTAGAGGATGGTGTGTTAAACCTAAAACCTTTAACATTCTTTTCAGTTCCAATCCCCTGTTTCAATAAACTTACTTGTGAATCTATATTTAAGTCACCAGACCTATTATCTAACCCCCCAACTAAAATTGCATCATACTCACCAGATGTTTTTTGTGATGAGGAACCTTTTCTCACAATTTTCAAACCAAACTCTTGTTCCATCGCACCTCTTGTCAAAGGTCCTAACTTACCATCCACTCCATCTTTGTTTGGACCATACTTACCCAAATCATACCCCTTTTTTATCAGATACTTTTGTATGATTTCAACATTTGGGTCATAGGATATTTGTTCTAATAAAAAACCCAATTGTGATTCTTTTAAAATAAATCTCATAATTAGATTCCGTTAAATTCGTTTTCACTAACCCATGTGGCAACAACAGTTCTATAGAAAGGTTTGTAACCACCATAGGTGTGTTTATTGTCTGACTTTACATATCCATCATCACTAACAACATAATATCTTACTCTATCTTCACTTTCATAATATCCAAAATAATCACCCATGAATATATCAACACCCATGTCATCCAAAGTTTTTTGGTAAATACTAAATCTCATATTACCTGGTTCTTGTAACTCAACTCTAGAGTTACCAACAGTTTTATTTGTAGGAGCCATAACCTGAACGTAACCCTTCAATTCAACGGGAGCTAAGAACTGAATACCATCTTCCAAAACTTCACCATATACATCATCAGTTTTGGTTTTGTATCTATCTATTCTATATAAAATTACGGTGAAATTCATATCACCAATTAACCACTCCTCACCCATACCAATGTCGAGAGCGTAATCCTCACCGCCAAAAAATTTACCGAGTCTTGTAATTGGAACTAATTTCTCTGCCATAGTCAGCTGAACTTGTTTATATTGATAAATACTTTTAAGTTTATTATATTTAATCCAAATGGAAATTCAAAGAAATACAAAACTACAAGTAAGAAAAAGTTCAATTCACGGTTGGGGGGTTTTCGCATGTGAAGACATAAACGAGGGTGAGGTTATTGAAGAGTGTCCGATTCTTAGATTACCTGTTCAAAGAGGAGAAACAAACTACACCTTAATTGACTATACATTTGTATTTCCAAAAGGAGAGAATTGGCAAAACCACGTTATTGCTCTTGGATATGGTTCACTATATAACCATTCCGAAAACTATAACGCAACATGGGAAGACGATTTGGACAAAGACATTTTAAGATTTAAAGCAACAAAACCAATTTCGAAAGATGAGGAAGTCACAACTTATTATGGTGATGAAAGTTATTGGTCTGACGGTAGAAGTCACATTGAAGTAAAATGAGCTTATCAGAAATATCACTCGAGTCAAAAGCACTAACACTTCTTGAACAATATGAGGGGTATAACAATTATATCTTGGAACTACAAAGGAAATCCCAAGTAAATAAAAAATTCTACCCAACAAGAAGTCAATCAGAATACATAATCAATAACCACGACAAACAACCCAAAGTTGCCAAAAAGTGGGTAATTTTAGACGCATATTTTGCACAGAAATTAGCTGACGACAAGATGTATACTGAAATCCCACAAAAAGTCTGGGTTGAAAAACTTCTAGCGGAGAAGGACAAAGCTTATCATATTTGGGGAAAGATTTGGGACTCTGAACAACTACATGATTTTTGGTTACCCAAGGCTTCTATAATAAAAGACAACACCGTTAAAGACGTTGTCATCGATTTTGAAAAATATTCAAACAGACCCCCGTTAAACCATCAAAAAGAATCCATTCAGAAACTGGTTGAAAATAAAAAATATATTTTGGCCGATGATATGGGTTTGGGTAAAACAACCTCAACTATAATTGCAGCCTTAGAAACAGGGGCTAAAAAGGTTTTAATCATATGTCCCGCAACTTTGAAGATAAACTGGAAGCGTGAAATTGAAAATTACTCTGACAGGACAATATACATAGCGGAGGGTAAAAACTTTAGCACAGAACACGACTTTGTAATCATAAACTACGACATTCTAAAAAACTTCCATGACCCTAAAAAGAAAGATGATTCGCAAATTCTTAGAGCCAATTTTGATTTGGTTGTTATTGATGAAGCACACTATATCAAAAATGCTCAAGCACAAAGAACCAAACTTATAAACGACTTCATAAAAAAAATTGACAGACTTTGGTTATTAACAGGAACACCGATGACATCAAGACCAATTGATTATTATAATTTATTGAGTCTCGTAGATTCCCCTGTTGCCAAGAACTGGATGGCCTACGTCATAAGATATTGCAGTGGATATCAATTCAAGGTCGGAGCAAGGAAAGTATGGAACGTAATGGGTGCGTCTAATTTAGATGAACTAAGGGATAGAACCTCGAATACAATCCTAAGGAGATTGAAAGAAGACGTTTTGGATTTACCTGAAAAAATTATCACACCTGTTTATCTCAGACTCAAATCAAAGGACTATGAAGAACTCATGGGGGAATATTATAATTGGTATGATAAAAACCCCGACGAGTCAAAATCGTTAACAGTTCAATTTTCAAAACTTACAAAAGTTAGACAAGTTATTGCCAACGAGAAAATATCTCAAACAATAGAACTTGCCGAAAACATATTAGAGCAGGACAAAAAAGTTATCATATTTTGTAACTTCACAGATTCACTAAATCAAATTGTTCAACATTTTGGAAAAACTGCCGTCAAAGTTGATGGGTCAATGACAAAACAAGATAGACAATTTAGTGTTGACCAATTTCAAGAAAATGATAAAATAAAAGTTTTTGTCGGTAACATAAAGGCTGCGGGTGTTGGACTTACTTTGACTTCCGCAGAAGCGGTTATTATGAACGACTTATCATTCCTACCATCGGACCACTCTCAGGCTGAAGATAGGGCATACAGATTTGGACAAAAAAATAATGTGTTAGTCTATTATCCAATATTTGAAAACACAATCGAAGGCGCGATATATGACATACTTAATAATAAGAAGCAAGTCATCGCGACCGTTATGGGTGACAATCAAAACATCGGTGACACTGCCGAAGAAATTCTGAAAAGAATAAACGAATTACGCCCTTAACATAGATGGAGAAAGTAACTAATCACCAAGGAGTTGAATTGAGAGTTGGTGATAGAATTAAAATTATATCAGACAAATTACATTCAAAATTACTAGCTAACGTTGACCTAAATGAAGAGGTTGTCATAACAAGTTTTTCAGAAAACGGAAAAATTATATATCATCATAATACATTAGCCCTACCAACCAACAGTGACATTTATGTTAAAATAAATTAAAGTCAATCAAACCTTAAAACAATTCTGAGTTATTTATATAAAACGAATAACTCGCCAATATGAAAAAAATAGAAGAAAGAATTCAACAAATTGAAAAACAAATTACCGAAAACCATATCGAAACAGAAAAACAATTGTTGATTACAGAAATGAAAAAAATTGGAATAGAAAAACTACCCTATTCTTATTCAGCCCTCAAAGGATTCATCGACGCAGAAACGATGAATTTCCACTACAACAAACACTATAAGGGATATGTAGATAAATTAAATGCCGCCCTGTCAAAGAAAAAACATGGAGATTTAGACTTAGAAAAAATTGTCAAAAACATTAGTCGATACGACCAAGTAGTAAGGAACAACGCTGGAGGAGCATTCAATCACGCACTTTTTTGGAATATGTTGTCTCCAACACCAAAAAAATTAACAGGGGAATTGTATAAAAAAATTACCAAAGAATACGGTAGTTTCAATCTATTCAAAAAGAAATTTGAAACTGTTGCAAAGGATAGATTTGGCTCAGGTTGGGTATGGTTAATTTTAACCTCAAAAAATACTTTGAAAATAATGTCGACACCAAATCAAGACAATCCACTTATGAATGTTATCGAAGGTGGAGGTTTCCCTCTATTAGGTTTGGACCTTTGGGAACACGCCTACTATTTGAAATACAGAAATAAGAGAGACGAATACATTTCAAATTTTTGGAAGGTGGTCAATTGGGATTTTGTTCAGAAACTTTATGAAATGAAAGTTGAAACAAAACTACTAGAGTCGAACAAATTTCAAGGAATAATTACTGAATCAAAAGAACCACAATTCTGTAATCCAAAAGAAGTATTGTTCTATAGAGACTTGATTAATAATTACGCAATCAAAAAAAGATATCAGGAGGGAGTATCCTACGTTCTAAAAAAAGTATTTTCACATTTTTGGGTTGAGGGTAATACTGAAGAGATGTCAGGATTTTATGGTGTAGAATCACCCGAGGGTAGGTCTATACTCAATAACCTTAATACAAATTTCAATACATTTTGTTTATTGGTAAAAGCAGTAAACAAACAGATTGAATTAATTGGAAGGTCAGAAAAGAAGTTTGATTTTTCAAAAAAAGAAAAAAGAACTCTAAAGGAAACAACTAGATTTATTTCAGCATTGGACCACTTCAGAAACGAAATCTTTACAGAGAATAACGAAGACTTTATCAATATAATCAAAGTCCTTAAAAAACTTTGGGATAGGGGTCAAAAGTCTGAAGACAACGCAATTAAAAAAATAGAAGACTATTTTGATGGTAATGCTAAAATTGAAAAGATTGGTTCACATGGTGGAAAACAAGACGCCTTCAAAGGTATTGATGTAAATGTGATTTTAGATGGAAAAAAGTTTTCTGCACAGGTTAAACCATTCTCTAATGTTTCAATAATCGAGGACAGAGTTAAACTTTTGGATACAGGAAATGTTAAGCATTACGAAGTCGATTGGTATATTTTTATTAATCCTAAAACAAATAAGATACTTATATTCAAAAACGACCCTATAAGTGATAAAAACCAATATGTCTTCAACGTTAGTTCACTACTACACGAAATAGAATAATAAAGATATTTATTTGATATGGCAGCACTACCAGAACCAGAAAGAAGTAAAATTTATACAAGAGTCAAACACTTGTTGGGAGCACCCTTAAGAAGTGTAGAATTAGAAGACGAAATGATGGACTCGCTAATGGAATTATCTATTGGTGATTATGAAGAATATATTCTACAATGGCTAATCGATTCACAATGGGTTAACTTAGTAAACCTCAATATGAATGAAAAGTCTGTTGCCAGAGCTTTGGTTACAAGGACAATGGACTTCGAACAACAATTTGCATATTCGTATTCTAAGATTGTTGGACTTCAGACCGTAGGACCATGGGTCTTGAAGAAAGATTATTTCATAATTGAAAAGAATGTTCAGACATACGAAATACCAGCCAACAGAGAAGTCAATGAACTTCTTTGGTTTAGTAATCAGGCTTGGACAGCATTCGGACTTGGAGGTCTTGGTGGATTTGGATTCGGTGGTATAGGTTTGGGTGCCAATGAAGCAGGATACGCTCAGATGGGATACCAAGGTTCTTATTTTATGATGTCTGGTTTTGATTACCTCATCAGAATGCAAGAAGCAAATATCTTGAATAGAATTCTCGGTGGTTCTATGACATATAGGATTACCGCATTACCTGATGGTAAAAAGTTGATACACTTGATGAATACCCCTGGTGGTAAATTTAACTGGGCTAATTTCAACATGTATGCTGGTAAAGCGGTTTGGTATTGGTATTATGATGTAACACCAGACAGTAGAGCTGATTGTCTTAAAAACAATCCTGACATTATCAAACTACCGACTGACGTTCCTCTTGAATCCTTGAGTTGGGAAGATATCAATGTTCCTGGACAACAATGGATAAGAAGATGGTTTACAGCATATTGTAAAGAAACCTTAGCAAGAGTGAGAGGTAAATACAGTGGGAATCTTAAGACACCTGATTCTGAAATTACAATGGATTACACCAGTCTTTTAACTGAAGCCAAGGATGAAAAATCTAAACTGATGGAAGAATTGACGGGCGCTGAAGGATGGCTTACAAGACTAAGACCTGAAAAGGTTATGGAAAGAGAAGCACAAATTGCTGAAAATTTAAATAAACAAATGAAATTCAGAGCAATGCCTCGTCAAATCTACGTAATCTAATATGGCAATAGTAAAATCAATCCCATCCAAAAGAATTATTAATGGTCATGCAATCAATACATCTGAACTTTCAGTTGTATCCGAATTGGATTATAGAACCAACGGTGAATTTTGTATAATTGTTAGAGGAATCCCACAATCATTTTTAGTCTTAGATTCAAAAACAACAGACCATGTTGTAGTCAAAGCTATGACTATGGTAACAGTAAGACCCGATGTCGGAAAAATTGACGAGGAATGGGACGAAATTGTATTAGATAAGTTTGCCTGTGTAGAATTCCAATACGTTGGAGGTAATTGGTATATTCTTTCTTCAGACGGTCTTAAGCAATCCTAATTTAGTTTCCCAATTTTCTTCGGCTAATTCATACATGTAATTAGGGTCAAGTCCACGTTTTTCCCAATAAGATAGTTCATCCGATGTTATATCTAAAACATCTTCTTGAAGTTTATCTTGGTCTCCATCTTCGAATGGCATACCGTTGATTAGTTCACATTGTTCTCCCGTAAAAATTCCCCTTTCTTCAGGATTCGTAACAAGTAGTTGGTCACGAACGTCTTGTTTATAAACAACAAGTAAAGGTTCAATTCTTTTGTTGAAAGTTACAATTGCTCTTGGAACATTATATTCACCTGTCAGATTGGGGTTATTTTCTAATATGTTTGCATCCAACATGTAACAATTAATCTGAACACTGTCTCCCTTTTTTTGGACATCACCATGAGAGGCTTTGACACCATTATTAACATACATAATAACATCTCCCAAGTTTACACCTATCCCCGTTTGAAGTGCAAGTTCCATGTGTGCCATACGGGACATTGTATTCCCTGCTTTAGTCTTTTGGGTTAATCTTTTTTTATAATCCTCGAGTGTTAACTTAACTTTCGCTCTTTGTGCAATCTTTGAAAGGGGAATTTGTTGGTTGAATATTTTTTGAAGATACTCATAATAATATTCCACGAAGTCTTTACCCTTACCCTCCAAAAGTAATTTGATACCTTTATCCAAAAACTCCTCGATATACAATGGAAGTTTTTTTGATTTGATGGAATTGCCAGTCAATTTAATCTTTCCTTTGGCGTCCATGACCGCATAATTTTTTCTGGCAAGATTAATACATGAAGGCCACACACCATCAGTATCGAGAGCCATCTCACCCCTCATGAATATGTCATTGTATTCTGCAACGTCCGCTTCAGGACCTTTATAAACTTTTCCCGCCTTTACCTTCCAATTCAACCCACGACCAACATAGTGATGACTTTCCACATCATCGGGACTGGAGAAGTTTACACCGTCTGTATCCATTACAAGTGGGACATAACCCTTAGACATAAAAAATTTAATCATTTGTCTCAGATATTGTCTACCTGTGCAAGTAATCTGTTCCCCCATATACATGTCACCCCAAGCAAAAACTTGTGGAGCAGACAAAGCACCAAACATGGAGTTGATGAATATTTTGATGGGCAATTGTTTGTTTGAATATGATGCGGACTTTTGTGGGTCAGACTTTTCAAACTCTTCCGCAAGTTGTTTGTAACGAATACGTGTGTCACGGAAATACTTCAACATTCCTTTCATCGCACCTGTCACATCACAATCAGGAAATACATCATGCACAAGCTGAATAGAGGGGTATAGAGAGGAGAAGTCGAGCTTTAATACATTCTTACTATAACCAACCTTAAGTAGTCGAGAAAGACCTCCTACGAAGTCTGTCTTCGATTGTTTGGCAGGGATTGCCAGTCCGTGTTTGTATGACCAAGCAAGCATCAGCATTTTCCAAAGAGTCGCAGTTCCCATGGTTGATACTCTTTCGTAAGTCGTAGGAATCATAGATGCAAGTAGAAATGACGCTTGGTTAAATTCTTTATCCACAGCCAAGGTTTCTTCCAAGTCATCATCAAGATATCTCTCAACAAGATTGTCACCAGTAGTTTTGATATAAATGTCATTTCTTTTTTCACATACCTCATCAATCTTTGGGTCCAAACCAACCTTCTTGTAATTACCGTTTTTAATATTTAACCAATATTCTTCCTTAGCGGCATAAAATTTTCCAATGTCCGTGTGTTCGATATAAACACGGTCAGGAGCCTCTTTATTAATAAACTTTGTGATATACTTCAAACCAGCCGCCTTGATATTTGAATTGATGGCTTGAGCTCTTCGAACAGCATGAATTATATCGATTACATTATATCCCCAAATTGATGTTTGAAGAAAATCTTCGACTTCATTTGCTAATTTGAGAATCGTATCTTTTCTTGTGTATGAGTGTTGGGGATGTAAGGATTTAATCGCCTTCCTCATATCTAAACCAAGTCTTTGACCTCTTTCGAATATCCAGTGCCAGTCGAAGTTTGCCGAATTATATCCACCTATGATTGATGGTTTGAGTTGGTCAATCACATTGAAGAACTCCTGTATAGCACCCTTCTCTTGTGATTCATCCAAACATTCAATTACTCTATGATATCCTTTATTGGTCTTAATTCCTATCATGAATATTCTACCATCTTTGGGGTCTAACGCATTTGTTTCCAAGTCAAATACAAGACGTGTCACATCATCATAATCAGTAAACCCCTTGAATAATCTTTTTTCTTTAGAGACCAAATATTGTTCTACAGGTGGAAGGATTAATATTTTATCTTTCGTTTTTTCTCCCCATGGGTCGCATCCACCATCTCTAAAAAACTGAATCAGTTCTCTGTATCCCTTGAGCGATTTTACCATATAGGTCAAACCGTTTTCTAATCTTTCATTATCCTTTGTATCTAATTTTTGTATTACAATTCCATATTTTGTCATGGCTTCTTTTTGAGCCATTTTGGAATCGTTGTAGAAATTTACACCACGTAAATCACCGACCCATGCGAATGGGATAAAAGTGTCTTTACGTATTTCCTTACCTTTACCAGGTATTTCTTTTACCTTGAAAATTGAATTGGAGACGTAGTCAAATTCTATTGCTACAATAAATTCTTCGGGGTCGTTTCCTAATAGGAAAGACTCAATTGCTTCGTGACTGAACATATGATTAAGACGAGTGGTTTATTGGCTTTCACACTATCGTGAAATTCACCTTACTCATTCAATAATAAATATAAAAAAAATTAAGTCTTAATCAAATCAACAACACGCAGTTTCGGAAATGAAACTTGGTTGAATATTAATATAAAGTTGTTCTCTGATTGGAAGAATTAAATTTCCTTCATCATTTTTGATTAAGAATTGTCCTTCGTATCTTCCTGGCGTATCAGTATCTCTCGAAGTAAATTTGAAATAAATGTAGTATTCTGCAGGAGCACCAGGGTCCAAAATGAGATTAACTATTTCACATGGGGCTGAAACTATTTTTGGAATCCCAGTCTCATAATCTATCATAGTGAAATATATTGTGGAAACCTCCAACGCTTCCATAAACTGAATATACCCCGCTCTACCGTCTTTTACGACTTGCATTTTCAAAACTGGTAACGTAGCATTTTGTTTGATATAAAATTCCATAACAATAAATATATTGTTAGGACTCTTTACGTAACTCTCTGTTGTAATGTTCGAAACGGTCGTGTTCAGTTGGTGTCATTAGAAGTAAACCAGGATTTAATTTTTCTTCTTTTGTCAGTTGATACATATGACTCATCCACGTTTGTTCAAATGGATGTGCCCAAGTAACATCCAAAAACATTTTTTTGTTACCTGGTCTTGAAATAATTTGAGGCCAGTTACAATAATATATGTCGCCTGTCGCATATGGAACTTTTCTGTGTGAAAGAACTTTTTTGAACTCTGTCTTTGGCGCATTCGGGTCCAATCCTATTTGTGGTAATCTTGGATTTAAGGGCCAATACTTTGACCTAACATCTTGAGGAACATTATACCAAGACCATTGAGTCCCGTTATCTCCGTAGAATTCAGAATAATTCAATTTTAAGAAATCAAAGTTTTCCTTTTGCATTATTTGCATCGAGATTGAAAATAGATTTGGTTCGTATCTTGAAAAACCGTTTTTACATTTCGAACCTTCATTCGGATAAAAAAACATGTCATCTTCAAAAAACAAATAATAATCCAAATCTGTTTCTTCAAAATGTTCTGCAATCCACTGCCTTCCTCCACAAATACCCAAGTTATCTTTTTTGATATGTTCAAAATTATATTCATCACAAAGTTGTTTATACTCTTCTGTTGTTGACAAATCACTTGAGTTATCAAGTAAGAATTTTTTTGTTTTAAGTATGAATTCTTTATCATACATTAACATTGAATTAATCAACGTTTTGAATTGGTTTGGACTATTGAAAGTTATAACATATAGACCAACTTTGTTAATATCCAAATTTGAAACTTGTCTATGAACTGATTCTGTTTTTACTTTCAAATCATCGTTCTTCAAATCCTCAAAAAATTTACCTAACAAACCATTTGATTCTATTTCAAAATAATTTATTAACTCGGAGTGTCTATAACACATTATGCTGAATAAAGATTCTTCAGTTCCCATATATCCCGAATCCAAGGTTTCTTTCATCAGAGAATAATATATTGAATTGATTTCTGATATTGAGTGTTTTGGTCCACCGAAGAACCCACCTCTAGCAACCCTCTCAACTTTAGCACCTGCCATAGAGTTCATCTTATCGAAATTGAACCCGTGGACTTCTGTATTAGCTTCATAAGGAAAACAAACGAAACTGAATTTGGAGATATATTTTACTAATTTATCCAAAACCTTGTCGTGTGTAAAGTAACCAGGATGCACAGTATTTGTCAACCCACCGTCAATCCAAAACAGATATTCTGAATCAAACCTATCCATTATTTTTGCATCATTCAAAAGATAAACTTTTGACATAACCAACGGGTTATAGTTTTCCAATCTCGATTGAGTTGAATCTTTTAACCAACCAACTTGATTATACCACTCAGGGTTATTTCTTATGTTTTGGATTTTATCAAAAAATTCATTATTCCTGAACCAAGACATGTCTCTTACAATAAATTGTGTATTTGACTTATCCCTTTTTGAAAAAACAAATTCCTCTAAACTTTTATCACCATAGATAATCATATTGGTATTGACATCCAATAGTTTTTCAAATTTATCCAAATAATGTTGAAAAGGTCTTGACCAACCTTCACTTAAATCACCTCTTCCGATGTCCCAAATTCCTGTTACAAGTGTTATATTACTCATAAATTCTTTTAAATTCTTCTAATATTTTATAGAAACTTTTATTTTTCTGAAATAACTCATCTGTTACACCTTGAGGTGCATTATCCCTGCACCACCAAATATCAAAATGTTTTCTCTCAAATAACTCAATATGATTGAAATACATAAGAGTCATTATTTGTTCTTCATGAGGTAAACCCTCATCGTTAGATAAAACTTCTTGGACATAGTTTTCGAATATATTGACTATATTATCCCACTTGTCCCTGTGACCACCAAACAATCCTCCTATGATATGAATACTTCTATCATAATTTTTATACCATCTTGGACTTACAGTTCCTGACCAATAGTTTCTTTCATTTTCTTTTCCTAAAATTAAAAATTTGTCTTTAGTGTCTTCTATCAAATTTTTCAAAAAATCATTATCAAACAAATTGCTTTCATAAAATCTTCTTAAGGCATGTTTTGTTTCAGTCAAATACTTGAGAGGTATTAAACCACAATGGGATAATCCCGCGTCTATCCAATAATAGTTATCGTAGGATTTATCCTCATTCCACCACCATGAAAATTTAGAATATTGTATTTCGATACATCTATCCCCTCTTTTAATCTCATCGACATTTTTTCTCGAATCAATTAAATGTTTAAACTTGGAATTTGAAATATCGTATGTTGTAAATTTCAACTTGGATTCTGGTATATTGTTTTCTTCATAGAAAAATTTCTTTAGGGAATCTATTTCTCTATCCGAGGTATAACATAAAAAATCCGCATCGGTCATCTTCAATAATGACAATAAACTATATCTATAGTGGGCACCTCTGTTAGGTCTACCACCAAATTCAGTTCCATAAAGGTCACTATAAATTGCGGTTATAAACTTAGTTGACATTATAAGGTAAATATTTTTTTTCTGTTTTCATTTTTTTATTTTCTGATTCATTCAAAAATCTGTGATTAATCTTGATTGGTGAATAGACATTCCAATTGTATGTTTGGGCGTAGAAATTGTTATACATTCCCTGCGACACATCAGAATAAGAATTTTTCTGAGGGGCAATTGGTAAGATTGGTGCATATGATTGAATTGAAGGATACACATGTTTTACCAATTGTTCATCAATAGGAATGATAAAATCACCACTATAAAAACACTTATCTTTAATTTTTTCTATTTTTTCGAAAGATGATTCATCGTATATCAGAATATTTGTTGCGAAAGTTTCGGTCAATCTTTCATGTGGTTTTGGAGGTAAGTTTGTCAAATCCAAAAGCATACTGTATTTTTCACTGACGTTCATTGGACGATTGAGTGTTGGAGAAAGATTCAATACACCAAAATCAATTCCATTTATATTTCTCTCCAAATCCTCAATGAAATTTTTTGCATAAGGCATAAATACACAATCATCTTCTATCACCATTACTCTCTTGTAACCTCTTTCTTTAGCCATTTCAATTATTGACAAATGAGAAAGAGCACAACCCATATAATCGTTACGTGGAACAGCCTTAAACAAATCGTAATCCCAACCGATGTAATTCATCTCGAACTTTATATCTTCAAGTCTGTCAGGTCTACTTTCCAAATTTATAACAAATTTTGGTATGTCTTTGAAAATCATTAGCTTACAACATTATGATTTAATTGTCCAGTGATTCTATCACACCATCCTTTTGATACCGAGTGAGGCCAAACAACCCAATATGTGGGAGTAACGTCCGTTTGAAATTCTCTCCAAATCTTACAATATTTGTCAGGGTCTCTCATATAACCAGCAATTTCATTTTTGTCGGAGTCCTTTCTGAATAAAGTTTCGTCGTTAGGTCCGTGGAAAGCCACAACCCAAAAATCATAATCCGTTTCAGGAACCTGTGAGTATCCAATATCTATACAATGTTTGAATACCTTAGCAAAATCATTTTTCCAATCTTCCTCTGATGAATAGTTATATGGGTTTGGAGGATAATTCTTATCGAGTGTATATTTTTGAACAGCTCTCTTTTCAAATAAAATACCAGCATACTTCTCATATTCTCTTAAAGTTCTCACAGGACCAAAACCATAAGGTCCATCATGACCCTCTTGGGTTTCACCATCCATACCAAAAAGTTTTCTGTTGGTCAAATGGGATACTTTGTTTTTCTCACCCCAAGTTTTGTCATCATCCCATTGTTTTGTCCTACCCTTACGTGTGTATTCATGATAGACAACAGGAATGTGAGGGTGAAATAAATCATAACCCCATGTGTAAGCTCTAGCTGCAATTGAGATTTCTTCTCCGTGGAAGTAATATTCAGGATTGTGTTGGACTTCTAGAGAAAACTGACCCAAAGTAAAACAAAAATGTGCAGAATAAAATCTCGCTGTTACGGGTTTTGTCATCTCTCTCCAACCAGGAATTGTTTCAGGGAGAAAAAACACAGCACCCTCAGGAATGAATCTATCAAATGCCATTCTCCAAGCATCTTGTGCCCTTCCCGCTGGGTCATTTTCAGGGTCAAAGGAGGGCACATAACCCGTAAGTAGAGGTTTTTCATACCCATCCTTTTGTAGACCCTTAATCATTTTTATTAATATTTCATCCCAATCCTTTACAAATCTCATGTGGGAATCAATTTGCATTGTGTATCCTTCACCATCGTAAAGTTGTTGGGTTAAGTTTCTTGCCCAACAAACGCCTCTAGATTCTTGATAAGGTATATCTAAAATCTTGAATCTTTTATCTTCTCTAAACTCATCTAAGTTGTCAAATCCATCTGTTTCACTAAATTGTCTTGCGATTGAGAAAACCAAGTTCTTTGGTTTTTTAGCGTTTGCAATCATATCTTTGAGTGTTGGAACTAACTGTGGGTCCCTGTATGATGCGATTTGAATAAAAATTTTACTGTTAGACATATTATCTTTTTGTCTAAAAATAAAAAACCCTCCACGAAAGTAGAGGGTTTTATCTTTATTATTTTTAAATTTAATCTGTAAGTGTGATTTTTGCTACATCTGTATCTTGTAAAGGAACTCCACCACTAGTTAATCCAATCATTGATGGTGGGATTGTTGACCCTGAATATAAGAACGACCCATTAAGTTCAACTATAAAATTAACAGGAGTTCCTGTTATAGAAGCTCTTGGATTACCGAATGTTAGACCGTGTAGTGCTGTAAAAGTTTGACCTGATGTTACAGGTAAAGCTCCTGATAGATTGGTAAGTGTTATACTTCCACCATCATCAACAAAATCTATAATTTCCGCTCCACCTGTTGATTCGTTAACCGCTATGATTTCGGGACAAATAAGAGTTCCTGTTATTTCACCGTTAGTTAATTCCCATCCGCCACCGCCAAGTAAGTTAAGCCATCCTGATGGATAAATATCTGAGAAAGATGCCCCACTAAATATGATATCATTCGGATATGACGGTTGATTATAGTAATAAGAAGTTGTCGAAGTTCCTCCTGAACAAGCGTCCAATCCAGACACTGTTGAAAATTTAGTTGCACCAATTAATGCGAAAGTTCCTGGTGTTTCAGTAGGTGTTGGTGTGTATGTTGCAGTTTGAGATGGTGTTTGAGTTGGAGTTTCTGTGTTGGTTGGTGTTTGAGTTGGAGTTTCTGTGTTGGTTGGTGTTTGAGTTGTTGTTGGTGTTGGTGATGATATTGGTGTAGATGTTGAAGTCACTGTAGGTGTCGGTGTCGGTAAGTTCGAACATCCGTTAGGGTCGGAACTTGTAATCAATCCTGCTCCACCGCTAACAATAAACCAAGCAATCCCATTAGAATAATAACCATCAATAACAGGAACTGTCAGAGCTGTATTTTGATAAAGTGACTCACCAACGTTTGGACCTACTCCACCCGCTACAGTTCCGTAGACAGGATTAGTTGAACCCAAACAAGCTTCATTCGGAGTTGAACCTGAACCTAAATTATATGTATAGTATCCAAATGTTGCTGTTGGTGTTGTAGTTGGAGTCGGTGTTGGTGTTTCAGTTGGAGATGCGGTTACAGTTGCTGTTGGTGTTGGAACAACCAAACAAGAACTGAATGCACCCACTTGAGCACCATTCGAATCTATTTCTGTTACAATATTTGAACTGTTATAAAAACCTGCCAACATTGTTGACGGACCAAAACTTTCAGGATAGAATTGTGTGCAGTTATCGAAAAGAACCGCATTACCCCAAATATTTCCAACTATTCCTGAAGAACATGCTTCATTCTCAGTTGAACCTGAACCTACTGAAAACTCAAATCTTACTGGTGTCGGTGTAGGTGTTGGAGTTTGAGTTGGTGTTTCTGTGTTAGTTGGAGTTGGTGTAGGTGTTTGACTTGAAGTAGGAGTTGGTGTTGGACCACAATTTCCATCAACTGTAATTGTAGCTCCCGTAATACAACCTGGTCCACAACCAGAAGCAACTATGTAAATAATACCATCTTCAGTATAATAACCTTCCGGATTACCTGTATTTGGACCTGTAGCATCTGACCAAACTAATGTTGAATCCGCCAAACTTGTTCCATTTACAAATATGTTTGCTGTTTGAACACAATCACAAGTTAGTAATATATCCGTCTCATCGTGACATCTCACAATAGCAGTTCTCTCAACGTTTGTAGGTGTTGGAGTTTGCGTTGGAGTTTCCGTGTTAGTCGGAGTCTGTGTGAACGTTGGAGTATTTGTCGGTGTTTCTGACGCAGTTGGTGTCTGAGTATTGGTTGGTGTTGTTGTAGGCGTTGCAGTGTTCGAAGGTGTTTGAGTCGGACTAGATGTCGGAGTAGGTGTGGGTCCAGTTGGTGGGAACGCACCCATATTTTGGAGAACGATTGTTGTATTCGCCGTGGAATATGTTCCATCTATCAACCAAATGTTTTTTACCTGATTTGGTTCTAATTCTACTTGGTAATCCCACATTGAATCTTCGCATCTTCTATAGTTGAAAGTTGCTATTGTGGAACCTGTGTTTGTTAAAATATATTTACTACAAGCCATTTTACTTTTTTTATATAAATACTGAGAACTCGCTCAATTTTATTTTCTTTTTTAATAAATCTTATTCAGAACAAAAATATCACTGAAAATTGAGTTCAAAGGACTATTAGAACTAAACTGAGCAGTCACATTCAGAGTATTCGGAATAGTTGTATCAAAGGTTGTATCGTTTACAGTATTGAACGCAAAACCTGCAGGAACACCACTTGATTGTTTTGTTGTATGAAATACTCCAAGAGATACAATATCGGCAACTCCAGCAACACCAAGAGTTCTAATTGTAAAATTTATTGAGAACTGCCAAACATCGTCTGTCGCTGAACTCATAGTTTGTACACCACTGTCCGCCAACACAACTGAACCCGCCTTCACACGGATTTGAATTGTGTCTCCATTTTTTGAAGACAATAACCCACCAAAATCCGCTCTAAAAGAATCCCCAATTTGAAATTGATTCGCACCAACGGTAAGAGTTCCAACACCCCCATTGATTAAAGTCCCTTCAACAGTTGTTGCACTAATTGATACGCTATTTGCCGTTTGGGAAAATAATCCATAAACAGTTGGAAATGGTGCTAATGTGCTATTTTTAACACGATAAGTTACTCCTCCTTGAGCAACTGCGAATTCAGCGTTGGCAGTCATCGCGGTTAATTCTGGTAATGCAGATATTGGTAAATTAGGCATATTATGTAATTAAAATTTTGTAATTATCCTCTTGGTCAAGGGTTGAATAATCTTCTTGTAATAAATAGTTTGTATCGGGGTTAGAAATATAGGTATAACATGTTTGGTCAAAAGCCCCAAAATAAAGTTCATAACTTCCATTAAAATATTCCAACTCAACCGTATATGGTAACACATTTGCACCCAAGCTCACAGTTCCTCCCGTATCAGGATAAAAGGTAATATTGGCTATCTGACCATTAAAATTCGTGCTTGATATTTGTACTCCTGTAGTCATTTTATAATAGTGGTATATTCCATTTATTTGATAGATATTGTTGGACAGATTGTAACTCCGATGGAGATAAAGCTCTACTGTAAGCTAACACATCAAACAAAAATCCATTATAGAAGAACTGTGTGGTTCCCGCGGGTGCTCCCGTATAGGATACTCCCAAGAACACATAATCAAGAAGTGCATTTGTTGTTGTTCCAACATTAGTTATATAGGTCAAGGTTTGTCCTGAACCATCAATATAAAACTTTAATTTATCTTGATTGGTCACACCTGTTCCACTAAACACATAAGATATAATGTGTGGATTTGTATTAACAACACCACCCGTAGCAAAACCACCACCAGCCGCAATGTTGTATGTTGAACCACTTTGTCTTATGTATGTTGCATCCAACCCTGTATTTCCATCAGAACCTCCCTGAATATATTGAGCCGTATTAGTTGAATTGAGTGTCTTAACAACCATAATGATTGTTTGTCCTGATTTTGATGATAAGTCAACAAGAGGGTTTACACTTAAACCATCTGAGGTTCCATTGAACCAAACTCCTCCTAAACCATTTTGAACACCGCTCCACCATTCAGGAGAAGGACCAGCTCCACCACCAATTGGGTTGGCATTGTGCGCACTTGCAGATGAATCTTCCCATTGTGTAAATGTCGAACCACTTGTTGCATTAGGGTTAAATTGGTCACCAGTCTGACCTTGATAATAAATTTCAAGGGTTGGGTCACTTGGTACAATCGCTTGAGTTGGTGTAGGTGTTACATCTGGTGTGTTGGTTTGTGTTGGAGTACTTGTTACCTCAGGTGTTGGTGTTTGAGTTGGAGTTTCAGTAGGTGTTGGACTTGGTTCATTTGTTGGTGTTGGTGTCTGAGTTGACGAAGGAGTAGGTGTTGGTAGTAAGGTTATTTGAATATCACAAACAGGATTAGGTGTTACATCAGGTGTTGGTGTTTGAGTTGGAGTTTCAGTATTAGTAGGAGTATTAGTAGGTGTATCTGTGATTGTTGGAGTTGTAGTATTAGTAGGAGTATTAGTAGGTGTATCTGTAATTGTTGGAGTTGTAGTATTAGTAGGAGTATTAGTAGGTGTATCTGTAATTGTTGGAGTAGGCGTAGATGTAGAAGTATCGGTTATGGTTGGTGTTACAGTATTAGTAGGTGTTTGAGTTGGAGACTCAGTTGGCGTATTTGTAGGAGTTTCAGTTGGAGTGTTAGTAGGAGTTTCTGTTGGTGTTTGGGTTACGGTTTCTATCGGGGTTCCTGTTGGAGTGTTAGTAGGAGTTTCTGTTGGAGTCTCAGTTTGAGTTGGTGTCTCAGTCGGAGTGTTAGTAGGAGTCTCTGTAGGAGTTCCGGTGTTAGTTGGAGTTTGTGTTATGGTTTCTGTTGGAGTCTCAGTAGGAGTTTGTGTTGGTGTCTCAGTTTGAGTTGGGGTATTTGTTGGGGTTTCACTCGGAGTTTGTGTTGGCGTCTCACTCGGAGTCTGTGTAACCGTTGATGTTGGTGTTGTTGTAGGACATATTGAGAAACTACCAATTGTGAACCCCTCTGAATCAAGTTCAACCACAATGTTATTATATGAATAATATCCAGAAAGATTAACCGTGTTTGAACCCGTAGGAGAATCAAAGAATTGATTATTCTCATCGAAGTTCTCAAACTCACCATATATAATTCCATTATCAACACATTGACATGCATCAATCAAAGTAGTTCCCGAACAAACATTAAACGCGAATCTCAATTTCGTCGGTGTTGGAGTGTTGGTAGGTGTTTCGGTTGGAGTTTCAGTTGGTGTCTCCGAAGGTGTGGATGTAGGAGTTGATGTTTCTGTAGGAGTATTTGTTGGTGTCTCGGTAGGTGTAGGTGTTTGAGTTTCAGTTGCAGTTGGAGTTTGACCAGGACTTGCAGTAATTGAAGGTGTAGGAGTATTTGTTGGGGTTTCTGATGGCGTAACGGTTGGTGTTTCCGTACTTGTTGGTGTCAAGGTTGGTGTTTCCGAAGCGGTAATCGAAGGTGTTGGTGTTACAGTAGGAGTTACTGTAGGTGAAGGTGTTGGTAAAATTAAAACTCTACAGTCAGGACACTTAGGGTCTAACAAATCATATTTGTCTTTTTGAATTTTGAAATTGTGCCAAATCTGTGAAGCATTTAAAGGCTCTGTATACATTCTAAATGCACTAATGTCCCCAATTAAACTGCCACCAAAATATTCTTCAAGTTTGATGTGTGTTGTTAAACCTGAATAGATTGTGTTGTCCAAATCATGTGTTGTTAAACACTCTGGGTCTTGTTGATAAACTATTTCGTCAACAGTTTCAGGACATCCTCCTGAGAATGTAAGGTTGTCGTGTAATCCCTGTGTTCCACCACCAACAGAAATGTTATAAGAAACGCCTATTTGTTTTTCTCTTGGTGTGTCTAAAAGTCTCGGAATAATCTCTTCAAAGTTTTCAACAACCATGAAAAGTCTACCATTTACGTATAACTTGAATTTACCCAAACGGTATATTTGTTCAAGTGTCCAATTGTCATTAAAAGTTACAATTTCAGTTGTTGCCGGGTCATAATCTTTCTCATGGGTTAGAGGAGGTTCAATAAGACTAACACTATTGTGAGCAGGAGTAGCGGTATAGATTGTTTCTGTTATCAAACCTAATCCCCCTTTTTCATATAAATCACAAGTATCAAACCATTCATTTCTTTCAAAAACAGCATCTATTTGTACCCAATGCTCAAGCTTTGAATAATCAGTTTGTTCACAATCATGGAAGATACCCCTTGTTGAACACCATTCATTTACTGTAACACCAGTAACATAAGTTAAACCCGACAGGCATGCACCTGTAAATTCACAATCCCCTGTAATTCTATATGTTTTAACACACAGTCTTGGATTACCAGTGTCCCCACTCAATCTCAAAGAAAGTGCATTTGACACTCCGTCATATAGTGGGTCTAGCTCAGGATACTTGACAGTTGTTTCACAATTACACGGACAACCACAGGAGCAATTTGTTGATGTTCCTCCCGATTGTTGATAAACTTTCATACAAGAATGTTCAGCGGTAATTCCCGTCAGTAGACATTCGCAGGTATGCATACAAGTCAACCCAGATGTAACTCTTGTGTAACCTGTATCTTGTTTTGGGTGTCCGTCCGCATAATGATAAAATTTGTTTTCGGCTCTCGCACCCATGTAGAAGAATGCCCCTTTATTTTCAGGGTATCTTTTATTCAAACCTACATTTGTATCACCAGTCCATCTATAACGTAACATAACCTCAGTTGTCCAACCCCAATGAGGTCTTTGAGGGAATACTTGATAGGTATAACCTGGTAACTTATAGAATCCTTGGTAAAATCCTCCATTCAATCTGGCAAAATTTCCTACTAAATCACCATAACTGTCATACGATAAATCGTAGGTATATGAATCATCATTCCAAAGACGGTTACTTGTTGTTGTAAAACCTGTGATAGGATGAAGTTTCATTCTCCTATCATATTTGTATCTTGAAAACTTGTCGGATATGTTTGTATATAGACCAGTCGTTATCTCAATTGTTTCACCCGACATTCTTTTTACTAAACCATTATCAATACCCGTAAGACCAACATCACAAAGAGTTTGTGCTGATGGACAAAAATTTGGGTCGAGGTTGTCTGGGTTCCAGTAGTTTTCGGATACTATGGTATCAAAATCAAATGTTACCGCAGAGACTGTCGCAACAGTTGTCCCTGTCGAATTAAATTCAAATTTAAAAGGCATTCTATTACCGTCATCATCACCAATTAATAATGGTGAAAAAATTACCTCTTGGTCAAAGGTTTTTTCGTCTGACGCAAGACAAATATCCGTTATTTCATTAACAGGTAATAGGCCTAACCTTCTAAAATTGTATTGATTAATATTCTGATACGACATAAACTAATGATAAATACCTTGTGTCATAGTATTTATAGTTTAAAAAGAAGCGATGATTACAACAGATAAAGAATTTTATTCTTCACCATATTATTTCTTTTTAAGAGATAAAGGAAAAGACTATTCATTATATTTCTCTGTAGAGCCAACTCTTGTGGAAGCAAGAAAAAAAGATGAAATGATTAAGGTCCCTAAATCTAAGGTTAAACACGTCTTAAATTATTTGGAAAAATTATTGAAAAATAAATCAAATAAAAACACAAAAGACATGAAAGGGGAAATTGAGGAGCTAGTTGCAACCGATGGTTCAATGACAAACTCTAAAATCCCAATCTTAGACCCGAAACTTCACCCTAGAAAAACTATGGACCAAACTGTTGCAGCTTCCCGTATAACAAACGACCCAATTTCACGTGGTTACAGAACTTACTATGGCGAGTCAATCGAAGAAATGAGCGAAGAGGATATGTCTGCAGCTTTCGGATATGAAGAAACAAAAGACCTCGACGGAAAAGAAACTTTCAAGTATTTCAAAGATGAATTAGAAATGGGTTCCGAAGAGGCCAAGGACCGAACAGAACAACAAGGCAAAGACCCTTCAGGTAAAAGAGACAAAAAGTCAAAATACAGAAAAGACCCTAATTTTATTTCAAGACAAATTTTACCTGAAATCCAAAAACAAAAAGCAATAAAAATGTTAGAGGATATGTTGGCCAAGAAAAAGGATTCGTCGAACGCAGACATTTCAGAAAAAGAAAAAAATATAGAAGTTTCAAGTCTGCTTAAGAAAAATGCGAAATCTTTGTTGAAACAAATGGAAAAAGAAGGATTATCTAAAAAAGACTTTTTGAAATTACTAGACGGTGAATAAAGATTTATACGATAAGGAAATTGAATTACCCGCACACATAAGAAAGCATCTAAAAAAATCTTTCAAATATGTGGGAGAAGTTGATGAAAACACTGAAGGACTTAAAAGAAATAAAGAACTTCAAGACAAAAGATTTATTGGGTATAAACAATTGAAAAGAATAAAAAACTTTTTCGATAGTTTTAAGGGAAATCAAAACGAAAAGGAATTCATTCTAAACGGTGGTCATCTGATGAAAAATTTTGTGAATGATGAGTTAAGAAAAATGAGGGAATTTGGTCACCTTACTAAAAGAAATAAGATGGATGCAGGAATGCAGAATCAATTTATAAAACCTCACGAAAAAAAGGATTTTACAAATGTGAGACCTTCAAAAGAACATTCGAAAACCGTGGACAAATATACTGCCGCGGTAACTGAAAGTCTGAAAAGGATAAACGAAATAATTTCAAAATTGTAATTTATGTCAGAACAAATCAATGTTGATTTATCACAGAACATACCTAATACCCTTACCGCTATCGCAGACGCTGAGAGAGCAAAGTTAATTCCAAAAAACGATTTTAATGCGGTTGGGAATGAATACTCATCAGTTAATAGAGACGCTGTTGCCGACGGTGATTCAATGGGTAGAGGAACGGGAACATTTTTAGATGTTTACAATGTTAATGCAGGAACAATCACAGACATTGTTGAAAGAAAAAATGAAATAAAAATCAACAAATTCAATTCAAGTAAAACTTACCCTGATTTCTAATGAATCTAACGAACACACTAAAAGGTTTACTCACGGAGATTGCTTCCATACAAACAGTTCAAGATGCTGTCAATGGGAGAAAAGTTTGTGTGATATACTACGATGGTGACGAGCCAGGTGGTAGAGGACTTCGTGAAATAGAGCCCGTGGCTTTAGGTAAAAGTAAGGCAGGTAATTTAGTCATGAGAGGTTGGGATAGAGAAGGAGCATCTCACACAGGATATAAGGGTGAACAACCTTTACCTGGATGGAGATTATTTAGACTTGATAAAATCCTATCTATGAAACCAACAGGTGAAGTTTACAATACTCCGAAACCAAATTATAATTTTAACGGAGATAAGAGTATGGTATCAGTAATTACGATTGCTAAGTTTGATAATACTCAACCTCAAACAACATAATTTTATGAACGAGAACGATTTAATGAGTAGATTAGTGGCTTCAAAAGCCATAATGGACAGTCCAAAATTCAACCAATCTAGAAATAGTATTAGTGGTGGATTGCCACCAACATCTTTACAAGACTTCGATGTCCCACAAGCAAAATACAATATTCCACAGGAGTATTTACAAGAACAACAATCTGCACCTCTTCTGAGTCAAATCCCAAGAGAAAATACTAAACCTGTTGGAGTTCCTAGTGTCGATGCAATCAAGAACTCAAAATTACCTGACGAAATCAAAAGATTAATGATTGAACATCCGATTGCGCAAGCACAACAACAACAAGCAACTCTATCAAATGACTTAGTAGAAAAAGCTTCAAGATTAATGAAGAGAGAAGATAGTAACTACATTCCTGAATCTGCTAAGAACAAACAAACAACAAAAGTATCCTCAGGTATTGACTACAACATGATTCAAAAAATGATTGAAGAGGCCGTAGAGAAAGCATTAGAAAAAAATGGACTTTTGGTTGAAAGTGCAGAAAAAACTAATGAGATTTTCTCTTTCAAGGTTGGTAAACATATTTTCGAAGGAAAGGTTACAAAGATTAAAAAGTTATCCTAACATATTTCTTTATTCAACATAGATTGTTATATTTCTCCAATATAACAATTTTTTTATGCCCAAAATTAACGTATTAGTTGTCCCATCAGATAGAACAGGTGTTGGCAAATTTAGGTCTGTAGACCCTCACATTTTTCTACAAAATTTATATCCTGAAGAGTTTCATGTCGATATTATATATGAAGTTCCGTATAACGATGATTCTTTTTGGAAGAAATACCAAATAGTTGCGTTCCATAGAAGTTTAGGTGCTGATTTCGAAAAAGCCTATGAATTGATTCCGAGATTGAAATCAATGGGAATTAAAACAATATGTGACATCGATGACTATTGGATGCCAGGTAAGGAACACCCAATCCACGATGTAATAAGATTCAACAAAATAAATGAGAAAATTACAAACAATCTCAAAGTCGCCGAATTTGTTACAACAACTACCTCAATATTTGCAGACGAAATAAAAAAATTGAACAAAAACGTTTTCGTTTTTCCAAACGCAATTAACCCAACAGAATCACAATTTAAGGAACCAACACCTGAATCAGACAGATTACGAGTAGGTTGGCTTGGAGGTTCTTCTCATCTACACGACCTACAGTTGTTAGACCAATCATTCAGTAAGTTATCTAAACTTTCAGACAAACTACAGTTTGTAATTTGTGGATTTGACACAAGAGGAACAATAACTGAAATCAACCAACAAACAGGAGAACATAAAAAAAGAAACATATTACCACACGAAACTGTTTGGGCTAATTACGAAAAAATATTCACACAAGATTTCTCTATTGTATCCGAAGAATATAAAAATTATCTTTTGAAATACTCTCAAGAATCTTACCCTGAAGAAAACAAAGAATCATATATCAGAGTCTGGACCAAACCAGTTCAGTCATATGCAAAAAACTATTCAAAGTTCGACATATCTTTAGCACCAATTAAAAATCATATGTTCAACAGAATGAAATCTCAACTTAAAGTAATTGAGGCTGGTTTTTACAAAAAAGCAATAATTGCTTCTAACTTAGGTCCTTATACAATAGATTTAAAACACGCTTTAAAAAATGGAGAATTTACAGACGGTAATGCTCTTTTAGTTGAAGAAAATAGAAATCATTCAGATTGGGCTAAGTTTATAGAAAAATTAGAAAAAAATAGAAATTGGGTTACCGATTTAGGTGAAAGGTTGTATGAAACCGTGAAGGACAAATATGATTTGAACATAGTCACCAAACATAGAGCAGAGTTTTATAAATCTATATTATGATAAACATTCCACTTAGTAAGATTCTTTTTTTAGATATCGAAACCGTTGGAGTCCAACCCAATTGGGATTCCTTGGTAAAAAACCAACCAGCGTTGTCTTTCCAATTTGAAAACTATTTTGATTGGTTTCAAAAAAGATTCCCAGAAGATGCGGACAAACCAATCGGTGATATGTTCGTCAATAGAGCGGCACTTGTCCCTGAGTTTGCAAGAATTGCATGTATAAGTGTTGCATTTGTGACCGAACAAGGTAACACACGAATGCAATCTTTCAGTGACCCTGATGAGAAAAAGATATTATTTGAAGTTCAGAAACTTTTACAAAAAGTTGGGGAGTTAGGTTTTTTTCTTTGTGGACATAATGTAAAAGGTTTTGACATTCCAATGTTGGCTAAAAGAATGATTATAAACGGTTTTCAACCACCAAAGATATTACCAGGACACGATACGAAACCTTGGGAAATAAAGGCTTTTGACACTAAGGAATTTTGGCAATACGGTGGCTATGGCTCAATTGCATCCTTGGAACTTATGTGTGTATGTTTGGGTGTAGAATCTTCGAAGACCATGGAAATTACAGGTAATAAGGTTCATGACGCTTTTTGGGTAAAAAAAGATATTGAAGGTATTGTAAAATATTGTGAGAAAGATGTGTCTGTATTAATTGATGTAATTAAAAAAATTCAAAAACTTAAATAACATGCAAAAAAAAGATGAAGAACTTCTGAAAGAAATCATGGAACAATTCCAAAGGATAAAGGATGAGGTAGGTATGGAACCTGATGAGAATTACCAACGTGAGTTGGAAGATTTATTTGGGATGTCCATGGAACAAATGAATGCCGACGCAACAATTGCATTACAGACACAAACGGTTGAGATTGAACTAATTCATGAGGACGCAATCTTTCCATCATATAACTACCCAACTGATTCAGGATTTGATTTATATTCTGTTGATGAAATGACCTTAGAACCATTTGGAAGAGGTTTGGTTTCTACTGGTCTAAAGTTCAATTTCGAAGAGGGATATGAAATACAAATAAGAACCAAAAGTGGATTAGCAGTTAATCAAGGTTTAATGGTCTTAAACTCGCCAGGCACCGTAGACCAAGGATACACAGGGGAAATAAAAGTGCCTGTTTTTAATGCAAACCCAACCAAATTTACAATCTCAAAAAACATGAAAGTTGCTCAAGCAGTTCTTTGTCCTGTGAAAAACGGAAGATTTGTCAATTTAGTTCCTGTTGATGAGATTGGTCAAAAAGACAGGGGAGACAATGGTTTTGGAAGCACAGGAATTTAAATTTTTGATAATGGGAAAATACTACGAAAATCTGGACACTTTGATTGAATTAATCAAAAAACTAGAGAGGAAACATTTGCTCGCTGAGTTTATTTTGGATTGCATCCAAATATCCAAAATTGACCCCAACAAAACACCACACGAAATTATAAAAGAAGCAAAGAAAAAAAGATTAGGATAATGATAACAGTTGGTTATTCAAGCAGAGAACACAAGCCTGAATTTATAGAATATTTAAAAAAGTCATCAGGATACAAAAAAATTAACGTTATTGAAAAAATAAATAACGGAGAAAAATCATTGGCTCAAGTTTATAACGAAATTCTGAAAGAATCAGAAACTGATATTATCGTATTTTGTCATGATGACATTTATTTCGATACAAACTCCTGGTATTCCAAAATCACTAAACATTTCGAAAAAACCGACTATGGTATTATCGGTATGGCAGGAACAACATCTATGCCCGCGAGTGGAAAATGGTGGGAGGATAGAAGAAAAATGATAGGAATTGTTAATCACGAAAGTGGAGGAAAAAAATGGGAATCAAAATACTCGGAATCAATTGGTAGTTCGGTGACTCCTGTGATTGTCTTGGACGGTGTTTTCATTGCTGTCAGTAAAAGTCGAATTAAGAAAAACTTCAATGAAGAATTCGAAGGATTTCATTTCTATGATATCCCATTTTGTTTTGAAAACTTTATGGAAGGTGTTAAGATTGGAGTAATCACAAATATAAGAATAACTCACAAATCAATCGGTGCCACCAATGACCAATGGGAAAAAAATAGACAGTTATTCGAAACCAAATACAGCCAAAACCTACCTGTCAAAATACCATATGATACTCAAAGAAAAATTAGAGTTTTATTGAGTTGTTTATTTTTTAAAACTTTTACCGGTTCTGAATTATACGTTTATGAATTAGCACAAAAATTACAAAAATTGGGTTGTGATGTTACAATCATGTCTCAAATAGGTGGAGTGTTAACCGATATGGCAAAAAGACAAGGTATCAAGGTTATAAGTTTCGAACAAGCGCCTGGTTTTAAATTGGGTGACGGGAAATGGGGATTTACAACGGAAAAAGGATTTCAACCTTCTACACCAAATATGATGTATAGAGTTACAGAGGCGCCATTCGATATTATTCATATGCAACACAAACCTGTTGCGGAAAGGATGATTCAATTCTATCCTGAGGTTGAAAAAGTTTATTCGATACATTCTGAAGTCATTGAATTAGAAAATCCAATCAAACATGAATCTATAAAAAAATACATTGCAATCAGACCTGAAATAAAAAATTATATGATTGAAAATTTTCAGATTTCTGAAAATGAGATTGAAGTGATTTATAACCCTATAGATGAAAACAAATTTGTTACTAAGAATGTAAAAAAAGAAAACGCGATATTGTTTGTTGGGACTATAGATTATCTTAGAAGAGAAACAATAATGGATTTGATTGACTACACAAAAGAAAATGAAAAGGAACTTTGGATTGTTGGAGAGGATAAATCGAATTATCTTCCACAAATTCTTTTGAATTCACACGTCAAGCATTTCCCACCAACTTGGAATGTTGAAAGTTTTATAAATAGATGTTCAGAGACAGCCGGAATACAATTGGGTAGAACAACAATAGAGGGTTGGTTATGCCAGAAACCAGGTTGGATATATAAGGTAGATTCGAATGGATTTATTATTTCTAAAGAACTTTATCAAGTTCCCGATGACGTTGAGAAATACCACAGTAGTAAAGTAAGTGAAAAAATAAAAAATATATACAGAGAAGTTTTATCATGATTATTCTAACCACCACTTTTAACTGCGAACAATTCATTGAAAGGTGTTTGTTGAGTATAATGGGTCAAAAATTCAAAGATTTTATATGTTACATAACTGATGATTTATCTACGGATAAAACTAGAGAAATCATCAAAAGGACTATATCTGACGACCCAAGGTTTATTCTTATTGAAAATCATATCAAGTTTTATCAACCAGGCAACTACGACCAAATAATAAGATGGAGAGGTATTGAAGGGGAAGAAATCTGTGTTGAGATTGATGGAGACGATTGGTTACCAAACTCACAAGTTCTGTCCAATATTGCAAAAGTCTATGAAGATAAAAATGTTTGGATGACAAGTGGTTCGTTCAAGTATCATGACGGAAGACCAGGTTTTGCAAATCCACCTACGACAAATGTAGATGTAAGAAAACAAGTTTTCACCCTTTCTCACATGAGAACATGGAAATCTTGGCTTTGGAAAAAAATTGACGAAAAAGACTTGAGAGACGACAAAGGTAACTATTGGGATGTTGCTGGTGACCTATCTTTTATGTTTCCGATGTTTGAAATGTCAGGTATGGAACATTATAGATTTTTGACCGACATAAATTATATTTACAATGAATCTAACCCACTCAATGACCATAAAGTCAATATGAACAAGGTTATTGAAACGGTCAATAAAATCAGAAACAAAACCCCCTACACAAAACTATGAGTTTTGATTCAAGTATAGAAAACATTATTTTGGAAATTAACCAAACAAAAAAAATAGACAACATCCTCCACATCGGAGCGTGTTTAGGTGAAGAAGTAACTTTTTACAACAGACTCAATCCAAAAAAAGTTTACTGGTTCGAACCAAACCCAAAACTATTGAGCCAATTAGAAAAAAACCTTGCAGGATATAATTTTGAAAACTCATTATTTCCCTATGCGGTAAGCAATAAGAAAGGAGTTGCTAGTTTCAACATAATTGAAAACACATCGAAAACAAACCCAGGATGTTCATCCCTTCAGGATTTGAAAATCCACTTGGAACTTTATCAAGATATACAGAAAGTTGATACTTGCCAAGTTAATACAATCAACATAGATGAATTCATTTCTGAAAATAATTTAGAGTCTAATTTCGATTTAGTCAGTCTTGATACACAAGGACATGATTTTGAAATACTTAATTCGAGTGAATTAATTTTTAATGCGAATATAATAGTAATTGAGACGGCTAAAGTAGAATTATACGAAGGTCAGAAAATTGACACAGAAATAGATTCATTAATGGAGTCCAAGGGATTTCATAAAAAATACTATCACCAATTTCATAGTGTTTGGGGTGATACTCTATATGTAAAAAATTAAAGTGATGTCGAATTTAATATCAGCACACCTTATGGGTGGATTAGGAAATCAATTGTTTGAGGCTGCACACGCTTTAGCTCAAGGCTGGAAACACAACAGAGAGGTAAAATTCTTTCCTGATTCTTGGACACCAGGTCAAGGGAGAAATGCTAAAAATTACATCGATAACGTATTCAGAAACTTGGAATTTTCAGATAAGATTGAAGGTTTTACACACGTATATGAAGGACCTTTCGAGTATTCTGAAGTGAATCCACTGGAAACCAATACCTCATTCTATGGATACTATCAAAGTTCCAAAAATTGGTTTGGATACGATGAAAAAATAAGAGATATTTTTCAACCTAACCCTGAATTGGTCGAAGAAATGAAATTAAAATATCCTCAATTATCCCAACCAAATACTTTATCTCTCCACGTCAGAAGAAGTGAATATCTTCAATTCCCTGAGATTCACCCAACAATTAGTTTAGAGTATATTCAAGAAGCTCTAAAAGTAATTGGGGAATACTCAACAGTATTTGTTTTCAGTGATGACCACGATTTTGTTAAACAAAATTTAAATTTTCCAAGTGTAGTTTATGTAAATGAGTCTGAGGATTGGAGAGAATTATACTTAATGGGACTCTGTCAAAATCACATAATATCAAACTCCACTTTTTCATGGTGGGGTGTATTTTTGAACAAAAACTTAAATAAAAAAATTGTCGCCCCATCTCGTTGGTTCGGTCCTAAAGGTCCTAATGCAAAGGATATCTACGAATCTTACTGGCACACTATAAATTGTGATTGGGTTGAGGGTGGAAGATTAATTCCTCTAAAAAATGATTAATACAAGTCCAAACAGCGAATCTTGTCAAATATCTGACGTAAAAAAAATTGTTACATCTCGAAACTTCAAATTGGATGGTGATGTAATTGAATTTGGAACTTTCACAGGTGGGAGCACCAAAGTCCTTTCAGGTCTTTTCCCCGATAAAACCATCTTCACAATAGACCATTTTCAAGGGTTAGAAAAAACAAACAAAAACGTTCCTAAAGATAGTGATTGGATTGAGAGAGCATTTGCTTTGGACAATCCTTTGTATAAACATATTTCTAGTGTTCCAAAATCTATAGAAGAACTTAAAAATAGATTCAAAGGTCATAATAATATCGAAATGATTATATCGGATATCCATGACTTAACTGAACCTTCGGATTATAATATCTCAAAAATTTCCATATGTAACCTTGATGTTGACATTTATGAACCAGCAGTTTCTTCATTAGAGTTTTTAACAAAATGCGAATGGTCCGAGATATTCATCAGGTTTGACGATTGGCACGGAGGTGAATCCGAATACGACCAACATGAACGTTTAGCATTCGTAGAGTGGATTGAAAAATATAAATATGATTTCCAAATAACTCACGGTGGTTATATAGGTGGGGTCCACGTAAAAAGAGCAAGATGAACAACTCAAACCTTTCATGTAAATTAGAAATTTTAAAAGAGATATCGAAAAAATATTCTCTAATTGGTGATGTTTTGGAGTTTGGAACTTGCACTTGTCAAAGTGCAATCCAACTTGCCACAATGTTTCCTGACAAAACAGTATTCACAATTGACCATTTTCAAGGACTTGGAAAAAGTTCCAAACCATTACCATCCTCAAGTGATTGGAGGGAAGGTTCTTTTGCGTTGGGTGCATGGAACGCAAAAGGTTGCGAGTTTCCAAAAACAATAGATGAGGCCCTGCAAAAACTATCAAGTAAGCCAAATATAAAACCAATTATCTCAGATATTCACAAATTAACACATCCATCAGATTACGGAATCGGAAAAATTTCTATATGTAATGTTGATGTAGACATATATGAACCAACGGTATCATCACTCGAATTTTTGTTAAAATGTGAATGGTCAGAGGTTTTCATAAGATTTGATGATTGGCATGGTGGGAATTCTGAATATGACCATCACGAAAGGCAGGCCTTCAACGAATGGATAAATAAACATAATCTCCAATTTGAATTAACCCATAATGGGACTTATGGTGGAGCATATATTAAAAGATAAAAAATGGAAAAAAAATTAATCAGGAAAGTATCAGATTGGTGGGGTGAATATGATTGTTCATCAAACCGCAACATGCCAAAGTATATACAATGGCTATCTAGAGAAACTGAAACACCACACGAAGTTAGTGTATATGTTGATAACTACATTAAAGATTGGGGATTCAATGACCCATCAAGAGAAAAAATTGGATGGTTACTCGAATCACCACAGATGAATGAGCACACAATCAAATATCTCTTAGATAATATTGACAAAACAAGGGAACATTATAAGTGGATATTCACTTGTATGGATAGTCTTGTCGAAATGGGTGCACCATTTGTTTACAATATATCAAATGCGGTTCCTTGGATTTGGGAAAGAAATAGAATGATACACCCAAAAACTAAACTTGTATCCATGATTGCATCCAATAAAGGATGGTTGAGGGGTCACCAAAACAGACTACAATGGGTTGAGAGATTGAAAGATAAAGTGGACCTATTCGGTTCAGGCAGACCCCACCAAATAAACGATAAAGAGGATGGATTGAGAGATTATATGTTTTCAGTCTCAATTGAAAATGATAATTCTGACACATACTTCACAGAGAAACTTACAGATAATTTTGTTATGGGAACTGTCCCTGTATATTATGGTTCGAGGAAGGTCGTTGAGAAATACTTCGACCCAACAGGAGTAATATTCTTGGAGGATGACCCCGACTTGTCAAGTTTAACTGTAGAAAAATATCAGTCCATGATGCCCGCAATTGAAAGAAATTTCAAGAAAGCGTTGGAATTACCACTAGCAGAAGATTACATGTGGGAAAACTATCTTAAAAATTTATTCTAATGAAATATCTTGTTTTAGGCTCCGAAGGACAAATCGGAATGGAATTATGTAAATTCCTCAGAAACAAAGGGGAAACAGTAATAGAATTTGATAACGCTAAAATACCCAGTCAAGATTTAAGAATACCAAATATCATTGATGATTTGGTGATGGAATCTGATTTTGTGATGTTCTTGGCTTTTGATGTTGGTGGTTCAAGATATTTGAAAAAATATCAACACACATATGAATTTATTGAAAATAATACAAAGCTAACACTATACACTTTTGAAAGTTTGAAAAAACATAACAAACCTTTTATATTTGCATCATCACAAATGGCAAATATGTCATATTCACCATATGGAGTTTGTAAAAGTTTAGGTGAGATTTTCTCAACTGCACTGAATGGAGTCACAGTCAAGTTTTGGAACGTGTATGGACCTGAACATGATTTGGAAAAATCACACGTTGTGACTGATTTCATATTAAAGGCTAAAAAAGGTCAAATTACAATGATGACCGATGGAACAGAAGAAAGACAGTTTTTACATGCTGAGGATTGTTCAAATTGTTTGTATATTCTTTCACAAAAATATAATGAGATTGATAGGTCAAAAAACCTACACATAACAAATTTTGAATGGAATACAATTTTAGAAGTTGCAAATATTATTCGTGAGACAATTCCTTGTGAAGTCATTCCTTCAACCGAAAAAGATTCTGTTCAACTTAATAAAAAGAACGAACCCGACCCTTACATATTGAATTTTTGGAAACCTGAGATATCCTTGAAAGAGGGTATCAATAAAATTATAAATGAAATGACAAATTAGTATGAAACAAAAAAAAGTAGTTGTTTTAGGTGGTGGAGGATTCATAGGGGGGCATTTGGCTAAAAGATTAAAAGAAGAAGGATGTCACGTTAGAATATGTGATATAAAAAAACATGAATACTTTTTCCAAGATGAAATATGTGATGAATTTATTTTGGGTGATTTGACTGACCCAAAGGTTGTGGAATTGGTAATCGAAGAAGGTGTTGACGAAATTTATCAGTTAGCTGCAGATATGGGGGGTGCTTTGTATATTTTCACAGGAGAACACGATGCAGATGTAATGTATAACTCAGCAATGATTAATCTCAATGTTGCAAGAGAATGTGTTAAGAAAAAAGTAGGAAAGGTTTTTTACTCTTCTTCTGCTTGTATGTATCCCGAGCACAATCAATTAGACCCCAACAATCCAAATTGTGAAGAATCTTCAGCATATCCTGCAAATCCAGATTCGGAATACGGATGGGAAAAGTTATTCTCAGAGAGAGTATTCCTTTCATTTCATAGAAACTATGGACTCAATGTTAGAATAGCAAGATTTCATAATATTTTTGGACCTCAAGGAACTTGGAAAGGGGGTAGAGAAAAATCACCCGCAGCGATGTGTAGAAAAGCTGCAGAATCAAAAGACGGTGATGAGATAGAGGTTTGGGGAGAGGGTAATCAAACCCGTTCATTTCTTTATGTAGACGAATGTGTAGAAGCTGTGTTAAGATTAATGAAGTCTGACTTTACCGGACCTGTCAACATAGGAAGTGAAGAAATGGTTTCAATCAACGAATTAGCAATTCTAGCAATCAATATTTCAGGTAAGAAATTAAAAGTCAAAAATATTGCAGGTCGAGAGTTTGAAAAAAAATACGGTTTCAAGTGTCCGTTGGGTGTTAAGGGAAGAAACTCAGACAACAAGTTATATAGAGAAAAAATTGGATGGGAAGTTAGTCAACCTTTAGAAGTTGGTATAAGAAAAACATATCAATGGATTAAATCTCAGGTTGATGACTATGAGACACAAACCCCTTGGATATATGAAACACCTGACAATGGTAAAACAGTTTATAGAAGAGAAATAAACAATCCAATTAGAAAAAAAATTAAATAAAATGATAAATGTCCCTGTTAGTGTCGGAGAGTTAATTGATAAACTTTCCATCCTTCAAGTAAAAAAGACAAAAGTAAAAAATACAGAAAAACTTGAATACATCAAAAAGGAATTCGAGTTACTTTACAACTTGTCTTCAGAATATTTGAACGATATGACAATTGAAAATTTATACCACGATTTGGTAAACACAAACTCAAATCTGTGGGAAATTGAGGATAGACTCAGAGTTTTGGAACTTGAAAGTAAATTCGAGGGTGAGTTTATAGATTTGGCTAGAAAAGTGTATATCACAAACGACAGAAGATTCGAATTGAAAAACGAAATCAATTCAATCACTTCATCTGAAATAAGAGAAGTAAAAGAATATGTGAACTACAAAAGATAAAAATTAAATTTATACAATGGCAAAAACGACGAGAAAGTTGAGTGGAACGACCGCTCAGAGAGATGAGGCACAAATAAAAACAAAGAAAGACTTAATTTGTTCGATAGTAAAAAAGAAAACCAAACAAAAATTTTTATCTGAAAATCAAAAAATATATTACGACACACTTTTAAATAATCAAATTACAATCTGTTCAGGACCAGCAGGTGTTGGTAAAAGTTATGTTGCAATGAAATGTGCAATAGACTTACTTTCTGACCCTCTAACTCCTTTCGAAAAGATTATCATCGTCAGACCGGCGGTGGAGGCAGAAGAAAAATTAGGTAGTTTACCTGGTGGCGTTGAAGAAAAGTTAGACCCATACATTTTTCCATCATACTATCTTTTGAATAAAATAATAGGTAAAGAGACGAGAGAAAAACTTAAGGAAGCTGAAGCTATTGAGGTCTTTGCATTAGCTTATATGAGAGGTATGAATATTGATAATTCAATACTCATTTTCGAAGAAGCTCAAAACTCAACTCCGAGTCAAATGAAATTATTATTGACAAGAATAGGATTCAATTCGAAATTTTTCATATCAGGGGATTTGGAACAATTTGACAGACATAAAGATAAAACACAAACAGGTTTATGGGACGTGATTAGAAGATTCGATGACATTGAAGATGTTGGCATTTTCGAATTCAAACCTTATGATGTAGTTAGAAATCCATTGATTTCGAAAATATTAAAAAAATACGAACAATGAGAATTGGAATCGAAATAAATGGAGTTTTAAGAGACACCTTAAAAAAGATTCAAGAAGTTTATGAGAAGTGGTTTATAGAAAATCGTTTCGATGATGACGAAGAACCTAAAGGTGAAGTTTTTTCAGAATTGAATTCCTTAGAAATTATGAAACATCTTAAATTTAAAGATGAAGATGAATTATATAATTTCTTATACAAAGAGTATACTATGGAAATATTCGGTCATGCCGGTTCTAAGGAATATAACGGTATGAATGATTTTAATGATTTTTATTTGGACATGAGAGAAGAACATGATATTATTGTTGTTTCTGACGAAATAGGAAAATCGAAACCAGCTTCTTTATTTTTTCTATCCAAGTTCGGATGTCTTACAGAAAACGTCAAATTTTATAGTGAATCTACAATAAATTATCTTTGGGACAGCGTAGACGTTTTACTTACTGCAAATCCAAACCTATTATTAAATCATCCTTCTAATGTGGAAGTCATTAAATATGAAACGTCATACAATAAGGATATAAATACAAACCATTCAATTCAGTCGATAGGAGAATTGAAATCAAAATTGAACAAACTTTATGATTAGTGTTTTAGGTGAAACTTATTATATCGATTTGGATAAAGTCGAAAATTATTTAGACATGTCCAATGATGAAAACTACGAGCCACTTTCAGGAACATCTGAAATGAGAATAAATGTTATTAAATTTGAACTCATAAAATTATTATTAGAAACTGTTCTATCAGAACAGGAACCTCTCGAAGATAAGTTAGGTTTAAACAATCCGAAGAACGTTAGTATACCGTTCAAATTGGCATTTAATACCTTACTAAACAAAAAATTAATAAATCATTATTGATATGCAGGCACCAGTAAAAGAAAAATTAGAAATTTCAATCAAAAATTTGGAAGACAAAAAAGCCAGAATTTATTTTTTGGTTCAAGATACCAAAAACAACGCTAAAGCTTCTGTTAGATTTATCTATCAAGTTGCAAAAACCCTTTTGGATAATGGATTCAATCCAATCATTTTACATGAAAAGAAAGATTACTTAGGTGTAAATTGGATGGGTGAGGAATACATGAAGATTCCTCATAAAACAATTGAAGGTGAGAATTTAGAAATTTCTCCCGAAGACTTTTTGGTAATCCCCGAGATATTTGGATACGTTATGGAGCAAGTTAAACAATTGCCATGTGCTAAAATTGTTATAACTCAACAATATGCTCACATGTTAGAAACTCTCAATCCAGGTCAATCGTGGTCACAGTTTGGATTTTACAAATGTATAACTACCAATTTCAAACAAAAAGAATATATCGAGAAGGTAATGAGACAATCCTCAATTGATGTTTTGAAACCTTATATAAATGATAAGTTCCAACCAAAAAATTTACCACCAATGCCGATTATTGGTATTCACACCAAAGAACAATCTGATGCGGTGAACATAATCAAAACTTTTTATCTCAGGTTTCCACAATATAGATGGTTTACCTTCCGAGACTTAAGAGGGTTGTCGGAAACAGAATTTGCAAACTCTTTGAAAGAATGTTTTGTCAGCGTTTGGATTGACGATAAGAGTGGATTTGGAACATTTCCTTTAGAATCCATGAAATGTGGTGTTCCTTGTATTGGCAAAATTCCAGATTTGATGCCCGATTGGATGAACGAAGACAATGGGATATGGATTACAGACCAAACATTATTCCCTGATGTATTAGCAGATTTTGTTCAAAATTGGTTGGAGGATAACATCAAACCTGAACTTTACGAACAATTTCAAAAAACAGCAGAAACTTTCTCAAATAAACAAGAGTTTGAAGAGAACGCAGTTGAACTATTTCAATCGTATCTAACCACAAGAGCAAACTCATTTAAAGAACAAATGTCAAAAACAGAAAACTAATATGGAAAACAAATTTTCAGTATCTGTAATATTACCTATCAAATCTTCTAAAGCAAAAGACTTTGAAGAGTATTTTAATAAAGCAATCAATTCAATCAAAAATCAGTCTGTAGAGCTAGAGGAAATTCTAATCGTTCATTCAATTGAAGAATCACTTCAAGAATTTTTGAAAAGTTATAATTTCGAAAATCTGAATGTAAAATTATTAGAGTGGAGTCAAAAACCTAATTACTGTTCTCAAGTCAACTTCGGAATTAAAAATGCGAAAGCAACTTGGATTTCTCTTTTTGAATTTGATGATGAATACTCAAATATTTGGTTCAAAAATGTAAAGAAATACGCTGAATCATATCCTGATGTTCAGATGTTCTTACCAGTAGTTGTCGAAGTGGACGAAAAAGGGACCTTCGCTGGTTTCACAAATGAAGCAACGTTTGCGGCAAACTTTACACAAGAAATGGGATTCTTGACAAATGACACACTTCAAGATTATCAGAACTTCCAAACCGCAGGGTCAGTATTCAAAAAATCTTTGATTGATGATTTTGGTGGTTTCAAACCCTCAATCAAACTCACTTTTATTTATGAGTTCCTTTTGAGACTTACGTATAATTCAGTTTCTATTATGACTATACCCAAACTTGGTTACAAACACGTTAACCTTAGAGAGGGTTCAATATTTTGGAATTACAAAAATGGTGATTCGAAAATGTTAGAAGATGAAGTTAAGTTTTGGCTACAGACAGCCAAGAAAGAATATTTCTTTACTGACGACAGAGTCATAAAATATGAATCACCAAATGCGTAATGCAAGAAACCCTCTCCGCTTTAACAGAAGATATATCATCGAAAAAAAGGGGTAGGAAAGCAGTTAAAGAAAATTATTTTGACGTAAGGGAAGAGACTGCGGTAAGAAACTTTTTGTTAGCCGAATCTTCAGAAGAAAAAAATAAAATCTATAACGAATTCCTAAGAGCTCCTTTGGATAAGATGATATCATCTATTATCCGAAGATACAAATTGTATCGTAAAGATATGGATTTCATTGAAATACACACTGACACTCATTCTTTCCTGATGACAAAGGTGGATAAATTCAAACCCTCTAAAAACAAAAAAGCTTATTCTTATTTCGGCACTATTTGTAAGAATTATTTGATGGGTCAAATAATTAAAGACCAAAAAGAGACGAACAGAAAAATATCTTATGAGGATATATCCTCAATGATTGAAGAGCGTCCAGATATGATTTACACAATTGATGATGACGTTTTGGAAACAGATGTATTGATTGTAGAATATCTCAAAGAATTGAAGGATTTTATTGAGGTAGAAAACTTGAATGAAAATGAAAAAAAGTTGGGTTATGCACTCATAGACTTGTTTGACAACTACGAAAGTATTTTCTCCGGCGCAGATAACAATAAATTCAATAAAAATGTAATCTTATTGTCATTGAGAGAGATGACAAATCTAAGCACCAAAGAAATCAGAAGTTCAATCAAAAGATTCAAAAAGTTATACTTGGTTATTCAACATAAATTAAAAAATTAATGAAAAAGTATTTATTGATATGCCAAGACCACAAAGAAAAGAAATTAATTTCACTAAGGACTCCATCCTTGCCTTGATGCAAGAGATATACAACGAACTTGTAGAACAAAGACAAACCGCTATTCGTATCCAAAATAAAATGTTGTCAATGTTAAAGGACCCTGAAGACATGACAACCATAGGTCCCGTTATAGAGAAACAACAAAAAATTGTAAACGATTGTGTTGAGAAAAAAATAAGTCTTTCGAAACTACAGTCTAGTATTTGGGAAAAATCCAATAATTCACAGGAAAGCTTCTCAATGGCTGATTTGGATGACGACCTACTTCAAAATCTCATTGAAAAGGATGTTTCTAATGACGAGGGAACATACAAAATGAGATAAGATGCAAGCTAACAATGTCATAGATTTAACAAGTGGGGAACAAAGAGTAAACTCAAGAATAAGCGCTCTCAAGGCCGCGGTGGAAACTCTTAAAGCTGAAAAAGATTTATCAAAGTCAGTTGCGAACTCATTTGCCGAATCAAAAAATTTTACAACAAGTCAACTCGATAAAGTAAAAGATTTACAAAAAAGGTATCAAAGAAATCCCCCTAATTCGTTAGACCAATTAATAGGATACATCTTTCAAACTAAAGGACAAGGTTCTGAAACATTAAAATATCTAAGAAAAAAACTTTTAGAGGTAGCTACTACCTTAGAGCCAAAAGCCGCCGCAATTCTCAAAGAAGAATCTATAAAAGCTTTAGGTTGTTCACAAGAACAAACCTATAAAGGTGTATCACCTTCTTTACTTCAACTTCAACCACTCTCAACAATTCCTCAGGGACCTAATGATGGATTCCTTTACATACCCGTGCAATCAATCGATTTTTTAGAAAATTTAAAAAATGCACCCGATACTAAGATAGGAAAAGTTTATTACGAAAAACCAGAGCCATCCGCTGACCCAAAATTTAAACCATTTGGTGGGATTGATTATTATCCAATGAATAAACAACTCTATCAACTCATGGAACCTTCAAATAGTGGTAGAAGTTTATCTCAAATCTTGGGAAAAAATTACCAAGGAAAATCAGGACAGAATTTATTTGATGTTCAATATACCACAACAAATGGATTGGGTATTACTGGTAACTTTTATCGTGTTGCGTTAATTGATAGGGAAAATAATGCTGGGTTAACCTCTAACAAGGTTGGTGAATTTATCTCGGACTACTATAGCACAATAACCATAAATGACCCAGTGGATATTGGTGCACAGCTTGTTAACATAATTTCAGGTGCAATTGATATTGAAGCCAAAACAGGGTCAGGGCAAATCGATAATCAATCAAGATATGGAATCATATTACAGAGGATTTTGGGATTATGTTTTGATAACAGAAGGGAGATTGATGTCAGTGGAATTGCAAAGATAGCCGAATTAGATGGGGTTGATGAAAGCTTTTTTGAATTCAATGAGATTGATTTAAGAAATATTGATATACAAATTTCAAACATCAAAAATGGTGTGATGGAATTTGAAGACTGTGATAATATCAAACTCCCAGTAGACGCTACAAATTTAGTTGACCAATTAATTGCTTTTAGGGATTTAACTGGTGCCACAGTAGAAGAAAAAGTTGGTGTTTTGGAACAAATTCTAGATTCAATAGTAGAAAATCCTGAATGGAAAGTTTATGGAATCAATAATTTGAATTTGGATGTTTCTGTGAACAACAAAATTCTGAAAACTTTGCCATTAGCGGTTGTGGCAAATATTCTATCGCCAAAGGTTCTTTTACCAATATTCTCTGTGATGGCCATAACACAATCGGCTGCAACATTTACCTATAACCAAGCAGTTACAAGTGCCAACACTTACATAAATTCCGCGAATACAATAATCAATTCAGGAAACACCATGGCTACTGAAATTGGTCGAGAGGGTAGTAACATCATCACAAGTGGAACTGATTTTACAAAAAAATGGAAACAATTTATGATTTCCATGGTCACCAAAATCAATGCTGAATTTCTGAAAACACTTTATGATATTTTGAAAAGGGACATATTGAATTTAATTAGTATCATAATAAAAGATGTCGAAAATTCCAAAAGATTAAAAAACTATGCAATCATACTTAGATTAATTGAACTTGTATTAATAGTATCTCAATTAGTAAATGATTTTGCAAGGTGTAAAGATTTGACAAAAAATATTTTATTACTATTGAACTCAATCAATGGAATTTCTAATAATGCAATCCCTTTGGCATTGTTACCCGCAGCAGCAATATTACCAGGTTTTTCACCTCAAAGAGCAAACATTAACTTTTTGGAAAAATTACAGGCCTTGGGAATACCCACAGGTGTATTACCCGATGGCTCCCCCAATTTAATGAATTTGTATAATTTACTAACCAATAGAGCAATTGACGAGGAAAGAGCAGCAAACGAAAAAGTGGAAATCGTATTAACAAGCCCAATTAGTGGAGTCGGAAAAGCAATATAATTTATGACAAAAGAACAACTTGACGAAATTGTAAAAGAACAACCAAATCTGAATAATTTACCAAACAACTTATTGGTCAAATACATGGATTTATTGACAGATGATTTCGAATCAACAAAGAAAAATATTATCGCAGGGACGATTTATTTAGATAAAGTTGAAATGTTATATAATAATATTTTGAAAATTTACAACGATAGAGGAAATGGATAACAATTCAATTTTTTTTCAGGTAAGAGTTATCGATAACAATGACCCAATGATGCTCGGTAGAATTAGAGGGTGTCTCGAAATTGATAACGTTGAGGACATTTTAAGAGCAGTGTCGGACCCACCGTGGAATCCAGAGAAAGACCCTTGGACATCCCGTGACCCATTGGTATTTAATCCGCTCCTACCATACTTCTTATACCAAGTCCCCAAAAACGAGGAAATGGTTCAGGTTATATATTTGAACAAAGATTTCAAATATCAGAACCAATATTATGTTCAAAACACATATTTTAGCCCAACTTCAACATTCAATCAATTCCAATTTGGCGCAAATAAATTTACAGGAACGGGTATGCAAATCAAAAGCCCAAAACCTTTAAAAAACCAAGATGGAACTTATTCTGATAAGGCAATACATAAAGGTGTTTTTCCTGAACCTGGTGATAATGCTTTATTGGGTAGGGGTAGTGCTGACGTAGTCATCAAACAGGACGACGTTTTATTAAGAGCGGGTAAATTCAAAGGGGAAACTTTACAACCTAATGTTGTCCCCGTCAATAATCCCCAAAGGAGTTTTCTTCAACTTTCAAGATTTCAATACATTAAAAGAAATCAGCCAGATAGAACGTTTTATCAGTTACAAGAAAATGTAGTTTTGGTAAAATATCTTATAGAATGGGTTCTCAACAATCCCGAAAATTCCCAAGACAAATTCAATGGTTCGGTTTTTCTTTATCAGTTGAAACCTGACGCAACCGTAAACTCTAAAAACTTAAAAGTTGATAGTGTAGTTAAGGAAAATCTTAAATTCTTGGTGACGAAACAAAGTTTCACAATGTTGTCAAAAGAGGATGCCATCAAATATATAAATAATTTTATCAGGGACTGTAACAGTTCAGATAGAACCGTAGGTGGTAGAGTTGTTTTTCCGAATAACAACGCTGCCGAAAAGTTCCCAATATTTTATAGACCAAGTCGATTGATGAGTGAAAAACTAAATCTTACGACCCCGTCAGGTGTTAATGCAACATCAATTGAGGTCAAGAACATTTCGGATGTTTATAATAACATAAAATTATTATCAGGAATAAAAGGTGGTTATGGTCTCATATATGCAAAAAATAAAGTTGGTGAACCTCAAACAATTAAAAAACTTAAAGTTCCTGACGTAAAATATATAAACCAACAAAATACAGTTGGGGCTCTAGGTGGTGACAAATTATTCTTACTATCACATAATTCTCAAATTCCAGGTAAAGGAAAAATAAATTTTGACAATACCTTGTATGGTATCGGTCCTGAAGAATTTGCAAACATAGAATCTAAAACATCTAGCACCGTTAGAGGTGAAGAGTTATTGGAACTTATAAATTTGATTGTAAGATATCTTATTACACACACTCACGCTTATCCTGGATTACCACCAATACCTGTGACAGAAGACGGTTCTACGTCTCAAGAAATACTTACTGAACTACAAAATGCGGTAAACAAAATTCTGAACTCCAATATCCGAATTAATTGATATTTATAAAAAAAAGTGAATGTCAATTTTAAGGTCATATTTCAGTAAAAATAACACAATTATTTCCAATTCATACGTGAACACAGGACGTAACCCTGTTGTTCAATTGAATTTTGGTGCGTCGGATTACATAGTTCCAAACTATGGATATACACGTTTCATTTTTGATTTAGACCTACAACAACTAAGAGATTCGATTGCAAACGGAACAATTTCGACAGGATGCACATCGGCGATGACACATACACTTAAGATGACAAACACGTCTTCTTTTGACAACGAGTTACTCAACACCTTTATGTCCGACTCAAGGAGAAGGGCGACCTCATTCGATTTAATATTATTCAGAATCCCCAAAACCTCAGGCTCAACAGGTAACCCTCAAGAATGGGATGAAGGGGTTGGATACGATTATAACAATTTTAATTTAGCACAGAACAGTGCACAAGGTGGTCAATCCCCTTTGACATACGTTGACCCAAGAGCCTTTTCTACAAGACCATCCAATTGGTATCAGACTACCACAATTGATGATTGGTCACAAGCAGGAATTTACAATAACAAGAATGAGGGCAGTGTTAATTATACGGGTCTTACAGTCGTTTCTAGACAACATTTCGAGTTGGGTAATGAAGACCTCAACATGGACATGACAAACGAAATTAACGGTGTTTTAAACGGTTCTATAACGGGTGTAACAGGTTGGGGTTTAGCATATCTTCCTCAGATTGAAAATATAACAGGTTTGACCGATAGTTACAGTGTTGCATTCTTCTCGAGACATACCCAAACTTTCTACCAACCATACCTTTTGACCAATTACGACGATTTGATTCAGGATGATAGAAACCAATTTCTGAAGAACCAAGAGAATAGATTATATCTCTACATTTATCAGAATGGTGATTTGGTTAATCTTGATAGTGACCCGTTTGTGAGAATAGAAGATAGAGTTGGTGTTGCTGTAACTGGTATGGAGGCATTGACAACTTGTTTAAGAACTAAAGGGGTTTATGAAGTAATTGTTCCGAATGGTTTTACAGGTGCTACCCCATGTCAATACTACGATGTTTGGTCAGGATTAACAATTAATGGTCAATCACTTCCAAACGTATCGAATACCTTCACTCTTCAACAATATTCTGCAGGAATACAAATCGGAACTCTATCCAAAGAACCTCAAAAGTTTGGTTTCAATTTTTACGGGATTCTACAGAACGAACAAATTTTGAATACAGACATTAGAAAGGTTGGTGTCACAATTAAAAAAGCATACACCGGTCAACAAATGTTATTAGATGTATCAGCATTTTACAGGGTTTATGTCAAAGAAGGAACAACAGAAGTATTAGTTCAAGATTGGACACCAATAAACAGAACGCCAAATGAGTATTATTTCATTTTCGATATGAGAGATAAAATTCCTAATCAATATTATGTTGACATTCAAGTTAACACTTCAGGTGAGAAAGATACTTATAAAAGACAATTAACGTTTAACATAGTAAATCAGAAACAAAATGGCTAAAGTTGTAAAATTAACCGAATCAGATATAACCAAGTTGGTTAACAAAGTTCTCAATGAATCATACCAAGAGCATGAAAATTACATGTTTTTTTCTAACCTCAAACAGATTATGAGACAATGTAAAATGTTGTTGGAGTTTGACCCACAGATGATAGATGAAATTTTACAAAACGGTCACGACTGGGCCGATGACCACGTTACTGAGGCTAAAACCAACATGGACCAAGTTTTTGATTTTTTCATGAATGAAAAATCTAAAATGGGAGATTATTTAGATTTCGAAGATTTGAGTGAAGGTAGAAAAAAAACAGGAACTAAACTTTGTGCAAGAGGTAAGGCAGCGGCTAAGAGTAAATTCAAAGTTTACCCATCAGCTTATGCAAATGGATATGCCGTTCAGGTTTGTAAAGGAAAAATGCCAGGTTTAGATGGAAAAAAACAATGTTCAGGTGCATATTGTTAATTTGATTATTATTTTTATCTTTGATTAATGGATAACAAAGTTGTTGGTTTCATCCCGAATATATTATATAAGGTTTTTTTAGCACTCAAGGAAAAGTTCGACCCCAAAAAACCGTTGCCGGCTGACGAAAGAATCACCTACGAAATATGTAGAAAGGTCCTTGACGACTCAGATTCAAAATTAACTTTAGCCCCATTATCTAATAAAAGATTTATAAAAAACGAGTCCAAGGATATGTTTATTGTTTTACATGACCATAGTGTAAAACTAATAAATCATATATACAGTTATTCCGTGTATATCTCAGACACAAGTCTTTACGTAGAGTTAGTCGAAAAATTTGACAAGAAATTGGATGATGAAAGAATGAAACTTGAGATTGAAATCAATAATAATATCAATCATTCTTTAGAGGAAATTTTAAAAAAACTTGATTAGTATCTCCCACTAAAATATACGTATAATACCTCAGGTATTCTGAAACAACTTTTCTTTTCACCTTTATTGTTTACACAATCTATTGGTTTTAGATTTTTTACAAGTTTTCTCAGTTCATATGGGGCTTTACTTGTCATTAGGTAAACCTGTTCAACAGGATATAACAAATTGGGACTATATTCTTCTTTTAAAACCCTCTTAATTAATCCCCTCAAAGATTCATTTTTTGGTTTATATGAAGTCATTGTTGGTTTGTTACCTGTTCCCATTTTAGGGTCTTTTTTCTCAGCTTTCCTTTTTTGAGCACATGCATTCTTTTTTTGAGAGTCACTCATTTTTGAAGCAACACCTGCCGCTCTACATTTTGGATATCCCTTACTATCTGCCTCGGGTCTTCCACACGGAGGATGTCCCCCACCTTCTTTTTTTCTACATATATTTACCCAAGGTCCTTTGGGTTGTTTACTACCTTTTGGTTTCTTTTTTGTCCCAAACCATACCGCTAAATCCTCTTTTAAAACTGGTTCATATTCAGTTTTTGGTATATGTGCAATTCTTTTTACTTCTTTGGGTGTTCCAAGGGCATCACTTCCCATGGGTGAATACCCATTTATTGGATTTCCGTCATCATCGCTTTGTGAAAACATTTCTTTTGCTTTTTTAGCTCTTTTTATTGCCTTCGTTTCGTTTTTTCTTATTAACGTTTGGTCCCTTTCCATTTCACCATCATAACTATCGTAAGCATTCACCGCACTAACAAAGTTCGATACTGGTTTCGTGAAAGGTTCCAAGGGCTCTTTTTCCCATATTTGGGGTGCAAGAACTAATGGTATTTTCATTCTACCTGAACTACCTGAACCAGTGGCTTCATTAATGAATCTTTTTTTCATATATTTCTTAATATAAATATCCTGTAAAATGTTTGATAACAAGAATCAATTAATTTCTCGAATTATAGAAATTGAATATCACATTACCTCAGAAATCTCTAAAGGACATAAACCTTTTTTTGGTGACTATTTAGAACCTCTCAGACAAGAAGTTGACACATTGAGATGTATTGTATTCGGTTACAATAGTCCATATTGTAAAAAAAAATTGGTGGATAAAAAATAATCGATTAATTTTGTGTGATATGAAAAAATATTATTTATTTATCTTGTTTGTTATATCTGTTTTTTCCACTTTCGGACAAAACCTCGGATTTAAAAATCCGAAAGATTGTTATCAATTTTTATCACAATCAGAAAAAATCTTACTAAATGAATGTTTGGATTCTCTAAATGTTAAACTTGATTCAATCAAAGGAGTTGATGAAATTTATGATTCACCAATTTTATTGAACTGTAATATAAAAGCTGTAGTTAAAAGTGATTACCTTTTCAAGGATTCTAGAACACAAACTTATACAAACTATTTAATTGAAACACTATTTCGTAATGCAACACTGATGGAACCAAAATACATGGTTTTTGTTAATAGGGATACTAATGGTTCAAAAATAACGGTGCAACAATATTATTAAACTTCGTAGGGTTTTGCTTCTTCCACGTCTTTAACTTCTAAAGAACGACCCTTGTTTTGTTTTACAATGAAATAATCATTTGGGGTGTAGGATTCTCCAGTCTTAAGTTTCTTTCTATTTTTTTTGTATTTGTCTAAAATATCAAAATCATACACAGGACCCAAAGATAATTTTCCGATAGCAGGTAAACCATTTTCTTTTGTATAGACAACCCAATTACCCTGACTCCTTTCGAAGTTAGTTTTAATCAAAGAGGCAATCATATTCGCGGTTTCGGTTGTCTCATTATTTTCGAATGTGGAACCATTCCACCTTAGCGATAACTCAGAAAGTTTCGGTAAACTAAATTCAGTTTTCTCAATGATGTTACTTTTAGGTCTTTTCGCAAAAACATCATAGGTATCTCCATTTTTAACCAAATATATTTCCTCCGCCTTGGTAGGTTCCGTTAAGGATGTGTTTCTTGAAAAAATAAAATCATAGTTTTGCTGTTGTTCATTAATTACTCTATTAACAATTTCCACAAATTCCGATTCCGTTAATCTTATTATTTTCTTGGTCATATAAATAAATATCATAATAAAAAAAAAGGGTCCCGAAGGACCCTTTTATATTTTGGTTAGACCATATTATCTCAACTCTTTCAAATCGAATGTTCTAACACCATCAACTGTGATTCTACCGTAGAATCTGTTGTTCACCATTTTCTTAGCGTATCTAGTCATGATACCTTTGATTGGTGTGAAGTTGAATGGGTTATACATTGTTGGAGTAAGTTGTAAAGGTACATATGGTGCGTAAATGTAACCTGTATCAAGAAGCGAAGTTCCTTTGTGACCGATTAACACTTGGTTTGGTGGGAAGTAAGGGTCTCTATAAACTTGGTATCTACCAGCTAGAGTTCCTACTCTTTCAATACCCATGTTGTATTGGTCTTGCTCAGGAGCTGCGTTTGAAACGTGGAAATATTCTAAATCATCAAAAATCGCAGAGATTTCAGAAGATACAACAATCCAGTTAGCACCGCCTCTTAAAGTTGATTTGTGAATTTGAGCTGACAATTGATTGATTGCAGTAATCAACGTTTGGTTCCAGTCTTTCTGAGTGTAAGAAACTGCGCCAGTTCCACCACCGAGTCTCTTCCAACCGTTGTAATCCCATCTCAAGTTCCATGCTGCACCTTTTCTAAGGTCTCTCAAGATTTCTCTATCGATTTCAGCCGCAACCTGCTCAGACAATAAAGCTGTCAATTCAGCTTCAGCGTCAATGTTGTGGAATGCTGCAACGTCTTGTGCCATTTCAGGTGACCATTGTGCTCTTAACTTTCTTTCTGTAACAGAAACAGTTACTGACATAAGGTCAAATGAAACCTCACCAATTTTATCTTCAAATTCTAAGTTCTTATACAATCTGTAAGTAGCTGAGAACGCTGAGTTTGCAGCTGTTGTTGAAGAGAATGTAGAACCTGTGTAACCGTCCATAGAACCTGTACATGTAATACATACTGGAACTTGAAGGTCGATTTCAAGATAGATATCACCATTTACATCACAGATGTTGTCATACTGACCACCATCAGTTAATGAACCTGGGAAATCTAAAGTAGCGTTGTTGTTACCGTATTGAACGATACCTTTACCATATCTTTGAGTTACTACTCTGAAAAGGTAAGGACCACCACCCGCTGTTGTTGGGTTAGCAGATACACCGTAGATAGTCAAATCAGACAAGAATGATTCTGTGTCGATTGGGTTACCATCAGGACCGATTAATTTACCTGCTCCGTCAGATGCAAAACCTGACATGATAACTAATACTTTTCTATAGTTATCTGTTGCGTATGCCGCTGGTTCAAGATTCAAAGTTGTGTTGTTCCACTGAGCTGTTACAACTGAAGTTATTGCAGATGTTACAGAAGTGAAAGAACCCTTAGAATAATCGAATAAACCTGGTGGGTCTAACGCTGGTTCATTACCCTCATAAAATCTATCATAAAGGTCTCTACCATTGTTATAGTTGTATCCTGCATTTGGAGATGTTGGACCATCTGGTGCACCGTATGGTGAATAGTGTTGATTAAGACCTGCAGGTGCTGCTGGGTCATAGCTCTGAATGTTTGGTACAAAGTAGAACAATTTACCGATTGGTAAGTTCATTGCTTGTACTGAAACGATATCGTTAGCCAACAACTTAGAGAACACTCTTCTCACGATTGGAAATACAACAGTTTCAAATGCACCTGTATCAGATGTAGATGAAGCTTCGTTGATTAAGTGAGAAGCTTGGTTTTCATAAAGTTGAGCTACGTTTTCTCTCATGTGACCTTTAAGACCCTCTAAGAATCCTAATTTGTCCCATTTGTTGATTGTGTCTTCTTTGATAACTTTAAGGTGCTTAAGACCGATGTTACCAACAAGACCTGATTCTAATAATGCTCCCATTTTGAGTATTTTTTAGTTTTTATTTATTTTATTTTTTACCCCAACTTAGACATTAAGTCTTTCATTCTTAAGAATTGAGGATTTTCGTATGTTTTAGATTCAATCAAATTTGTCGCTGAACCTGATGAAACAGTATTGTTAATTTTCTTTTCAACTGATTCGTTGATAGACTTTGATTCAGTCTTACCCAACTCATCTTTGATTGACTTATAAAGAGATTTCGATTCTTTCAATGATTCAACGTCGTCAAATCTTCTTAGAATATTAATTTTCTCTTTTTTAGTTGTTGAATGTTCTGTAAACAATCTTGTAGCATATGCTAAGTTTGAATTGAAGATTGCAACTTCGTTCAGTTTTTCTCTGAATACATTAAGCGCTTTTCTATACTCTTCATTTTTCTCTCTCAACATTGTTACTTCAGCTTCTGTAGATTCTACTTTCACACCATTTTTACCATAAACAAAGTTTCTGTTTGGTGTAATTTTTCTTAGACCTCTACCTTCTTTTGAACCCATTCCGTAAGTTCTTGCAGCTTCTTTAGTTTCTGCCTTTTTAATAACTTTGGATTTTCCTTCCATATTTTCGCCTTTCTTGTAGTCGAATTTAGCTTTACCAGTGCCCATTGTTTTAGGACCTTCTTTTTTGTCCTCTTTGAATCCACCAGCTGCTTTGTCCTTGTATTTGAATTTAGGACCGCTACCAATTCCAACCCCTTTAGGTTTTACTGACATTTTTTTACCCTCTTTAGTCTCAGACTTTTTCAAGCCCTTATGAGCTTTTTTGTGGTTGTATGCTTCGTCCAACATATCATCATCTTCTTCGATTTCTTCAGAATCATCCATGTCATCAGATTCGTCCATCATGTCTTCATCTTCTTCGTCCATTTCTTCAGATTCGTCCATCATGTCTTCATCCTCATCCATTTCTTCAGATTCGTCCATCATGTCTTCATCTTCTTCTAAAGATGACTCGATGTCAAGTTCAGTGTCCATGGGTTGTTCGTCCATTTCTTCCTCTTCTTCATCGAATTCGATTTCATACATAACTTCTTCTTCATCTTGGTCAACTTCAAAGTCGTTGCCGTCATTTGAGAAGATTGCGTCAATAACTTTTTGAGTATCAACGTCTTCCATTTCGTCCATTTCCATTTCTTCTAAGTTTTGGTCTTCTTCAGACTCACCAAGCTTTACAAGATATTCTGTGTCAGCATCGTTATCTTTAAGGTGAATGTCTTCACCATCTTTTTTAACAATAATTCCGTCTTCTTCGCCCATAGCTTTGAAGACTCTTAGAATTTCCTCGTCAGAAGCGTCAGTTAAATCTATTGGAGTTTCATCAGAATCCATGTCCATGTCTAATTCTACATCCATGTCCATTTCATCATCATTATCAGTATCCATCTCGTCGTCTGACTCAACGTCTCCGACTTCCATGTCTACCTCTGCATCAACCTCTTCTTCATCGTCTTGCTCTGAAAGAGATTCTTTTACTAATTGATTGATTTCTTCCTTCATAGTAGAAGCAAGTATTCCTTTTGCATTTTGGGCAATAGCTTCTTCAACATTCTTCATTTGAAGAAGAGCCTCTTGTACTAAATTTTTATTTTCTTGCATGAAAAAATATATTTATTTTACCTTATAAATAGTGTCAAAAGATAAAAAGTTTATTTAGGCTTGTATAAAAGCCCTATTTTGTTTTGATAAAGAATTCAATGTTTTGTCAGTCTGATTAGCAATCCAACTATTCACATTAGATAATGTGTCATAAATCAAATATGATTGTTGTAGATTACTTTGGTTCAATAAAATCACACTGTAACAAACCTGTGACGATGGTTCATTGAGAATAACCTCCGTATCGAAATTTGAAATTGCCTGAGGTATAAAATTGTTTGAGTCACAATACAAAATTGCTGCGGACATACTACTACCACTTAAATTCACGAGGTGTAGAGTATTCTGAGAGTCTTTATAGGATAAATTGAATAGCATACTTATTTTCTTTATAAATATGTTATTACAAAAAAAAAGTGGTCAAATTTGACCACTTTGAATTATTTTTCGATTACTTCATCGATTTTACTTTCGGAAACTGAGGTTATCCTCCAATCATATGAAAATGATTCATATCTTTTGGTAACTTTAGCTTCCACATCGGTTACAGAAAAACCTTTTACTAATTTTTCCTCTCTAATTTTTTTGATTTTTCCTGTGCTATCGTCAGGTAATTCATATTGAATTTTTGCTACAAAATACTTTTCGTCCATAAATTTATTTTCCTAAATAATGAGTAAGTTTTTTCATTAAGTCAATAGACTTGTCCTTGGTATCAGTAACTTCTCTTGACTTTTTTTCCTCCTCCAAATTTTCTTCATATTTAATTCTGTCCTCAGGATTCGTGAACAAGTAAGCACCTGGTGTCGATGGTGATGAAACTAAATCAAAACAAATTAATTCAAAATCGTCTTGAACTTCATTTCTTTCCCCTACTTTTTTTAATGAACCAACTCCACGAGATGATATACCCAAAGTAACTCCTTGTCTCATGAGATTTGCAGCTACGTCACCTTTGGATGATACTATACCTCTCTCATGAAAACCTGGTGTGGTAAGTAATTTTAACTTACCCATCAAAATATTTTTATCCCACCAAATGTCTGTAATTAAATGTGATACTCTATCCAAATCAATTAGAGAGGATTCGGGATGGTTCAACTCAGAAGTAGACAAACCCTTAGAAATTATTTTTTTATAATTGTCAGCTTCTCTTTTCAGAATTCTTTCAGGATAAAATCTACCGTTCCTATTTGGTGTGTCATACTTTTGTAAAACAGCATAAAACTCAAATGGGTTCTTATAATCTAATTTTGCAGATTCTTGTAGTATCTTAAAATTATTTTCATCTTTTGGTGAAACATATCCCGCATCCATTTCGATGAGAATACCATGACCGAGTTCACTTGCTTCTAATATACGTAAATTTTTCATTAAGTCTTTTAGGATAAATATATTGTTAATCCAAGTTTGTTTGTTCAGCCTTCTTAGTAATCATAAAAATGAAATGATTATTATTTGAAATGTTATTTTTATAAATTGATTTTACAATTGATTTGATAGAATCTTTTAATTCTTTAGACTTAAAATCTAATGTGTTCTTTGTGAAAAGATTTACTTCTAAATTGAAGAATGATTTTTTTCCTGATGATATTCCACTTGTTCTTAAGTCTAAATCAACAATACTTTGTTCTCTGAATATTTCAGTATCTATTGAATTAAATACTGAGTGTTTTATCTCTCGACTGAGGTTACATACAACTCTATTCCAATTATCATTTTCATTTTTTGGAGTTACCCAAGACTGTATGTTTATGTATAAAGATTTTAAGTTTTTAGAGTCTACTGTTCCATACATTGTTTTGATGGGTTGAAATAGCTTCAACTTGACACTTTTTCCTTTCTTCATTAAGTTTCATATTATATTAGTTTATTTTGTAAAAAAATACTATATATAATCAGTAATGTCAAAAAAATGAATTTTTGGAATAATTCCAAATATATGTAATATATGTTGATTATTAATATAAAAGAAAACGAGAATATCGAAAAGGCACTCAAAACCCTTAAATCAAAAGTAATTAAAACCAAACAGAATCAAATTTTGTTTGAAAGAAAAGAATATACCAAACCCTCAATTAAAAAAAGGTCAGAAATACTTAAAGCAATCTACATAGAAAAAAAGAGAAAATCTTAAATAGAATTCTCTAAGTCTTTCAATTTCATAAAGTTAATTTGGTCAAATTTTTCATCTTTCAATTTAACAATTGTTTCATTGATTTTTTCTTTGACTTCATTTTCTTTTTCTTGTTCTAAAATGCTTTCTAATTTTACTATAGTTTTTGTCTTAAGTTCTTCAAACTTATTCTCCAAAGTTTTGTTGTCTTCAGAAATTATTTGAAAAAATTCCTTTTTGGAATTTTCGTCCATAGTTTCAATAAAATTCATTAAAGTTTGATTCGCAATTTTGACCATGGAACTTACAGGAATATTGATAGATTCTTTTATTGTATTCATCTCCTCTTTTAGAACTGAAACAATATTTTCTTTAGCCGTAATTCTTTCTTTCAAACTTATGTTTTTAGTATAAACCAAGGTATCAATATCTTTGTATTTGTTTTCAATACTTTCTTGTAATGACTTAGGCATTTTGATATTCGGTAATATTCTCTGTAGTAGAGAAACTCCTTCTTCCAAAAATTCTTTAGCTTGAGATTCTGACAACCCTTGAGGTGAACTCAATTGGTCATAAATTGAGTAGGCTTTTGACAATGATTTATTATTCAAAACATTGTGTTTGAATTCTCTAATGTTTTTCTTAAATTGTGCTTCATCTCTGTAAGATTCAAGCAAGTTTTTTTCAATGATTGATTTTACTTTACCGAAAGTCATCTTGGTGTATTTTCAAATAAATATTATGAGTTCAACAACTTATCCAATTCTTTTTCAATTTCACCCAAAGATTGTTGTGCAATACCAAGATTGAGGGAACTCTTCCCTTTAATCATGTCATTTTCCAATAAAATATTAAGTTCTTTCTCTTTCGATTCAGGAGTAATCTCACCCCCCTCAGTAGGTGGTGGTGGAGGAGGAGCAGCCCCTAACTCTTCACCTCCCCCTGGAGGAAGTGGTGGTGGAGGTGCAAGTTCTTCTTCTCCGCCTGGTGTTGTTGAAGCACCTGCGGAAGGTGTGCTACCTGAAGAGCTACCATATAATTTGTCAATATTATCAAATAACCCTGTTTTACTTATAACAGTAGGTGTTGCTTTCAATTCTTCACCAACTGCTCTTTCGATTCTTTGTTGTTGTAAATCGAGTCTGATTTCTTCATCAGACCAATTAAATATGTGTTTCTTAGCCCATGTTGCAGAAGTTGCCGCAATACCAAATCCAGTATCTGCAACCAAATCTTTATATAGAAGAACTTTTTCTTTCCAAACATCAACTTTCAATAAGTCAGCTTGAGTTGATGGGTTAGTTAGTCCTAAAGTAAAATTATTCAATTCATCTTCGAATCCTAATAAGAACAGATGAACAATTGCAATCTTATTAAGTTCCGCCAACATACTCTTCTGAATTCTGTTGATAGTTCTAGCAAATCTAATATCTTGTAAGGCTAAGTTTTTACCATCTCCAACTACTTCCTCGAAACCTAAAAACGCCTTTGGAACACGGAGTGCAGTGAGTAACTTTTTCTGAATATACTCTATATCGGCAATCTCTGATAGGTTCGTTGCACCTGGTAATGTATCGATTGGACTAGGTGCCGCAGGGTCACGAACAGGAACAAAGTAGTCTTGGTCAACCGCCATTTGATTGAATCTCATGTCTACATTACCTGTCTTACTATCAACAATTTGTTCTCTTTTGAATTTGTTGGCCACACGTTGAACATATGCTTCAACATCGTCATCGTTCATATTCCCTACGAACACCTTGAAAATTCTTCTTTCAGGTGCTCTTGAGGTTCTATAAATCAACATCGCATCTTCACAAAGAAGAAGTTGTTTCCAAGTTCTTCTCGCTTTCTCCAACATAGATGTTCCATAAGGAAGTTTTCTGTCATCACCTAATAATCTAAAGTGAGCCATTTCCCAAGATTGGAATTCCATATTCTTGTTCTTCCATGTAAAATGAAGGGCTTTTTTGTCTTTATCTAATTCTTGTGTAATATCAACTGAGATTTTTGCACTAACTCCAACCTCATGTCTTTCTATTTCAATTGTTGGTAGTTGTTGACAACCTACAACACCCTTTTCAGGGTCCAGTTTCAAATAAACAAAGTTATCACCATACTTACAAGTGTTTCTTGTCCACATTGGCAAGTTGGTGTTGATGTCTAAATTACTATTGAATAAATCCGCCAAAACTCCTTTGATTCTTTTTGACTCAGAATATATCTGAAGAATAAAACCATCCTCATTTGTAGTTGTCGACTCCTCTGCGTATATATCCAAAGCGGCTGAAATTTCGGGTGTATACTCCATTGACTCATAGTCATACTGAGCAGACAATCTTGTTGGTTCGTAGTAGATTGCTTGAGAATATAAATTATTCTCTACCTTAGCCCACTGATTAGCCAAGTAGTAAGTCTGTTGTGCTTGAAGTTTTTCAACCTCGTATTCCTCTCTACTTTTGGTGCGTAGTAATTCTTTTTTATCAAACTTGAATGTAGGATAATCTTGATTCAGTAAAGAATTAGGTCCAAAAGTTTTCGACAGTCGTTGCCAAACTGTCATTTTTTGTTCAGCCATATTACAATTTAACTTATTACGTCAATAATATAAATAGTTATTTGGCACCAAATAACCACCCATATTTTTGATAATCCTGTTTAGAAGGACCCTGATTATTTGGGTGTTGCCTTCCCATTTGTGGCACGAAAGGATTGAAAAATTCTGAAGTATTTTTGTTTTCATTTACAACTGATGTCCATGAATTCAACATTGCCTTAGTATGATTTACGACTTTCTGTAATGATTGAAATGATTTTTCCGCAACATAAATTGCCATTGACATCCCCATAATACAGTCGTCGTGATGTCCCTTTTGATGGTCGGGTCTACCATTTACATAAATGAACGTATTCATTTCGTTGTATAATCTATGTGAATATATTTTGAATTTGTGTCTAACCGCTTCCTCAAATGATGAAATAATTTGAACTCTCTTGGAATTGAAATTTATTCCTGGAATTTTTTCATTCAGTTTGGGGTCCCATTTCCATTTGTTGGTTGTATCTACATTATCAACATATAGTCCTGCAGGATAAGACATCTCTTGCATTTTTCTTGCAGTTGAAACCCCCATCCCTCCTGTTATATCTATAACACAATATGCATTATACATTGAACCCCATTTGAATGCTATTTCTGCAATTACATCAGGTGGGACTTTACCAACATATTCTAATACCTGTTCTCTTTCATCAAAATCGATTATTTGTATACACGAAAAATCCTCAGAATCTCCACGTGATACGTCAACACCCATAACATATTTGTGATTATTTTCGGGTTCCTTGAATATCCATAACGCACCCCCCATTAGTTTTGCTGATGGTTCCCTTAGAGTGTTATGTGAGATTTCTTGCATCAAATCAGATTCGAAAACGTTATCACCTGAACCCAAGAAGTTACATTCCAATTCCTGAGCAACTTTTCTTCTATCGAATTTGAGTTTCTTTACCATACCCTCAAACCAAGCAGAACAAGGTTTGTATCCTTTAGCAATATAATCTGTTGTTGTTGTATGGTCCCTTTCATAAGGGTTTTCTACAGATAAATCTAAAACTGTATCGGCAGGATAATCCTCCCTATTCAACAGAAAATGAACTAAGTCATTCGTTTTCACCATATACAGGTCTTTAGTATATCTTGGGTCTCTATACCAAAACATCTCAGAGATTTTGAATTCATTCATTCCTCTCAAGGCTTGGTCATAGATATCATAATAAATTGGGTCATAACCGTTTGGAGTTGATATTACAATCACCTTACCACCCGTGGAGAGTGATGCCATACAAGCGGACCAAAAGTCGTTGTCGGCTTCAATGAACGCCGCTTCATCAAATACAAGTATAGTAGGGGTATAACCTCTCAGGGCATCTCTTGATGTTGCAACCGCTTTTACTTCACAATCATTTGTGAGTTTGAAATGTCGTTGAGAATTTTTTTCAGCGGAAAATCCAACACCAACCCATGATGGCCATTGTTCAGTGAATCCCCTGATTTTGTTTGCCATCTCGACAGATGTATCGAGTTTGTTAGCGATAATGAGAATTTTTTCTGGCTTATTCTTTTTTGCAAATACTAATTTTTTTGATGCCCAAGCAGCAGTCACTGTTGATACTCCAGCCTGACGATACTTTAAGGCAATATTTTCATTATACTTATCGTAATCTTCTATCAGTGAGACTTGGTCAGGGAATAAATCTAATGGAACATACTTCTGAACAGTGTTGTCGTATGTTTGTAAATAAGTTCGAAGTGCATAAGGAGTGCTCCTAACACACTTCGTAACCTCTATAATTAATTGTTCTTTAGTCACAGGTAAGGTTATTTAGGTCTTGATATACCTAAACTACCTAAGAAATCATCTAAGTCATCTTCGTCATCCTCATCTTCAGAGTCTGACCCAGTTTCTTCCTTGTAGTCATCAAACTCTCTTTTGAGTTCTTTAGCTTCTTTCATGATTTCATCGAATCTTTGAGTTGCTTTTTTCACTTTTGATTGGTCTTCGGAAATAGCGTTTCCGATAATCTCCAAAAATTCTTCGGCAGGTATTTGGTATAACTGAATGTGGAACCAGTTTATTAGACCCTTGTTTTCCTCTTCAAACATTTCATCGGGTAATGCGAATCTGATTTTTTCTACGATTTCAGGACCTATTCTTAATTGCATAGGTTCGTTAGATAAAATATCAACTTGACCTTGAACCTTTTGTCTCATGTCCGGGTCTTCAGGTAGACCATATCTACCTTTAGCTTCTTCTATACCTTTTATAATTTCATGACACAAGATTGGGAAAATCATACCAAAGGCGTTTATTACAGTATCTGGTTTTTCTTCAGATTCTCCTTCTTCATCTCCTTCTTCATCATCATTGTCAGAGTTTCCTAATTCGACCTTTCCAGCTACGCCTTGACCTGTTTGGCTCATCATCTCAATCATTTGTTCCATAGTGAAATACATGAAATCATTGATTGCCATTATACCCAAGTAATCCCTATATAGAGATGGGTCAATTGCATCCAACCTTTCTTTAATTTCAGGTTTTTGAAAAACGTAGTGTCCTTTTTTTGCCGCCCCTTGAATTATAGCATTAATGATGTTTCTTTTGTGTTTTTCAAGTTCTAATTGTTCTTCATCTGTCAAATCTTCAACATCAAAAGAAATTTGTGGCATTTGAGGTTTTTTTTCCTTTTCTTCTTCTTCGTCTTCTTCAGGTTCATATCTGAAGTTAGAAACATCGATTGGTTCCCTATTAAGATATGGCTTTATAGTAAACCAACCAGCAGGAATTTCGGTCTCATCTAAAGACGCCTCAACAGCTAACTGCTCTAACTCATCCCTGTGTTGAGATTCGATTCTCATTATGTTAGGTAAACGACTCATCATTTCCTGATAAATCATGCCTTGAACCTGTTTTGAACTTATATTTCTATTTCCAGTAACTTCTCTCAACTTATCGGCTACTTTTCCGAAACGGGAACTCACTAACCTTTGAACATCTTCAGTCCCCTTTTTCAGTGCAGGATTTTTTGCATAAAGACCTTCAGGGTCTTTCAATTTTCTTTCAAGACTAGGGTCCATTCTTTCGCTTCTCCCACCGTAATTGATTTGTTCTTTAATTCTCTTTGCCATGTTATTTTTCTAATAGATTCATAATTAAGTCAATCACCTCATCTTTAGCAGACTTAGCGGAAACCTTTTTAGCTTTAGGTGCTGGATTTTCACCAGGGTTAGGATTTTGTCCAGGGTGTTTTGGTCTTGGTCTCGGGGCAGGTTTTCCAGGTTTCGTGCCAGGTTGTGTTTTTGGTTTGGTAGGAGCTGTTGAAGGTCCTTGTTCCGAGATATATTTAACTAAATCACCTTTAGTTATTCTTGGAGGCAAGTTTTTTTCTACTATCTTCATAATTTCGTTTTCTAAGAATAAAGATACAGGATTTTTTCCTTCCTTCAAAGACTTTTTTACATCCTTTACACATCTTTCGTATTTGTTTTTTTCTTTAGCACTCCAAAGATGTCTTTCCTTTGTTCCAAATTCTTTTCCTAATTGTGCAGTGCAGATAGCCCATGGATTTTTCTTTGTCTTCTCTTCCGACATCCCCATCATTTTTCTATTATTATCAGAATCATTATCCATTCCGTCAGGAGCCATATCATTTGCATCATGAGGTGCCTCTTGACCTGTAAGTGATTGTAACGCATCCGCACCCAAGGCGTTTTGGTCAGTTACATCATCTGTTTCAGTCTCATCTAATTCTCCTTCGGTTGTTTGAGATGCAACCACATTACCCGCAGCATCCATCTTTATAGATACTCCATCAACATTAGCACCCGTAGTCCTTGCAGTTGCCGCAGGTATAGTTGTCTTTGTGATTTGTTTTTTTTCTTGTTTAACTTGTTCACTAATTACAAATCTATCAACAAGAATATCAATTTGGCTTTCGCTCAATTTAGAAAGTGTCTTTTCAGTAAGACCCTTCTCTATCAGTTTTTTAATCTTTATTTCAGTTTTCATAAACTACTTTCTTTTCAAATTCTAAAATCAAATCTCTTTCGTAGAGTTTGTCTTTTATTTGTTGTTCTGTTTCACCAAATCTGAAGACTAATCTTTTTTTATTTTCATCATCAGACTCCCAAGCTAACGAGACTACGTCATCAATTGCATCTACCATAGAAAAAAAATCGGAGTTCTGAATCAAATCCAATTTTATCTCGGTATTTCTCAGAACTCCTACTTTCTTTATATATTTTAACTCAGGTGGTGTCGGGTATCCATTAGATGGTTTACTCTCCCAATATTCTCCCCACACATCCAAAGTATCTGAGAAAATGAATTCGTAAAGGTTGTCTCCTTTATAGTTGGGACCTAATCCGTTTACAAATATCAATTGACTCATACTAATAATCCTTCAGGTGAAATTTTAACTTGTTTTCCTTTATTTTCAAAAACTAAGTTTTTTTTGTTACTTTTACCTATGATGGTTGCGTTAATGTTTTCTTCTAAAAACTTTTTTGCTGCCATTTTTTGTTCGATAGATTCACCAAGTCTTTTGACTTCGGTCATCTGTCTTTTCAAAGAAATCATAGATTGTTTTTTTCTCTCACCAAATTTTTCTCTATTCTCCAATATTTCTTTTTTACTAATCTCGAAATATTTCGAAATAACTTTGTCGATTTTGGATTCACCAAAAATACTGTCAAAAATTGCTCCATTAGTAGATTTCTTTTCTTGCTCGTCTGATTGTGTTAGTTTCGAAGTTACATAAGATGCTACTACAGGTGCCGCTGCTCTTGCAATTGTATCCCATTGTTCACCTACCTCACCTTCAACTGGAATGTCCATATCTGTTTGGATATCTTCTACTTCAGTATCATAAGTAATATCTTCCTCTGCTGATGGTTCTTCCATACCCATTTCTTCATCTTCACCTTCAACCTCTTCAAATTTAGATAAAATATCTTCTTTATCTTCTTCACTTAAAACACCTAAATCCAATGAAGATAAAACCATGTTGATAACGTATTTCACGTTTTCAGATGTCATACCTTCTTCACTATCAAGAGTTCTTATTTTTTGTGTGAGTTTACCAGTAAGTTTTTGTATTGTTTTGAATGTAACTTTCTCTTCTCCACCAATTTCTACTTCAGCATCCATTTCAACTTCACCTTCAGGTGCACCCATTTCATCAGCCCCCATGTCTTCCATTCCCATTTCTTCACCGCCAATTGCATCTGGTGCATCTGCGGCAGAAACTTCAGCATCAGGTGATGGTGGTAATTCAGGAGATGGAACTGCAGGTGGTTCAGCTGGTGGAACATCCTGTGGTTCAGCAACGGGTTTTGGAGTCTTTAAAACGATTTTTTTTTGCTCACCATAAAGTGAGACACCTTCTTCGTTTTCGTTAATTCTATTCAACTCTCCCGCCAATAAATTCAATCTTTTGAATGCTTGAGAATATGATGAATAATATTTTCTATTCTTCATCGGCTCGATGTAATCTGTCTGACCTTCAGATACCATTTTCTTAATGATGTAACCTTGTCTTTCTTTTACAATCTCATAAGAATTACCGTCAGCTAGACCGATAGAATATTCGCTTCTACTTGTCTCATTAATTTGATTAGGAATAGACTCATTGAAACGAGCTATTTCCATAATTCTTTTAATTTTTTCTTGGCCTGTGAGCTTTTCACTTCCAATTGGTTTTAAGTCTGCCATATCTTAAATTATAATTTTTTTAGTTGTTTAATCCGTTAAACCCTCCTAAGGTTATTGCGTTTAGTTGTATCGCAATGCCATTCTCGGTTGCGTATGCTGGATGAGGTACTTGTGTTCCTGCAGGTAATGTCCCGCCACTGAACGAACCTAACATTTCAGCAGTATATTCATAATTTTGGTTTACAGAAGTTCCAGTATAAACCACACCACAATCTGCACAATCAACAAATGGACCGTCTACAAATGTTGCAGTTGCAACGATTGGACCATAACTTGTATCAGTTATGAAATAACAGTTATAATCTAAATTGTTGTTATCAAACGTGAATAAATACATTTCACCAATAGTTGGTGAAACTCCTGAAATCTCTACACTCCATGTTGTTCCAATACAATCCGTAATTAACCAGAATCCTGGAGGTGTTGGAGTTGGAGTTCTTGTTGGCGTAGGTGTTGTTGTGTTTGTTGGTGTCACAGGTGGTGTTCCTGTTGGCGTTGATGTTACAGTCGGAGACACAGTAGGTGTAGTTGTTGTTGTCGGTGTAACCGCTGGAGTTCCTGTGTTTGTTGGTGTTTGAGTTAATGTTGCCGATACTGATGGTGTAGGTGTTGATGTTTGAGCAGGTGTTCCTGTATTGGTATTCGTTGGTGTGTTTGTTGCCGTTACCGACGGAGTTGGTGTTGACGTAACTGAAGGAGTTCTTGTTGGAGTAGGTGTTTGAGTTCCTGTTACAGGAGGTGTTGATGTTACCGTAGGAGTTTGAGTTGTGGTAACTGATGGTGTAGGCGTTGGGGTGACAACCGCTTGACATGTTGCACAATCACCATAATCAGATGACATGAAACTAACCACATCCAAACCTGTTGTAGGCTCAGCATTATCGATAATGTCATAACAACCCTCAGCTGTAGCTCCTGTGAATCTTAAAAAGTAATTCCCGTTTACCGCAGGGAGATTTGAACTATCAAAATCGACTAGTATCGCTGGACCGCCACTACAAGCACCAATAAGATATGTAACTAAAGCCATCTAATTTTTCTTTATAAATATACGATTTATATAAAATAACTAATTATTATCAATCAAGAGACTTAATTTCAATTGAAAGTTCTTTGTCTTTGATTTTCGTTTTTTCATCGAATAATTTTCCAATGTGTCCTGACCTTCTCAAAAATTTGAAAACTAAATTTTCATATGAGAATTCACCGTCTTTATTTAAACCTGATTGTCTGTAGTCTTTGAGTTTTTCTTTCAATTTTTTCAACTCTTCAGTTTTACCTGTTGATTTAGCGTCTTCAACAGCATCGTCAATTTTTTCAGTCCAACATTTGATTTTATTTTTCAAAACTGACATATTAAGCTTCAATTCCTTTTTTTCAGGTTTATGAATCCATTCGTCATTCATTATTGAAAATACACCATCACTGTGGTGTTCGTCAGATTCACCCTGCGCATAGACTTCCACATCATATCCATAAATTTTGATATTGTGTTTGGAATTGAATATTTTCTTTTTTAAGTCAAATAGTTCTACGTAAAGTTCTTTTTCTTTTCCGTATCTCTCAAAATCTATAATAACGTGTAAATCAAAGTCTGAAAACTCAGACCAATTGTAGTTTGCCAAAGAACCCATTAGAAACACGTCTTCAACAAAAACATCATCACCTAAATCATCCACAAATTCTTCAGCAATCTTCATTAACCCTTTTCTGATTTTAGGTTTCAAAGTTGCCTCCTTTGGGTCATTTGGATTTTCCCAAATTTTTGGATTCAAAGTATCACGAACCGAAAAACTACTTATAATTTTTTGAAAATTACTCATCCTAAATAAATAGTCAGAGTGTTATAGTTTTTTATATTTGAATTTTTTTGAAATATCAGTTGTGAAAAACTTTCCTTGTGATTCTGATTTTCTGAACTTTGTGTAAATCTGATGTGGAACTTCATCGTATTCATATCGAAACCCGTTGTTAAATTCAACAATCATTTTTTTAGTTTCAGTATCATATTCGCTTTTTTTGATATTTGAAGATTTTATTTCATTCAAAATCTTTGTTCCTTTAATTTCTTCTTTAATTATTGCCATTTTCGAGTGGGGTTAATGAATCAATTTTAGATAATTTAGGTTTTAAATAAAGTATGAAATCATCATGAGAAACATCAAACCCATAATTTTTTAATTGTTTTTGAAGATTGTCTGCAAGCATGGATATTTCTGCTCTGATTTCAAAAATTCGGATTGGACCAGACGATACACTTTCAAGAGACTTATCAGAATAACCTTGTTCTTGAAATATAATTCTAAGTTCCAAGTATTTTTCTAAGATTTCTTGGAAGGAGGAATTATCCTCAACAAATTTTTTCCATAGTTCCATATTGTTAAATAGTTCTGATGATTATTACTATTTACTAATATCGTGTCATCTTTAGAAAAAATAATAAAAAAAGTTTTAATTGAGGTAAGAACCCAAAAAAAAGACGAATTCAATCGTGGTATGGAACATAGAATATATGCATCCAAATCTAACCCCGATAGACTATTCAAAGTGGGAGATGAGGGTGTAGGATATTGGGTCGAAGTATTCCGTTCAAATCCTGATATTTTTGCACAAGTTTACAGAACAGGAAAATTGGATAAATGGAATTATTACGCCGAGATAGAAAAATTGGAAACAAATAGGGTTTTAAACGAATGGCAACAAATTGAAGAAAAATTAGAAGAAATTGGAATTATCGATTCTGAAGATGGTTCATACGGAAGAGATATTACCGACATATACACCAATCATGGGCATGACCAAAAAACAATAACAGAAATTTCAGAGAAACTGAGAGATTACGACAAACAAACCTATAGTCTTTTTATCAAATATTTTAAACTTTTCAAAGATTGTGAAAGAGCTATTGAAAAAATTGTTGGTCATGAGACACTTGTTGATGCACATCGTTACAATTTTGGTTATAGTAAGGATGGTAAATTGAAATGTTTGGACATATAAAAAACCCCCGCCATTGATAACGAGGGTTATGGATGTTCCTTTTCAGAGCCTATAGAATACTAATTCTTTTCTTTTCTTGTTTTATATAATTGGGAACAAAAACTGTTAACATGCCGTCTTCAATTGTTGCTTCGATTGATGAAGGATTGTAACCTTCACCAATTTTAAATTCCTTAGAAATTTTCTTGGTTTTTTCTTCACCATTCAGTTTATAGTTTCTCATTCCGTCAATATGTAAAACACCATCTTCCATTTCTACTTTCAAATTTGTTTTGTTGAATCCTGGTGCTTCGAAAAAAAGATAAGCACCGTCTTTGGTGTGGTTTATTTCATAATTTTCTTCAGAATTATTTTTTAACACTGAGGTGGTGAAATTGTAATTTCCCCTTTTGTTGTTAAAGAATGAATCCATAAGGTCTTCAAAATTTGAGAAATTTGAGTAATACATAATTTTTAATTTTTGTTTTATAAATTTATTATTTATTTTTGAGTAGTCAACTTTGATACCAAACCACCACAAATGACAATTTGTAAGTGGAATTATAGATAATATGACAAAGTGTCAATAAAAAAAATAAATCCTGTCAATTTGTCAAAACATTTGTTTGTGTCTCAAATTTGATGTTAATTTGTAAAAATATCTACTATGAATGATTTAATGGATGACGACGAAAAAATGATGAGCAAGAAACAAAAACAATCATCAGACAGTCCAACCCCTGTGTTGGATAATTTTAGTCGAGACTTAAATAAGCTCGCAGAACAAGGTAAGTTGGACCCAGTTATAGGTCGCGACAGAGAAATCTTGAGAATTGCACAAATTCTTTCAAGAAGAAAAAAGAACAATCCAATTATTATCGGAGAACCAGGTTGTGGTAAAACCGCAATTGTTGAGGGACTGGCAATGAAAATTGTAAGTGGTGATTGTCCCCGTAACTTAGTTGACAAACGTATCGTAAACTTAGACCTTACCTCTGTTGTCGCAGGAACAAAATATCGCGGCCAATTTGAGGAAAGAATGAAAGTTATCATCGAAGAACTACAATCCAATCCGAACGTTGTTGTATTCATTGATGAAGTACACACATTGGTTGGTTCTGGTAACTCGGCGGGGTCTATGGATGGTTCCAATATTTTCAAACCCGCTCTTTCACGCGGTGAGATTCAAATTATCGGTGCTACAACCCTCGATGAATTCCGAAAGAATATAGAAAAAGACGGGGCACTAGAGCGTAGATTCCAAAAAGTTGTTGTTGACCCATCAACAGTTGTTGAAACAATCCAAATTCTCAAAAACATCCGTGAGAAATATGAAAGTTATCACAAGGTTTCATATTCGGATGAGGTCATCGAATCATGTGTTAAACTTGCAGACCGATACATCACCGACCGTGAATTCCCTGATAAAGCATTCGACATCTTGGATGAAGTAGGTGCAAGAATGCAGACAGAACTCAAGGTCCCTGAATCAATCGAAGAATTGAAAAAGAAGGCGGCTGAAATACGTCAGTTAAAAGTTGATGTAGTAAAAAAACAGAACTACGAACAAGCGGCACAGTTACGCGATAAGGAAAAGAAATTGTTGGACAAATTGGATACTGAGAAGAAGAAATTCGAAGAAGAAATGATTAACAACAAACAACAAATTTCCGTTGAGGATGTGTATGATGTGGTTTCTTCTATGACCAAAATCCCTGTGAATAAAATGAGTGTTGATGACACTAAAGCTCTTGTCAATTTGGATAAGGAATTAATAGGTAAAGTCATTGGACAAGACGATGCTGTTAGGAAAATTGCTAAGGCAATCAAAAGAAACAGACTTGGTATCAAAGACCCAAATCGTCCCATCGGTTCATTTGTTTTCTTGGGTTCGACAGGTGTGGGTAAAACTCACTTAGCTAAACAATTGGCAAAAGAAATGTTTGGAAGTGAAGACTCCCTAATCAGAGTTGATATGAGTGAATATCAAGAAAAACATACCGTATCTAAATTAGTAGGTGCTCCTCCAGGTTACGTAGGTTACGAAGAAGGTGGACAGTTGACTGAAAAGGTAAAAAATAAACCATACTCAGTTATTCTTTTCGACGAAGTTGAAAAGGCGCACAAAGATGTGTTCACAATTCTTCTTCAAATTTTAGATGATGGACATGTAACTGACAGCTTAGGTCGTAAAATCAATTTCAAAAATACCTTGATTATTTTGACATCAAACCTCGGTGTAAAGAAATTACAAGATTTTGGAACAGGTATTGGGTTTGGTTCTAGCACTTATAGTAATGAAGAGGCCAAGAAACAAGTATTGATGAAGGAAATGAAAAATTTCTTCTCTCCTGAGTTTTTGAATCGTATTGACGATACAATTGTATTCAACTCTCTTAGTCAAGATGATATTAAAAAAATCACTAAGATTGAACTTGATAAGTTAATCTCACGTCTCAACGAAATGAATTATAAAATCACATACGATGAGACCTTGACTGAACATCTCGCAAAAGTTGGATTCGATGAACTATATGGTGCAAGACCTCTCAAACGAGCAATCCAAGATAAAGTCGAGGATTTGATTTCAGAAGAAGTTTTGACCGACAAATTAGTAGAAGGAAAAAACTATATTGTCAAAGTAGAAGAAGATACTGTTAAGGTTGTTAAGAAAGGAAGATAATAGAAAAGGGGGATATTCCCCCTTTTTTTGTATTTATAAGTATGAGTAATTTTTCAAGATTATTAGGTCAGTTCAAAGAACAGTTTCCTGATGAATTTAAATCAAAAGTTGACATTATCGAAAAATTTGTTGTTGATTATATTAATAAAAACAAAATCACAATCAAGTTTTTGAATTCATGTGGAACCGGTTTCAGTGGGGTAAGAACCAAAGAACAAGTAATCATTTGTTCGCCAATGAACATGAGAACAATTGGTGATTTTCTTTATACCATATTTCACGAAATACGTCACGAAAAACAAATCCGAGATATTAAGATGGATAATCCCTTAACCGATTATGATTTGGAGGATTTTGAAAAACTATATAATCAATACTGGGAAATGGAACTGGATGCAGACCAGTTTGCAAAAAATATGATTGCCAAATTAGTTATTAAATTAGAAATACCCATTTGGTTTGCCAAAGGGCAGTTCAATTTATCACACTATATCGAACAATATCCATCGATGTCAAAAAGTGTTCAGATGTCCCTCAGGTCAATTGTAGACACAATTCGACATATAAAAAAATCGGGTGGTGAATTTAATGATATTCAAGACCACCCGATGGTTAAAACACATATTGAAAGATTAGAAAACTTTATCTAAACCTTATAAGGGTTTTGGTTGTAACTATATTCCTTAGCCTTTTTAAAATGTAGTTTGTACCCAAGTTCTTCAATCATTTTTCTTCCCATATCGATTCCATTGTAAACATCTTCCACAACAACGTATTCATTTTTTGTGTGGTAATCATAGTACCCTATTGAGAAATTAATACAAGAAAAATCAAACTTTCCTCTCAAGGCATAAACATCTGTATATGGATGGACCATATATTCCATATCCGTTGGGACCATACCTTCAGTTAGTACTTTGTCACACGCCTTAAAAAAGTCCGTATCTCTATCGAATAGAATTTGACCGAAACATTTTTCAGTAATCATCCAGTTTTCAGGTGCGTCAAACTGAATTCCATATCCAACATTTTCGAAAAATTCAGGGTCTGCGTTTCTTGAACCGTGACAACCTGTTTCTTCAGAAACGAAAAACGCTGCTTTCAAATATGGAAGTTCTTTGAGTAATGTAAGACATGCAAACACTCCGCATTTATCATCTCCACCTATACCAGTGGGATTACCTTGGTCGTTATATGCCTTTAAAGATAATTTGAGTGCTCCTTGAGCATTTGGAAGATTTTCTTCAACAACGTTAATCGTGTCAAGTTTGTGTACAGTGTCTGTGTGAGATATTACACAAGGGAAATAAAAACCTTCAGGTAAATCCCCAACCGGTTTCTTTGTTGCATACACATTATTTTTTTCATCGAGATAATATTCGATTTGATTTTCTTCCAACCATTTGGTTAGATAAAGAACCATTAAATCTTCTTTGTATGTGTGTGTTGGAACACTTAAAACTTCTTTGAGTAACTCTAAACTTTTTGTCATACTGCAAATATATGACAAAATTACAATTCAACCAAATTAAATAATTCTGGTTGATAAAGTAATTTGTTGAAACCGTCTTCAGAAATTTTGAATTTATTTATACCCGACATCCCTTTCTTCTTTTTCAAAGATATGTCAATTTTTTTTGTTTCCCTATCAAAACCATCGATTCTAAAAATTAAATCCGACCCTTTTGGTATTTCATACCATATACCGATTTTATGTTTTTTTGTAACCCTATCAATCATATCCATAAAGGTGTTAGAATCACCTGATTCATAATCTTCTTCAATTCTCTCCAAAATTTTTTCCAACGACCTATTTGCTTCTTTATTAAAACTTTCATTGTCGAATACATCATCATCTTGATATTCAAACCTATCTTCATCCCATCCACCAATTGTTCTATTGGAATCTTGGAATATAGTTTTCAGTAATTTTTTGATTGACACGTGTGGAACATTATATTGAATGAAATTTGATATTAAATCACCCACAGTTGTTTTGATTCCATCTCCATGTCTCTGAAAACCAAAATCCCCTAAAAAATTATTCAATTCCGAATTTACATGTTCAGATGCAACGTGTCTTATTTCAATATTTTTTTCGTGGGTCCAATCAATCACTATTGAGCCAATCTCTCGGGGATAATACTTTTCTAAAAACACTGCAAAACCAGCTCTGTCTTCTTCATCCTCGTAGTCAAATTTTTTACTATATATAAGTTTGGATATTCTTTGTAAAAGTTCTTTATTATCTGAATCGAAATTGTACCAAGGACCATACCCGTCTAAAAAATCTTGTTCGGATGCACTTGAATCTTGAATATCGTAAGTATTGTACGGATTGTTAATTGCCTGTTCGAACCAAATATCATCATCATCCAAACCAATAATTTTTCCAAACTCATTCATGTCTGTGAATTCTATAATAACTTTTGACAAAGCAGGATTTTCCCTACTCGCAATAACTCTTCCAATGGACTTATCCGCCCCTTCCAATTCATACTGATTAATTTTTCCTTTTACAAATTTTCTTAAAGCAAAAAAACTATCTCCTGGTTCCATATCGTATAAATAGACTTTTAATTTGGAAATTTAATATTTATGTATATCTTTGTTGTGTTCTTTGAAAATATTGGGGAAGTCATGGCAATTGATTGGCGTGTGTAGTTATAGGTGGCACGTAGGAGCTGAGTTAACTCCTTTATCAACTGATTTGAAAAAACAAATGGCAATACTTTTGCTAAGATGGCTGCTATCGGTTTAATCGCTGAAGAAGCTACTGTTGTTGCTTAATTTAAGTCACGACACTCGGGTCGGTTAGGACATTAACCTAGGAACAGAAGTCCAATATACGGGTCACAGGTCAGAGCTCGTTTAAAATAATTCTGAGACCAAGTTGTTTGTAGGTGGGTTTCTCACATATATCAAACCTAATATTTCGGAACATTGAGAAACAATGTTGTAATAAACGTGTAGTCACTTATAGTTGTCGCGAACAAGACACGGGTTCGACTCCCGTCTTCTCCACAGCAGATTAACCCCGAGAAACTCTCGGGGTTTTTTATTTGACTTGTTAAAGATTTATTAATATTATTTAGACGACTTTGGAAATTAAGACCATACTTATTTTAGTCGGAGAGCAATTTTATGAAATATTATTTACTGACGAACTTCAAAACTTGTAATATCGGAATCCCGTTGGCTTAGCGTCCTCGGGATTTTTTTATTTATAAACCAATAAACAAAAAAGCAATGAAAAAAGCAATCTTGATGTCACTTTTAACCTTATTCGTGACAATCACATCTTTCGGGCAGATTACAACTTCTTCCCTGTCAGGTGTAGTTAAAAATGAAAAAGGTGAGACTTTGGTAGGTGCTACAGTTCATGCGGTACACCAACCAACAGGTTCAGAATACCGTGCAACCACAAACAAAACGGGTGTCTACTCAATTCCGGCTGTACGTGTAGGAGGACCTTATCTTATTCACGTTAGTTACGTAGGCTACAGAAAAGCTGAACTAACTGACATCAACACTCTTCTTGGGGTTACAAGTAATGTTGACGTAACTCTTATTTCTGAATCAAAAGAGTTGAAAGAAGTTACTATTGTTGGAACGAGAAACAATTTATTCTCAAAAGACAAAACAGGGGCAGCTCAACAATTCGGACGTAGAGAACTAACTACAATTCCAATTACGGGTGCAAGAACAATTGACGGAATTACCAAATACAATCCTTTTGGTGATGGTCGTTCTTTTGGAGCACAGGATTCTCGATTGAATAATTTTACAATCGACGGTTCTCAGTTCAACAACAACTTCGGTTTGGGTTCATCAGCGGCTGCTGGTGGTAGAACAGGTGCTTCAGCAATTTCTTTGGATGCGATTGACCAATTACAGGTGAACGTCGCTCCTTTTGACATTCGTCAAAGTGGTTTCGTGGGTGCAGGTATTAACGCTGTTACTCGTTCTGGAACTAACGAAATTGAAGGAAGTGTTTATCAAACACAAAGAAACAATTCAAAAACTTATGTGGGAGACAACGCTAGAGGAACTACAGTAACTGCTCAGAAATTTGATGAAAAAGTTTTCGGTTTTAGATTGGGTGCACCAATCATCAAAAATAAATTATTCATTTTTGGAAACTATGAAAGCATCGTTAGAACTGAACCAGGCACAACTTGGATTTCTACCGGTTCTCCTTTGACAGGTTCACAAGTAAGTCGTGTTAAATACGATGACATGGTGAGACTTTCGAAGTTCATGAGAGATACTTTAGGTTATGAAACAGGTCCTTTTGAAGGTTATTCTAACACAAACGATTCAAGAAAATTCATGACTCGTTTGGATTGGAACATTAGTCCAAAACACAAGTTAATGGCACGTTTTGTTAATCACAACTCATCCGCTGAGATTAACATTTCTAACTCTCAGTCAGCGGGTGCTGGAAACAGAACTACTCAATTCAACGCAATGAGTTTCCAAAACAGTGGATACATTATTATGGATAATACTCGTTCAGGTGTATTAGAATTGAATTCTAAGTTTTCAAACACACTCCACAACAATTTGATTATCTCTTATGACAAACAAATTGAAGACAGAGCTTACATGAGTCAAATGTTCCCAACAATTGACATCAGAGAAGGTTCAGCAACTTACACTTCTGTAGGTTTTGACCCATTCACACCAGGAAATAAATTGAACTATTGGACATTCAACGTTACTAACAACGTTACAAAATATTTGGAAAAACACACTTTGGTGGGTGGTTTCAACTATCAAATGTACCAATCAAACAATTTATTCTTCCCAGCTTCGAACGGTGTATATATTTTCAACAGTTTGAATGACTTCTACACTGCAGCTAAACAATCAGTTGCTAATAATGGAGGACCTTCAGCTTTCGCACCAGCGAGATTTCAGTTTCGTTATTCTGCTTTACCTGGAGCGGTTGAACCAATGCAGGTATTGGAAGCTAATCGTTTAGACCTTTATGTTCAAGACGAGTATAACCTTACTAAGAATTTAAAATTAACAACGGGATTGAGAGCGAACGTAATTTCACTTGGAAATACAGCTCTTGAAAATCCTGCAATCACATCAATGACATTTGGTGGTGGTGAAAAATTAAACACGAGCGTGATGCCGAAAACACAATTGTTATTCGAACCACGTTTCGGTTTCAACTATGATTTAAAAGGTGAAAAGAAAACTCAAATTAGAGGTGGTACAGGTATTTTCACAGGTAGACCTCCATTTGTTTTCTTATCAAACCAAATCGGAAATAACGGTGTATTAACAGGATTTATCGATGTATCAGGTGCTCAAGCATCACAATACGGATTTACTACAAATCCTAATCAATATTTTATTCCTCAAACACCAACATTACCTTCAACTTTTGATTTAGCTTTCACTGACGCAAATTACAAGTTCCCTCAAGTATGGAGAAGTAATTTAGCAATCGACCAAAAACTACCTTGGTTGGGTTTAGTGGCAAGTGCTGAAGTTCTTTACAATAAGACAATAAACGCAGTTCATTACTACAACGCAAACCAAGATGTTCCTGTAGGAACTTTAGGTGGTCCTGACAAAAGAGCATTGTTTGCAAATACTGACCCTGGTGTTAGAGTAAATGATAATGTTTCTATGGCAGCAGTTTTAACAAACAAACAAGGTGCTTACAACAAGTCTCTTACATTGAAATTAGAAAAACCAATTTCGAAAGGAGTTTGGGGTTATGCAGCTTGGACTACATCAAGAGCTGAAGATTACATGAGTGCTGGTTCAATCGCGAGTGGTTCATGGCAATCAGCTCGTTCTATCAACGGAAACAACGATTTACAACTTTCTACTTCAGACTTTGTTGTTAGGAATAGAATCGTAGGTTTATTAGGTTATAGATTTGATTATGGTAAGAAATACGGTGGAGCAACTACAATCACTATTGGTTACGTAGGTGCTCAAAATAACCCATTCTCTTACACTGTAGCGGGTGACCTTAACGGTGATAGAGTTAGAGACAACGAACTTATGTTTGTACCTGTAAATGGTTCTGACATTCGTTTCTCAACTTTAACAGTAGGTACAAGAACTTATACAGAAGCTGAACAACAAGCGGCTTTCGAATCATTTATTTCTCAAGATGACTACCTTTCTACAAGAAGAGGTCAGTACGCTGAAAGAAACGCTTCTTTCCTTCCTTGGTTACACAGATTTGACCTTTCAGTGGCTCAAGATGTGTTCATAAAAATCAAAGGAAAAAGAAACACTTTCCAAATCAGAGCTGACATCCTTAACTTCGGAAACATGGTTAATAACAAGTGGGGTGTTTCTCAAAGAGCGGCAGTTCCTCAGTTGTTAAACTTTGTAAGTAGAGACGCGAACAATGTTCCTTCTTACAGACTTTCAACTCAAATTCTTGATGGACAAACAGTATTGGCAAAACAAACTTACCAATTCAACTCATCAGTATTTGACGTATGGAGTGCACAGTTAGGTATTAGATATACTTTCGGTAAGTAATATCGAATATTAAAATTTTAAACCCTCATCTTCGGATGGGGGTTTTTTTTATAACAAAAATTTCTTATCATTCTTTCAATGAATAAGTTAGTTACAATTTTTTTTATTTTATCGGTTTACACCTTTTCACAAATTTTCACATTTTATCAACTACAAGGTCATCTTTGGAATAAATGGATTAAAGACCACCCTTTCCTGATGAGTTTAATGGGTGTCCCTGTTGGTTATTTTGTAATTCTTGCAAGTAGAGAAATGGTAAGTCTATATGGAGGACAAACTTGGCCAAACAGAATCATAGGATTTGTTTTCGGTGTGTTTGTCTTTAGTTTCATGGCATGGATAATGTTGAAAGAACCAATAACAACCAAAACTATAGTTTGTCTCATTCTAAGTTTTGCAGTTCTTTGTATTCAATTGTTTTGGAAATAATTGGTATTTATACCATATGAAGTTTATTTCCATTTTACTTAAGGAAGGTCGTAAAGAAGATTTAAAGAAAAAATATGCCGAGAAGTTTGACGAAGAGACTTTGGATTGGATATTGAACATTGCAGATTTAAAAGATTTCAATCACAAATACACGGACTTTGTTTTAAAACATGTACATCCTGATTATGTTGACGGAGATGTTGAAATTGGTATTGATTTAATCAAAAGTTTTGACAAATATCAATCCCAACTCGAAAAAAAAGATATTAATCAATACAGTGGTTTTGAGGAATTAGACAATGTTTTAGTCCCTATCCACCAAAAACAGAAAGACAGAGAATTAGAAAAACAGGTAGATAAGATTTACGAAGATGATAAATTTCTTGTAATCAAACCTAAAACACACCAAGCTTCGTGTAAATACGGTTCGAATACTAAGTGGTGTACAACCGCACAATCCCCTGACCATTTCGAAAGATATACCTCAGGTAGGCAAGGACTATATTACATAATTAACAAAGCCAATTCCACAAACAAAGATTACTCAAAAATTGCAATACATTTTGACAACTTAGGAACTGAGAGATATTGGGATTCGAAAGATTCTCCAATGAGTGAACGAGAAATTGCAATTTTTAACTACGCGTTTCCCGAAATAGTTGATGTAATAAAAGCCGATTATAACATGAATGTGGGGTCAATGACCGACAAGTTTTTAGCAGAATCATTCGATAAAGTTGGTGAGTCATCAGCAGATAAAAGAAACTACTTGAACTCAACTTATACTTTATCAACACTTGTTAGAGGATTTCAAAACATACCTGATTTAGGTTTTGGTCATACAGAAGGTGTTTTAACAATATCTTTAAGTTCAGATGAAGACAACAAATTAATTGATGAATATAATATTTTTATCACATACAAATCTAAAGATGAAAAAACCTTTACAGCTAGTATAGGTTTTGGGAGTACTGATGAAGTTTCAAGTGACGATTTTGTAGACCTTGGGCTTGAAGGGTGGGGAATTGATGCGACATACTATCTTGGTAAAACCCCCGCAGAAACCGCTGAAGGTGTTAGAAGACACATTGCACATAGAGTTTTAGACCATATTGTAAACAATCAAAAACTTATACAAATGGTTGCTGGAACAACAAAAGTATTCAGACCCACGTATGGATATAAATTTGGTAAAAATAAAGGTTGGGTTAAAAAACTTGTTGATTATTTGGACAAAGGAAAGATAGGAACAAAATTAGATTTTCTTATGGATATTGGATATATTGAACCTGTAATTAAAGATGGTCAAAAAGGTTATAAAAAATCTAAAGGGAATCATTTTTACAAGCCACGTGATTTAAGAGGTCAACACTCGTCATTTTTTGCTGCGGCTAAAAATGCCGGTATTTTGGGATACAGAAAAGTTGGAAAGGATTTTTTCTTGATTAAAGGTCCTAATTTTGATGCATTCAAAAAAGGGGAACTCAAGGCACTTTAGACAATCTTCGAAAATAGATATATAACCCAAAAAATAATCCCGCAATACAATACAAAACGAAGTTCGCTTTCCATAAATCTCCTGTCAGTAATATTAGGGAATACTGAACGGCATCGAATCCAAAAGGATTGAAGAACAGAGCCAACATCAAAAAGATTTGTGATAGATTGTCTTGAAAAGTTTTTTTCCAAGTCTTTATTCTGTTTACCATCGTCCATATTATAGTATTACAAATTTATTTCTAAGTCAGAATTTTTATAATAAATAGTAATGTTCAAAAAAACTAAAAACTGGATGTATTCTAATACACACAATACGTGTGTGTTAATGCCAATGAAAACAGCTTCGACTCACGTATCTTGGGTTTTGAAATACTTTGACTTTGAATCTCATGTAAGAATTTTTTATGATGACGGAACACACAAAGATTTTACAAACTCTCACGTTCAACCCCATGATTGTTTCATACCAGAAGAATTAGTAAACCCGAAAACAATTCTGACCGTAAGAAACCCTTACGAAAGAATTTTATCTTTTTTTTTATTCACGAGGAATTACTTACTAAACAAAAATGTTTCACCAAGTGATTTCAGTTATTTTCTCAATGGTTTGAATGATGAAAGTAATGATTTCAAACAACTCAATTTTGTAATTGAAGTCCCCCCAACTTATATTATCAGAAAAGAGAATTTATATGAAGACTATTGTAAAATTAATTTCATCAATGAATCCGATTTGAATCATCTCGGTATTTTACAAAAAATGTGTGTTAAGAAAATTAACAAAACAAATTTGGAAATAGAAAAAGAAGATTTTTTGACTTCAGAAAACAAATCAATAATTTACAAATTATTCAAACCACATTTCCATTTATTTGGATATGAAAAATAATTGAAATATAATTGCAATAGAGAAAATGATTGATATAAAAAAACTAATTGATGAAGAGGGTCCTATCAGAAAATTTGATGGGATTGCACCTGAGGGATTTGTATTAGTTCATGAAAATACTCTGAGAGATTTAAAGAATTGGAAAATTTGGGAAGATTGGAAAAATGATGAAATAACTATACATGATTTGAATAAAAAAAATTTTGACAATACTTAATAATAAATTATATTTCTATCACAATAAATTATAACGTTGTGGAAAGTCATCAGTTCGGAATATTGGTAGAACTTTATTTGATTGGTGATGATGACAAAATCTATCCGTAACGTGTGGTGGTCATACTGATGAAACTATCTGCAGTAGTTTAAGGAAGTCGACTCCGAGGTATAACATCCCATCAGTCCCTGACCACTTTTTTTTTACTTTATGACAACAAAAAATCCAACATTCTTCGTAGACATTGACGGCACAATTGTCAAATACAGAAAGTTTAACGAATTATCCACAGCCGTATTAGAGCCAATTCAAGACGTAATTGACTATCTAAATCTTCAGTTTGATAAAGGTGCGGTTATAATTGTCACAACAGCTAGACCGAGTTCTTATGAATCTTATACGATAGGTGAGTTAAATAAAATAGGGTTGAAATACCACAAATTGGTTATGGACTGTGGAAGAGGAACTCGTGTGATATTTAACGATAAAGACCCCGAAAACCCAAATTTAGATAGGGCAGTAGGAATAAACTTTACAAGAAATGGTGGATTTGATTCGGTTGGTGGGCCACCAAACATAGAAAATTATGAGTCAAATTAAAGTTTCATATAAAAGACACTTAGCTAAAACAATTAGTTATAGATTTCTAAGTACATCAATTGGTTTTTTAGCCATGTGGTGGGCATCAGGTAGTATCAAAGTCGGAGCTGCTTTTGGAATTGTTGAACTTATCTACAAACCTCTACAATATTATATACATGAAAGAATTTGGTATAAATACATTAAATTCGGTCTTGTGGGTGATAAAAAAAGAAAGCAAAATTCAATTACAGAAGGTAAAATAAAATCACAACCAAAAGTATACGAGTATGATTTACCTATCACTGAACCACCTCCTCCACCGAAACCATCATCAGGAAAAAAAGTTTTAAATTATTCTTCAAATAGATAAACCGAGATATCTCGGTTTTTTTTATTTTAAATGTATTTATAGTATCTATGTCGAACATACTAACTAACATACAAAAACTTTATAATCAATTTGATAAGAATAAGGATATGGTCTCTGAGGTCTATATAAAACCTGATGAGTCTTTATATCCAAATTTGAAATTTGCTAAAAGAACTAGACAAGATGAGATAAATAAAGCTTTATTGGACGACTTACAAAAAGCATCTCAAATGACAGGTTTGGACATCACGATTGATTTCGCAAAGACTGACCACGGCAAATATGCAAAAAGTGGTAATGTAAGTAGACACTGGTCTCAAAATGCCGTAGACATTGACTATATAGGAGGAAAAGTTGTAAGTCCAAAAAATAGAGACGTTGTTGACAAGTTTGTAAATGCTCTTCTAAGTATGGGTTACAATAAGAATGCTGAGGGTTCATCACATCCTAAAGCTGTTTTGACCTTCGGTTTTGCAGGCCACGATAATCACGTTCACGTTTCAAATACAACTGGTTCACCGTCTTCTGTAGACCCCAACTACCAACCAAGTTCAGACGATTCAACTGAAGATGGAACTTCAGACACAACCAAGGCAGGTGCCTATGGTGAAAAAATCAATATAGGTGGAACAAAATCAAAATCCAAAAGTGCGGAAGAACAAAACCCATTACTTTACTTAGTCGCTAAAGACATTGGTAGTAAGGTTTTTAATCTTAAAGAAGGTTTCGGAAAAAACATCCAAAGTAATATGGGAACTATTGTAATTCCTGGTTCGAGTAATCCAAGAGTGAAAAGTCCGATAGATGGTGTAGTAAACAACAAAAGATTTGTTCAAGGATGTAAAAATGAGGTGACAATTGAGTCATCAACACAACCTCAGTTTTTTTTACAGTATTGTGGAATGACAACCAAGAAAGTAAATAATGGTGACCCTGTTTCTCAAGGTCAAGATATTGGAACTATGGATAGTAAGGACAATGCTGAGGTGTTGTTTCTCGACAAATCATATAATAGAAAAAATATAGACCCGCAAAAATTTGATTCTTTTGTTGATAAACAAAAAGAGAAAGAGCCTAATAAGAAAGTATATATAAAAGGTAGTAATAGACAATATTCGGACCCTGCACTTGCTGGTTTGATTTTATTACCAAAAAAGATTTTTGGAAATGTATACGACAAGGACACAGGTGAACTCAAAACAAAAAAGTGGAAAGATTGGGACTCAAAAAGAGATGTCGACCCATGGATTGCAAACGCCTTCAAAAAAGTTTTCAATAAGAAAAAACAACAAAACGAAGGTAAATTACAAGAAAATATAAAAAGAATAAAAGGACTATTATAAAAAAACCCCCTCAAATGAGGGGTTTTTTATTAGTTCGTTGTAGAAGAATATATTATTTTACTTCTTCTGCTCTAACAGAATCTACAACTGGAGCTACTGTAGAGTCTACCAATGTTGAGTCTGCTACTACAGCAGTTGAATCGGTTTTTACTTCGTTTGATGTTGCTCCGTTTCCACATGATGCCAATGCTACGATTGACAAGATTGCAAGGATTTTTTTCATTTTCTTTTTGTTTTTTTTGTTAATGTTTTAATAACGTCTTGAGTTTATAAATATAGAAAAGTTTTTCAGAATCGTCAATTAGCAGTGTAAACTTTTTTTTGCGGAGAGTATTGGATTCGAACCAATAGGCCAATTGCTCGACCACAGTTTAGCAAACTGCTCCTTTAACCACTCAGGCAACTCTCCTTTGTGTGAACGATGGGGTTCGAACCCACGACAACTAGCGCCACAAGCTAGTGCTCTTCCAACTGAGCTACGTTCACCATATTACTTACGAGGTCTTACTAGGATTCGAACCCAAATTTCTTCGTCCGTAGCGAAGTGTATTCATCCATTATACGATAAGACCTATCTGTTATTTTCTTCTAAACATTTCGGACAAAGTCCGTCTTTGTCTAAAAGTGTTCCGTGAATTCCACAAATATTATTCATAATAAAAATTTGTTATCCCCCAAGGATTCGAACCTTGAATAATTGGACCAAAACCAATTGTGTTACCGTTACACCAGAGGATATAATGTGGACCCTCACGGACTTGAACCGTGGACCTACTGATTATGAGTCAGCCGCTCTAACCAACTGAGCTAAGGGTCCTTAAATGATTGTTACACTTGGTTGTGTTACTTCCTCCTGACACCACTCAGGACTTCAATCATTTTTGTGGGAGTAGCTGGACTCGAACCAACGAACTCGAAAGAGGGAAGATTTACAGTCTTCTGCCATTGCCACTAGGCGATACTCCCATTAAGGAAAGGAGAAGATGGTTGCGTGGACATCTCCTTTTACGATTGGCATTACTCAGGTGTATTTCTCCCAACTCCGATGATACAGACCGAAATACACTCTCGAGTCATTAGTATCACCATTCCCCAATCAACCTATTTGCACGCACGGTAGGACTCGAACCTACAACACCTAGTTTTGGAGACTAGTACTCTACCAATTGAGCTACGCACGCGTGACTTATTTTTTCGTCCATTTACTTTTAGAGAGTAAGTCATCCCAATCTTCATATCCTTGTTCACGAGCATACTCATCGTTTTTTTTCCGAGTATATTCTTTCACTTTATCGGGGTCTCTCATTTCATCGGAATCTTTGAAACCTAATGATTTCGCACATTCCTCTTCACACCAGTTGTGAGAACCTATCTCTATGTTTATTGGTAAGTCAGTTTCCAAGGATTCGATAAAATCTTCGAATTGACTTGCCGATTCATAAGGCATTGTGTAGATTCCTTCATGAACCTGATATCCACTTTCATTTTTACTGTCGAAAACCTCGATTCTACCCATTCTGTATTTTTCACCCATGAGTGAAAATACACCATATCCCACAGTTGAATAACTGAATCTACCACGAGTGCTTACACCTAACATATCAACACATCTTGGATTTGCCTCCATGTAATGCGCTAAGTGGTCAACAAGCATCTCATCACTTAGTTCTTTTCCTTCTTGTTTTCTTCGGATGTTATTCAGGAACCATAACAAATCCGCTCTATTGATTTTCATAATTTTTTATTTATACAAAGATAACGAATTATCTCTCAAGTTTTTTTATACATTCATCTATTTTATCTCTTAATCTACCACCATACCCGAAGTCACCATCTACCTGAACGTGTCTCCACATCGGAACTCTTGGTTTCATCCATTTATATTGACCATCAAGTTTCATGTCGTCGATTGAAATCCAATTTGAGATTTTATTATCTTTTACCCACTTTGTGATTTCTGCTGCTCTTTCCCACTCAATTGAAGGTCTACTAAGTTTATTCCAAAGGTCCTGATGGGTTGTGATATCTACAATCGGAGCTGTTACACCATAGTATTGGAAAATACGTTTTAATTGTATAAAACTGAAATGTTTTCTCCAATCCGAACTCACAACTAAACTTGCGTTTGTTTCATCACAAATTTTTTGAAGTGCTTGACAATCATCTTCAACCCATGGGTAAGGGATTGTAAAAGTTTTACTGTGTTCGTTCAGCGTAACTCTCCCATCACCCCAAGTTCCCCATGCCAGTGGTCCATCTACATCAATAAAAATAATTTTACGTCTCATAACAATTTTATTTGTTGGAATGGGCGGATTCGAACCGCCGACATCTAACGTATCAGATTAGCACTCTAACCAACTGAGTTACATTCCATTATTGAGGTCAGGATAGGAATCGAACCTACGTAGAAAGTTTTGCAGACTTCCGCCTAAGCCACTCGGCCACCCGACCTTAATTGTGACCCCTGATGGATTCGAACCATCGACTTCTTCATTAAAAGTGAAGAGCTCTTCCACTGAGCTAAGAGGTCTTTGTGGTAACGGTCAGAATCGAACTGACCACACCTTGGTCTTCAGCCAAGTGCTCTACCAACTGAGCTACGTCACCATTTGTAGTCCCTGTAGGAATCGAACCTACGACACCTTGCATGTAAGGCAAGTGCTCTTCCAACTGAGCTAAGAGACTGAATTTGTAGCCCCGCACGGACTCGAACCGAAATCTCCACCGTGAAAGGGTGGCGTCCTAACCTTTAGACGACGGGGCCAAGAATTACAAACTTACAACCATTATTTCAAAGAACCAAAAACTCCTTAAATAAAAAAACCCCGAACTTCATTTCTGTAGTCCGAGGTTTGTATATATAACTCTTCAGGAATTATAGGCTATCTCATGAGACTACAGCGCGTGTCTTAAACCAACAAATCTCTTGTTGTTTACTATAGACTTTATTACGCACTATTGTTCTCATTATTATTATAATTACTACAAATATAGTAAATCTCTTTTAAAAATCAAATTATTTTTCTGTACCCCAAGAGAGACTCGAACTCTCACGACCGAAGTCATTGGTTCCTAAGACCAACGCGGCTACCATTACGCCATCGGGGTATTTTAGTGAGTTCCGTTTGTTAGAGAAACTCCGTGTTCAAACCCTTTTATGAAATCATTTATTTCTTCTTGGGTCATACTATTATAAACTCTCCCAACAACAAATCCAATTTCATTACCTAAATCAGAAATATCGCCGATATAATTAATTTCTTTTTTGTGGTTATCAAATTCATTTAGAATTTTTTCCAAGATTGTATATGTAAACGCTCTAGTCATTTTTTTAAGTTGTAGTCCCGCCAAGAATCGAACTTGGAATTACTGCTTAGAAGGCAGTAGTTATATCCATTTAACTACAGGACCAAAGTACCTCAGGTGGGACTTGAACCCACACGGACATTTTCTGTCCACAAGATTTTAAGTCTTGCGCGTATACCGATTTCGCCACCAAGGTATAAAACAAAAGTAAGGAATCAGTATTGAAAAAACAAATGAATTAGAACTTTTCTTCCCAAACAGTATCTCTTTCTGTTTCTTCAATATTCATTGTGTGATTTAAGGTTATCTCTTTACGGTCCAAATCAATTTCGAAATTACCTTGAGAACCTTCGTTGATTTCCCATCCACCAAAATTATTTTCAAGCATTCTGTATGCGTAGTCTGAAACCACCGCAGGAACAGAATCACCATTTGTAAAATCGTCTTCCAAGTAACCAGAGTCACCACTTCCATTGTAGTCAAGTTGAAGGACTCTATCACTAATTTCCTCGTCGTTTTCTAACGTATCAAAAAGCTCCATTAAATCCTCATTGTCGTCTTCTTCCAAAGAATGAGTAATAGATTCGGTATTCCCAACATCATAGTAGCTATAGTCATAGGAGATTGAAATTTCTCTAGTTTTACAATCAATCTCAATCATAACTCTTCCCCAATTGATATCGTCATATTCGGGTTGTTTAATTAGTTCATTTTCACAAACATAATAAATGCTTTTCTGAAAAATTGGAATTAATCCTTCAGGAATTTCCGCAACGTAATTATTTGAAAAATGTGTTACATTTTTCCAATCGATATCGTCACAATCAAAATAAGAGGTATTCATTTCGAATTCGACAAATGCATCTTCCATTCCGATGGAACCTAAATAACGACAGATACGATTTAAATACTTTTTTTCGTCTTTAGTTAATAAATCTTTCATGATAATATAAATATCAATCTTCGAACTCTAATTTTATTGTTTTCAACATCCAAGATGGCCTTGTGTTCGATACCATGTTGTTTATCCATTCTTTTGCGGAAGGGATATAATTATTACAATCTTCCTTTACGTGTTGTTCACCAACATATCGGGTGTAGACTGTCTTACCATCACTGTTTTTGAATTCAGGACCAAACCTCTTTTCCATTTCGAAAATCCCTTCCGAATGATGTCTAAACATTCTGTGTAAAGAATCCCCGAACCAACCTTTGGTCTCATCCATCCACTCATGTAAATGAATATAATCCTCAGGTTTTCCACCAAACTTTTTAGCGGAACTTTTTGCATGTAAATTAGGGTGTGACATTTCTCCAAGATTCTTTTCGATAACCAAATAAATGAAATTGCTCCTCAAAAATTTTATAAACGTAGTTGGATACTTCTTCATCATAAAATTCCTTCCATGGTTTCCTTTTTTCATTCATTTGTCCTTCAAATTCTGTTTTGAATTTGTTATTACTTATGAACTCATCAAAGGTTTTCTTGATATCGGAATTCTCCAAATCCAAAAATTTCAAAGACTTGAGGTCATTCTCCAAATTTTCCTGTTTTATGAATTTATCAAATGGTCTACCCAAAATTTCATAATTTTTATGATATTGTAATTGATAATCATTAATTATTTTCGGGTTTTCGAGGGATTCGAAAACCCAAGTTTTGAAATGTTTTTGAAAATCATTCAAATGATGTGAATACAAATAAAACAGGGATACTAGTCTAGAGTAAGGGTTTCTAACGTTTGATACGAAGAAATAGTCTTTTTTGTTGGAATCAAATGTAAAATGATGGTCAAAAGTTTGAAAACCCATAACACGAAGAAGTTCTTTAGTTGAACGTGTTCCTGTTCTTTGTGGGGTAAACCAATAAACTTTGTGTTTCTCTGAGATATGCATTAGTAAATTTTTGTGTTGTTTCTTCTTGCCTCTTCCGCTTCCTTATAGATACGTATCCAAGTTAGAGTAATATCAACAGGTGCTAACACCCAACACATGATAATCAAACCTAAAGTATCTAATCCAGGTGAGATACCAAGACCACCTGCCATAACATCTCTGTTCCATTTTCTTACTGACATGACAAGACAATAAGCCAAACAGATTAAATAATAAGACCAAAAAATTTCCATAACTTTCAAATTTTAGTGGAGAATGAGGGAGTCGAACCCACGACAACTTGAATGCAAATCAAGTGCTCTACCAACTGAGCTAATTCCCCTATTTGAGCCTCCTGTCGGAATCGAACCAACGACCTACTGATTACAAATCAGTTGCTCTACCTGCTGAGCTAAGGAGGCGATGTGAGCGGAAGACCAGGCTCGAACTGGCCACCCCGACCTTGGCAAGGTCGTGCTCTACCGAATGAGCTACTTCCGCAATTTTCTGAGCGGGAGACCAGGCTCGAACTGGCCACCTATAGCTTGGAAGGCTATCGCTCTACCAAATGAGCTACTCCCGCATATTCCGTTTTTCCTTCACATTTAGCCCAATCACCAGTGAAACAATGATTGGATTTTGGATGGAGAAGTCTGCAAGGATTTCTCCCATTAGACCGTTACCACGGACAAACTCTACCAGCGGAACGGACGGGGCTCGAACCCGCGACCTCTTGCGTGACAGGCAAGCATTCTAGCCAACTGAACTACCGCTCCATTTGAACAGGTTTTTTGTGTCCTTTTACACATCATGACCAACATATTACTACATTGGTGGTTACATTTTCGTCTTTGGTTAATTACTCCTGACTTATAGTAAACACTACCCTCACCGCTCTGATACCGCGAATCAAGACGGCGTCTTTGGGATTCATATACCGTGGGGTTCCACCACAGTCTTCACCTGTTTTGCGTCCTCTCATGGGCTCGAACCATGGACCCTCTCGTTAACAGCGAGATGCTCTACCGCTGAGCTAAGAAGACGTTTTGTTGGGAAGACAGGATTCGAACCTGCGGCCCCCTGGTCCCAAACCAGGTGCTCTACCGGGCTGAGCCACTTCCCATTATTAAACAAAGGTAATAAAAAAACCCCGAACTTTCAAGATTCAGGGTTTTAATGTTTGGCTTTGTTTTTTATTATCCTACATCTGTATCTGAATCTAAGCATAGATTACCCCCATCACCATTAGGTGTTGTAGGTCTGAACACTAAATTCGTATTAACAAAAAGTTGTTTCATATTCTAATAAATACAAAGGATTTTATAAAAGTCTACTGAAGACTTTTTCAAAATATTCTTCCTCTTCGTTGGTTAACGAATAATATTTTGATTTTAACTTATCGAGTTTTTCCTCAAATTCCCTTTCACCATACCCTGTAGGTTTGATGGACTTTTTAACATCACCTTTTTCATTATAGAGAGCCTGAGGTAGATGACCATCATCTACAAGTTCTTTAATCAATTCTTTGATGTCACTTTTGTTACAAGCTCGAACGAATTCGTATGGTTCGATATCAATATCTATGTATGGCATTTTTAATAATTTTCACAAAGTTATGAAAAATTATTGAATACCAAAAAAGTTTTTTCTTTTTTCTATGTCTTGCATTATTTTCTTGATTCTCTGAACAGTTTGGTCAATCTCTGAATCAAGTTCTTTAACTTTCATTTCGAGGCTTTGGATTTTTTCAGGTCCCTCTTTTTTATATAGGTATCTTTCCATAGATGTTAAAGGACTTTCGAGAGGTTTTCGCCCTCTTTTCTTTGGTTCTGAAGGTTGAGGTATTTCCTGTTTTTTCGGAATAAAAGCAATGTCAGTTTTTATTTCGGGTTCAAATTGTTTTTCTTTATTTTTTGAACCTGCGGGTCTTCCTCTTTTTCCTGTTGGTTCAGGTTTTCCATATCTTAATATCTTGGATGCAATTTTGGGAAACGTTGAGCTTACTGATTTGATGAAAGTTTGTGATTCTTTGGGACTCAACATATTCAAGAAATCGCCAAGTCTATACAATGCACCGACCAACTCTGAATCTGTATTTGCCTTTTCAGTCGTTTTAAATTTTACGAATGTTCTGAATTGCTCCATATTTGGTAAGGAATTAATCAACTGGGGTTTCGAATATAATTCCTCGAATAACCATTCTCCGAGGTTCTTAACAATCCAATCGAATTTTTCATCCGACATCAATCTTGCTTCGGATAATAAGTCTTCGTAAAAAAGAAAAAATTTCATATTGATAAATACACCGTTTTTTTAATATTTATGTAAATGATGGATTTAGACAATAACATTTCGTGTCTTTTGGGAACTACAAGTTCATATGAGAACCCTTGGGTGATGGAACGCAGGATACCCCGAACCATAAACTATTGCTAAAAACGTTACATATCTAAGGGGTTCATTTTTTGGACCCCTTTTGTTTTTTATTAGAAAATAAACTATTATTGCAAAAAATTACAAAATGGGAAGTGTATTGGTTTTAAATTATGATTACACCCCGTTGAATGTAACTACTATTCGACGAGGATTTGTTTTAGTGGATAAGGGTAAGGCAGAAATTGTCAAGTCTGATGAATCCCCTATTACTGCTGGATTCAAAACATATGTCCGACCTGTGATTATTAGATTACTGAAATACATCAAACATTTCACAAGGAATCTTCGCGCAAATAGGAATAGAATCTATAAGAGAGACAACTATCAATGTGTTTATTGTGGGTCAAGTAAGCACTTAACTTTGGACCACGTAATTCCAAAATCTAGGGGAGGTAAAAATGATTGGATGAATCTTGTAACATCTTGTTTCAAATGTAACTTGAAGAAATCTAATAAAACACCAGAAGAGGCTAAAATGCCAATGAGACATAAACCTTTTGCCCCAACATTAGTGGGGGAGAATGTAACCGTGAGCAAAGTTTGGGAGGATTTCCAAAAATCATTCATTTATTAAAATAAAAAACTATAATTATGGATACTATGTCAAACAAATCACTCAAGATTGTAATCGTTTTTTTAAGTATTTGTCTCATTTGGACTAGCATTAGATTGTCTAACGAAAAACAAAATATTGAGCCGACGAAAATGGAACTAGTTCAAACAAAAAAAAGTTTGGATAGTTTAAAGATTGTTAGTGATTCACTTTATTATGAATTATTTCCTATACAAGTTGAACTTGGTAGATTCCAAGTGGCTTATGAAATATTCATGGAAAGGAATCCAAAAGCCGCGTCACAGTATGGTGACATAATCTCACAAGAAACCGAATAATATGGAAAATAATAATGAACTAAACGAATTACAAGATTCGAAAAACCCCCAAGACACACTAACATCATCCCTCATACTTGCTAGAGCACTTAGTCTCATACTTCAAGAAAACCAAGGGATTGTTGTTGACCTTTTAAATAATTTGGATTTAGGTGATGACACATCCAAAGTAATTGTTTTTAAATTTCAAGAACAAATTCACATCTATAAATGCGAAGAGGATTTGGCTGAGGGAACCGCTGTTATGATGGGTGAACCACCGATGGACTCTGAATAAAATTTAAATACATGAGGGTATTAGGATTTTCTGTCGGACACGACAAAGGTGCTGTTATTGTTGAAAATGGAAAAGTCTTGATTGGAATTACTCAAGAAAGAATTTCAAGAATCAAACATGATGGAGCACATCAAGGTGGATTAATTCCTGCCGAATCTATAAGATATTGTCTTGAAAATTCAGGATATACTTTTAGAGATATCGATTTATTTGTCTACAGCACAACTGAAATTGTTGATGACGTTCAAAAAAAGTTTATCGAAGAATTTCAGTTTGACCCTACGGGTAAATTCGAGTTTTTACCTCATCATTTGGCCCACGCATATTCTTCTTTTTTTAGTTCAGGATTCGATGATGCCGTTGTGGTTGTTGCAGACGCATCGGGTAGTATTTTGAATGAAAAAAATAAATTACCTGAGTGGTATCCGAAAGTTAGTAGGAAAGGTCTCAATCACGAAGAAGATTGGACAGAAGCAATTTCAATTTATCATTTTAATAAAAATGATTACAAAGAGGTTTATAAGAAATGGATAAAATATCCTGTTCCGATTGATACTAACGAAGATGTTTCTGTCGGAACCGTTTACTCTGAAGGTTCACTTCAATTAATTTATGAACCCAATACCAATTCTTGGCCTGCAGGTAAACTGATGGGACTTGCGTCATATGCTGACAAGGACATAGTCGAGGAAGCTCCACATTATATTGTTGAAACAGAAGATGGAGATATTTTCATTCCAAATAATAGAATATATCCCAAAGTGACATATGATTCAGATTTTTTCTCAAGAGCTTGTGTTGCTGGAATATATCAAAGGGAACAAGAAAGGGTATCTCTAATGTTAGCGAAGAAAGCAAAGGAATTGACCGATTCTGAAAATATTTGCGTGGCAGGTGGGTCTTTCCTTAATTGTAATTCTAACGAAAAAATCCTCAACTCAGGATTGTTTGAGGGTTGTTACTTCATACCTCCCTCTGACGATAGTGGAATCCCTTTAGGGTGCGCCTGGTATGGTTATCAACTTATGAGTCCGATTGAAAAAAATAATTTTCTTTCTCCTTACATAGGTAAAAATTATTCTAACAATGATATTGTTTCAGCAATAAACCAATACCCAAATTTATATCATGAAAGATTTGATGATTTTGACGAACTTGTTGATAAAGTCTCACATTGGTTAACTCAAAATAGGGTCATAGGCTGGTTTCAAGACCAATCTGAAATTGGACCTAGAGCTCTTGGTAATCGTTCAATCTTAGCATCACCTATCAACAAATGGATGACAGGTCACATTAATTCAGACATCAAAAAAAGAGAATGGTATAGACCGTTTGCACCCGCCGTGTTATTTGAACACCAAAGTGAAATTTTTGATTCTAATGTTTTTTCTCCATATATGTTGGTTACGACTAACGTAAAAGAATCTTGGAGAGATAAAATACCTGCAGTAACTCACATTGACGGTTCCGCTAGACATCAATCGGTTTCAGAAAAATCTAATTATAAATTTTATAAATTAATCGAGAGTTTTTATAACAAAACAGGAGTTCCAGTTTTACTCAACACGAGTTTCAATGGCCCTCATGAACCAATTGTTGAAACTCCAAAGAATGCAATTGACACCATGTTAAGTTGTAAACTCGATTACTTAGTAATAGGAAATTATTTAATCAAAAGATAGTATGAGCACGATTTATGGTTTTTTTGGTGGTTCTCATAGTCCATCCGCGTGTTTAATTAGAAATGGAAAGATTGTATCATGTATAGAAGAAGAAAGATTAACCAGAATTAAGGCTGGTGACAACTTCGACAGTTTTCCAGAATTATCCTCAGAAGAAATTCAAAAATACACAGGTCTTAATGTTCACGATGCTGATTATAGGGTTTTTGTTGAGCCGGTAATCGATGCGTTCGCAAAAAAATTGACCAAGGATAATTTTGAGAGAGTTGGTCATCACGATGCTCATTGCTATGGTTCTTATTTTACAAGTGGTATGGATGGAAAAGTTTTAAGTATTTCATACGACGGTGGAGGAGACAAAACCGTAATGAAAGTCTACCTTTGTGAAGATGGTAAAATGAATTTGGCATATTCTTATGATTTTGCAACAACGGGAAGTATACCTCATCTTTGGGCATTCAGTGTGACCTCAATTAGAGGATATAACGAGAATGGAGAGAGCATTTGGAAAATGTGTAAAGACGAAGGGAAACTTATGGGAATGGCACCTGATGGGTTTTACGATGAGAGGATATATAAAATTCTGAATTCAATAATCGATTACAAAGACTTCAAATTTTTCCCATCGAATACGGGTGCGAAAGCTAGATTTGTTGTAGACACAATGTTCAGGAAAGGTTATTTCGACTCACAAGAGAAACTTCAGGTTTTTTCGTTTAACTTACAAAAATTAACTGAAGACCTTTTCCTTAATTTTTTAGACGACCTTCACACTAGATTTCCCGATTATAAAAAATTATGTTTTTCTGGTGGTTTGTTTGCCAACGTAAAATTAAATCAAAAAATTAATCAACTACCTTGGGTTGAGGAAATATATATTGTTCCACCTATGGGAGACGAAGGGTTAAGCTTAGGTGCATGTATAAAGAAAGCAGTAGACTTGGGTGAAATCACAAAACCATTCAAATTGGATAATGTTTTTTTTGGTAAAGAGTATGATGATGACCAAATTTCATTGATTAGTCAAAAATATAATTTTGAGAAAAAGATATATAACCCTTCTGAAATCGCTAAGAATATTGATGAGGGTGAAATTATCGGTTGGTTTCAACACGGATTTGAATTTGGTCCACGAGCCTTGGGTGGTAGAAGTATTCTTATGAGACCAACAAGCTCAGACACTCATAGTAAATTAAACAAAAGGTTGAAAAGACATGATTCGATGCCATTTGCACCTATTGTAATGTCAGAATATTTTGATGAAATTTTCTTTGAAACAAAGTCAAAATACTCCGCAGAATTTATGACTATTTGTTATCAAACTAAAGAGAATTGGATTGAAAAAATACCTGCGGTAATCCAAAAATCAGATAAGACTGCGAGACCTCAGATTGTAAAAAGAGAGAAGAACTACAAATTTTGGGAAATACTTGATGAATACTATAAAATTTCAAATATACCTGTTTTGTTAAATACTTCTTTCAACACTCACAATGAACCAATTGTAGATAACCCCGAACAAGCCTTTTCTAAATTACAAGATAAAACTTTAGATAAATTAGTTATTGGAAATTATGTTTACACAAATAGGTGATGAAAAAATTGTGATTGACTTTAACAAAGGAATTACAGTCAGAGTTGGTGGACCCGAACAATTATATTATGTTGAATTACATGAATTTAAAAAAGGGGACCAACAACCTTATATCGTTGAGGGAATTCATTTCACAACTATGAATGACTGGTATATGAAAGAGTTTCATCTACCTATAGAGTTTTACATGGACTTCGAAATCATAATTTATAAGTTTGATGATACTTTTGGATTGAAAAGAATTTACTCTCACAGATATAATGACCGAGACCAACTTGTTAGATTTATTTTGGATACGGATAATTTAGACGAAGCTTCAGTGTGGTTGAAAAGATGTATGACATACAAAAAAAGAAATGAATGTCACGTAGAAATTATTTCAAATTTTGATGAAATTAACTCATACTCAGAAACAAGATTCAAAGATAGAAATCTGACACCTTATAAGACATACAGGATAGGTAAATTTCCAAAGAACAGTAATGATTGGAAAACAGTAGACCCGAGAAAAGAGGGTGTCATTTGGTTCGGTAATTGGAAAACTTTTTGGTCTTACCAACATCCAAGATTATGGAAATCTTTATCAAGCCAAGAAATTGTAGACGATATTTTGGGTTTGTAACTTTTTTTATCTAATTTTGTTACAAATAATAAATTATGAATATCGGTAACGAATTTACATCCTATTACACAAAACATTTAGGGAAAGGTTCACTTGACCTACACTACTTCAATCAACAAATTGAATCTTCAATGACTCCATATATTTTGGAAGAAAGGGAGATGAGAGCAACTCAGATTGACATATTCTCACGTTTGATGAGAGACAGAATAATTTGGGTGGCTGGTGGTGTTGATGATAGAATGTCGACCGTAGTTCAAGCACAATTAATGTTCTTAGATAATAGTGATAAAACTGACATAACGATGCACATTGACTCACCAGGTGGCAGCGTGAAATCAGGACTCTCAATGGTTGATGTCATGCAATATGTCACTTGTGATATCCGAACTGTTAACACAGGTATGGCGGCTTCTATGGGTTCAGTTTTACTTGGTGCAGGAACCAAAGGCAAACGCTCCTCCCTCAAGTTCTCTAAAACGATGCTTCACCAGACATCAGGTGGTGCGGGCGGAAATATTCAAGATGCGAGAATCAATTTCATTGAGTGGGAAAAAACCAACAAAATATTGTTTGAATTATTAGGTGAGTTTTGTGGTAAAACTCCCGAACAAGTTATGGAAGACTCCTCTCGAGATTTTTGGTTATCTGCTGAAGAGTCCGTTGAATATGGTATTATTGACGAGATTGTTAAAACAAAAAAGAAGGGTTAACCCCTTCTTTTCGTTTTTTTGAACACCCCCCTTTTTGTTTTTTACCACTTTATGGTGGTTTCATTATTAAGCCACCGCAGGTTTTGCCTGAACTTTATTTAAAACATTTTCAGCTTTGTCCGTGAAACTTCCAAAGAGCTTGCATACACCATCTGACATTTGTTTTTCGAGGCCCTTGATGAATTCAGTATCTTTGATTGCTCCACCCAATAAGTTTCTTATTATACCGTAACCTGTCCCGTCCATACCTTTCGATTGCATCATAGTTCTGACCAAAGCCTCTGCTAAACTCTCAGCAACCAATTTTGTTAATTCTCTACAGTCGGATAATGCATTTGCTAATCTTCTTGGGTCTGATGCAATGAATGATGATACAAATTTTGCGAAAGGACCTTTCATATTGAACCAACCAAAAATAGAATCAATCATAGGTTCTACAATTGCCTGTCCTAATACGCTCCATCCTTGTCCAAATAGTTTATCTAATATATCTGTGAATTTGAATTCCTCATTAATTAGACCTTGTGATTCAAGAACATTAATCTCTTTCAATACTTGAATGAAAACCTTTTTTTGTTTTTCCTCAGATAAAGACCTGAATTTTGATTTAGATTCAACAATAACTTTCAATCTACTTTCAACTAATGTTGTTTCAACAAGTCTATTATCTCTTTTCTTTTTTTCCTCGAGTAATTTTTTTCTTACAATTTTATTTACCATAAAAATTTTTTAAACTTTTAAATCTTTTAATTTTTTCTTCAATTCGAATCTGAAGTTGAACATTCCTTTGTTTGCCCTTTCTTTACAAATTCTAACAACACTTTTCAGATTAGCTCTTTCTGCATCACCCAAAGGATATGTTCTAGAACCTAACTCTTGATTATTCCAAAGTGTTTCGATAGCCGTCTTACAATTTTGTGAATTTACCTCAAGTTTTGTTCCTTGTTTAGCATCTGCAACTTTTTGTATCTTTCTGTATACGTAGAATTTGTCTTTCAATTTTTCGAAATAAGGATAATACTGACTATAGTCTCCGCTTATCTTACCATTATTTTCAGCATCTTTACCTGTTAAATCTAATTTCTCATACTCACCGCCGTCCCTTAATTGATATTCTGATGGGGGTTGTGCCATTTCGAACCAATTTTCCGTTCTGAGTTGTTTAATTATATCTTTTTGACTATTATCTAAACTTGGTTTTCCTGCGGTCTGTCCTGCCTGATTAGTTTGACCAGTGTTTTGAGAAGATACGGTAGAAACATTTGCTTCAGGACAGTAAAATTTATCGTAAACTTTACCTTGTTGATTCAGAATGTTCATATCACTTGTAAAATAATATGTTAGTCCCTGTCTTGATTTTCTTGACACAAAATATATCCCATCTTTTAATTTCCTTATCTCACTCCTTTTACCACCGAGACATTTTGACTCAACCACTTTTATGAAGTTGTTTAGAACATCCGCATCAGTTTTGGTTAATGTATTAGTTTCTACTTTCGAGTCTGTTTTTGTTGTCTCAACAGTTGAAATAGTGGGCGTTGTTGTTTTAGTCGTTCCGTCAGCGTTGTATGGTGATGCAGGGTCTCCTGGTGCAACATCATCAGGTCCTAAACCACTTGCCTGTTCTTTAATGAAACCATGCATTTTCAAGATTTCAATTTTGTAACTTTCGTCTATTCTTAAACTTTTCATATTAATTATTTTGTAGAAATTCGTCAGGAGTTAAGCCGAAGACTGATTCGGATTCTTTAGCAAAATCATTTGTTGTTTTAGTAGTTGTTCCACCTTTCAAATAATTTTCATATTCTTTTCTGACATCTTGATTATTCCATTGTTTTTGTGTTCTCGGTCCAAACCTTCCATATCCACCTCCGTTCTGACCTTGGTTTAAAATTCCATCTTTATAACCTGTTGCCCATCCTGCCTTATTTTTATCGAGCCAATCTTGAAACTTTTTCACGTCAAGTCCAGCTGGGGCTGAAGGATTTGTAACAGTAGTTTGTTTCTTTTTTGCTACACCAGTTTCTATTGCTTTTTTAGTAGCATCTAGTCCCGCAGTAATCCCTTTGGCCACGTCACCAACAGCAGTGTTGGCTGTAGATGTTGTTGTTGGGATATTTGTAATTTTAAAAGTATTTTCTTTAAACTTACCGAGGCTGTTGAACTCCGCAGTTGCGTCAACACCTATAGATTTTAGATGATTGATTATTTGATTCACTGAATCAGTATTGTCACTTCCGAAGTCATTATTGACCCATTCATCAATAGCCAAATTACTATTAAAATAAGCAACTTGAGAATTTACTCTCTGAAATTGGGCCGGCGTTTTAATTTTTTTTAGACCTGACAAAAACATATTTTCATTAGTTCCAGCACCACCAACTCCATTCCAAATTTCACTCGCAATTTTGTAATCTGGGTCTGTCCTTGGTAATGACGCTTCGGTCATTTCAAGGTTTTCATTGAGAGTTTTTTTGGAATCGTATTTCATCCTCAATAAAATTGCATCTAGTGATTCTTGTGGATTTAGTTTTTTCCTATACATAAGATTTTTCTTTATAAATATTACGATATTCCCTATTTTTATACAAAATCAGTTCCGCCAGTTTTTCCCATAACTCTATCCGACTTCCAAACGTATTTTGGGTCATTCATGTAAGTTTTTCCAAACTTTCTCCCTGATTCCCATTTGGTAATTGCAGTTTGATTTGACTTTCCACGAGCGAGACCAGTTTCCCATTTTTTTATCGCCTTACCTGTTGATGCACCTCCGGCTGAACCAGACTCACCTGAAGGTGGAGGAGTATCCTGTTCATCAAGTTCCTTTCCTTTTCCTTTAGAGGAATGTTTCTCAAAAAAATTAATTAAAAAATCTACGTCTAATATCATTCAAATAAATATTTTTGTATTCGATAAAAAAACTCTACTTTTGCAAACATGAAAAAATATATTCTGATTCTCTCGCTTTTCTTAATTTCTTGTGAAAGATATGTGACTGAGGTCTCTGACCTTACAATGAGTGGAAAGTATGTTGTCTCTAAATTACAGGTTATTCAAATAGTTAATCCTGTTAGTAAAGATTCTACATACCTATCAAATCAAATTTTTATCGAAAAAAGTCTCCCCGACCCATTTGACACAATCAAAATAAACGATTTTTATATCCATTTTACTTATTCAAATGTTATGATTGGGTGGGAACGATATTATGAACGTTGGGAATACGGAAATCCTCAGACTGAGCCAATTTTTTATAATAGAATACCTTGGACATTCGATGCTTATGCTCTCGGCAAGATACAATTCAATTATATTCCTAAAAATAAAGGGGTAGTCTTTCCAGTAATATTACAGGTTGATAGTGATAGATTCGAAACACTTCAACTTTCAGGTTTGGAATACACTCCCCTTGGAGCTAATGGTCCAAGATATCGATTAATATTTTCTCTCACAAGAGTTGGACCCTAATACGATTGTGATTTCGGAAGAAATTTAGGGTTAATTGTGTAATATTCATTCAAAAATATTATTAACTCTTCTTCGTCCAACTCAATTTTTTCTTCACCTGCCACAACGTCATCTTCGAATTCATCTTCAAAAAAATTAAATGATTCTGTAATCAAATCAAATCCATATTCTTCTATAATTCTATAGTCAATATTATCCGTTCTTATTTCCTCATCACTGTCACTTATTGTTCTAAATACAACTTCTACGATGTTACTCTCGTTGTTAAAGAAATAAGAAATAATTTCTTTTACTTCCATAATTTGTTTTTATAAGAAATATTATAAAATCACATAAAAGTCATTCCTTGAAATTTTATTTTACCATTTTTTTTAACTGTATTTATTGTTATAATTTATTATAAAAACTTTAAGATGAGATTTAATTCACTTACAATAGATGATTTTTACGCTAACCCAATGGATGTAAGAAATTTTGCTTTGAGTCAAGAATTCAAAGTGAGAGGAAATTATCCAGGACAAAGAACAAGGTCCTTTCTGAATGAACCGTTAAAAAAGAAACTCAGGGACATTTTATACCCATTCGCGGGTGAAATTACTTATTGGGGAAGTGATGACCCTGAAAATAACTACACGGGTTCTTTTCAATACACATTAGCATCCGATAGGTCTTGGATTCATGCAGACTCTACAACCGATTGGGCGGCAGTTTGTTATTTAACTCCTAATGCACCATTGAGTTCTGGAACAGGCATTTTCAGACACAAATCGACAGGGTGGATGCGTTATGATTACAAAAGAGAAAATGAGGTAGGATATAAAGAATCTGCTCCTCCCGGTTACGACATGCAAGATTACACTAAATGGGAAATTGTTGATAGAATTGGAAATGTTTTCAACAGATTAATAATGTATCGTGCCGACAACTATCATGTTTCTTTAGATTATTTTGGTAAAGACATGAATGATGGAAGATTGTTTCAAGTTTTTTTCTTCAATACTGAACGTTAATCTAACTCAAATTTTAACAATAACTCGGGATTTAGTTTTGCTATAACCTCCATTATCCCCTCAGAACAATAACATAAATGTGAGGTGCTCCAAACGAACCTTCCATAATTAAATCCTAAAACAGATGCACCAATATCCTTTCCCTCCGATATTGGTTTCAAGAAAAAATCATCCAAATTTACTAAAAAATCTAATGCATCACTGATTCTTGTTTCGTAAACGGGAATTTGGACTTGCTGAATTATTTCTTTGAAAGTGTGATAATCAGTTTTTTCACATGGCGGTTCCGAAATTGGTTGAATGTCTAAAAGTTCATTCCTTGTATTAGGGGTAAGATGCCATAACCAATATTGGTTAGATACACTTATTTTCCTGAAGTCTTTAACTTCAATTTTATTATTAATCATTATCTCAAATTAGCTCCACACAGCCAAGTTACAAGTGACCTTCTCAAACCAGAAGAAAGAGGTGTTACTCTGTGTAAAACAAATGAAGGGAAAAAACATATTAACCCCTTTTCTCTTGGAACTGAAAGAATGCTACCACCCAAATTCATTTGTAAATCGCCTCCTTCATACTCAGTGGGTTCTGATAGTTGTAAAACAACAGACAACTTTCTGTTGGAGATGCCAACACCCAAATCAGCATGCCAATCATAATGACCACCATTACCATAATATGTTGTATATTGTAAATCATCCTGAAAATCCCAAATGTCAAAATTCCACATTTCAGCATTTGCCTTAATTGCTAAATCTGAAATTCTATCAAATATCCATTGAGATTCTGTGTTTTTTCCCATCCAAGAAATATCACTTACTCTATAGTCAGATGTGCTTTCAGAGTTTCCGTCATCACCAACGACAGTCCCCTTGATTTTGTTAAGAGAGTCACCGTATTTGATTATAGAATCAAGTTCCTCAGAACTGAAAGCGTTTGTGAAATAATAATAATTGAAGTGATTTACATTGTTTCTTTGGTTAGACACAAATTTATTTTCGTTGGCCATGTTTTTTTCTTTAATTTTAGGTTTAATCCGATACTATTTCAATAGTATGTTTCAAAAAAAAATAATTTTTGATGTAGTAATCCTGAAAGAAAATTCGAGCCTAATAGATATACGGATACAAGAAAATAAAGATTACATCGACCATTTTATTATCATCGGTAAAGAAAATTTAATTGATGAAATACAAGATTTGATTAAGACGTATCCCAATATAATTTTTAAAACTACAAATGAGTTTGATAATTTAAAATTATCTAAATTAATAAAAGAAACTATAAAACCGTTGTTCAAAAATTTTGAGGATTTGATACTAATTTCCGATGAATTTTCAATCCCCTATATCAAAAATTTTAAAGACGAAGACCTTGATTTTTATGCATATAAATTCAATTCTCATAAAGTAATCGATTCGACTTTTGAAAAAAGACGTAAATTTTTGGAGTTGGGCACTGCAATTATGGATTACAGTTTCATAGTATACCAAAAAGATTTTCTCACAATTTTGGAAAAAAATAAAAACAAAGTTTTTGATTTTCTACAAACAGAACCGAAGGGAATAAAAATTGAAAAAACTTCCTCAACCTATCTTTGTCCGATTTCGAATATTGATGTCTTATGGATTCATGAAAAAAATAGTGAAACAGACTCAAAAAAAATTCTAATCAATTTTGATGATAATTTCGAATATGAATTTGATTCATACGATAAAATAATTGAAATAGAACCTGTCCATACGTTTCCTGAATCGACCTACTATGACCCACAACATAAAGTTAATCGTTTGAAGATATTTGTTCCAAATAACGAGATGTATGAATCACCAAATTTTTTGAAAAGTTATTTGAAAAATGAAATTTTGAGAATTTTAAATTTTCTACCAACACAGGATAATGATGAAATATTTTTAAAATATGAAGACGAAAAAATGACCATTCATATTTCAATGGAATTAAAAAACCCCTCATGAGAGGGGTTTTAAATTATTTGATAACTTTCATTCTTAACATCATTTCCATTATTCTATTTTTCTTATTGATGAAATTCTCTCTGAGGTCCTCATCAATTTCATCCCAATTTCCTGTATGAGCTTTGATTTCTTCCCATGATTTATCTTCAGGATTAAATTTTGTCAAATCTAAATCAAGTTCATCTTTAGCCAAATCTTTTTTCCAATATACATCATCTTCTGCAGTATCATCACTATTTGTTTCACCGTAACTTGACGTTTGGTATGGTCCTGCACTTCCTGGCCCTTCACTATCGAAATCATATGCTGGTTCCATATCACCATATATTCCTTGAACTCCTGAGATATCATTTGCTTCTTCGAGCTCATCGTCTTCAAAAGCAGATTCCATAAATTCAAAGTCATCTTCTTCATCCAATTCACTTTCAGTTGGATAAACTGAATCAGGTCCGTTGCTTTGGAATTCGTATGCCTTTCCTTCCTCACTTTTATCCAAATCCATATCATCCGCTTCTATATCGAATGGACCATCTCCAATTTTAGGTCCCTCTGATTCAAAATCATATGCTGGGTCAATATTACTTATATCCATGTCGGGTGCATTTCCACCACCTGTATATCCTTGTTCATACATCTCACCACCATCCGCTTGCAAATCTTCAAAACCATCATCTTCATTATCAGGGTCCTCGTAATCATCTTCTACTTGTTCATTTTTGATTCCCTTCATATGATGCATTTTTTCAAATGTTCCGTATTTGTTTCCACCACCTTCAACATAATCAAATTCATCATCACCCAAATCTTCTACGTTGTAGATATCATCTAAGTGTCCAACTTCTTCGATTTCTTCCATTTTGTATCCACACTCCATACATTCTCCTTCCGTCATGGCACCTCCACATTCTGAACACATTAATTCTTTAGACTCTTCCATTGCACCCACTTCACCTTTCCAACCACACTCCATACATTCTCCTTCCATCATCATTGAACCACATTTATCGCAAACTTCTTTTTGTTCCTTTTGTTCGTTGATTCCAACGTTTGTATATGGTTTTACGACTCCTTTGTTATTAAGAACCGCACCTTCTTTATCTTTAGCAAAATCCTGAACATAAAGTGGTTGTTCGTTATTAACATGTGGTTGCATAGTTCTATAACCATCATATAAAGTTCTGTGTTGTTTTAGAATGTCTTCTTTCTCGTTTGGAGACAATCTATTTGCGGCAAAAAATGCGTTCATAAAAAGATATTTTCAATAAATACCACAGAATTTTTAAATTTTAGATTTTACTTGATAAACTCCTTCTATTAATATTGTTTGACAGGTTGGTCTACAAAATGATAGTATCTTGGTAATTTACTTATCGCCCTTTAGATTGACCTGTTTTTTTTTTTGGAAAATACTTTCAATTTCTATATATTTGTATTCAGAATGAAAAATTGGTTCATTACACATAATAGGTTTATAAAAACAAAAAATAGCTTACATCTATTACCCGAACTATGTTTTTGGTATGATAGAAACTATTTTTTAGAAACCGGTGTTGGTTCTCCCGCTTTTGGGTTTCAAATTGGTTGGATAAAATGGAAATGGTATTTCGGATTACAAAAAGGTTATTAAAATGATAAATCCATTCTGTTTTATAGGTGCTCATAATTGGGAGTATAGAAAAGAAAAACATAAAGTTGAAGGTCATCCTCAAAATCGTGAATACATCCGCGTAGTTGTTAGAGAATGTGTTTGGTGTGGACACAGAGAACACCACCCTCTCCCAAGAGTTGAACGTAAATTCACTAACTGGAAACCCTTTGACGATATTCAGAAAGATGATACAATAAATTTTGAAAGATTATAAAAAACAAAAAAAAATGCAAACATTAGTTTTCAACACAACAACAAAAACTGTAAAATTACTCGATTCCAAAACAGCAACTGGTTCCCTCCTTTTAGAATATTCAAATATTCCAACAGTAAAAGTTTTGGAGGGTTATTATGAGGTTATCCAAAGTGACGAATTTGAAAAAAAATACCCCGTTCTCAGAGTTCCAATTGCGAATACTAATATGATTATAAGCAAATGATAAAAGACTCCCGATTTACAGAGATTTTTGAGAATACAATTCCTCATGGTTCCTTCTTAAGTGAAAGTGCGATAAAGAGCTGCATGTATCAATCATATAAATTGGGAAATGAAGATGTTATAAAATGGTTATTAGAAAATAAACACCTTTCTGACAACATTCAATATATTGTTGACGAATGGAATAATCAAAACCGATAGAAATGACTAGCGAAGACATTGTTCAAGAAATATTATTCGAAGCACACTCGTTCGGTCTTATGGATGAAGTTCGTGAGACCGCAAGACTAATCATATTGGAAGACCCCAAAATTGATAGGGTTGTCGCATATCAAATGGCATTTGAAGAATGGGTAAAATAAAAGAACTTGATTTACATGGTCTCACAAATCTTGAGGCTCGAGACAAAGTTGAAAATTTTGTTTTACTTTATTCTACTGAATTACCAATTAGAATTATTACAGGAGGTTCGGAAAGAATGAGAAACATGACCGTAAACATTCTCCAAAAACATAAATTTACTTATGACATACCCGCACATAACACAGGTGAAATAATCGTTTTATCATGAACAATTTGGACAAACAATATCAACAACTTTTACAAGACATAATTGATTATGGCGTAGAAAAAACTGATAGGACCGGCACAGGTACCAAATCAATCTTTGGTTATACCATTCGACATAACATGAAGGATGGTTTTCCACTCCTGACCACAAAAAAAATGGCTTGGAAAACAATGGTTACGGAGTTACTATGGTTTTTAAGGGGAGACACCAATATCAAATTTCTTGTAGATAACAATTGTCATATTTGGGATGGAGATGCATATAAAAACTATTTGAAGGTCACCAAACGTGAATTCGAATTGAATTCGTCGATGTCGAGTCATCCTCATTTCAATTTGAAAACCAAAGAGGATTTCATTGATAAAATTAAAACCGATAAGAAGTTTGCAAAAGAATATGGTGAACTAGGACCAATCTACGGTAAGCAATGGAGACAATGGCAAGGATGGATGACTTATGATGAGAATAAAAAGGGCTCGTTGTGGTTTGACCAAATTTCAAGAGCAATTCAACTTTTGAAAACCGACCCCGACAGTAGGAGAATAATGGTTTCTGCGTGGAACGTGGCAGAAATTGATGAAATGGTTCTACCCCCATGTCATTATGGATTTCAAGTTTATACGAGAGAGTTGAGTCATCAAGAAAGAAGTGATTTAAAAAATTCTCCACCTTTTAATTATGGCAAACCAGCAAATGGTAAATTAATTGATAAGAGATTATTAGATAGTTGTAATGTACCAACCCGAGCAATCTCTTTAATGTGGAATCAACGCTCAGTTGATACTTTCTTAGGCTTGCCCTTCAATATTGCATCTTACGGTTTACTACTGACTTTGTTCGGCAAACTTTTAAACATGGTCCCAGAACAGTTAATTGGAAATTTGGGTGATACACATCTTTATATGAATCATTTAGACCAAGCAATAGAGCAAAAGTCGAGACAATCCTACGAGCTTCCTTGGGTTAATTTAAATTTCGAGTTCCAATATAGAGATGGTTATTTAGTGGACTGGAACAAAATACGTGTAACTGATATCGAATTGATGAATTACCTTTCAGCTCCACCAATCAAAGCCCCTCTGAGTAATTAATTGTTTCTAAGACCCGATAATACAATGTAAAGTTCCAAAATATCTTTTGAGAATTTTCTTGCATAAAAATTTACTTGGTCCATGTTTTCCAAATCTTTGTTGTGCTTTACCATGTAATTTACAACTCCCTGAATAATCTTATCTTTCGCAATGTCGGCTTCTTTCAAAAATTCTTGAAAATCTTCGTCATCCTCTCTACCTTCACCATAGTATCTGTCGATATGTTCACTTCCCGAATATAACAATGGAAATGAGCCCATCATGTTTACAATTCCTGTATCTCTCAACTTATACAAAAATTTTTCTAACCATCTCCAATCGAAATTTTCAAAAATATCTTCTTTTTTTGTAATTGTGTTCCAAACTGTGTCACCCTTTTGCTCTTGAATATTTTTTGCTTCGACTATTCTCCAAGCATCGGAGGAAGTCACTAAAGATAATGAACTCCCGTTATCCCAATTAACTTCAATTAAAAAATCGTTTTCTTCAAACGGGTCTCTAACCACTTTTTTAACTATTCCGACGGTTCCAGGTGGAACTCCCGTTTCCCCTTCCATGTGAAGACACATAACCTTATCTCCTAAACCAGGAATGACGTTTATTTTTTTGTCCATAACAATAAATATAACACGAGTATTTATAATTGTATGGAGTTTATTTTAACAGAATCACAATTGTTGAGAATTATCAAAGAGAATAAATCCGAAGGTGATTTAACCAATTCACTTAAGAGGATGTCTTCCTTTATGAACAATTTCGTTAATAGAATTGGAAAAAGTTATGGTTTGAATTTGAGAATGTTCCTTACGTGGGGAACTTCAATTGCGGGTTTAGTTATGCCCTTGGATGAATTTTTGAAAACAGGTAACTTTGGATTGACAGAAAGTCAGAGATATTTGGTTTTAGCTGGTGTGGCATTTCTTATATTTTTTGAAGGAAAAAGAGGAATGATTAAACTTTTAAATAAAATCAAAGAGCAGGGGTTGGAGGAAGTTTTTGATACCACTCTAATGAAAGGTTATGAACTTAAAGATTCATTCGTTGGATTCCTACGTTCTTTTAGAATTATATCGAGTCAGGTATTAGAAATCATTTCATATGCCTTTCTTATTCCAATAATTGTGGATATTCAAAATTATTCTACTGACTCTGTAAATTTATCTGAAACAGCATTAATGATTGCTGAAAGACTTGTTGCCTCAGGTGCAATTCTACTTTCCAAAGAATTTTTATTCGAACTTATTCGAAAATTAATTAAGAAATTTCAATAAAAAAGTCGGGTTGTATTTTCCAATAACTCTCTTTTTGCTTTACAAGTTCACCATTTAATCTGTTTACACGAATCATCACCTGAGCATAAACATCATTTACTTTATCAATTTTTGTTTCAGGTATAATTTCAGTGTAAATGATATCTTCGATTACAGGAACAAACCAATCTCTGTCAGATAAAATTGTATATAAAGTTCCCGCAACATCCTCTTTGATTTCGGGATTGGGAACAACTTTCACACCATCCAATACAAAATCTGATAACTCCAATTTGATATGAAAATTAACGTTGTCATCATGAGAATTATAGGGAAATTTTTCCCAACTCATTCTACAATTCATATCGAGTGGTTTATCCCCTTCACCAAAGTCAACTGAAATACCAATTCTTGAAAACTTTTCATTACAAACTTGCATTATATTGATAAGGGAATCTTTTCTGATGTGTGTATAAGTTGATGGAAACAATTCCTGACCATTTATTGTAATTGTAATTGAGTAGGAATAAGTCTGCCCTAAAAATTTGAAAGATTCATATATTTGACTTTGGATTATATCATTCAGCACCGCAGCAATATAGGATTGTTTTGGTTCAGGAAGAAGAACATCAACCTTAAAGCTAAATGCGTTGGCAAAATCTTTTTCTATGTTGATATCAAAATATTGAAAAATTAAACCGTATTCTTTGATTGGTTCTTTGAAAAATTTTTTCAAAAAATTTAACACCTTATAATTTTCACTCATTTTTCACTAAGAATTTTTTGAATTACCTTTTCTGCCTCGTTTGGACTCAAGTTATGTTTATGTTTATTCTCTTCAAACCATCTCCTAACTAAACTTTCATAATCATTTTTGGCTATTTTTGACCTTCTTTTAAATCCTTTTCTTTGGGCATCTAACTCATGTTGTTGAGTATAGTATTTTAAAGGTTTTTTAGGTTCACGTTTTGGGAACTCATAACCACTTTCATGTTGTTTAACATGTTCTAACTCATGAGCAATCAATTCGTTTAACTCACCTATCAAATCATAAATTACACTTGTGTGGAATTTTGGATTGGAAACAATAGTAACGTGGATTAGGTCTTCATCTCTATAATAATCCGCATCCGCATCGAAACCCTCAACATTCTCATCGTCCTCTATTTCCAAAAAAACCTGGATTGGATTTTGTAATTGTTTGAATTCGTATGCATGAAGATTTGAATTTAAGTCTTCGGGTAAACCAAACTCCCCTGTTTTGTTTGTTCTATAAATTGTGATAATATCTCTTACAATCTGTCTTGTAACGCTATCCAATTTACCTTCATTAATATTATCTTTCATCATTAATAAATACCACGGAAAGGGATTGATAAACCAACACCATATCTCACACCTTTCATGTAATTAACACCCAAAGACAAGTCAATTCCTTTATTGGTCTTGGTAAGGATTCTTATGGGGTGAATTTTGAGCCAAATATCAGGTTTGATTGATACACTATCGTAATAAGATTCACCGAAAATACCACCCATAATTGATATCTGATGATTTGTTAAACTTAGACCCACACGATTAATTCGAGACATTGGGGTTGTATATATGTATGGTGCGGGGAAGGTCGCAACAAGATAACCACCAACATAGAATCCGACTCCGTTGAAATTATTGTGATAGGTCACAACCAATGTTTTTTGGTCGGGAACATACATAACATCACTCGTTTGTCCTTTACATAGAATCGTGATAAATAAAAATATAGAAGTAATTATTGTTTTCATACAACAAATATAATATCTTTGTAGAACATAACAAAATGTATTAGTTTTCCTAACTACTACATATAAAAATCGTAGGGGTAAAAAAAATTAAATGGAAAGATGGCAGAGCTGGTCGATTGCACCTGACTTGAAATCAGGAGAACGGGGAACTGTTCCGTGGGTTCGAATCCTACTCTTTCCGCACTTTGTAAGGTGGTGAAACGTCCCGCGGACTTGGCATACACACCCCCTCGTCTCGGGGGCGCTGAATTTGAGATAGGTGTTGGATATGGGTTGACCACAAAGCGCGCTAAATGTGTCCACCACCGAATCACAGCATGAAGGTTCGAATCCTTCCCTTACAGCAATGGTTCATATAAAAAATAATTTTATCGATGAAACAGAAAATAACTTCCTGTTTTCCTTTCTTAATGAAAAAACCAACAAATCTTTTTCCACTGAGGAAAATTTTTATGAATGGTATGAAATTTCTAAAGATGATGATATTTTCAACTCTCCACTTTTTTTGAGAATCTTCAACAGAAATCTTTTTTTTGTAAGAAATTCATATGGCACAAATTTAAAATTACATTACTGTGGATTTGCGAATCAAACAAGAGGTTTCGATTATCACGCAGATTCAGTTTGGCCAGAAATCCCTGAAAATAGAGTCATGGGTCTTCCATCCAAAGAAAATAACACATATTCAAACTATCAAGGAAATTGGATACCGAATTATGTTCCGAATAGAAAATACACTACTGTCTTATATCTGAACGAAGGTTTTGATGGTGGTGAAACTCATTTCCCTGTTTTAGACATTTTAGTTAAACCTGAAAAAAATAAAATTCTTGGATTTGGTTGCGATGAGAAATTTGTTCATGGTGTTATGCCAACCACAAATGGGGTGAGAAAAGCGTTTATCTGCTGGTTTGAATAATTCATTTGACATCAAGTTTTATTTTTCATAATTTTTACAAAAAAGAAGTCATGTCTCGATTAGATGAATTAAAAAAACAATACCCTGAACTCAACGTTAGTTTATTCGATGTCTTAATTAAATTGGACTCGTCAAAGTCATACAAATACCTACCCCTCCTTTGTAAAATTTTCGGGAAAAGGTTCAATATGAAAAAAGAATTTAGTGAAAATTTTTCAGAAATTAAACTTGAGGCTGAAATTTCTTTAATTAATAAAGGAATTTCGACCAACAATTTGTCGGACAATGAACTATACGTTTTTCATACTTTGAGTGAATTTTTTTCTCAAGATTATTTTTTCACCATGAAAGAATTCATTCATTACATGGATAAAAATCAGATTGAAAATAACGATGTAACATCTTATTCCACAATTGATGAATTGAGGGGTGCTATTACCTTGGCTTCTATTAAAGAATGGAATAAAGAACTCGAGGGTCAGGTCATATCCGAATATGAGGATAATATTTGGGTATGTGTGAGGCCATTAACATTCTCATCATCAACAAAATATGGTGCAGGGACAAGATGGTGCACAACTTATCAAAAAGAAAAAAATTATTTTGAAAAGTATTGGAGACAAGGTATTCTTGTTTATTTTATCAACAAAAAAACGGGATATAAGTTTGCAGGATATAGAGATTTACAAAATAAAGAAATGAGTTTTTGGAATGCCGCAGACAATCGTGTTGATTACTTAGATTTAGAAATCGATGATTATATGTTTTCTCATGTTAGGAAAATATTTTCATCCGATATGAGTAATAAGAATCTATCTTCAGATGAAATCCAAGAGCAAGTTCACAAAGAATGTATTGATGAATATGCCAAAGTAATGCCAATTTCAATTGAGGAACCTGAACCAGCTTACGTTGAAGATGTTCCAAGACTTGAAAGATTAATTTCACAGGAAACGGATGTAATGGTTATGGCAAGATTACGAGAAGCCGCTCGGGAATATGAACAAATGATAATCCCTAATGAAATTGGAATAGCTTAAAATTAAGACCCACATAACTGTGGGTTTTTTAATACTCCATTCATGGTATTTATAACATATGTCATTACTCAACGAAATATTGGACAAATACAACGTAAGTGAAAAAAATGGTTCGCTTGGTAATTTAAAAGCGTTGGAAAAAACAATCGATGAACTTTCAAAATTGGATAAAGTTCTACTATTACCTTGTTCGAATCGTTATAATTGGGATTTAAATAAAATGGATATACCCAAATCTACAATCTTAGCAATGGTGATTGATGAATACTTGGGTGAAAAGTCTGTTTTGATTGATGTTCCTGAATTGAAAATTTATCCCTGTGAAGGGAATGTTTCGAGAGCCGAGGGAAACTCATGTGGACTTAAGAAAGCCAAATTGAACGACAAAACAAAAAATCCTTCAGGAGAGCACAGATGTTGGGCTAGTTTGAATAACAAAGACGATGAACTTTGGAAAATATCTAAAGAACTCCTTGAATCTGATGCTGTAATATTTTTCTCATCTGTGAGGTGGGGTCAGGCAAATATGTTTTATCAAAAACTTATTGAGAGATTGACTTGGTTAGAAAATAGACATACAACATTAGGAGAATCAAATATAATAAAAGATATTCAGAGCGGTTTCATATGTGTTGGTCAAAACTGGAAAGGTATTGATGTTGTCGACACTCAAAAAAGAGTTCACTTCTATTACGGATTCAGACCGAACGACACTTTCTATTGGAATTGGCAATTTACGAACAAGATTTCGGATGAGACACAAACATCTTATAAGGAGGCTTTCCCTAAGTTTGTTGAAAAATTCGATATAAGAGATTTAATTTAGTCCCTTAATAATTTTTTCTATATTTTTCCAGTTTCTCGAGATTTGATTTTGGGTTTTACCTTCAGTCATTATCAGTGTGACATCATCATACCTGTCAACCGGTATTTCATGTTTTAACTTGTGATATAAATTTTGGTTATCAACAAAACCTAACACCCCTTTTCTTTGGTATTTTCTTAATTCTTCTAAAAAATCATTTTTCTTCAAAGGGAGTTTGTAAGTCGGGTTATGATAGAAGAATTTCTTATTTGTTTCAGGATTCATCAATTCTACACCACTTCCCCTGATTTCTTTAGAGGTTTTAGCTAATTTGTCGTAAACATCACTGTAGTGGTTGTCATCTTTGATGTGTCCTGAACACGATGGAGTTGTCGGAATATTTTTCGAATGTAGATGAATGACAAGATTTTTTAAATCATCGTCCAACGTGGAATAAAAGTTTTTGTTTTTCGGTATTTTGTATTCTCTTGGTGCCTCATAGAAAAAAAACCAAGGACATTGTTCTGTTTTTAACCAAAATCCTTTGTGAAACTTTTCATGGGGTATCAAATCGGATTGTAATTTCATGATTCAATTTCTTCTATTTCCACCACTAAAGGTCTGTTACCTTTTATAACTCTATGCCAAACTAATTTAGGGATGTAAAATTGTTTGGCATCCTCTAACTTAGTTGGCAAACAATCTTCAATTTGAAATTCCCATCCACCTCCTTCAACAACAGTAACTTTTCTATCCTTAAGGTCTTGATGCCATTTTAGTTCTTCTGAATCAACATCAATATTGAAAACCCTTCGAATTTTACCATCGATAAATTCTTGTTCAAATGGAAAATTTGTTATTTCCTCTGACTTAATTACCATGAGTTTGAAGATGAAAGTCCGAGTTGTTTAGCATATCTCCCCACATTACAGGACCAATATCCTGCTGTAGTTCTATCTTTCTTTTGGTCACATCTGTGTCTGGCTCTAAAAGATTTAGCCGCCCCTTTATTTCTATTTCTAACTTTCAAATTAGGGTCACCAAAAGTAACCTTTTTTACTCCACCACCTTTAGATTTTACATATACTGCAAACTTCTTTGGTCCACCTGGTGTTCGGAATGGTTTACCTAATTTAACGTTTTTTCCTCTATGTTTAGCCTCTCCCAAAACTTCCTCATCATCTAACTCAAATGGGGCATCTAAATAAACAATCTGTTCACCAATCTGAACTCTCTTACCCAAATCAGATTCAACCATCATAGTATCTTCTTCATTTAATCTAATCTTACCTTGTTTCCATAAATTTCTCACTTCATTTACCAAATCAAAATATCCCTCCGAATAAACTCTAAAAATATTGTTGGTAAGGGATAATTTATTTTCTATATGATATTTTAGTGCTTCTGAAATTTTAACTTCTTCCCTTAGGATTAGTGTTTTTTCTAATTCTGCATTCAATGTTTCAGAAATTATTTTTCTTAGGTTTTTCATAATTAAGAATTTGGTTTTAGAACTGCCAACACTTCAGGAAATTCTTTATCAAGAACTTTTTCATTTTTCCCTTCGTATGGTATGTTTTGTAGAACATATCTAATGGCATTTAATCCAGACACTCTTTTGTCTTCAGCATCAATTATAACCCAAGGGTGATTAAGTGTGGATGTTTTATCGAACAATTTTTCTTTGAACTCTGTGAATCTATCCCACAAGTCTTGCATTTTTGAGTCGTTAGGTGAGTATTTCCAATATTTGAGAGGAGATTGTTGTCTCATTTTGAATCTTCTTGCTTGAGTGTCTTTGTCGATTGAAAACCAAAGTTTGAATAAATAATCTCCGTCTTTTACCAAATCATTCTCAAAATCGGCTACATTCTCCATAAAATCTTCATACTCTTCAGGGTTTCCATATCCCATAACAGGTTCTATTAATCCTCTATTATACCAACTTCTGTCAAACAAGTTAATCATTCCTGGTCTGATTTGTTTTCTGTAACGATTCCACCAATCCTTTCTATCTTCAGGTGTCGGAACTCCTAAAGCAATTACATTATAGTATCTTGGATTTAAATTTTCGACAAATTTTTTGATTGTTGCACCTTTACCTGCGGAATCTCTACCTTCGAAAACTATAATCACTGTCTTTCCTGTGTGTTTCAACCATTCCTGTAGTTTCAATAATTCAACTTGTAATTCATAAAGCTCCTTCCTGAAAACCTTTTTTGGTATAATTGAAGGCTCTTCAATTTCGAACTCATAGTCTTCACTTTCAGGTTCTATGCCATATCCACTTCTATCTCTGTATCTGAGAGATGAGATTATTTTACCGAGGTAGTCCTCAACATTTTTTTTCTTGTCCCCTTTTTTCAACAAAACTTTTCTTAGTCCACGATTCATCATATCAAAATCAATAATTTGTTTGGTCGCAAATTTTGATATATCAATTAACATTCTTACAACTTTCGGGCTAAATAATTTCAAAAATTGGAGTGTCTCCACGAATGATTTCAGGTTCACATTCATCTTTGCTCCCTCCAATGAATTTTCTTCATTTACAACACCCATCAAAGATTTAAACCTATCTATTTCTGACAATAATTTCATGTAAAGTTTATTATAAATACTCCATAAGATGTAGTTTGAAAGTATTTATTGATACCAAGATACTATCGATATGAAATTATTATTCTCTTTCATATTAGCAACATTTTTGCTAATCCCTGGCCACCACAAAATTCAAGAACCTAAAAAGGTATTTTTATTACCAATCGAAAATAAAATTGTCATAGGTCCGATGGCAAAAAATCGTAACCTGACGTTTGGTGTTAAAAATATAGTCTTAGAAAATCTCCAAGAATTAAATTACACCCTCTCAGATTCATTACATAAATCAGACTTTTCTTTGAAGATAGAAATTGTTTATTTCGACATTATGCAAACAAATACGGGAATATCTGTGTTCCATAAAAACGATAATGAAACAATCCTTAGAATTAAAGGAACATTGTATAATCAATCAGGTAAAAAATTAAACGATTACCTATCTACAGGAAAATCCTCGGAAATCTCTATGTCTACACTGATAATTTCAGAAGGGGGTTCAATAAATCAGCAGTCCGTTTCGAATGTTATAAAAAAGTCCTCAGAGACATTAATTTTAAATCTTTTCAAGTAAAATGAAAAAAACCCTTTTGGGGTTGTTACTATTAATAAGTGGTATTAATGGTTACGCACAAACCCCAGAAATAGGGCATTTTCAACAACTCGCTACAGTGCGAAGAGGAGACACATTGGATGTTGCATGGTATTACAAACCAGCACAAGGTGTAGACATCCGTGGTTTCCAAGTCGATTGGCAGTTTAAGAAAACCCTATTTACCCACATTTCAACCACGGTGGATGCTTCAGTGAATAGCAATACACCTGTTGTTGATTATAAATCATGGGAAAGCTTCAAGTTCGATTCCTACTCCAATGGGAATTACAACTATACAGCTGACGCAGATTGGACCATCGGAAGAAACTATTTGATTTTATCAAATGGTAATTCCGTAAGTTCAAATGGTTATATAATTCACAACAAATACAAAATTAATAACGTAGGTCCGAACTACGTTTCAGATTCCATAACCTTAAATTGGGCTAGGATGATAAAATTAGATGGGACATCAATAGGTGATAACGTAGCAACACTATCATATAAAAAATTAGCAGTTAAACTTCTTGGTAACTTAACAATCTCTGGAAAAGTCTTTTTACCTAGCTCAGTGACTTCATCAGGTTTATTACCAACAATCAATTGTTATGATTTCAATACAAATCAACTAATTTCCTCTACAGTTCCTAATTCATCTACAGGTAATTACACTTTAACAAATATTGATGAAAATAAGAAATACAAGATTGAGTTGAAATTCCCACAAGATAGTTTGGCTTCTTTGAGAGATAGAGCTGTTACAATTTCAGATGCGGTAAAAACATATAATGAATTCACTTCAACAGATGTAAATCAAGTTTATGGTCGACAGTTTTTAAGACATCCTCTTTCATATTTGATAGCAGATTTGAATTTGACAGGAACTTTGGATGCTGGAGACCCATATGGAATTTACGCATCAGTATCAGGTCTTAGACCAATTGATTTAACAAAATTGATTAATGTTTTCAAAAAGAGTGAGTATGATAGTTTAGTTACAGTATCCTCTACATGGTCAACTTGGAGCTCATACTCTAATCGAGGTATAATAGTTACAGATTCTGTTGGACTGACAAATCTTACGTTAGATTTGAAATACTTCATACTAGGAGACGTTGATAGAACTCACTCTTCTCCAGTGTTTGATGCACAAGGTGGTGAAATTATGGCTGCAAATTTCTCAGGAAATTTCAATATTGATATACCAAATCAATATGTTGTTGGTCAACCAATGTATGTTCCATTCAATATTCAAACAAATGGATTACAAAACACAGGTCTACAGTTCGAAATGTCTTACGATATCAACAAGGTTAAATTTGAAGAAATACAATCCAATTTGGGTGGCCCGTGGTTACAATATGTGAATCACGACCCTCAAAAAGGAATAATCCGTTTCGGTGGAATGAATAATCAAAAAACGGGGGCACTGATTGGAGCGGTGACCCCGTTTAAATTAAAATTTACCGCTGTCAATCCAAGTGAGGATATCGCCACATCAGTTTATGTAAGAAAATTAATGGATGCGTCGCATTCGAATGGTGACCACTTCAACATAACACTAAATTCAAGTGTAACAGTCCTTACATATAGAGCCATGATGGTTGTAACACCGTCAGAAACAGACAAAATCACGTTTAGACTTTTTCCAAATCCAACAGAGAGTTCGATTAACTTAGAAATAAATTTACCAAAACAAACAGTGGTCAATGCATCTATTTATGATATAGGTGGTAAAGAAATACTTAATTTAGGTAAAATCCAATCTAATGATGTTGACGTGAAAATAATTAAAAGATTGAACGTTCAAGGTTTAGCCAATGGAGTTTATCAATTAGTAATTTTTGACTCCAAGAATAAAACAACTAAACAATTTATAAAAATTTAAAAAAATGTCAGAAGAACAAACACAAGAGCATAATGACGGAACATGGTCAGGTCTTAAAAAAACAATCGTAGGAACATTAGGAACAGTAGTTGCTGGGGGAGGTGTGTGGTTAAGCACATTATTATTTGGTGGAAATTCGGATGAGGGCTCTCAACAACCTCAACCTGCAACACCAAACATTATCATCAACAACACTCAACAACAGCAACAAGCACCAGCTGGTAAGACAGTAGTCATAAAAGAAGTAAGTCCTTCATCTTCACCTGCTCAACCAAAAAAGGAAGAGCCGAAACCAAAAAAAGATGACTGGACTAAAGAAGACCCAAAATGGTAATTTATGCAACCTAATAATGGATTTAGAGAACTCTTGAGTTCCATGATGAAAAGAAGATGGTGGATTACCGCATTAGTCCTTGGTGGATTTGTGGTGATAATCGGGGCCATTTTCATGGCAATTTTTGAACAAAGTGCAATTAGCGGCGAATGGAAAGAATTATTACTTTTATTACTCGGGGCATTTATCGGGTCATATGGTAAAATCATCGACTATTGGTTTAGTGATACGGATAAAGACAAAATGTTAGTTCAGAAAATGGATGAGGAAGATGGTATCTCATTTTCAAACACTCAAGACGGGACCGTAAAACCAAAAGAAGAATCAGTAGCAATACTACCAAAATCTGAGGAATACCAAACCACACCATCAAAAACGGGTGTAGAGATAGACGAGGATGGTGATGGTATAATGGATGGTATAGATGAAGATGGTGATGGTATAATCGACATGTATTTCGAACATCGTCAGTGTGAACACGTATGGGGAGACATGGACGGTGATGGGGATGAAGAATGTCTAAAATGTGGTCTAATTAAAAATATTTAAAATGAAAAACTTTTTCAAAAGAAATCAGTATGCAATCATTACAATAATCTGGTTTCTGTTAATGTTTTTGATTGCAATTAATTTACCTGCCCAGACTGTTGGAACAACAAAGACTGAACAATATAAAGCAAGTTTTGAAACAAAAATCAATATTGACTCATTGATAGACTATGATGGTCCTCAAGTTCCTATTCAAATATTAACAATTGGAATAAGTGATGAGGTATATGAACAATACCCTGAACTTAAAGAGAAGAAAGTTGGTTTGGGAGTTGCGAATATTGTTTTGGAATACTTGTCCGACTTGAATAGATTTACATTCACTGAAGATAAAACTGAAATTAAAAACAGAATGGTTAAACAATTTCAGGCTTCTCAGAGTGGAATTTCTCAAGACAAATTAGATGGCAGGGGAAAAATAAGATTAGCACATTATTTTGTCACTGTAGAGGTCTATGATTTTTCTGTGTCGGAAGATGAAACGGTAAATTTAAAGGATGGTGTCAAGAATACTGTCAATACGAGACTTGGTCTTCAAGTTAGATTTACAGATGCAGAAACAGGTGAAATAGTTGCTGCAAGTGGTCTTGGTGAAGCAAAAACAGTGAGAGAGCTAACATTACTTAACGATGACAATCTAAGTGATGTAAAGTTCAATCAATCAACTATAGGAATTACCACGAAAAAAGCATTAGATATTGCTTGTAGTAGAATTCTTGTGAGATTAATTAAAAAGGGTAAATTCCCAAGATAATGTGCAAAAGATTAAGAACTTTTTTAAGTATATTCTTTATCTTATTTCTCAGCTCGAAAGTTGAGGGTCAAGTTATGACCACATCATTTACTGACCCGTGTACCAAAGCTGTCACTAATTTTACAATACCTCTCCAAGGAGGGACTGTGATATATTTTTATGGTCAATCAAGAACATTCACCGCAGCAGATGTTGCCAGCGGTGAATTTACCAATTGGACCAACCAAGTTTATGGGGAATACAGAAAAGTTTCCCCATGTTCGGTTCAATCTACGAATGTAATAAGAAATCAAATAACTTCGCAAGTTATCGGGAACGTAATCTCAAGTGTTGTTGGGGCTTTGGCATCCGAAACATCAGGAAACTTAGTAACGGACAATTCAAAATCATCAGATAGTAAAAAAACAAAAAAGAACAATGAAAATAGTAATAATTCTAATATCTCTCCCTCTTCTAATAGTGGTAATTCTGGGAATGTTGGGTCTACTGGCGGACTTGGCGGTAGCAGTTCGAACAATAGTTCGGGGGATAAAAACAGCAATAGTTCTAATGGTGGCGGTGGGAATAGCACATCTTCAACTTCTCAAGGAGGGAATCAAAATAATCAAGGTGAAAATTCTTCAACTAATTCAAAAAATCAAAATGAAGAAGTAGCTGTTACTACTCAGATGAACGTTGACTCAAAGAACGAAAAGGGTGGTAGTAATGGGGGTTCGAAGGCAACAAGGAATAATCCTGTTGTAGTATCCTCCGATTTAACAAGTGCACAAAATTTAGATAAATCATTTACGGGTATCATTAATGTTGGAATGTCACAGTCCTCGATGACTGGAGCATCGAGTTGGGGGATAACTTCCATGGTTTGGTTTAATTTTAAACAATTCGCTTTGAATGGGAGATACACCAAAATTCATTTCAGTAATAATGGAAAACTGAAATGGATTCACAACATCAATCTGACTGGCTTGTATACCTATGGTAATTACATGGGATTTGTTGGTTATAGTGCAATTTTGAATGCTGGAAAATATGGAGTAACGGGTATGAACGTGAGTGGTATGATAACAAAAGTCACCGACGATAATAATCTTTTCATAAGTCCATCCATTACCGCCTTTTATACAAGACCTTTCAAATCGGGAAAAAGATTAATTATTTCACCCGAATTATACATAATATCAACACCCCTTGTTTATTCATCGGTCGATAAAGTCACTGTAAGTGATAGAACGTTTAGTGGATTTTTGGGTTCGGGTTTTGATTATCAACTTACAAGAAGATTTAAAATAAACGTTAATTATAAAGCAAACCTTAGCACAAACCCTGAATTTCCAATCTTGTCGTTCTTTTTAATCGGAAGTAAAATAAATCTATGAGAAAATTAATTCTATTATTTCTTCTACTATCATGTTTGGTTGGATTTTCTCAATCAATAACGGCCCCTGTATCGAGAACATATCAAGTTAATACTTCGAGTCAGGACGCTAGTGGATTTGTTATTAACGGATTTGGTTCTGAAACGCTTCTAACTTCTATCGGTTTGGTAAATCCACCTGCGGGGGTTACATTTTCAATAACCACAACATTAGGTCTCTCATTTACCACGGGATATAACTCATGGAATAATTTGACAAGGATAAGTTTCACGGGAACCATGACAAGTATCAATAATGCACTTGCATCACTTAAAATTAATACGGGTTCATCGACTGGTAATGTTCAAATATCGGTTTCAACAACAATAAATCCTGTAGGTTATTATTATAACCCAACCAACGGACACTTTTACAGACCAATTTCTTCACCCGCCACATATGACAATTCGAAGGTCTTATCAAATCAACAAACATTTAAAGGTCAAACAGGGTATCTCGTCACAATTACCTCTTCTACAGAGGAGAACTTCATTTTTGCTAACGTCCCTCAGAGTAACATTTGGTTTGCACTCAGCGATAGATTACAAGAGGGTTATTGGAGAGTAGATGCTGGTCCTGAGAATGGAACACTTATCAATATTGGAAATTACAACGGGAATCCACAATCAGGGACTTACCAAAATTGGTGTGGTGGTGAACCTAATGATGCGGGTGGGGAGGATTATGCGGTAACTAAATGGGGTAGTGGAGGTTGTTGGAACGACTTACCTGGAAGTTGGTCGAACCCCTATATCGTAGAATTTGGAACATGGTCCAATCCTCAAGATGCGACTTTCACCGATTTTTATGTTGCAAACACAACTAATAATGTCGCAATAACTAACACTCTTTCAGGAACTGTCTCAATTCCATCTTTATCCCCACTACCAACGTTATCACTATATAGGGTTGTGAGCAATTCTGACGTGTTTGTAGAGACGAAAACAGTTAATTCCAATGGAACATACTCATTTACTCTGCCGTCTCAAAATTCGACCTATAAATTAGTCCCTTCATTAACGACTCAAGGTATATCTAATGTAGATTTCAATTTAGTTTTTGATGAAATCAAAAATGTTAATACACCTCCAATCACACAGTCAGGTTTGATTATGACAGGGACTAAACAATGGAAAGCTGCAGATGTCAACGAAGATGGTTTAGTTAATTTAGCCGACGCTTATCTAGTTGCCGCACACATAACTAATTTTAGACCGATAACGAAGGTATTGTGGTTTCAACCTTCATCATATGACTCAATCACCAAGAACAATTTTGGTTCTGTGAGCCCCGTTACTTTTTTTTCAGTCACAGTTACAACTTCGAATGTAACTCAAAACATAAAATATTGTATTTTGGGTGATGTCAATCTTTCTCATTCTTCACAATAAAATAATATTTATTGTAAAGTAAATTACTATGATACTAAAAGTTGGGTCTAAAGGAGAGGACGTAAAACAACTCCAACAGAAATTAGGGTTGGGCGCCGATGGTATATTCGGAAGGGGAACCGAAGAAGCGGTTAAAGCTTTTCAATTAAAAAATGGTTTGAACCCTGATGGGATTGTTGGTCCGAATACTTGGCAAAAGATTATGGGACAAGGTATTACCACCCCTCAAGTTGCCCCTCAAGTTGCTTCTCAAGTTGCCCCTCAAGTCGGAGGATTAAAATTAGAAAAATTGAAAGGTCATATACCTGACAATGTAATTGCACAAATACCTGATACAGCATCTAAATTCGGAATCGACACTCCCTTGAAACTTGCTCACTTCTTGGCACAATGTGGTCATGAGAGTGCGGGTTTCAAAGTTGTAAACGAAAATTTGAACTATTCCGCGAGTGGTTTGAAAGGTATTTTCGGAAAATATTTTAAGGAATCAGGATTGGCTGAGTCATATCAAAGAAATCCTCAGAAGATTGCAAGTAGAGTTTATGGGGGAAGAATGGGAAATGGACCTGAGTCAACAGGAGAAGGTTTTAAATTTAGAGGTAGAGGATATATTCAGTTGACAGGTAAAGACAACTACACTGCTTTTGGAAAAGCAATAAATGAAGATGTTGTATCTAACCCTGATTTGGTATCGACGAAATATCCATTATTGTCTGCAGCTTGGTTCTTCAGTAAAAATTGCTTGAAAAAATGTGTTGACGCTTCTGATGCAACGGTAACCTCTGTCACAAAGTGTGTCAATGGAGGAACTATCGGACTACCCGATAGATTAAAACACTTCAAAGAATATTACAAACTTCTGTCTTAGTTTTTTTGTAAAGACAGTTTTTGTTTGTAATTTTGATGAAATCTAAAAAAAAAATGACACTCATCGTGGATATCAACAAAGCAAACAAAGAGATTTCTTGGGTTATCAAAATGATTGAGTCAGTTCAGACTAAACAACAATTAGAAGTTGTTCTCAAATGTTTTTTATTGTGGGATTTGAAACATGATGCTACTCACAATTACAACCCTCTGAAATCTACCTTGAAAAGTAAGTTTTGGGCTGTATATAAAACTAAAGAAACTCAGTTTTTGTCTTCACAGACTATGTAAAATTGATTTTTTTTCAATTCTTGGATATATTTATTCTTACATCACTCTTAAGGAGTGTTCTCATATATCCCTTTCTCAAAAGACCCGTCAAATTTATTTGTCGGGTCTTATTTTTTTATTACATTTGTAATCTATGAGTTATAATTGTCCAAATTGTGGAAACAAAGAAAATTTTCATTTCAACTACGATTGGTCCAAACAGAACAGACCGATAATTGACGTTATGTGTAATGAGTGTGGTGAAATTTTTGATGACCCAGAAGAAATTTATAGAAAGATAGAACAACTCATAATTTCTTGGTCAAACGATGGGACAAAAACTGCAGGAACATTGACTAGACAAATTATTGAAATTATAAAAAATTCAAAATGAAAATTACATTCTCAGATAGTTTTTGGAAATCCTTGAAAAGGCTTTCCATGCACCAAACTTGGTGGTATAAAACCTACGAAGTTTTTAGATATAAAATACCAATGTTTTTTGAAAATCTATGGTATTTTAGAAAAGAACTGTGGTATTTTAGGTCTTGGGATTACACATTCAATCTAAGCATCTTTGCTCGTTCTTTGGAAAAAAGTGCCCATACCCTTGAATTTCATGGAAACGAGGTAGAAATCACTAGAATGAAAAAGGTTTCCAAAATGAAAAGAGTAATAGAAATTATTAAAAATTTAGATGAGAGTAATTACATTACATTGGCTGAGAATGAATTGGGTGAACTTAAAAATGTTTGGGGATGGATTGATGACCGTGAAGATACACCTGAGGAAGAAGAACACAATCGACGAATATACGATAGGTCAACTGAACTCGAAAAACAGGAATTCGAAGAACTTTGGCAAATTCTTAAGGGACAAAATAAAGATGAATTTATTGAAATTTATAAAAATTTATCGGATGATGAAAAATCAAATCACTCTCATTGGGAAAAATGGTTTGATGGTTCAGGTATAAAAAATTGGTGGGATTAGAAAATTTATAAACAAATAGTTAAATAATATGGCAGCAATACTAATAACACTTATCTTCGTGGTTCCAATATCGGTTTATTGGGCTCATCTAATTCACAATATGAAAGAAAATTTTCCTGATTATAAAGGCGAAGATTTTCTAAATTGGGGTGAGAACGAAATGAAAAAAGAAACTGAAACTAACGAATGGGATGACAATCAAGTTCATACTGAAGGTGGGTTTCACTAAACATATTTTATGAAAATAACATTCATCAGCGACACACACAACAAACATAATCACTTGACAAGTAATGCCTACAATAACATTCTTGGTGGTGGAGACGTTCTTGTTCATGCTGGTGACTGCACTAGCATGGGAAAGAGTCATGAGATTACAAATTTCCTGAATTGGTTCAGTATGACTGATTTTAAACATAAAATCTTCATTGCTGGTAATCACGATTTCGGTTTTGAAACTCACACTGACATTGCTGAAGAATTCAAAGATAGAGGTGTCATATATCTTTTTGATAGTGAAGTTGTAATCGATGGTGTAAAATTCTATGGTAGCCCTTGGCAACCCGAGTTTTACGATTGGGCTTTCAATTTGCCTAGAGGGGAAAAACTTGCGGAAAAATGGGCTAAAATCCCTGGTAATACCGATATCTTAATCACTCACGGACCTGCTCATGGAATGCTCGATTGGACTCCATCAGGTCAAAGAGTTGGTTGTGAGGATTTATTCAAAAGGATTATGGAAGTTCAACCAAAAATTCATGTTTGTGGACACATCCACTGTGCATACGGACAAAAAAATTTCAATGGTGTTGAGTTCTTGAACGCATCTGTTCTCAATGAAAGATACGAATATGAAAACAAACCAATTGTTGTAGATTTTGATATTGAAACAAAACAAATAGATTATCCATGAAAAATCAAAATGCAATCGAGGAATTAAAAAAACTAAATTCCGATGATTACGTAAAAGTTACAATTGACCTTTATAGAAAGTCATTACTCGAAATTTGTTACCACACAGGTTCCAAATTTGATAAAACATTTACCTGTGATACTGAAACCACTTGGAGAGGTGCCAGCCTTGTTTGTGAACAATTTGTTGTTTCTGAACTTTTAGAACTTTTGGAATCAAAAGACCTAATCGAAATGCAAGATGTGGACTTTCCTGATTTGTCAATAGAGACATCTACGGACGGCGACGTTGACGTAACAAATATTGAGTGGGAAGAACCATTGACTGAAGAGGAAGAGTCAGAATTTAGTCCTATGGACTTATATTGGGATTCCGAAATTACAGACTCTGAACTAAACTTTGGAACCGGAAGTATTCACACAATGGTTATAGAAAACTCTGATTCAATAATTACTAAAATCACTGAAGATGAAAAATAAAATCAACAATGGTCATTATTTGGAATTGATGGATAGACTTCACGTTCAATCTTCGATGATTGAGGAGCATTTAGTAAATCATCCCTTAACAAAAAAAATAAAAAAAGTAAAAAAGTTGATTGACAATGCAAGTTGGACCTTGATTGAGGCATACCAAATTGTTGGTCAGAAATCATATGAAAAAGAAAATAACCCAATTGAAAAAGTTATACTTAGACGACGTAAGAAACCCAAAAACTGAAGGGTGGACAATTGTCAGAAATTATGATGAATTTGTCAAATATATTAATGAAAATGGATTACCTGATGAAATTTCATTTGACCACGATTTAGGGGAAAATACAAAAACAGGATACGATTGCGCTAAGTGGTTTTGTGAATATTGTTGGGGAAATGGATTACCAATCCCAAATTATAATGTCCACTCCGCAAATCCCGTGGGTCGAGATAATATAATTCAAATTCTCAAAAGTTTTGAACGTAAACTTAATGATTAAAGAGGTGAGATAATTCTCACCTTTTTTTGTATTTATATGTATGAGTTATTTTACCCTTCAACCATTAAAAATTCTTGTAACTATTGCGGAATCGCTTTACTCAACGGATTTTGACTTTTCAAGACCTTGGGATGATGCTGATGAAAATTACAAAATATTGAAAGAGAAATCTTCTTGGACGGGGGTAAATTCTGAGATTGAGGACATGGAATTTATGGCGGCATTAATCAATATAAATGAACCTATTTTTCAACAACTGAAAGAGGGTTCTATATCTATAAAAGAAGCAATCGCAAATTTAACTTTACCTGAACTTCAGAAATACAAAATTTACTATGAAATTTGGGGTCCAGCAACTTTGACTGAAAAATATTCTACAACTTGGCAAAGTTATGATAGAAAATGGGTAAGTGCAAATATCAGACACTCATATAATGAAGGGACATTCGATTATTATGATGGAAATTACGAAGAATACGAAACAGATAATTTCGAACCCGATAATTTTGATATAACGGATGTTAGAACACTTAGCGAATCCAAAAAACCAATTTTATCCAAATTGGTTGTCGAAAATACGAAAGAAATATTGAATAATTTGGATAAAGAGACTTTGATAGAATTAAGAAATCTAATTAATCAGAAACTTTCTTCTTCTTAGATTCTTTTGCCAATTCACCCAATGTTTTTTTCTTAGTTCCAGGGTGAACATAACCTCTTTTATATTTATACTCAACTTCTACAGGACCGTTAGTAGTAATTTTAGAATTATATCTCCAAATTGAAATGCAATCCTCATCTTCAAACACATATTCGTATTTCGTGGGTTTCGGTTCTGGTTTTTTTTCAAAAGGCATACACAAAAATAAAGATTATTTGTTCATAGCAAAATAATCGTCGGGTAAAGTTTTTCCTAAAACTTTTTCCAAAGCCCTTATTTCTTTTTCTGAATACTTAGCTTTTTTTTCTTCATCCGACAAAGGTAAATCAACTTCTTTGTCTGTTCTTAGATAATTCTGATTGAAACTTTTGGATTCTTTGTTATTTTGTTCGGAAAAATATAAAAATTCATAAGGGTTTTTTCTTCTTCTAACACCTGGCTCAGGAAGTCTTCCTGGAAATACAGAGAGATAAGGGATTTTCAGACTCTTAACAAAAGCACTTTTGGCTTTACCTTCTCCATTTTTAACTTGAACTAATCTGAATCCGTCAATAAATTTTGCTGTCATATCAACACCAAATACCATATCAATTACATTACCCCATGTAGAATATTTCTTTATTTCAGTAACTTTAGTTGGAGCATTTTGGATTAAATCAACAAAGTTTTTTTCAGCCGTCTCACCAAGTGTTGTAGTAAATTTCAGTTTTCTTTTCATATCCTGAAAATCTTTCTCTTTTTCTTCATGAAATTTTTCCAATAAATCCACATGAGCCATACTGATTGACTTTATGTCGACATTTTTTTCTTTCATCATTCTATCCAAAATAGGTTGCCATTTTTTAGGTAGAGCAGATTCGAGTCTTTTTGGGGTGAAATATAATTCGATAACTTTAATGTCCGAACCCATAGGTAAGTCTCCACCTTCTTGTCTTTTTGTTATTTCGTCCGCCCAAAATGTGTAGTTTGTATCTACATGGTTCAGAATACTCCAATCATCCTCTTCGATGAGTCCAAACCAATTTTCATTTTCCAACTTATTTTTTAGTTCGGTTATTTTCTCACCGATGGTCATAGCAGGGCCTTCTACCCATTTTACAAAATTATTTTTCCAAGGTTCAACATCTTTTTCGAAACGATTTAATAAAATTAGATTTTGTTTGAACCATCCTTTCCCTGGCTTTCCTATTCTCATATTAAATTTGGGATTAAAAGCTTGGTTAAAGAAAACTGAGAGATTTGTTTGTATTAAATCTAAATAAGCCTTTCTTCCTAATTCTGTAATTTTGTTTTGTTGGTCTTTTGGTGGATTGAAAAAATTCTGCTTTGTCCTCATCATTTTTCCAGACATTGTATTTGTAGAAGTTTTTCTCCTCTGTATTTCATTTTTCAAAAAATCTTCGAAAAAAACATACTCGTCATCTTCAATTGGTATTTTGAGTTGTAACTTTGCTTGAATATTCTTCAATCTATTACCTACCTCGGGGTCATCTGTATCACCAACCCATCTTCGGATTTTTGTTTCGAGTTCTTTCCTGTCAACTTCTTCCCTTAGTAATTTTTTAATCAAATCTCTCATATATGAATAAATAGTAAATAAAATTAGAAACCAAATCTTGTTTTGGTTGCGTCAAAATTTTGTACTACTTCTGAGGCTGTCAAAACATCGTAGTATATCATAACCTCAGACACATTACCTGTGAATTGATAACTTCCACCCAAATATGCAGATTTTCCAATCCAAGCAGTTTGGTTATTAGTAATTGAACCAACTAAAGTATTTGCAACACTACTGATTTCCACACCATTCACATACAATTTCATAGTTGAACTATTTCTAGTAAAAACTACATTATACCAATTACCATTGTTGTATGAAGAAAGTGGTGAGTTTATTGATTGACTTATTCCACTACTCTGCCTAATGTCCCCTATAATTTGACCACCATTTAGCCAAATTCTGTAATTCCATGGGTATCCACCATTAGTTTCTTTGGAAATAATCATTTGTATCCCACCTTGTGATGTTTTATACCAAACAGAAACGCTAAAAGTTTCAGCGTTGAGGAAGTTATTTGTATCAACATATTGAGTTCCCGCAAAAGTTAAAGTTCCTCCATTTATCGCAGAATATCCAACCCCATTTGTTAGTGTTGCGGTATAAGCGTTTGGAGATAAATCATACCAATTTATCCCTGAACCAGGATATGAGGCTACATTACCAGCAGTCAAATAAAGTTGTAAGTCAGATGTCACTATACCTGAACCTGTGAATGTTGTATAGTATCCGTTGGCACTAATCCAATTCAGAGCTTGGGTAGACCCTGTAAAGGTCTGACCAGCAACACTACTCGCCAATTCAATGAATTTATTTTCAGTTTTACCATCAGTTCTAAAAAACCCCAAATAGGCGGGTATACCAACTGGATTTGGTTGGTTACCTGCTGGTACTGGTTGAGCAATGATGTATCCCAAATCTTCATCAGGTCCATTCCAAAATTGTGGAGAGTTTGTATATCCTGATGTTGGAGTTCCGATAGCGAAATCTCCTGATTGAGTTGTTCCAGGGATTACTATTTGACTTGGATTGTATGCGTAGGGTGTTGCCATCCTTTATAAATATTCTATCAAACTAAAATTATTTTTAATAACATTGTCCCCAATTCACAATGTTCGTTCCTACCACTTGAATGAATGTGGCCCCATCTGTGATTGTAAATTCCGCACCTATCGGGGGGATTGTTAGTTCTTTATTTCCGAAAACTTGGTCTCCTTGTCTAAGTTCTGTAAATGGTTTGTATGAATAAATTGTAACATTACTTGGAGTTCCAAAATGAATAGAATTACAAACATCTTGATACCAACCACCCGTGATTAACCTTTCCATGAATATGGGTGTTGGGGTGAGTGTTGGTGTCGGGGTGTTTGTGGCTGTCGGGGTTGGGCTATGTTGTGTTGGTGTAACTGTCGGAGTAGGTGTCATTGATGATGTCATCGTGGGCGTAGGTGTTGATGAAGGACAAAGTCCTGTATTAATAATTGTGAGTGGTGCACCATAATCTTCCTGAATCAAATCTTCAGCACAAACTAAGACCCTATCTAACGGACTTAATGAATTGACACTGATGATTCCACCTGTACATCCTGTCCATCTGTAATACCCATCCTCAACACTGTTAAAATTGGTAATTTCGTAATAGTTACACGCCATGTAAATAAATAGAACAAGAGTATAAAAAAAGGGGACACCGTCGTGTCCCCTCGATTCTCCGTCGAGAAAATTTTGGTCGGATTTTTTTTGAACTGAGGGGCTAAAGACCAATAAACCCGTGGGAGTGGACAACTCCTGTTTTGGATACATGTCTCAAAACATTCAAAAAAAGACGTGGTTGTTAGTTTATTAAGGATGAAACTAGAATGACCTTTCTTCGTAAACCTCCCGTGTTTTGATAAACCTTTTTTTTCTAATTTATAGAGCGGAGAAGAAAATAGGTCGGGTGAGTATGGGGAACCACCACATGAAAAACCATTCCGCTGTCCATTTGTTTTACAAAGATAAGAAAGATAAAATTAAATTCCAAATCTTTTCAAAAGATTCAGATAAAATCTGAAAATTTCGTGGTTGGGAGTGGAGTCGAACCACTGGCACACGGCTTTCATACCGCTGCTCTACCTTAAACCCCGAAGAGTTACTGAGCTACCTCAACCAATTGTCTTACAAAAATAATAAATCTTTATTAGACCACCAACATTTGTAAGAACTTTTTTTTTGAATTTGAATACCGAGTGTCTTTCATCGCCTATAAGTTTCAAACTCATTACAAAATTAAAGAATCTTTTTCAATCGGTCAAATTTTTGATATTTATTTTTATGAAAAATTTGATATTATTTCCGATTCTTTGTTTGAGTTTTATTTTCTCAAACGCTCAAGACACTGTAAGAATAAAACACACAAACTATACTACAGTATTTTCTAAATCTAAAAAATATCCGGTTCTTGTTGAATGGTGGGTTACAAAAAAAATGGTTGATTGCCCGACACCACTCAAAAGGAAGGATAATTTCAAACCTGACCCAAAGTTAGTTGTTGATACTGACATTTCCAAAGATTATGTTGGTAGTGGTTTTGACAGGGGTCATATGATGCCAGCTGCGGACAATTTATGTCAAACTCAACAAGTCCAAGATGAATGTTTTTATTTTTCCAACATGTCCGCACAATATCACAGCCTTAATGCTGGAGATTGGAAATCTCTTGAAACCTTGGTTCGTGACGAGGCAAAAACTCAGGATTCAATAAAGGTGTGGTGTGGTAATATCGGTGAAATTCAAAAAATTGGAAAGGTTTCGGTTCCTAAACAATGCTGGAAGGTCATTTACATTAAAAAGCAGAACGTTTGGAAGTCTTACCTGTTCGAAAACGATAAGTCAAAACCTGATGGAATCAAAAATAATGAAGTAACTTTATCTGTGATAGAAAAATTAACAGGGCTCAAGTTCAAATTATAGATTCTGTAAATCTTGAACAGTACCTTTAAAATAATTCATATCAACGTTTCCATTAATTCCCTTAATCCTTCCTGTAGTTGAGTGTTGCCAAAATTGATTTTCTTGGTTTTGAAAAATGTATGGTTCAGAGTTTCCATGTTTTAATAACCAAAAAGTATTGTCGTTAAAATTATCTTTTATGAAATCATATTGTATTTTTCCATTCAAGTAGAATATAGGACTTTTACCATATCTCTTTTTTAACAAATCAGTGAAAACCTTCAATTCTCGAATAACATGAACTTTTCTTTCTTCAGGACACACACTGAGATTTAATAAATCAATAGAGGGAGGCAACATCCCTTTTAAAACTGGTACAATTTCACTGTAGTTTTTAAATTGTTGGGTGCCAGAGCTTGAAATAGAGAATCTGTGATATGCACTTGTCCTTATCTTTCTTGAAAGGGCTCCGTTCAGATTTTTTCTGAACATTCGGTCTTTATGACTACTACCTTCAGATGACTTTATGAAGACGAATTTTACTTTAGTTGTATCAATTGAACTCCAATCTATATTACCTTGATATTTGGAAATGTCGATGCCTGAGAGATAGGTTACATTGGTTTGTTTTTTGGTTTCACATACATTTTTACCGAAAAACATAGATAGTACCAAAACCGAAGAAAGAATTAAATATTTTATCATAAAAACAAAATTACGAATAAAAGTTGAACTACGAACATTTATGATATTTATTTTTTATGGGAAGAATTGTCAAATTGAAAGAATCAGACTTAGTTAATATCATTAATAAAATAATGAACGAACAAAAAGTCACTTCACAAATCATCAAACCGAGATATGGTGTTGACCCATCTACAGCACCCTCGGATTATTTAGGGAAAGGCAGACAATTTGAAAAAGAATCTAAGTTCAAAAAACTAACGGATTTTTCAAATTATGAAAATATGGTGAGTAAAATACCTAATATGGAATGCTTACCAAACAATCAAATGAGATATTTCGTTTTATTCGTTACAGCAAAGAAAAAAGACTTAATGAAAGATTTAGGAGTCGATGAAAAAACACTGAGTTATTTAACCAAAATTGCCATCGCAATTATGGGTTGGCAGTCTGATTTTGGTAAAACGGACAAACTCTATGATATTAAGCCTATTGCAAAATACATAAACCCTTGGGATGTTTATAACACAGTAGACGGAATTCTAAAAAATATTGTTGGTAGTGGGACAGCAGCAAAAGGGACTGAATGGCTTGCTAAAAAATTTGGTGTTGATGAGCCATCTTTTGGTCCTGCGGAATTCATGCCATCAACATTTGCCAAAACGGGTGTTGAAAAAAAATATGGTAAGGGTATGGAAACTGTTATTGGGTCAGGTCTTGCAGTGATATACAACATGTTGTCAAAATACAGACAAGCAGAAAAAAATGGGTTGAGTAGTCAACCCTCAGTAAATCAAATTGCAAAAACTAAGGGTATTTATGGGTGGGTAGGTAATATTGGGACAGGAAATCATTTATGGGATGTGGCAATAGCATCTCACACTTATCCAGATGAAAAAATTTTAGTAAAATATTGTGCAACTAACAGACCCGATTTCATGGCGCCTTGTTCAAATAGTACTTATGAACCATTCAGTTCTGATTCAGCTTGGCAATCTTTCAGAAAACATAAGTGGAACCAAATTTATTATGGTAAAAATAAAAATTTGGATGTTTTTCCAGGTAAATTGACTGTAAATCGCGGACAACAAATTCCCAACTATTTACCTTACCTAACAGGAACTCATGGAACAATATCGGGTCAAGAAGAAGGGATAATGGACAATTTGCGTTTAATTAGTAGAACTAACGACCGTATAAATCAATTCAAGTGTGTGGACGATGCAATTAGAACTAACGTTTCCTATCCTAAATTTTCTTAAGAATTCATTACTCCATCCAAATATTTCTTGATTGTTCTCCTAATTTTTTTCTCACCTAAAGCAACCCAATCGTTAACAATTGAATTATAAATTACTGACACCAAATATTTTTTATTGGACAAAAGTGGTTTTGATTTATCATCCACTTTGATAAATTTGAATTTCCCACCGAATGTAGTCTCAACTTCTGTGACAGGAAAATGTCTTTTCAAGTGAGTCAGTAACTCATCCGAGGTATCATCAATATATTTCGATAAAATTTGTTTTCTTTCTTCTTCTGAGATACGCATATTCATAAATATACGTCTATTTATTTGTAAAATCAAAGACATGGCAAAAGCAAAAGGTGGAGCGAGAGCTGAATCAAGAAAAGTAACTTTTGGTAAGAGAAAAACTGGAGCAGCAAAAAAATCTTACAACAAACACAATCCAAGACCAAAAGCATATAGAGGTCAAGGACGCTGACTTTAATTTCAATAATACGTTATTATATTTTTATCATGCCAGATAAAAAACAGAGACTCTTTCGCCTCATTGAATCTTATTTGAACGACTATCAGAAAGAATCTGTAGAACAAGTCTATGGTAAGGGAACAAAAATAAAGATTCACACAATATCTGAATCTGTCACACAGAATAGTCTTCTAATCGAAGCGGTAATTGTTTTAGGTGAAACAATATCCGAGGAAGTTATGGATAGAAAGTTAGCTGATGTATTGATACAAGACGCATTGGTCTATTTTTTTCCCGACCAACACATTAAAACATATGTTAGATGGGACGTTTAAATTCCCTTATTCAATCTTAGAATGAGTTCTGAATTTTCTTTCTGTAGATAATCAACTTTCACTGCAAGTGCTGAAACTTGTTCTGTCAATTTTAAGATTGTTGCTCTCATCTCATCTTTTTCCTTGGAGGAATTTTCCAACAAAACTTCTAACTTTGCAATTCTATCTTTACAATCATGACGAATAAATTCTTCATCTCTTTCTTTCCTCATGGCTCTTTTCTCATAGAATCTCCATGCACTTGCTGAACCTAATACGGTTACAACCGTAATTAATACTGTATATAATGATTGTGTTTCCATTTTACGCTTTTGCTGGTCTTGCCCAAACTATGTTAAATTCACCTCCCATTTGGGATAAAGGTGTTGCTTTTAATGTGTCGGTCACGTAGTGATAAATGATTGGTTCTCCTGATGGTGTTTTTCCCCCAACAAAACCTAAGTGAGTGTTGAAACCAAAACGTTCTCCCTTCTTTGTTAAAGTATCACCTGGAACAAATTTCAATTTTTTTCCCATATCACTTGGCTGCCAAGCTCTTATTTTTCCACCTTCCAAAACACCAAAGAAAGGACCATTGGTTGCTCTTTCTCCTTTTGATGTTAATCCCGTTGCCCCATAAAAGAAAGCTTCTCCTGTGTGTGATGAACCAGGATAATAAATTCCAACAACATCTCCCAAATCTAAGTCGCTAAAAGAAGACTGAGATGGAACAGCTTGTGAAATTAAGGACTTAATTCTACCGAATTGACCTGATGAATTAATTTGATTTTCACTTAAGCCTTTCGAATTTTGGTTGATTTGTGAAAAAATGTCAGCCATTTCATTGAGATTACCTCCTTTGAATATTTTACTAAACCCATCTCCTTTGTTTGGAAATGAATTAGACAATCTGTATGCATGCCACGCATTACCCTGTCTTACACCCGTCTGACTTGCAACATATTGAGAGCATCCTATTGGACCTTTTTTTGCAACATTTTCCTTTCCTTTACAAACATCGTTCAAAGTATCTTTAACGGTGGGGTATAATACATATCTACCACAACGTTTGGTCAACCCACTATCACTAGGAACAGTTCCTTCTTGATTTCCCTCAAAATATGGTATTCCTAATTTTTTTGACGTATAAGGACCTAATACCCCCTTACCGTTACCTCCATTTTTTAATTGGAAATCCTTTATTGCAATTTTTGTCAATTTTCCTATAATCCCATCAACTCCATCCCTATTTGGACCAGATTTCCCTAAGTTGTATCCTAATTCCTTAAGTTTTGTTTGAGCGGCTTTAACGAAATCAGTGTAAGATTCGTATTGTTCGAGAATGACTCTCATTTTATTTCTTAAATTTTTCATACTTTAATAAATATGTTTTTATTTCTATTCTACCATCAGTTTTATTTAAAACTTCAAACAACCAAAACTATTCATGTATCTTACTACTTTTTCCAAGTAACCAATACTTGTTTGTTGACCCGAACCTTTGTTTGGAAAATAATTGGCAATTGGTTTGTTTTGTAAAACCATAATTTTCAGTTCAGGTTTAGATTGTGGAAAGGGTTGATATAACGTTTTGTCACACGGTGCAGCATAATTCGGGTCTTTTGTTTCACACCATCTAGTGATTAGACCTGGCATGTTGTGTGCAACTATTGCTAAATCCATTGCGTTGTTACCTGTCCCATCAATTCCCTTGATACCCTTAGTTCTAACTGCAATCGGATTAACGGATGGACCTGTTCCATTACCTACTTTTAAGGCTCTTTTGTAATCATCATTGATTCTGTGTAATGTCCCTATTCCTTGTTTCAAAGAACTGAAAGAATCTGAATAGGAACCAACTTTTTTATCTAAACCATAATCATTCCAAGTTTTTTCGGTAAATTGTGCTGAACCCAAACTCATTTGTTTCTGAGGTTTACCTGAAATTTTATTCACCAAATTTAACCCACCCACAGCGGATTTTGGGAGAAATCCAAACCCTATCGAATGTAAAAATTCTGCCGCGTCATCACTCCATTCACTATAAGTACGGAATAAAGTTTCCCTTCCAATAATTCCGATTGCGGCTTTGGCCATGAAAAGCAGTGTATTAGCATCAACCCCAAGTTCACTCATCAATTTTTGTTTGTTTTGAACTACGTATTCTGCAAATGGTCTTACGTCCTCGGGAATACACGGGTATTTCTTCTCTAAACTGATATTTTCATTTTGTTTACTGACTCTTGCGTTTTCACGTGAATTATCTAGCCCAAATGAAGTTATTCCTGGTCCTGTTTGTTCTTTAAGAATTCGTAAGATAATATTCTCTAAATCCGTCTCAGTTAATTTGATACTTTTTTTCATTATGAAATAAATATCCACCAAAAATGACTTTTAGTGATGAGGGAAATAATTATTATTCTTTCAGAATAATAATAAGAATTAATAAAAATAAAAAAAAAAGAAAAAAAACTAGTAATACTAGTTCTAGGGATTTTAGCAAACCGCCACACAAGAATCGAAACCTAAAATATCCTCTATAATTTTTGTTACTTCATTACAAGGGTCGTCCAAGAAACCAATGTGAGAGTCGGGTTCATCTCTCCGATTGTCTTTGATGGTTAGAAAAACAGCATGAGAATCGGGAATCCATTTATTTGATTTGTCATCATATTTTTGGGTGGGGACGATTTGTATTTCTTTGATTAAAATATCCCCTCCGAAGGAGGTGTTCAACGAAGACTCAACAAGTCGTTTTATTTTTCCAATCTTGTCCATGTCATGTCAGAATTTAAAACCACAGAATAAAGATGTTTTTTATTCCATTCGTTTGGACCAATAAGTGACAAAGTCTTGGACCCATCAGGATTCTCATATAAGTGATATATCTCCCCAATAATCGGTTCAAATCTATAGTTTGACTCGTAGACCTCTTGTTGGATAATCATCGAATTTTGGAGGTCCTGTGCTTCTTTAATGAGCTCTTCATATCGTCTCTTAACCACTCGGTCGACCTTATTGAGACCGTGTTTTTTAAAGGATGTTAAGTCTTGGGGTTCAATCTTTGGGGCACCTACATGGGTTGGGTAGGGAATTACCATTGGTTGTAGATTAACCTTATCGATATGAGATTGAGTTGACATAAAAAAAAAGTCCCTTTATGGGACAATTTTATAAAATATATTTTGTAAAAACAATTACTGACCTTTAATCATTCCGATTCCGTGTTTTAAAAATTCTTTCGCTCTTGGTGAGAGATGTTGCATTGCATATACTTTTTCAATATCCTTAACTAATTCTTCACCGTGTTCGTTCTCCTTGTAGAGTTCTATGATTTTGTCCATGGCCTTACAACACTCTTTCTTTGTTTCATCAAAATAATTGTAGGGTTTGAATCCTTTAAGATGAGTCATTATTTGGTGTGCTAAATGTTCTCCACCATCCGTAACCTTCGGATGAAGTCTCAAGGTTTTGAGCAATTCTAACTTATCAACTAATCCCCTAACACCGTTCTTTCTTAATCTTACTCCCTCAATATAATCATCATCTTCATCATCGCCCATAATTTCTTCTAACGATTTAGTGTTACCAGCGTGACAAAACTTTCTATCATCTTTTTTCTCGTCTTCAGAAATATTATAAAATTTCCTGATTTCTTCTTTTTCAGATTCGGTTAAATAAAATCTTTTACTCATGTCTATAAATATAAGTTTCTTTCAAAATCTCCGACTAATCAATCACACCGTGTAAAAATTGTATTTTCTCATCATTAGATAAAGTATCCTTCGTAAATGAAAATGGGTCGTAATCGAATTTGTAAAAATATGGTTTGTAAAAGTGGTAAACTAACTTCGCACTTTTTGTATCATACAAATCATTGAAGATAAAATACCTTTTATTTAAAAAAGGGTTGTCATTTAACAATTCTTGCATTTTTTGTCTATCAATTTCATTTTTTGACTTGATGAATGGTAGTTTGAGCAAATCTTGATATAAATTTTCAGCTCTTAGAGTGTAATCAACCGTTTCTTCATTGTTGAATTTCCACTTATTAAAGAACAGCTGGTCACTTCCATATTTTGGGGTCATGAAAACGTAAAATCCATGGTTCAGGAGAGACTTCTGAATCCAATTATTGAAATTTTTCCTTACGTTAGTTTTTTTCTTGGTTAGCGCTTCTGAATTATACGAGTTAACAAAGAATGAAAAGAACATATCATAGGGATTTCTACAACTTATGATTTTTTTTAAATTTTGAAATTTTTCAGGAATGAAATTTGAAAATGAATGCTCATAATACTTAAAATCCAAGTATTCCTCTTTGTCTTTTTGAGAATATCTGAAAAAATTGTAGTCTTCGAAAATTTTTTTGGTGATTCTAGTTGCACATCTTTCGTGTGCTAACCATACAACCTGATGCTCGGGTGAAATATTCATTATTTTATGAAATTATTCAAATTATTCAAAGTATAAACAGAATCATAAGGGTCGTAACAATAATCCCATAAGGATTTGTTTTTGATGAAAGGGTGTGGTTGACCCTTTGACCATTTTTTTCCTAATTCATAATCATTTCTACACCAAGTTAGTTTTCTATTTGGTGTTTCTACAAAAAATGAACGAATTTTTTGAATTAATCTGAAAAAAGACATGTAAAACGAATTATCTATATAAGTTTTTTGTATTATTAAATATTTTTTTTGCCTCAACCTCCAATAATCTTATTTTTTGTTCGTCTGAAGGGGAAACCTCAAAGTTTTGAGCTTTGATTTGTCTAATCTGTTCTTGAATTCTTTCATATTGAAACAAATATTGGTTATAAAGTTGAGCTTTTTGGTCGTTACTTAAATTCATAGTTCATTTTTTTTTAAAGGTAGTTTTTTTTCACTCTAAGTAAATTAACTACTGGTTTTTGTTTCATCGTATACCTGGTTGACCTTATCCAATATTTTGAAAAAATTGTTTTTTGTTGAAGACTTGGTCTTTTTTCCACCTTTGAACAAGGAATTGAGTTCTTTGAGTTTATCTATTGAATCCTCAATTGAATCTTCAACACTCGAGTTACCGTTGTCAGTATTGTAATTTACTGGTTGAACATATATGTCTAAATCCATAGCAGCACTGTTGGAACCAGTCTCAAATAAACGGTTGTATTGTTCTTTGGTGATGAGTATTTTTTTCATCAATATTAGATGACTCTCAATATTGTGTTAATTACAGTATCTGAATTTAATTCAGACCAATCAAGAAGTTTTTCTTCTCCGTCCGATGAGACAACGATATGATTAGCATAATCAATATCCCCATATAGTTCAACTCCTGTAACATTTGCTAAATTCAAATAAACACCGTCATTAGCTCTGAAGATTACTTTGAAGTCTCCTACAAGGTTTGAGCATTCAACATCTGAAAAAACGTTGAATGATTTGTCTGTTGACACATTCAGAATTTCGAGAGTGATGTCTTCAGTTTCACCTGAAGGATTATGGATGAAGTCCTCACCAACTTGCTTGATGAATTTATCTGATTCGTTTCTTGAAAAAATTGTTGCCATTTTAAAATGTTTTCTTTATAAATATCATTGTTTTACTTTGGAGTTATTATCCTTGGACTTAGAGTCCATCCATTCGAACCAAAAAGCCATAAAAACTATGAAATTTAATCCAAATGACATGAATATTTCTATCAAATCATCATATACGTTCATAGTCAAATGAACATGACCTACCATCCAAAAAGGAATGGATAGTTTGGATGCAACATATTTTATGAAAAATCTCAGAAAAGCCATTAATAATAACTATTGTATTTATTATATAGAATAATCATGCAAAGAACAGAAATAAAGAAGGTTTTAAGGGAAGCACTCGGGGTTCCTCACAACATTGTTGAGGTGAGTAAAAATGCCTACCAAAGAATCTTGAATTGGGTTAAGAGATTAGATTCAAAAGATTTTGAATATGGTCAAGGTGTCTCAATGAATTTCAGAGTTGATTATCAAATTGCAGACTTCAGGTTTACAACACTAAAAGTGAAACTCGGGGTTGATGAGCACCCAAAAATCAAAACACCCGAAATAATGTCTATGGCAATCCGTAGTCAATCAAGAAAAACCGAGGATATGAGACTTGAACCAATCAAGAATAAAACCGTGGATTTAGTAATCGTGATGTTGGTTCCGACTGATTTCAATTACGAAGAATTACCAGTATATTTTGAAAAAAATAAAAACGAGATTATTGAAAATCTTTCACACGAGTTCAAACATGCCTACGACCACTTCAAAAAACTTTATGACAACCCCATTCAGAGGGCAGAATATCAATCATCTATAAATTTAGGTTTCAATTTTGAACCCTTAGATATTTTTGTTCATGATATATATTTTTCCTCCGCAAATGAAAATTTGGTCAGACCTAGTGAAATATCTGCAGCAATACAAACAGGTCAAATTTCGCAGAAAGACTTCTTAGAGTTTTTGAGAAGTAATGATACCTACAAGAATTTGAAAAGAATTAAAGACTTTAATATTCAGGACTTTGAAAATAGAATACTGAAAGATGAGAAAGGTCTGAACAAATTACTAAGGAAAGTTGGTGAAAAACCCAAGTTGATGACACCTGAGGAAAAGTTAGAAAGTATATACAAACTTCTTTATTCTGTAATTTCCCAAAAGAAAATAATAAGTTTTGCAGAAATGATTAAGACTAATTTTTTAGAGGAACTTTTGGGTTTTCAAGATGAAAAAAAGAAAGTTTTTGATAAGTTTGTATCGAGAGTTTCGAGATTCGAAAATCCCAAAGACTTTGTAAAGTATTATGAGAAATTCTTCAATTATATTGGAGACAAAATGATTCGTAAAATATCCAAACTTTACGCCATCACTCAGAAAAAATAAAATTTTCGACAACGACAAATTTATTATTTTTCTGAAGGTTTAAGAACCTTTTTACGACATCATAACTGAAACCGAATCTATTACCCAAATTCCAAGTTCCCTTTTTTTTCTCGTTGGATTCGAGAATAATTTCAACAATATAAGAAAGGTTTGAGGTTCTTCTCATTGAACTGTGAATTCTGATACCGAATTTTATTTCAAACCATTCCTTCAATATTTTCGATAGAATTTTCATGTCGATAGAAAAAAGGTTAGAATATAACGTAAAAAATTTTTGATTGAATTCTAAAGAACCCGCCGAGGTAACATTGAAAAACCAATCCTGATTATCGGGGTCAACAATCCATAAATTCATTCCATTCGGAACTACTACTTTATTACCTAAGTCTTGTTCAAGTTTTTTGAGAATTATTCTCTTAAGTTTAACGTTGACATCCGACATCAAATTAAATGTAATAAATTTTTGTAGATTAAGTCAAATCAGTTGAAATCTTTTTACTCAATGTTGCATAAATCGGGGATGCAATATTTTTTACTTGATTTGCAATCTGCCCAACTAACGCCTCATATTTACCACCTGTAGCGTATCTAAGACCCCTCTTGTTTACAAAATTTTTAATCAAATCAGCACCTGAGGTTGTATCTGTCAAATAACTTCTTGCAATCAAATCAAAATATGCTTGAATTCCTGATTGAACTGTGTTATGAAAAATGTTTTTACCGCTATTAACGTTCCCTACATTGAATGGATTTTTTGTTCGGATTGGTCTTGAGGATGGATTTTTATCGAACCCTCCTTCTGCCGCTAATTGAGAAAGTGCCAATTCCACGGGAACGTATCTTCCGTATTTGGTTTGAGCATTTTTTGCTCCGTCGGCTAACATTGAACCTGTTATTCCCAAAAGGTTGTGTTTCCTTGTTGAAATAAATTTATCTGCAATACTTTTATAAGTTTCATATTCTGCAGGATTATTTAAATTCATCACAGGGAATTCACCTGTAGGCACGTTCAAATTTGTTTTGGTGTCTATATTTGATGAAGGGGAAGATGACGTATCAGTTTGATTTGGTTTTGTTGTCGAGAGAAACGTATCTAAAATCCCTTTACTGTCTTTTGAACCTATCAATGATTTAAGAATCAAGTCTGTAAGGTCTTGCTCCGATATTAAAAATTTCTTTTTTCCCATGTTTATAAATATAATAAAAAACCCTCTTTTCAGAGGGTAATTTTTAATCGATTACTTCAGTTAGAAAATATCTTAGATTATATCCCTCTGAGACATTTATAATTGAAATGACAGCGGTTTTCGTTTCCTTGTGGACTAAAACATCTACCTTAACCATTTGGTCTTCTCTCAAATCTTTTGCAGTGTATCTGTATCCCGAAAGACTTTTAGTATTCATCTCTTCCTTGGTGTTTTCATATACTTTGAAAATCGAAGGTTTTTTTGCTTGAAAAGAAATAAATTGGGGTTCCACAACAACTGTTATACTTACATCTGAATTTTTGGAATATAAGACCCATTCCTTATTTGTATTATCATATGTATACATCTCGGTGAGAGTTGCTTTGTAATAGGTTTGTGCAGTCAAAATGAAGGTAGACAAAACCAAAATTAGTGTTATGAAAAATTTTCTCATTATTAGATTATTGAAATTGAATTTATTTTGTCTCCTGGTTGGATTTGGTCGACAATATCGAGTCCCTCAACAACTTTTCCGAAACAAGTGTGGTTTCTATCAAGATGTTGGGTATTTTGTCTATTATGACATATGAAGAATTGAGAACCTCCTGTGTTTCTACCTGCATGTGCCATAGATAAAACACCTTTGTCATGAAATTGATTTGGAGCCGAGACTTCACAGTGGATTGAATATCCAGGTCCACCAGTTCCATCCCCTTTCGGACATCCTCCTTGGATAACAAATCCTGGAATAACTCTATGAAAATTTAGACCATCATAAAACTTCTTTTCGATTAAATCTATAAAGTTTTTTACGGTAATTGGTGTTGCGTCATCATACAATCTGGCAACCATGTCCCCTTTTTGGGTTGAAATTTTTACTTTTGTCATAATATATAAAATTTAAAAAATTGTTTGGAGATTGACAAGTTTTACTTCAAAATAGGTTTATAATCTAACTCATCAAAGTATTTTTGAAACCTCTGATAAACATCACTAACCATATCCGTTGTAAAAAAATCTTCAATGTTATAATTTTCAATTTTGGTTGGATTTTTCTTTTTTCTACAAAGCTCTTCTAAAAATCCTGATTTAGCAAATTTACTTTCGGATATAAACGAAATCTTCATGTAGTCGGAAAACAAGTGTTCGAGCCTTATAAAGTAATCAGGTTTTCTCTCTGTAAAATCCATTCCCGAAAACCATAAACTTTCTGTATCGTCGATGTTCGTGATATAAAATTTATAAAACTCACTTTTTGTAATCAATTTTTCTCTTTGTCTATAGGTGTAAAGAAAAGATGAAAAAATTCGATTTAAGGGATTACGAGCAGTACAAATCAATTTATAATTCTGATGATTTTCAAAAAGATTTAAATTGTGGTGATGAACAGGAAATTCTGAATAATCGTGATTTATTTTCCTATCGTAATTTGATAAATAAGATACAAAATTCAAACAGGAAAAAATTACATTTGCATGGACTGAGCCTGTTTTTGCTGGAGACCAAAAGAAATATCCATGTTCTTCAGAAATGTTAATCCAATATTTTTTATCGTTTAGCAATTGATTTACTTTGGGAAAATATAGGCTCTTTTTTTCAAAATTGAAATATCTGGTTTATTAAATTCATGATTACTTTCCCATTCGAGAATGAACAATTGATTCATAAAAAAATCAAATTTCACTTTATCAATTGATAGATATTGCAATGCATTGAATAAATCTTCACTCACACAATTATTGAATTCTCTTATTAAAACTGTGGACATTTTGTTTGAAAGGAATATGTCTTTACGAGTGGAGAGCAATTGAATTTTTCCCAAGACATTACCGTCTGTGGATAGAGAGATAATTGTAGGTCCTATTGTAATTGGACCAATTGAAAAAAACTTTTCAAAATTTTGTCCTATCATACAATAAAAATAAAAAATAAATTTATTTTTTCAAATGATTAAATTCGTATTCTATAAGGGAAGATTGAGGTAACTCCTTATTATATGTATACCTTGGACCTATGAAAGACCTTAACTGACCATTCAATTTTGTTTTTACGACTTTCTCCACATCTTGAATTGTTACATCTCCCATTTCCCCTTTAAGATAATTTTTTGTGGTCTTCTGACCTTTTCCACCAACCAAATCCAATACATCGTATATGTCAACAATTACTTTTAACTTATCGGATGAATCATCAATTGAATTGATTTTGAATTTTGCGATAAAAGGGGTATTTTGCATTTCTTCATCCCACGCCCACGAATATTGTTTGGCTGAGGACATTCTTTTATTCTGAAATTCTGATTCCTTAGATTTGAGTGATTTTTTTTTGTTTCGAATAATATCATCATGGGTCCCATCTCTTTGCAACGTTTTCATTTCTTCTTTTGTAAGTAAAAAAACTTTTCCATCCAAATTTTCATTCCATGCAACTGGATTCGAATTACTCATTTGTCTACCTGTTGAAGACGAATAATGTTCAGCAACCTCATACCATCTATCATTTTTGTAAATATAAATCGGATACCACCCATATGATTTTACAATATAATAAGGAGTTCTGTTGTCATCGAAAGACCAAAAACCCTCAAGATTCGTACCTTTGAAGGGGAGTTGGGCTATGGTATATGAATTGGCTTTTGTGTTTGAAGTCCACTTTCCTTTCATTTTTCTTGGGTCAACAAAATTTTCTTTCGTAAGATTTTTATAATCGCCGTCTTTTCTGTAATTAAGAAGATAAAGTTCGAGGAGGTATAATTCATGTCCTTCCGGTAGACCCATGTATTGAGAAACATTTTTGATTACATCCAAAAGTTTAGCACGTGTCTTGTGTTTTTTCTTTTCCTCGTTGAGAAACTTAAATAATTTTATAACTTTTGGTTCGAGAACTTTATCAAATTGTTCAAAAAGTCTATTTGAAATTTTATACTTCATAGAATATAAATACCATAATCCCCCACAAATAAATTATGGTTAAATAACCGAAAGGGGTTTAAGATTAATTCGGAAACTTACAGTTGAATGTTTCACCAACCTTAATTGCCAATTCTTTAGAATATAGCTTAGTTTTTTCGTAATCGAAGGAAGAATCTTTTTTTAAAATTCTATTACAATCGGTATAAACTTTGAAAGAACCCAAATCAAGTTCAATGAGTTTGTTTGTAGTTTGAACGGCACTTCTTACCGGATAATTACCTGCGAATTTTTTTTCATCTGTATCATAAAAAAATTTAATATTAACAGGTTCTAATTTAGGTTGTGACGGTGAGGATGTGGTGGATTGAGTTGCCGTAGTTGCAGATGAACCACCCAACTTTATTTGTTGACCATATTCATATCTTGGGCTAGTTGTGGATTGTGTTGTTGATTTGATTTGGTCACCATATGTTGTGGTTGTTCCTTGTTCGGAAATCAATTTTTTATATTGTGCCTCAGTAATTATGTATTTCATATTTTTAGTATTCTACTCTAATTTTTTTATAACCTGAATCATTCAACAACTTGGTGACTTGTTGTTTGAAATCACTTTTACTGGCATTCCAAGGTGCTGTTGATTTGAACACAATTTTCAAACTACTCATAGTTTCTTTAGGTTCAAACTTCATCGAGTGAACATATTTACCGTAAGGAAGTGAACGAATTTTTGTTTTAATTTCTTTATTCAGAACGGTTTTGACCCAAGAATCCAAGTTTTTGTATTCTGTTCCCAATCTATCAATATCTAAATGACCATGGTTTGGATTTCCGAATTCCACACCCAAAAAACTCTCGGCAAATTTTGTAAACTCTCTCTCGAGGTTGCTAGGATAAACACTTCGAGTCTCTTCACTTTTAACCATTTCAGGAAAATCTAAGACCACTTTGAAGTTAACTTTATAAGGAGAATTTTCTATTAATTCGATGTTTGCCCATGGAGGTAGATTCAATTCATCAATGAAATACTTGATGGGTCTTTTGAATCTTTCGGTAAATTTTTCATATTTTCTTTTCGATGGTAATTTGTATAAACCCTTTTTTACGATTGATTGAACAATACGAGGTATACTCCATCTACTTATTTCAAAATTGTCATTGGAAAACATGGGGTCATCACCAATTAGTTCTTGGATAAATTTCTTTCCATATTTTTCTAATAGATATGATATTGGTGCATCTTTTTCTGAGTCAGGAAGATTTGTGTTTACCCAATTTCTGAACATTATGAAAAGAGCATCATAATAATCTAAATCGTCCACATAATTGAAATCGACGGTATTGTTTTCTTCCATAATTGAATGAATCAAAGATACAAGTTCTGACTCAGATAACCTTAACTTCTTCATATTAAATAAATACTCATAAAATCATCCATCTTATAGACCTCGTGAATAATTCAGGAAACCCGAAAGAGGAAATAACCTGTCTTATGTTGTCTTCATGTTTATTTAAAAGTGAATCCATGTCCCCATCATATTGTTTTTTTACTTTACCTGGAACTCCTAACATAATTGTAACCATACTTGGTCTACCACCCATGGTTAAATGGTCAACTATAAAATCAAAATCTATAATTTCACCATCTGTGATAGTTTGAATCATTTTTGCGATTTTTTCTCTTTGTTTCAATATGTCATCGAAAGTATTCACTAAATTTCTTTGGCTTTTGCATTTAAGGTTCCACCGGCATCAAAACTACTAAATTTCAATCCGGCATATTTCATCAACTCGGTCATTTTTGCCCTTAGTTCGTGGAAATAAAGTTCACCGTATGCTTTCTTTGTCATTTCTGCACTTATGTTTCCGCCATCCCATCCTAAATCAATTAATGGTTGGTTATCAATCGTCAGAGAACAATCATAGTCTATAAAATTTTCAACCATGGAATATGGTCCTATACTCCTAACTTGTTTAACTTCAACTACCTTATGAGTTTCAAATTCAAGAACATATGGATATGACGTGGGCATCAGTGAATCCCATATCTTTTTCAATGGCTTTGTATAGTCTGCAACTATTTCTTCCTGTTTATATTCACTATTCCAACCCATTTTGTTTTTTTTTAAAAAGTAACGCTTTCTGCATCTTGTTTAAATTCATCATTAAACCAATCGATAATGAATGTCATTCCCTCACTTCCGAAATAATCCTCCAACGTTATAAATAAATCTTGGTCCAATACCAATTCTTTTTTCCAAACATAATAACGGGCAAAAGTTTCAGGTTGACCATTGTGATATGATTTTTTGTCCTTGTTATAATATCTGATGTATGTATCATCCCCATCACTATAGGTGGCAACCTTAGCATTTTCGTCACTAAAATTTGGTCTAACTAAATTAATCATAGTTTTAATTAGTCTTACCAATCTATCTTTTGATATTGTATAATCCATTAAAAATCAATTTTTTTTACAGGTAATTCGAATCTTTCTTTGAACCATATCTTGAATGGTGCTCTCCAAGTATCTCCGAAATATCCATCTAGTATCCTTTCATATTGGGTTTCAAGTGAAACTGTTGGACATATGTCACGTGCATTACTTCCTTGTGTGAAATACTCACAGAAATAATATCTAAAACATATGTCATCACCCGCATCAAAATCACCTCGATAATATTCTATTAAAGTATCAGATTCAAATTCTTCACCCGTCTCATCATCATATTCATACGGATGATGCCAATTGATGTCCTCGAGTGGAAACAATTCATCTAAGTAATTGATGATTGTTTGTTTGAGTCTTGATTCAGAAATAGTGTATTTCATAATTTATAAATATCCATTAAAAAAAACTAAAATCCCCACCTTGTGAGTGGGGACCTAATTTATCTTAATTAATCATTAATTATATTGACCTCTTTCATCCCACATATTCAAACACTCATAACCTTGTTCCTCAAAATTGTTTTCAGTGTCTATTAAGTTCACATTCTTTAATTCATCAAATGAACATAAATCAATACCATCAAAATCAGCGAAATCACAATCCCTCAGGGATAAGTATGTCAAAGTGCTTGGTAAGTTTGTTAATATTTTTCTAACTTGTTTTGAACTTGCACCCACCATCAAAACAAGCCCATTTTTTTTATCGAACTGATAATGTGGCTCATCTAATCTATACTCATCTTGTTCTTTAATTACCTTTTTTACTAATCTTATCATGTCAGATTCTGTTAATCTTACTATTTTCTTCGACATATTATTATTTTGATAATAAATATCTCAAATAAATAAAAATCCCCACCTTGTGAGTGGGGATTAGTTAGTTTACTCTTCAGTAACGTCAGGTTTGCCCTTGTTAATCCATTTGTCGATTGAACCGATTCCGAAAGAACCGAGAACCAACCATAAAAATGCATTGAAGATGAATTCATTGATAACAAGGTCTTTTCCTAAAGAACCAGTTACGATGTCTGCAATCGCAAACCCTGTCATCATTACAAAAGCTAAAAATCCAACGACACTTTTTTCATTGATTGAGTTGTTGTCGTTAAACAACTGTGAGAAAAATTTTTTCATATTTTGGTAATTTACTTACCAATAAATATTTTTGTATTGACGAAGGACAATCATTTAAATAAAAAATCCCCTCAAGATTTATGAAGGGATTACAATTACAATTTCTTATTCTAAAAATATTTTTTTGCTTCAGTTCTTGCCAAATTGTCAAAATAGTTATCAACATCTTTATTATTACCCAAATAAGCTAATATACCATTTTTTATAGGCACAACCTCATTTCCCTCATCGTAAGTAATTTTACCATTTTTAATAGTATAACAGTGATATTGTAAATAATTGGTCTTACCCTTTAATTTAACTTCAACTTTCATACAAACCACTTGATTGCCTTGCCTGTTCATATATCGTCTTTCCAGTTCAATATTGACAGTTGCACCAATTCGATTTAAAAATTTAATTATTGATATGACAAAATCTCTATCCATGAAAAAATAAATATTAATTGTAGTCCTCTTCTGGACAGGTCATACGATAAATTTCGAATAGATATTCACCAAACCAATCTTTAACAACATCAGTAACATAACTATAAACATCATCATAATCATCCCCTAAGGAATCGACAAAATCTTCATCTTTGGTCAGGAAATCATCTATCGCTATTCTAATTACATTATCTGCATAATCGAACTCATCTCCGAAATCATCACACAATGTTGGAAAATCTAATTCTGCATTACGAATGAAGGGTTCGATATTATCTTTAGATAATCGTCTCCTTAATCTTATTTGATAGTCTTCGATTAAAAAATTGTATTGGGTTTCGGATATGATAAATTTTTTGGACATTAATTATAAATATTCAACTAAAAATTAATACCCGCTCCGAACTGTCCGTATTTTACCACGGGGTCATAATCTAATTTCAGAGTGAAGTTTTTAAAATCCTTCATACCACCAAATTTGAATGTGACAAAGTTGTCTTTCGATTTGGGAAAAGTTATTTCCCCAACATCATCTTTTCCTCTATAGAGTATTCTTTCATTTGCAAGTCCAACCATAGCATGAACTCCAAATCTATTAATCCTCTTTCCTGCTCCGATATAAAAACTATTTTGTTTGACTAAATCTGAGATGAGAGGGAAATCTACTAAATTAATGGTCCCATACGGAAAATATGTTGAACGGTCTCTTCGATATGTTGTGTTGAAATCAAAAACGAAATAACCTTTATTACCTATTGTAAAAAACGCACCCATCTGATTATTTGTGGTATGGTGAAGACCAAAACTCATGATTGGTTTTTTTCCTCTAATTGTGTCACGCCTTCCGTCGTTGTAGTAATAAATTCTTGCTGGTTGTCTATAACCCCAATCATTAAAATACCACATAGGTGAAAAACTATTCCACCCAAATGTCGGTGCTCCCCACATATTCCATCTATTCCATCCCCATCCATCAAACCATGGGTCACGAACCACAACAGGCTGGTTAGACCTTGGTTTATTGAATTCAGTTGGAGTAGAGTTTCTCCAATTACTTGTTGTATTCGATGATGTTGTCGAAGTTCTCGAAGTTGACTGTGTACTTGATTGTGATGGCGGAGATGTTCTCCAAGATGATGTTTGAGAGAATACGAACAATGGCATCAATAATACCATTTCAAAAATCAGAATAAGCTTTCTCATAGTAAATTGATTTTATATCTATAAATATAATATAAAAAAATCAATTTTGATTAATTACATGAATTCATAAAATCTTTAGCCTGTGAAATCAAAGATTTTACTTTGACAGAATAAGTGCCAGCCTTACATTGTGGTTTAGGACAATAAACTCTATCTAATAATTTATAATAATCTTCCTCACCACCTATACTTTCAATTTTTCTAAAATCCTGCCATAACTTGTAATCTTCAACAGATTGTTTCCAATTGTCATATCTTGCGTGACCCCTATATTCACCAGTAGCCGTCTTCGGTCTAATTTTGGCGTATTTCATACCAAAACAATTATTATTGGCTTTGAATATTTCACTTTCGAAATGACCTGTTTCTAATATTGCTTGGGCAATTGCTATTTCAGGAAACCTGATTCCTGAATTCTTCACATAACATGCAAATTCTGATGGAGAAAAGTTCTCCACTTCTGAATCAACACCCATGATTTCTTTAATTCTTGTTATGTCCTCGTAAAGATTCATAAAAATAAATATTAGTCTAAACTACTGTTGATAACATTCCCGTCAGTTCCCACTACAACGAATCCGACCCTGTAATTTCGTGGGATATCAAAATAAGGAAGATACTTCATCGTATGATAATCAACCAAATAATGGGGGTCTAATTCCCTCTGGTACATATTATCTTTTGTCATCTCTGAATCATTTACATAAATCCTTAATATCAATCTATTGATATCCCCAATCTCATAAACTTCAATATGGTCAATCATTGGATAGATACTCATAATGACAGATGAGTTCAATAACTTTGTTATTGGTTTGTTAATGTATTTTTCCAAAAATTGTTTATCCACCATATAGAATAAATAGAAATAAAAATAAAAAACCCCTCCTTGTGAGAGGGGTTTGTGTTAAAATCTTTTTTTTGTTCGAAGTTTTATTGGACCATCTTTTTGATATCTGTTCCAATAATCTCTTCCTGGTTTAGAAACATCCGAACCAATCCTGTCTTCTTGTCCGAAACTCCATTTATTTCTCGGTACATCCCTTTGGGTAATGTTCTTATACATTTCAAAGTCATCTGGTCCAAACTCAATTTCTTCATCATAATCAAATTCTTCAGGGTCAACAGGTCTATCGTCTTCATCAAACCAACTGTCTCTGTGACCTAAAATACCCCTGTTTTCAGGTTTCATTTTCATGAAGTGTCTTTTAGGCATTTCAGTTCCCATATCCAACGAATCAAGTTCATGTTCTTTTAAAACTCTTTTAACCAATCTTATCAAATCAGATTCGGTCAATCTTACTATTTTTGACATATAAATTATTTTATTATAAATACTATTTGAAATAAAAAAAAATCCCCTCACTTAGGAGGGGGGTTCTTAAAATTATGTTTGACTACTTCCAACTATCCAAATTTAATGTCCTAATTTGAGAAATTATTTGGTCATTTATTTTGTTGTAAGAATTGAAATGATAAATTGAGTTATCAATTAAATTCATGAGAGCTTGTTTTCTTGGTTGTGGCATGTTCAGACCAGATACCTTATTTTTAAGGGATGCCAACTCAGTCATAACTTTGACATTCGGCTCATCTAATTTTTTTAATTTCTTAATCAGTCTATCGAGTCTTGACAAGTTCTGAAAATAATCCATTCCATATCCTCTTTTAACACCCTTAACACCTCTATAAAAATCACCCAATGCGTCGAACGGACCTTCGTTTGTTTCTTGTTCTTGTAAAACTTTCTTTACAATTCTATTTAAATCTGATTCAGTTAGTTTTTTTGCCATGTAGATAAATATATCAGACTTTTGACTTTGTCATGTCATCGACAAACTCGGGAAATTTTTTTCTAATACATTCATCCAATTGTTTAGCTTCCTCTTTGAAAGATTTACTTGAGGGAAGAAATCGTGAAATGAAATTAACGATAAGTCTAATGAAACCTCTATTTTTCTTCCCGTCCATATTGGTCAAAGATGCCATCTTTTTTAGATTCAAATCTCTGATGCAATCGTTTATAACATCTTCCATGTTATGGTATTTCTGCATCATATCTACTGAAGGTGTGGTGATGAGACTATTGGATTCTTTATTTTTCATACGTTTTAAATTACTTCATAATCAATGTTACCGTAATTGTCATAGTCATCATTTTCATCATGAGTTGAACCATCGAGGTCTTCTTGAACTTTTCTATATGCTTCACAAGATGACCTAGCCATCACAGTATGAGTCCAAGTTTGAACACATGTTCTTGAAGCTTGAATTGTATATTCTTCTTCTTCGTTATCCTCCCAACCTTCTTCATCCTCACAGTCGTCAGTGATAATTTCTTTTGTTTCCTCAGGAACTCTTTTGAAGTTATCAATTGCCTCTGTTAGTTTGTTTCTAAATTCAATGAGTTCTTTTAGAGAATAAAACTTGAATGAATAACTTGAAGCTTTGGAACCGTCCATTCCAATTTCAATATATTCTTTTGAACCTTCCTCTGCCCCATCGTAGTGATAGACAGTAAGGTTTGCCCCATTGTCATATTCAAGTGTTCCATTATCCACGAATAGATAGTTTAGGTCCCACTCATCAGGATTGGATTCAACCATTTCTTTATACTCGGTCTCGAGTTCTCTAATTTGATTCAGAGCTTTTGAGAATTTTTTCTCAAAGGAGGTTTTCCATTTTTTTGAATATTCTGCCATAATTAAAAAATTAAATCGTTTGATTTTAGTTCATCCCACTCTTCATTATCAAGAATCTCTACCTCGTCTTCTTGATTATCGGATTCATATCTTAAAATATTTTTCTTCTCACATAATTCTCTATAATCTTGACCATAATAAGTATTAACGAACCATTCACGGATTACTTCATCCCAGTCTCCACCACCGTGACCTTCTAAAATATCATCGATTGTTTCGAAACCATAATCTTTGTAAAATTCCAAAAGTTGTTCTTCGGTTGGCTCTACAGCAAATGATGTATTAACATGGACTAACGCTTTGGGTATTGTGCTCATAGTGTTTTTATTTTCAATAATATTATAAAATTTAGAATTTTCAAATCTACTCGTAAGATTTTACGGATGGAAGGCTAGAATATTCACAATAAAGCTCTTCTCGTTTCTTTATGAGCTCTTTTTTTACCTCATCAGGAAAATACACTCCATCAGATTCCATGTCCGCAATAGTCCTATAAACGGTTTCATACACGTCTAATTTTTTATCGGCCTGTTCTTTCGTTAACGGAGGGGAGTCAAAAAGTTTACCCATAAACTTTGTTAGGTTTGCTCTTGGTCCTGACTCTTGTGATGGGGTTATCCCCATTTCTGCTCTATTAAGTTCTTTGATTGTAAGACCAATGAAAATTGCAAATAAAGTAGTTACAATAGTCGAAAGAATTACAATGTCTAAGTTTTCCATTTTATTTTCTTTTTGAATTGATGAAATTTAATAATCCCAACATAGTTGGAGGCCATAGTCCGATGAAAATTGCTTTAAGTTGGTCTCCGTTAGTGAGATAGATATACTCAGAGACAAAAATACACACAACACACAGAATTAGGATTCCGAGTTCAGAGACTGAAAATTTATTCATTATTTATAGTTTTTAATTGAATTGTTAACATCTTCGATTGTTATGATGACCAAGTAGGTAACAATCAAGATTACAAAAAGTTTTGTAAGTCCTATACCAATCATATATTATTTTTTTTCTTGTAAAGCCTCAACTAAAACCCAACCGAAAAACATAATTCCGATGGGAAGATTCAAAGATACACCAAAAGAAACAGATAATCCAATCCCGATGATTATTTTTATGAATCGAAGACCATCACTGATAATCCGTTTTGCCCAAAAGTTATAAAAGTTATTCATATATTTTCTTTTAATTATAAAAAATATATTTTAGAATAACAAATAAAAAACCCCTCACAATGGAAGGGTTCAATTTTTTTTTTATTGAATACTTAAACGTTATAAGTTGTATTTTGATTGTTCGGCGGATTGTTTTTTGCGTATGCATTAAATCTATTTAAAACATTTTGAATAGTTTGACCTGAATTCATAATACTCATCATTATCCAGAACGCGTTTACATCACCTGTATTAACTATTTTTACGAAGTCTTCCACCGTGATATCTTGACCAGGTTTTACCCCTATTATGTTTCTTATCCCATATAATCTTGATAAGATTTCAGTATCTTCATAGATATATTCTTTTTTATTATTTCTCAACAATCGTAGGTAACTGTTTATTAGGTCGACAGGTTTTTTTATCCCCTGCGCTCTTAAATCATACGCGTATTTATACCATTTATCTTTCTCGGCTTTAGTTAATTCTGACTTACGGGCTTCAGTTTCTGAACCGAAAAGGGACCCCAAACTTGTCCATATAGATTCTTTTTTGTTTCTATCAATTTTCAAATCAACATCTATTTTTTGTTTAGGGTGGAATGGTTTCACATTATAAAGAATGTGTTGAATTTCATGAATTAAAATTCCGAGAGGGTCTTCGGTGTTGTTTGCACAATTAATATAAATAATCCCTTCAAAAGGGCTATAACCCATCACTGTATTTGGTCTAACGTGGGCAATTGAATCACTTCTCGGGTCTGAATAATATTGAAATCGCAAATCAGACAAAGCCTCGTTATAATCTTTGAATATCTCAGAGGCTTCGTTTGTAGAAATTTTCCAATTTTTTGCAAATTTATTTAAAGTGACAGGACTTCTCAACCAATCTTTCCACCAATTTACCGCCTGACTTAATGTTGTTGTATTGTAACTCTTCATACAGTTGTCTCTTTCTTTTGCAAAATCCGCACGTCCTGCAATATTATTGTTTACATAAGTAGAACTTGCTGGTAAACGGGGTTGACCAAATTTCAAAGGTGGTATAGATGGGGTTGGTTTTTTTTGTTCGTCCAAATTATTGGATATTGCACCACCCATGAGTTCTTTAACTCGTGATATATTTTCATTCAAATTCATCAATTATAAATATTACAACAATAAATTATGGCGGAATGAGATGTTATATCAAACGTTCGAATGAATTTTTTACCCTTTGTTTAAAAGAAGGGTTTTCCATATCAGGTGGAATTTGAAGTTCACCGGAACCTATCGTAATTATACTTTTACCATCAGAGGGTAACCAAATACTTTTTTGGTGGGGCTTTATAAATTTTTCAATTTCAAAAATATCAGGTTCCTTGAAATTAATACAACCCTTACTCATTTTCCTTCTTTTACAACTCTGAGGGGAAAGGTCCGCGGTTGTTAAAGCATCTATTCTTGGTCTTTTTTTCGTTCCATGAAATGCAGTTACAGTTTCGTTACCATCAAAGGTTTCAAATGACATGTATTTCTCTCCATAAGTTGCAATGTCTGATTGTCTCGCAATCTCATCTTCCAAAGTATCTTTGATTCCTGCAGTTCTTCTGAATATTCCAGCAGGGGTACTTTGTTCAGGCCATCTATCCTCTGTAGGAGCAAAACATTGCTCCATTCTCTTAACAAACCCTTCCATCCCTTCTTTTTTCAAATTTGCAACACTGTCCTTAAATTTATTCCAAACCTGTTTATAAAAATCTTGAACAACAAACTTGTCGCTTTGGTCCTCTTTACCTGTTAAAACCAAAAATGTTCTAACAAGTTCATATCCAGGATTGAATAGATAAATTCTGGCTTGAGAATCATCCAATATGGTAAATTTCTCATTTCCCATTATTTTATTTTTTCTGAGATAATCAACTTGGTCTTGAACTTGTTTGGATGCACTTGGTATTTTGTTAGTGAATAGTCGTTCAACCTTAGACTTTTCGGCAAACGCTTTACTAACAACAGACGGGTCTATCTTTTGGGGATACTTTCCGTCTTTTATTCGAGGGAAAACCCTCGAGGCTTCTACTGAACCCATAGGTGATGACACGGGTCCACCTTGATTGAACAAACCTTCTTTTGTATAAAAAGGGGAAGTTTGTTCCAATAAAAAATTGTATTGTGATTCTGTGATTAGATATTTCATCAACAATAAATATCACGACCCCATTGTCTGAGATTTAATTTTAAACTTTTGATATTGTTTGATTAAATTGGTCTGAATTAATTTGTTGAGAAATATAATTAGAAAGAAGTTGCTTGTATTTTTGTTCACCGAATTTTTGAATGTATCTATCTTTGTATTTGGTTATTGATGGTTCCACGGATTTTAATAAACCTTCGATAGTTTTTAGTTCTGCTTGGATGACATTTTTATTTGTTGCAACCTTTTTCACCACTTGGACCTCAACTGGAGTTAATCTTGTTTTGGAAAGTAATTTTTCTGCCAACGCAACCGACCCTCTAACACCAACCTGATTTAGTTCAGGTATGAGACCCAAAAGTTTACCCGATAAAGGGATTAAAGAAAATAGAGTAATAATGGTTGCAGCTTTCTTATTTCCTTCTTGGAAATGTCTTGCAGCATCTCCAAGCCCAACCATAGATGATATAAATGGTCCAATAACAGGAATTAGAACAGAAACAATACCCAAAAAAACATTCATGTCATGACTCGTCAAAGCTTTGTCCCAACCTTTTACAACGCTTTTTTGTTGACCTTGGGGAACATAATTTCCCCAACCCGTCATGCTCTGTTCTGAAATTAATTTTAATTGTCTTTCAGTTATGATGTACTTCATAACAAATAAATATCACGACCCAATTATATGAGATGGTCTATTTAAGGACATACACCCAAGCGTTTTGCTTGTAATTACCGAATTTTTTGAGTGCTGCGGTTGTTCTGTGCCAACCTTCCAATAAGTCATACTTTCCGTCCTTTGTTTCAACCACGATAATTGGTTCAGAAGACAAACCACCCTTTTCCAAATTAGATTGTTGAAAATCGTGTCTTTCGGTGTCTTTGGTAATGTCAGTTCTTCTGAAACCTTCAATCTTTTTTCTCAAATCTTTCTGAACAAACTCTGTGAATGATTCCAACGACAAATCCAATATTTTATTTTCCCAATGACCTTTACCGTGCCCTTCAACAAAACTAACGAGATAACTTCTCACAAGGTCTTTATATTCTTCAGGACTTTCATCTTTTATGTCTTTTGTGTTTCTATACAACCAATCTCTTAAAACATATTCAGGCCAATCAATTCCCGTAATTTCTTTACTCTTATTTCTAAGATAATTCATATAACCTTCACGAGTTTCAACAATAATCCCCATCAATTCTTTTACTCGTGATATATTTTCGTTCAAGTTCATCATCAATAAATATCACGACCCACTTGTCTGAGATGGTCAACTAATTGAAAAGTCTTTGGATATTATCAACGTATGGAGAATTATTTGGCTCATTGACCCAAACATACGCTTTTAATGGCTTGTTTTTCATTTTTGCCAAGAAAACTCTATGAGCGCCGTCAACAACTTCATAACCCTTATCATTTTTTCTTAACGTTATTGGTGGGAGTTTACCAAAATTGACTTTCCTCGGGTCTGACGGGTTTTCTCTGAAATATTTATCTGATTTACCTGAAACATAGTCATCAAATTTTTGTTGTCTATCAATAACAAATTCATCTTCTAAATTAATTTCATTTGGGTCAACAAGTATCGGTCCCGTTAAAACCCAATCTTTGATTTCGTAAATTGTTCTTCTCCATTCTGCAAACGGTAACCCCATTTCATCATTATATTGATAGTCGATTATTTCCTTTTGTTCAGGAAACATTTTCAAAAGCAAATTATAAATCTCCTCAGATTTTTCTCGGGTAACAATTTTATTGACAAAGTCCCAATCAAATTCTTCAGATACCAAACCCATCAATTCTTTTACTCGTGATATATTCTCGTTCAGATTCATCAACAATAAATATCACGACCAATTTGTTTAAGATGGTGTCTGAACAATGTCTTTGAACTTGTCCAAATACACAGTTCTTTCAGAATCAACATTTATTAGTTGTGTGTTAGGTGATAAATAATTATCCTTCACTTTAATATAATACTGACCGTCATCTACTATACCGAGTTTTGAAATAAACTCATCAATAAACTTTTTGTTCGAGGTCGACTTCGACAACAAACCTTCCAACCCTTTCTTGGTCAAAATTGTGGAAGGGTCTCCTGTCTTTTCTGATGGTCTTTCTTTCGTGGCTTCATACTTTCCCAAATATTGTTCCAAAACCATTTCAATATCTCGGCTGTCGTATTTAAAGTTGGGGTCTGTTTTTGCTATTTCATTTCTCTTAGAAACATTTTCCACCAATAGATAAATTGGGGTATGTAATAGAATTTCTTTGAAGGTTACATTCGGTAAATATTTTTGCAATTGGTTGTCGACAGTATCCACAAATATCTTTTTCCAAGGCCCTGTTTTGATTTCTTGAGCGACATACCATAATCTTGCGTCAGTTCCCTTAAGATATTCCTTTTCGAATGGATTTTCAGGAACAGTATCACCATTTTCACGATAAATACCCGAAACAATTCCAGCATCTTCTCTTTCTTTTGCCCACTGTCTTATATTTGGATGGTCCAATTTAAGTCTTCTTTCCTCACCTTCTCTCCCTTCTTCACCCGTCCCACTAAAATCATCAGAAGCAATCACAACCCATTGATTTGGGTCCTTGGATTCATAATAAGGAACAGCATTCATTTGTTTCAACAAATAAGATTTACCCGCAGAAGAAGTTCCATCCAATAAGACTACCGATTTATCATCAGCTTGTTCAACCAGCAATCCCATCACTTCCTTAATTCTTTTTATATTTTCGTGTAAATTCATAACAATAAATATACCGACCCATTTGTTTAGATGGTGATAATGAGGTGGTCACAATGAAGGGACAAGGACCGAACCGACGAAGTCGGTCGGGGACCGTCGGCCGAAAAAACGGGGGAAAATACCGACGGAGTCGGTTTCCGTTTGCGAATATCTGGTTAAAATAAGAAAAAAAGATACTACATCTTAAATGCATCATGACAAAGGAGCTCATCCTCAAAATAAATGTCCAAGCTGCAAACACCACCCCCACCAAAGTACTGAGAAAGTTCGGTCATTCTTGTCATAAGTCTTCTCATAAGATGATGACAAGAAATCATTCCTGTTTGCTTGTCAGCAGGTTTCAAATAAACTTTAACAGTTATTATACCCAATGCCCAATTTTTACCGACCCAAATGTTTTCAATTTCGGGGAATTCATCAATTAAGATGGAATCAAATAATTTCTGATATGAAGATGGGGGAACTTTCATCAATAATAAATACTACACGCACATGTCTTATATTTCGTGAACATCACGATTACTCATATTTTGCAAATCTCTAAATAATTTGTCATACTGCTCCCTCCCCAACCTAACATACATGGCTTTCATAACATCAGACATTTTTCCAAGCTTTATAACTTCCTGTTCATACTTGTCCATAAATCCCTCGGGGAGACTATATGATTTATTAATCTTCGGTTCCATGTATTTTATTTTTTCCTCCCAATAACTCTCTTTCAAGTTTTAAATTTTGTTCCTTCACCAATTTATCAATTATTCCTTGAACACCTTGTTTTGAGACCTTAGTAGATTTCATTACTCTTTTCATAAGCTCAATATCAATTTCGTTGGATATTTTCCTCGTCAATAATTCCTCTATTGTCATTTTATAATTAATTTTAATAAGTCAGATAAAACCTTTATATTATTCCTTTCTCCAAACCAATCTCTAACATATTTCCATGACTCCGTGTTTTCAACAGGAAAATATCCTTCGATTTTTTTACATAAAGAATCAGACCTATAAACTTTAACTTGGTCACTTTTGACTTGAAACCATAATATCAAAACACCACTATCCGACTTTATCTCATAGGTGTCGGTCCACGTCCTAAGTGGACTATACATAATCTCACAAGTAGTCCCTCCCCCAACATAATCATCCAAAAATTTATAAATCTTTTCTTTCATATCTCGAATGTATCTGATTATTTGACCCAAGTTCGAGCCTATTTGAAATTGATTCCATTATTTGTGTATATTCAAATTGAAGTTCCTCCTCGTGGTCCTCATAATACTCCTCACCCTTGGCGGAATATCTTCCACCAATAATTTTAAGAGCATAAGCATGGGGGAATCTACCCTTGTTGTGAATTGTTAATTGCATTTACCCTATGAATATGTTTATTCCCTCCCATTTTACCCCTTTCAATGTCTCGTCTCATGTTTTTCAAAGTGGTATAATATTTTCCGTTGATGGATTTATTATACCTTGCCTCAAGAACCTCGACCTTCGAATACTCCTCGTATCTTGTCTTCGCATCTCTCATTACTTTTCAATTTTCATTTTCCATATAATATAAACAATTCCCCCAACAACCACAAGACATGCAATCCCAATCAACATATAAAATATTTCACTATCCATATCATTCTATTTTATGAATTTTTTTATCTCCCCCTAAATTCAGTGCCCTACATTCAATGAGGTCCAACCTTTTTTTATATTCCTTCCAAAGAAGTTCATTGAAGTCTTTTCTGAAATCATAACTTTCTTGTTTGAGACCTAACTCCTCCAATCTCTGAAGCTCATAAAGATAAGGAAAGATATTTCTTGGAAATTTCATTTATCATCTTTTTTATCAAACAAATACTCATGAAGTATTGTCCCCCCAAATATGAGAATAGCAACCCCAAAGAAAATTATCAATGAATAATCCATATACTATTTTTTTGCAAACATAGACCTTTTACAAAAAATTTCCAAAAATTTTTTTTTGACTATAAAGGGGTAAATAAAAAAAGAGGGGTCTTGTCTATGGAACGTAGTGGAATACTTGTTTTAGAAACATATTTCCAATTTTACAAAATAGAAGGTTTCCATTTTACATATTATAAAGGAATTGGAAATATAATTCCAATTCCCACAAATAAAAAACCCCTCTGTATGAAGTAGGGGTTTAATAAGTATAATTGTTTTTACTATGCCAACATTGTTTGAACATCTTTGATTTGTGTATTGAAGTCATCAATATAAGGTTTCAACTCTTTTGATTTATTTGATAAAGCTGCGAGTTTGCTTGAGACAATAGCGAGAGCATCTGCGGCTTTTGATTTGAATATTTTTACAAGAGCAATCATGAAGGAATATTTCCAAGGTTCTTTTGCTAAGTTGAAACCTGCAGATTTTATTATACCCATGTTTTTCATAATCACACGAAGTTCAAACGGTGTCTTTTTTAATAAAGATTTTACTTCCACTCTCGCAGCAATGTTTGAGGCATTACCTCCAACAGGAATTAGTGACGAAGCAAATGTAACAACCGCCAATAAAGACATTTCAATTTTTTCTTCAGTTGTCTTTGCAAAGAAATACCTAACAACATATGTGAGAGCATGTGTAACATCAATACCAATTGATATTAGATTACCAATTCCTGGTACAGCATCAACCAAACCTGAAACAATATCAGCATAATCATCAGCATCCAAATTTGGACCCAACTTACCCAATTTATTCTGAGCTGCGACTTGATTATCAACCTTCTTTAATTCACGTCTTTCGTAATCTGTTGAATAACCTTGTTCCATCATGATGGTCTTCAATTGAGATTCTGTGATAATGTATTTCATATTACAATAAATACTTTGGGAAATAAAAAACCCCCTTCGTGAATGAAGAGGGTCTTGTTATAGAAATTATTTTTTTTTTAAATCCCAATACAACTTAACAATGCTTTTACATCTTTCGCTGGGTCAGAACCTAAACCACCTTGGTCTTCAGGTAATCCTGTTAAAAAGATTACAATTAGTGAAGATAATGCCAACACACCTCCAGCAACCAATCCAACAGGGTTTGCAATTAACATAGCAACGATTCCAAGAGCATAAGCTCCAGCACTTGTAGTTAAAAACATTAAACTTGTGAGTTGTTTTGATGTGATACATTTTTTGATTTTTTCCTGTATTTTAGGGTCAGGTTTTGCACCACTTTCAAATTTTTGTATTGCCGCATCAATCATTGATTGTGCTTCAGCTGATTCGGTCAAATATGGTTTTACATCACCTTGTTTAGTTTCAACCAATTGTTTGAACTTCTCGTTGTAAACTCTCATTCCACCTTTATGTTGTTCACGGATGGCGTTTTTTTCTTCTTCAGAAATATTGTTTAAAATGTGTTTCATAATTTTAATTTTATTATAAATATATTCGGAAATAAAAAACCCCCTTCGTAATTGAAGAGGGTCTTGTTATTTTGAAATGTTTTATTAGAGCGGACCATATTTTCTCATTCTTCTTGATGCTTGTCTACATTCCTTACTCGTTCTTGTGTTGCCACCAATCAATTTGATTAGTTTAACAACCAACATTAAAATGATAATACCTGCAAACACCTGAATGAAAACAACAGGGATTGCCATTGCACCAATTGTTACAATCTCTCCCACTTGTTCACTTTGAGTTTTTCTTTTGAAAATTGATTTAACCTTTTTGATTAACTCCTTAACATCTTTGGCTGAAGTCAGACCATCGATTTGTTCTTTGATTTTCTGAAGCATTGTCTTTTGTTTCTCATCCGCAGTTGGAGGAGTTTCAAGTGGACAATCGTTCAACGCAAATTCAATATCTTCAGTCGATACGGGTTCTTCCCCAACTGTTGATAGTTCATTATTAATCACGTCAAGAACTTGAGATTCATCTTCTTTCAATAATCTCTTTTCCAATCTGATGTTGGCTTCTTGTATGTGTCTGATTTTACTATAACTTCTATTCATAATTTGATTTTATAATAAATACAAAATTTTCCCAAAAATTTTTAAATGAAAAAACCCCCTTCGAAATTGAAGAGGGTCTTGTTCTATAATTCACAATGATGTTATTCATCAAACATTGATTCCAATTCTTTAACAACCTCCTTTGCATAATCAATAATCTCATCGGCTTGTTCATCAGTCAAATCGTCGTCTTGATAAGCCTCATGCATTATTTTATAAATTTCATTAATACATCTTTCAACCTCATCCAAATCCTCCTCCTCATCCATTGCGTGATTTGCAACCATATCAATTACTTTAAAATAATCTTCAGTAGGGTCATCCTCTCTTCTTTGTTCCTTTACTATCTTATTAACCAATCTTGTTAAGTCAGATTCTGTGAGTTTTACTATCTTTTTCATATGAAATAAATATCCCAAAAATTTTAAAATGAAAAAACCCCCTTCGTAATTGAAGAGGGTTTTGTTCTATAAATTAAGATTATTAGTATCTTACAAACTTTGTATCAATTTGAATACTTGACCCCTATTCATATTTTCAGTTTTAATTAATTTGGGTTTCTCGTCCCCAACCCTTGTATAATATTCAACTTTGTATGGTCCATTAATGTCTTTTAGTCCACTAAAATATATTTTTTTGAATTCATAATTAGGGTGATTATTTTTACTCAATTGTATAAAATCCCCTTCATCATCCGAAAAATTTTCAACTTTGTTGTTTCCTTTTGCCATACTAATAAGGTTCTCGGTATAGATATTTAGTTTCTGTTTTTTTACATTATTATATCCCTTTTCTCTAAGTATATTTTTAATTTTATTTAAAAAACCACCATATATATCATTTTCACCATCAGTCTTTGTATTTTGTTCTTTAATAACTTTATTAACCAAACGAATCAAATCGTTTTCTGTTAATCTTATAATCTTTGACATAGAATTTATTTTCCAATAAATATACCAAAAAAGGAGAATTTTTTCCCAAAAATTTTAAAATAAAAAACCCCCTTCTTTTCAGAAGAGGGTCTTGTTTTAAAAAAATATAATTAAATTAAAGAGAGCTTAATTTTTACACCATTACCCGCGTCAATAGTTGCACTTTTTCCTTGATTACCAGCCAAAGATTGTAATCCCGCATTTAGTTTGTCTTGAGGTACTCTAAATTTCATCCATCCATCGGAGGTCAGAGCGTCGGTAGGAATTAATTCTTTCATGATTTTTTTCATAGCATTACCTGATGGTTGAGCTTCTCCCAGTAATGTTCCTTGTCTGTCTCTTCTAACATTTCTCAAAATTACATTAAAAGGCACGTTAGGTAAAAATGAACCTGGGTCATACACCCCTTTTACACTGTATTTGTAAGTTGTGTTTGGAATGTTCTGTCCTTTGTTGTCTCTTTGTGAAAGATAAATTGTACCAGTTCCGTCGCTTGAAGCATTAACCAAAGCTGGAGTTGCAAGAACAGTTAACAAAGGAACTTGAGCCATAGGTGCTTGTTCTTTTATAACTCTCTTAACCAAATTCAACAAGTCGGATTCAGTTAATTTTATAATTTTCGACATATAACTTATTTTACTATAAATAGACCCAAAAAGGACAATTTTTTCCCAAAAAATTTTTTTAAGAAAAAACCCCCTTCGTAATTGAAGAGGGTCTTATTTCAGATTAACTTTGACCGAATCGTCTGTAGTATCTTATTTCATAATATCTTTTATCCTTACAATCTATTCTTGTTCTAGAACCATACTCATATGAGGGAATACAAAAACCTGATTTAATATTTTTTATTAGTTCTTCAGTTGATTTAACCGCATTAGGGTCTGATTTTATTGTTTGAGGAGTTGATTGTTCAGAAAGATTGTGCATACCAAATCTACTTTCAGGTTGTTCCTTCAATAATCTTTTTTCCAACATTAAATTTGATTCCTGAATATGTCTTATTTTACTGAAACTTCTATTCATAAAATATGTTTCCAATAAATACTCCCAAAAATTTTTTTCTCAGTTGAAGGATAAATTAAATCAAATGGTCGTGTTTTAGAAAAAGAATATAACCTTCAATATCTCTCAATACTTGGTTTACATTCCTACCCGACAAATGATAAAACCCATGTTTACTTTTTTTGATTGTTATAAGTTCCCCATTTGAAAAATATATTCTTTTCGGTGACCTTCTAACAACCGAGACCTTATTACTCCCATTCATATAATGGTCCCCAACATTACAATCCAAAATAAACTGATGTGATTTTATCCATAAATTTTCCATAACACAAAAATAAGAAATGTTCTTTTTTTTCCCAAAAATTTCAAATTAAAAAACCCCCTTCGTTTCGGAAGAGGGTCATGTTTATAGTTAAATTTCTTTATTACCCAAAGTTTTGGAGAAGTTGCCCAATTTTATATCCATCCAATTTTTCTGTTTTGATTTTTTTTCCACCTTTAAAATATTCTACAACGAAAGGTCCGAACATACTATAGTTATTCAAATAAATTATTGTAGATTCTGGACTTGTCCCCGTGTCACTTAAAATCAATTTTTTTTGACCTCCTTCATCATAAAAATCAACCGTGTAAGGTCTCTTGTACATTGATAAAAGTGAATAATTGCTTTTAATAAGTTTGAATCCTTTCTTTAAAAAATCTTTTTTTACCATTTGTAAAAAAGATTCTAAAGTCTCTGATTGTTCTTGAATTACTCTTTTCGCCAAACGAACCAAATCTTGTTCTGTAAGTTTTATAACTTTTGACATATAAATAATTTTATTATAAATATACCGAAAAAGGACAATTTTTCCCAAAAATTTTTTTTGCGTTATTCAAGGTATTATCCCCCCCAAAACTGACATTTTGACCTACATAAGGGGGGATACGGGGGGAGGGGGGCCCCCATAGGGGGGTATGCCCCCATGCCGAAGGGGGGTGTTGTGGATAAATAGTTATTCCCACCCCCTATACATTTATCAACAGATAGGATGTGGAAAAGTTAATTTGGTTTTGTCAGAATGTCCGATTTCGTTCAGTGAATACTGCGTCAGATGGTATCTCTTTTATCTCGGGGATAATCCATGACCCCACCACGAAGCTTCTACCTTTACGTATCTTAAGGTCTTCGGGGATTGCGTTAGATGTGGATACAGATTTCATTGTCTTCTCCACGTCGGCTTGTATATCTTGTGTCTGTTCTCTATCCACATTAAACATTGTGGCGAGGTATGAGGTTTCATAAGTGTTTGGGAGGTGATGACCAAGTCTTTTATCCAAATAATATCTTAGGTATGATACCATTGGCCACCCCGTTTGTTTTTGTAGGATGAAGGGGTCCACGAACACGTCGAGGAAGATGAGGTTATATTGGTTTATCTCCTCATCACTTGGGACCCTGATATCTATAATCCATGGGTATTCCCTTTTAAGAATCCTTTTGATTAACTTATACTCATAGGAGCTTTCCACTTCATCTTTGGTTACATAGTTATGTTGTTCGACAGGCATTAAAAAAAATAAATTTGGTTATATCATAAATACTTCGGACCTTTGTTATGTCTGAAGCGGGAGTGTATGGACGGGCTGGGGAATAACCCTTGGAGCTGAATCAGAGGTAGCTTGCTTATACCCCATGGATAAGATTTCTTTTGGTGGAATGAAATAATTGTCGTATCTTTGCCTTATGTTATATCTTAAAACCCCGACCATCACGATGACCACCCCATATATTAGGGACGTGGTTGGTGAGACCATTATGTGGTGTGAGAAGAACATGGGAAAAAAAAGGAAGAGGACCAAACTTAAGTTTAGGGTTCTGACTCAGACCCATGGGGAAAATTGTTATGGGATGTATGACCCCAAAAAGAATACCATCATCGTCCACAGAAATATGTGTCAGTCGGTGAGAGATGTGGTGAAGGTTGTCATTCATGAGTATACCCATTTTCTTCAGGACCTTCGTGGATATTCGAAGGTATTAAGGGAAGTTGGATATAGAAGACACCCACAAGAAGTTGAGGCGAGGGGGAATGAAAAATTGTTTTCGAAATGTTGGACCGATATAAAAAATAACTTATGTTAAGAATTATTTATTTTCTTATTCTTGGGTTTCTGTTTGTTTGGGGTTGGAATCATATCCCGAACTTTATGGCTTACCTTTTCGTGGGAGCCCTTGTTGCATTTTTCATCAAACAAACAAAAGATTAAATGAGACGATTTTTAAAAGCCCTTCTTGTTGGCTACATTATCCTTGGTGTGTGGGATATTCTCTTTGGAAAAAAGAAACCTTAGAGCCCCGCCCCTCTTATTAACTCCCTACACTTCTCTATTATCTGAGTTGGGGTAATGGACTCGTCTTTCGTATAGAGTCCCTCCACTTTTGCATCCACGCATGCCCATGCGTTTAGTCCGATAGGTTTTCTTACAAACCCCGTCTTTGCCTTCTCGAAATATAAAATCCCTAAGTGTTCCCTCAGGTCCCCGAGCTTGAAACTTACCTCCACCGATATTCGGTCAGGGGTAATCAGTGTGATATCAAATGACAGTTTGTCCATGGTCCCATTAAACATAGTTTAGGAACATATAAAAATAAAGAATGTGGAAAACTTCTTTTGGTCCTGACGCTATGTCAGTGTGGAAAACTTTTCTTTCGTTGGGGGTAAATGTGGATAACTTTTTTTGATTTTGTCATAATGTCAGGGGAGCGTTGCATAGGGGATAATCCCCTCGACCCATTTTCCCCCACTTTTCCCCACCACTCATTCCCACATTTTCCCACCACTTATGGTCATGTAGATAGTGTAAAGACCACTTTTTCCCCTCTCACGGTATCAGGAAGACCAGTTTTTTAATATGTATGTTTCTTAGCAAAAAAAGGAAGATTAAGTATGAGACGGGGGGAGTGAACGTAGTGAACCTTTAATGTGTATTAATTAACCTTCAACGAGAGGGACATTTTGTCTCCCTGTAGCGATGGACAAGTAGTATATGGTGGTAAAATGTGGAGGTAAAAAGTTATAGATATGATTATAGTTTATCACGATAGTGTTGTATATTGTAATCATGTTTATAACTTATCATATATCGTTTCGTTATACGATATGTCATTATATCGTGTGAATATACGATTGTCTATAATATCGTTTCATTAGACGATTATGTAATCACCATCTCATCTGTCCCCTCACTGAGTGGGGGGAACTTATGGGTGGGGGAAAAGTCAAGTTCATATACTGTGTAGTCTTACTTTTTTATGTAAAAGTAAAGTTATAACTTTACTTAAATGGGTGATACTTATTACTATGATATACTTTATAGAAAATTTAGAAACCAAACACATTAAAATTGGTTTCACTACAGATATTAAAAATAGACTAAGTAACTTACAGACATCTTCACCATATGAGTTAAAAGTGTTAGCGGTTTGTGAAGGAAATGATAAAACCGAAAAAGAATTACATATTAAATTTAACGATTACCATACCAGAGGAGAGTGGTTTAATCCTAATAAAGAATTGATTGACTATATCAGTCAGTTCCCCCCATATAAGTCAGATAACAAACAACACGGTAATTTAGCTAGTCTAAGAAAACAGAAGAAGATGAGTATGGAAGAAGTTGGTAAAAAAATGAAGATAAGTAAACAAGCTGTTTCAGATATCGAAAAGAGATACGAATATGGTAATATAACAATCAAAAACCTTAGGTCATATCTTGATGCTATTGGTTATGATGTTACTATAGTTTTCTCGCCGAAATAAGATTATACAACAAGTGAGTGAATGAAGGACACTCCCGAACCTTTAGGTGAGGGATGTATTGTGTCCGTAGTGAATGAACTTGTTGTATAATCTAAACTTGATAAACTTCATATGAGATAGGGATAGATAGTGATTGTTTGATGTTATCAATCATGCCCGTTCTTTGTTTAACATTTCCCCATGTAATGAAGAAAAGACCATTTTCTAACTGAATGAAGCTATTTCTGTTCATTTTTTTTGGGTCTGAAGTCATAGACGAAGGGAGTTCATCTTTTGTCTTTTTGAAGTAATTGGGTAACTTGGTAAGTAAAACTTCAGGTGAGAAATTGGTTGAGAGATACTGACCAAGAAGAACATATCTATCAATAGTTGTATCCGCGACAAATTCAGTATTATCAATAAAGATTTTGATTGAAGACCTGACTTTTTTGATATTTTCTAAAATCTCAATTTTTTGAGTTTGAGTGGTCCCTGAATCTGAGACAATTGATTCAGTTAAATCAAGTTCAAGTGTTTCGGGAAAATAATTGGTAAGTTTAGTAATTTTTTTGTGTAATAAATCCTCATCATCACAATCAAACCATTCAGTGGTAATACTTTTTCTATCGTTATATTCTTTAGTAACTCTATATTCTTCGAAACATGCGTGGAGGGCCTTTTCTAAGGAACTCATGTGATTAGTTTGGAATATACGTATAAACACAACGTCCACAGGCATGTGTGTAGAATTTAACGCGGTTTCTCGGGATTTATAATCTATGGACCGACCTAACTTATAATAATTCGTTATAAAATTACCAAGATGGTCAACCATTCTTCCAATGTAACAATAACCTTGACTCATAAATTATTTTATGAGCTAAAATAAAAAATATTTTTCTTCTTACAAAAAATTATTTTACCCCCTCACTTATGCGGGGGGTTTATTAGGTGGGGGGTTATCTTTAATCTTGTATGAATCAACAAGGATTACTTAACAGTTCGATTATACAATTAAAGAGTGAAGTGAATGAGGACACTTCCGAACCGAAGGTGAGGAATGTATTTGTGTCCGATATGAACTGAACGAATTAATTGGATAATCTTTTTTTACTATATTTATGGATATGGGAGAAGCACTTCAGAAGATATTAGAACAATTGATTGTAAAGAAGTATAATTCACTTATTGGAGTGGATGTTTCTAACTTTTATATGAATGAGGATTGGTATAGAATTACTTATTATTTTAATCCACCACTTGAGCATAAAGATGCTATTGAGATTATGGAAGAGACCGCGACTTTATATAAAATGCTTGGTCCGAGTGGTAAGGGAGACATAATCGTTGATTTTAAAAAAGTTGAGGATAAATGACCGTCGAACAAGAAGTAAATAGGATTGTTAAATTTGTTAAGGAATTATATTCCCCCTATGATGTTTATGTTCAGGGCAGTAAAATGGGTAAGTATAGTATCATATTTTACTTCGAGGAAATCGACGACAGGTATATTGTTAATCCGCAGCATAAGGACCAAAAACAACATAAAGCCAACATGTTTAAACGCGAAATTAGAGACCAAATATATAACTTCTTCGGAATCAAAACCACGGGACTGCAACCAAATGATTATTTTTCCCCACACGAAGAACACCCTATAACAATCGTTGTAACCTATGTAAATAAATAATCATGAGATATATTATAACACAAACACAACTTCATTCTTTGATATACAGATACTTGAATGAAATGTTCTCTAACAAAGACTTTAGAAAAGAAATTAATCCATATGTAAAAGACGGTAATACATGGAGGATTAATATGTTTGATAATGATGGTAATGAACTCATGAACTATTTTTGGTTTGGGCCAGGTAATTCTTGGGACGACGACGAAGATACTCCTCCACACAATGGTGTTGGTAGTCTTCACATCCACCACAGAATTGTTGATGCACTGAAAAAGACATTCTCCATTAGAGAAAGCAAGGTTCTTGATATCGTTGCTGATTGGGTTAGTGAGACTTTGGGTGGTGATATTGATGAGATTGACATTTACCCCACCAAAAACTAATATTCTAACTTCTTATTAAAATCTAATACCGTAGAGACTTCTCCTGTCCATCCATCGGCAAGATAACCGTTTTTCAAATTCTTGATTGCATATATTGCTTCCGATTCTGTTTTGAATACAATTGCTGTGGTGTGACAATCACCCCATCCACAAACCATTTCTTTGATTGTATACCATCTTTCCCAAAAGAATAAAAACTTCTTCTTAACTTGTATGGTATATTGTTCTTTTTGGACATCACACCTTTCATAATAAGTGTGTTTTACGGTTCTAAATAATGGAATGTTTTTCATATGTTCAAATCTAATATTGAATATGAAAAAGAAAACCCCCACATTTCTGTGAGGGTTAATTTTATTGATGTTCGAAAGTAAGAGTTATATCACCCCCATCTTCGAATTCATTCCACGCTAATAGTGTTTCCCCGCCGTTTGATGTTTGGGTCCACGACTTGCCATTTGCAGTTGCTGTCATTTTAAGTGTTTGAACTCCATCAGCCATCCATCCTCTATCGACATAGACTCCCGCCTCAGGACCAAATGAAAGATTCCCTTGCATATACCATACGTTTGGTTCCACCCAAAACAATAATGATTTGGTATTATGAACTTCCTGAGATGACCATTGTGTCTCTGAGTTTGCTCCGATGGTTGTATTACCAAGACCCACACCGTCTATGGTTAAATTATATTCGGTGTTGTTTTGAATTGTTACATTTGCTTGCCACATATTATTTAAAGTTTTTTAGAACCTCATGGTTCTTGTTTATTCTTTTCATCGTTTTAATCCCTGAGCGTTTGCTTCTCATAGGTCTCGGTTTTTTCTTTTTCTGTGCCATTATTTTTTTATTTTTACACAGTTTGGGTATCTTTTCCCAAACATCGTTTTCATACCCTTTTGGGTGTATCCTTTCCAGCATCTCTCTTTCAGTTCTCCTTCTGTTTGTTCCATCTTTTGACCCGACTTAGGTCTTATGACAATTATTTGTCCGACGTATAAGTTTTGTGGATTGATTGGCGTTTCGTAAAAGTCAAACCAACATCTTCTGAAGTCAGTTTTACTGACAACCCTCATTTCTTCTAAGTAAGGGTCAAGTATGAATAAGTTATCATCATTATACCCTATAACAACTGAAGAGTGACCTTCAGGTGGGTCACCACAAAACCAATCAACAATTACAGGGACGTTAGCATCAACCAACTTAATAACTTCATCAATTGTAGAATTATTTTTAAGATAAACATCAAATCCGAGTGCCTCTGCAGCACATGCCATATCTTCACTTTTACACCCCAATTCATAGGTATGGTCACAAATCTCCGCAATATCTTTTTCACTCATGTTTTTTCCGTAGTAACCAAATACCATCCTGAGTGATGCGGGTCCACAGGTGCTATCATCTGATTGCAAAAAATGAGGAACCTCCAATAACTTTGTTGGTTGTTGATTAACTTGTTCAACAATTTCAGTTATAATTTGGACTAATTTTTCTTCAGTTAATCTTATCTTCATTCCTTTTTATTTATAACATACCATCAATACTCGAACCAATAGATTGATAAATAGGATGATTCGAATGTGGCTCAATTTTACCTATCGGTGGTTCAATCAAGGTTGCCCCCTGTTGTTTAAATTGTTTATAGTAATTTCTCACTTCTTTTTCTGTTATGTTTTTCAATCCACCCCATCCCCAAGAACCTTGAACGACGTAAAAGTTAGCGTTTGGAAACTTTGATTTCAGAACGCTAAACAATCTGGGTATATCATCCTTGGTAAATTTACCAAATCCCCCATTAGTCCCAATTACTATAATTACATTGGAAACGTCATTACTCTTGGGATATTGTGAAACTGCGTCTGTCAACCATGAAACAGTTTTTCCACCTTCCCAAAGACCATCAATTCCACCTGATTTGGTCAACCTCGACGCTTTAGTTGTATTCATATCAACATATGGGACTTGTGAATCCCCAATAATGATATTTTTACCTTGAGAAATAGTATTCTTACCTTTAGTTATCGTCTTTTTGTTATTGGCTAAGTCTATGGCTTGTTCTAAATCCTTCACACCGAATTTTTGTGCTTGTGGTAAAAACCCTGTCATGACAAAAAGTTTTGGATTAGACATTAGCATTCGGTTCCAACCATTGTAGTTAGTTGTATAATCCCATATTTTTTTAGTGTCACCCCAACCGTTTTGGTAAAGGTAACCTCCAACATTTCCACCTGTTCTATCGGCACCGTGAGCACAGTGTATGAGAACATTACCTTGGCTAAGTAATGAATTAACTTTATCTTGGTCTTTAGTAGATGAAAGTTTAAAGAATTTAACCCCTTTTGATTCTGCTAAATTCTTTTCTGATTGTATTGTTGTCATCGGGTGTGTCGAGTAATGTCTTGAATCACGACCGTCTCCGTTGAATCTGATGATAGTTTTTATTCGGTATTTGTCGATAAGCTCTGACAAATAATCTTTACCATTAAGTGTTACAGGTATCTGTGCAGAACGGTAATTATTTTTCCCATCAGGAATCAAGTGAAAATTGAACTCTTTACTGAGTGTCTCATCTTTTACATCACCAATATATTTCTGCGCAATTTGTTCTCTTCGATTGTTGAAAACCTCTGGTTTCATTCCAGCTTTAAATGCCTCGTGTGCCGCCTTTGTGAATGGACCATACTTCCCGTCAACACCATCCTTGTTCGGACCAAACTTTCCAATGTAATATTTCTTTGATGTTAAGAAATTTTGTAAATCCTTAATTTTAGGGTCAACGTCATAGGATATTTCGAAACTTTCGTCTTCGACCGCTTCCCCCATGAGAACTCTGATTCTTCGTATGTTTTCTTGCAGATTCATCCAAAAATAAATATCTGAGGTCCAAACAATTGTTTTGAATATTTCTTTGTTATATTTATTAATAATGGAAAACAAACATGATAAAATTGTTTCGGTTCTCGAAAACTTCCTCAATCAATGGGATGTTGAAGGGATATGTGGTTTCTTCATTGATAAGGAACTTGATGAGCACGATAATATTTGGGTATACATTATTCTGAACATCGACTTTGTCCAATCAATTCAAACAAAACCTGAATTTGTTGCAAAGAGAATGAGAAACGGTGTCAAAGAATCTATAAAAAATTTTACGGGAATTGATGTGATGGTCGGTTCTACGGCAAAAAAGTGTGACGAATAAGTATTGATATGTTAATTTACGAAAAAAAAGATATAGAAATAAATGAACTTCACAGGTCTAGAGGCCATTTCGAAACTCAACCATTAGAGGATTTTTTAAAGATGATGAGTGAGAAATTGAAGTTCAAAGAATTTTCCAAATTAGCAAAAAAATATTACATTGATAAATTGGGTTATCAGCCTACAAAAATCACCGATTACAAACTCCTCGACTTATACAATTACTTCGGATTAAGGCAACAAACCAAGCCAAGAGAACTTACTCGATACGACTCATTAACGGGTTTCGCTTACTACTTAGCAAAAAAAATATTCAATCTCAAATCAGCAGGATTAGGTTTGAGTTATTTTATCAATAAAAACGGGAGTGAGAAAGAGTTTTATTTTTTTGACCCAATGTTTCAAATTTTTGTAGGTAAAATTTCGACAGATGAGGCGAATATGAAAGGTAATTCATTAACTGTTCAAACATCTGCAGCCGAGAGAAAATTAATCGGGATGGGTTATGGTCTTAAAATGTATCTTTCGATACTTGAGAACTGTGATTACCTTATGAGTAGTTCGGTGTTGTTCACAGGTTCATTCAGAATATGGTCGAAAGTTTTACCAAAATATTCGAATGTTTGGTATAAGGATAGTTCAAGTGATACTGGTAAATCCAAAAACGATTTTGTAAAAATAAATCCTGAGGAGGAATTCAAAAAATCAGGTGGAGATATCGATTACTTTGTTGCATCGATTTATCACAAAAAAATCTAATCTTTTTTCTCCTTATTCGTAATTTTGAAATTACAAACCCGCTTTCCATTGATTGTTGGCATACCAAATTCATCAACACCGATTGTCTTGACCGTGGTTCTTCTATTTCTAAATCTACCCGTGTAAATTATATCACCAACCTTAATCGGAATAAAAATTCCTGTTTGTTTCTTATCACTCATATTTTTGGTTCATAACCCAATTTATCAAAATACCAACGATTTTTTTCGTATAAGTATTCAATCATATCATCTGTATAACATTCTTTTAAATCCAACTCCCTGTGGGACTCATTTTTGAGTTTTCCACAAAGCTCTTTCAATAAACCTGATTTGGAAAGATTACTATCTGATATGAATGGAATTTTTACGTAATCTTCATATAAACTCTCGGTTCTGACATAAAAATCAGGAACTCTAGGAACTTCGACAGTCCCTGAAAGAAAATAATCAAATGATGTGCTCCTGATGTAATTCGAAAAAAATTCCTTGAATCCTTTTGGACTGATTTCCTTAACTTGGTTTTGGAATTTGTAGGCTGAGACCAATCTTGTGAGTGGGTTTCTAGCCGTGCAAATGAGAGAGTAGTTTTCGTGACCGTCAAACAAATCCGTGTTGTGGAAATGACCTGGAAAATTGGATTTCCTCTTAACTTCAGACCTATCTGAACTGCACTCCATGAAAGTGAAAGGTAGACAACTGAATACTGTTACCGCATGGTGTGAACCTGTTTTGGGTGGTGTCCAAAGAAATGATTTCATTTCCTCAGATATATTTAACAATTTAGTTGTTCTCATTGTCAGAATGGATAATCATAGTTTAACATACTACAGTAGTCTTGAGAACAGGAAAAAATAATATCTTTGATTTCCTGAGTGAAATATTTGTCAACGTCATTTATGACATCGGTATCATTATCTTTAATAGAACATAAATTTCTAATTTGAACTAATTTATCGAAATCGGAATTTGCTATGAAAGGTATTTTATTGTAATCATCATAAAGATTTTCGATTCTGATAAAATAATCCGGAGTCCTTTCCTTAAATGGCCAAATTATACATCTCAATGTTGTTTTAGGAAAGTTCATATAAAAATAGTTCTGAAAACTTTCAGGACTCCAAATATTCGGATTTTTGTGATTAAATTTATAAAAAGATAAAATTCTTGAAAATGGATTTCGAGCCGTAGATAAAAAAATATAATCTTTGTGTCCGCTTGGATAATCGAAGGAATGGTTATTGTTTAACGGGATTACTTTCAAACCATCAGGCGTTTTTTTGTAAGTTGAAAATCCGTAGTTTTTCAAAACTTTTACACAATGAACCGAACCTGTTCTAGCTTGTAACCAAACAAATGATTTATTAATTTCTGATATGTTCATACGAAAACTTTGGGTATTTCATCCCAAGATGTGGTATACTTTTGGGACATGAAATCTTGTCTCATCTCCCACTCTTTTTTTTTGTTTATGGGTGCCTGAACTAACTGTATTGAAGTTGTAAATAAAGTGGGTTGTTCTATATTCTCGGGCATAAGTTCATTAAATATAATTCCACATTTTTTATAATTCTTACTTGAGTTATAAATTTTCTTTAAGTGTGGATATACCTGGCTCCATATTTCATCCACATCTCTTGTTTGTTTTTGAAATGTAATCTGTTTACTCGAGTAATGTTTTTCACCTTTATGAACATTTCCACTTAAAAATATGGTTGCTCGGTTTGGTGATATTTCATTATCAATAAGTTTTTTCACCCCGTTTTTAATATATGTATACATGGCCTCAGATAATTGATTAAAATCATTTACGTCTTGTCCGAATGACCTTGTTGATGCTATGTTCTTTTTTAACTTTGGTAATGGTTTTACAGGATGACAATACATACCAAGAAGTTCACACTTTGTTCTAAGTCCATTTACATTCATCATTTTTCTGACAATACTATCAGACATCATAACAAATTGACCAACACTCTCAACTCCTAAGTTTTTTAATTTTTTATTCCACTGTCTACCAATACCCCAAACCTCATCTACAGATATTGTGTAAAGTGATTCCCTAAAATCATGCAAACTCCAATATGAACAAACACCATCGTATGATTGTTGTTGTTTGGCTATATGTGATGTAAGTTTGGCTAATGTCTTATTTGGACCGACACCTATTGAAACAGGAACTCCTGTAAGTCTTTTAACCTCATTACGAATAAGATGTAATCTATCTAAAAGTTCATCATCGGGTATATTAGAAAAATCCACAAAACACTCATCAATAGAATAGACCTCAACTTCTTTAGCATACTTCTTTATGGTTGTCATGACTCTGTCTGACATATCTCCATACAAGTTATAGTTTGATGAATAAACACAGAATCTATGTTCTTCCATGAAGTCTTTTTTCATAAAGAAAGGTTCACCCATTTTGATTCCAAGGGCTTTGGCTTCTTGAGAGCGGGCAATAACACAACCATCGTTGTTAGATAAAACAACTGTAGGTCTCCCAATGGAGATTGGATTGAAAACTCTTTCACAACTAACGTAAAAATTGTTACAATCTACAATACCGATTTTTTTATTGGACTGCATTTTTATCTATTTTAGGTTTTCCGTGTGGTTTTGGTTTTCCATTCTCATCTAAATTAACAAAAACAATTTTGTCAATTTTGATTACAGATTGTTTTGTCATTTTGTTTCTAACATCACACGCAATTGTAATTGAGGTATTTCCAACATTAATCAGTTCCATACCAAATTCCACTATATCACCTACCACTGCGGTTGAAACAAAATTTATTTCACTCATCGCTTTGGTTACAATGTTTCTTTCTCCTAATTGACAGACAGCAAATATTGCAGCCTCTTCGTCAATCCACTTTAAAACTTGTCCTCCAAATAATGTTCCCCTAGCATTCAAATCACTCGGTTTAATTAACTTTCTTGTTCTATATTTCATTTTTTTAAATCTCCTCTTACATCTGATTTTACTTTATCGAGATAGACCAATCTCTCATTTTGACTCACGAATGGAACACTCCAAAACTGACGTGTCTTTGTTCTGAACCAACCAAAAACAAATGAATAAACCCCCATTACTAATCTTAGTTTAACTGAGTTTAGATATAAAGTAAGGACGGGTAATGATGGTGCACCATGAGTCAAATAAGTTCGAACCTTTTTATCCTTCAACAAAGGTTTTGGATATCCGTATTTTTTTGTGACTGGTATGAACTTGTATGCAAACCCTGGTGTGAATATTTGGTCAAAGAACGCCTCTAACATTGGTGTTGTCCTAAACCACCAAACAGGAGATATGAAATATATTCTATCTGTCCATGTAATTAAGTCTTTATATTCCCTAACTTTATCTTTACCAAAATCAAATGTCTTGTTTTCCGCATAGAGGTCTACAATATAGAAATCTTCTTTATTAGATTCTAAGGTATCTGCAATTGTTTTTTGTATTCCGTTGTAACAAAAACTCTGTTTGTCAGGATGTGCAATGATAATTAAATTCTTCATCTTATAACTTGTTTAAAATCCAAGAGACTCTCCCCCAAACATTCTCTTGTCCTTCGTATTTTCTAATTTTAAAATGGTCTTTCTCTGTGAGGACAACTAACTCACCTTCTGTAGGGTCAATAGAACGGTCTATGACGAGGATATTTCCTGTCTTGACTCCAAGTGTGTTTGGACCCATATAACGGAAATAAAAGGTCGTATACGTGTTCTGAATGATTAAATCATTGAGGTCTAAACGTTTGTCTACATAAGATTCGGCGGGAGATGCAAATCCTGTTGTTCTTGACTTAATATTTAACTCTTTCGCAGTTGTATTCACGATACAAAAATAGTAAAATATTTTGTATCTTCAAATATATTGTCTATTAAAATATCTCTCCTATGAGAACTTGTGGTTTGATTCCCATCGCAGCTGCAGTGCAAAGTCTTGTGTTACCAGCAACTAAATGGAATCTGTCACCAAATTTGAGTATTAGTGGTCTTTTGTAGTCACCACTTTGAAGGGCTTTTTTCAACTCTCGTGGGTCTTGTTTGTTATACTTTTTTGCAAGAGCCATTACTTTTTTCATCTCACCTTTTTTGATTTGATTACATTCCGTATTTTCAAGATTGTTCCAAACCTCGTCGGGTATTTTAACTTCGATGGCGTTGTCTAATGCACGATAAACATCTTCGACAGATATATCGATATTTTCGTCTCTATTCAAATCTTGAACTACTCTTTCTATTTCGTCCATTTCTGACTTCAAGTATCTTTTCCTTCTCTCCATAAAATAGTTGACCTCATTTCTTAGGTCATCAAAATCTGAAATGCCAGCATCATAGACGTAATCTTCTAAGTCTTTGAATTTGTTAAATTTCAAATGTTTGAGGAGCTCAGGATGTTTTTTCACGTCATCAAGAAATTCCTGAACACCTGAAGAATCAGGTGATAACTCATTTATGAGTCTTTTAATTCTTAATATTTGTTCACGTAAAATCACTCTCCGAATATTTTTTTTATATGTTGAGGAAATTGTTTTTGAAACTTTTTCAAAAAGACGGATGATAGAACACTCGCCATATTTTCTTCAGGACCTCCAATATCTTGTATAGGTTCATCCTCAGGAACACCCATTGACTGATGTTGATATTCGTGAACCCATTCATGGGCTAACGTCCTTAAAATATCAATTAAAAGTCTACCTTTACAAAGAACAAAAATCTCACTTTCGGGCATTCTAACACCTGTTGTCATATTTTCATTTCTCTCATTTTCAAAATGAATATGAACGTCTTTTTTTAATTTCAATTCATCTTGTAATAACTGACAAAAATCCTTAATTACATCAATTGAATCCGATAAATTTGATTTTGATATGTTTTTGAGACAAACTTTCATGTAAATAAATATCCATGAAAGGGAAAGGTCAGGGAGAAAGTTCAAAAATCAAAAAGTTATATGAATTTTGATTGGATGAGGGTTGGTCTGTTTTTGAATACTTGAGATTTGAATCTTGATTAAACAAAATCTTCATCGGATATCACATACTATAATTGTTGCTGGTTGACATGAAGCCAACTATCTCTCTGATTTTATCACAATCCCACCCGACCTTATAACTTATATCTGAGTTGTTGCGTTGTGAGCATCTAACTCATCCTGTAACATTTCGATTTGGTCCTCGATATTTTTTATCATATTATCCCTTGAGATAATATTGATGACACTTGTCTTATATTCAGTCTCATCGCTGTATCGGTTTTTACTTTTACCCTCTTCACAACTTAGAGCGGCTAGTTTTTGAGCCTGAGACTTGAGTTCGGACATCAAAAAAATCTTACCATATATTGGTTGGTTGGCAAGGTGTATTTTTTCTTTTAGACTTACCAACTCTGAAGACAATTTGAAATATTCCATAAGCGCATCGTTAACATCATACGGTCTGTTCTGACCATCGGTAACAGTATTGTATGTATACACTTTTTGAAACGCGTCTCCGATTTTTTTTACAAGTTTGTTCTTGTATTTCAATGCTTGTTTAATATTCATAAATTTGTATTTAGTTCAGAAGTATAGTGTATAAAGACATCTTAGTCAAGTTGCTTAACCAAATTTAACGCTTGTGCAATTATTTGGTGCATGTCGTAATAAACGTATGTTGCTAATCTACCACCAAAATAATAATTTGGTAAATCATTCGTCAATTCTTTATACTTTTCGTAAATTAGGGTATTTCTATCGTCTCTTATTGGATAGTAAGGTTCATTCTCACCATTATAATCTGCAGGGAATTCATAACTAATAATTGTTCCTTTTTGATTTTGTGGGTCAAACCACTTATGTTCTAATATTCTTGTGTATGGTGTTTCTCGGTCAGTATAGTTAACCACGGGAACCCCTTGAAAATTATCTTTTTCCAAACGTTTTGTTTCCCATTCCAAACTTCTATATTCTAAATTTCCATAAAGGTAGTCAAAAAATCTATCTATGGGACCTGTGTAGATTACCTTTTGAGCTAGCGAATCATGATATAACTTCGATTCGAAGTAGTCTACCCCTAATTCAACATCACATTTCTGTAACATCTTTTCAAATATTTGAGTATAACCTCCAATTGGCATCCCTGTATATTTGTCATTGAAGTAATTACTATCCCAAGTAAACCTTAAAGGTAATCTTTTGATAATTGACGGGGGTAGTTCCTGACAGTTTTTGTTCCATTGTTTTTCAGTATATCCCTTGATGAGTTTCTGATAAATTTCATCACCCACCATTGACATTGCCTGTTCTTCGAGATTGGTTATCTTTCCCTTATATTTAATCTCCTCAATAATTTGTTTCGCTCTTTCAGGTTCGTTGACTTTCCAAAGTTGATTGAATGTCCACATGTTGAATGGTAATGTAAACATTTCGCCCTTGTAGTTCGCAATTACATTATGTGTGTATTGTCTAAACTCGGCAAATTGATTCACGTAATCCCAAATATGTTTGTCGTTGGTATGGAAAATATGTGCACCATATTTGTGAACGTGAATACCGTCCACGTTTTCAGTATAACAGTTTCCACCTATTACAGGTCTTTTATCAATTACCAAACATTTTTTTCCTTTCTTAGTTAGTTCGTAAGCACAAACGGAACCGAATGGTCCCGCCCCTACTATCAAATAATCATATTTTGGAAAATTCAATAAAATCATTTGAAATCAAAATTGAAACTTTCAGAATCAATAACATGTTCCTCAGTTTTTCTTGTCAATCTCTCTTTGTATTCAACAAGAAAATTCCCTGTGTTGGTATAAGCCCTACTTTCAATTAAAAAGGATTTGACAGGGAAAGGGTTTTTTCTTTCAGGTTCCATCATCTTGTCGATTACCTGAATTGCTTCTTGAGTTTTACCTAATGAATCATAATGGAATGCAAGATAAAGTAAGTTTTCATTTCTATCTTTACTAAACTCGCTCGCTAACTTGAAAACCTCCTCGGCTTTCGCATGTTCACCCAAGAAATCATAAGACCATCCCATAACAATCAAACCAAAGTAAGCCATCTCATCTTCATATTTTGGTTTTTTCTCAACACCCCAAACATGTGTCAATTCCATGAATCTTTCATAATACCACAAAGACCTTCTAGCATATTCTTCTGAGTGTTTTCTTCCGAAAGGTAATTCGCTCGAGTTCCCATAACAATCAGCATAACTCTTAGCAATATACCAAAGGTGATAGTAATCTTCATGAACCTTGTTTCCTACAACTTTATCAATTTCCAGTTCGAGTGCATCTCTTAAAAACTTTCTTGGTGCCGCCCAAGTATCACCATCTTGTGAAACGATGTGTCTGAGCCCATAGGGCATGTTAATTCTTTGAAAATCTTCACCAATTTCAGGAAGATGAATTGTTTCGTGTCTTTTGTCGTGTGCAAAAAACCAAGGTAATTTAGCATTCCAAAACCAAGTTCTGAAATAATTTGTATCGCCGGCTTGTGCTGCAATATTGTAACTTTGTATTTGTGTGTTTTCTAAAATTGACCAATCGAAATCTGAATCAACATGAAGGGTCTCATCCGCATCCATCCTCAAAACCCAGTCACAACCATGTTCTGATGAAAGACATTTTTGTAGGGTATGGTCTCTATTCCAACCAGGAAAATTCCAATCGATTTTATAAGTGAAACCTGGAATGTTTTTGGTTTGAAAAAAAACATTAATTTTGGACTCTGTGTCATCGTTTCCATTACATTGGATTACATAGTAATCAATATAAGGTGCCACTGATTCTAACATTCTCATGATGGTTTTGGATTCATTTCCAACCATCGAGTTCAATACAATTTTTGCTTTCTTATTCATAAGTGTAGTTCATTACTCCTTCTTCGTCGAAGTATTTTTTTATTGGAACGTGGTTTTGAAATTTGTGGGAGTGTCCTCTCTCTTCATTCCAATACCAATCATCGAAACCAAGCTCTTTGATTCTATCATGAATCCTTTTGTCGTAGTGGTCTCTGATTAATCTCGCCCTTCTGTTTATATCATAAGCATTGTTATCAACAGTGCTATTACGATTGTTGTATTGTAAGTATAACATTCTTTTCACGTGAATAAACCTTGTATGTAAGAATGTTCTGACAATCATTTCAAAGTCATCGGCTACCGGGGTTAGTTTGTTGTGACCACCGAGTTCATGATAGAGCTTTCTTTCCCACATTCTTATGTGGTCGGGCATTGAGATGTTGAAACGGATTGTCAATGGATTGATATCTGGATACCAATGTGCCAGATACTTTTGTCCATCAGCATAAACCCACGAGTGTCCTGCATAACCGAAGTCAAAAAAGTTATCAGGTCTAGCATACCAATTACCTGACCAATCATGGTCATAAGACTTCATTTCACCATCATCGTATAACTCACATACATCAGTATACAAGAAACCAGCATCAGGGTATTTTTCGATTGCGTCATTACAAACCTCCAAACAATCACTTATGAGTGCATCATCGTGGTCCAATTCACAAAGCCAATCTCCATCACACAACATAGCCGCCCTGTTTTTAGCTAACCCTACATTACCCCCTGAAGTGGGATATATTTTGTGTATCTTTACTCTGTAATCAATGTTCGAAAATTCCTTCAACAAGTTCCAAGTCTCGTCATCTGGCGAATCATCAACAACAACCCATTCCCAATTTGTGAATGTTTGATTCTTCAAACTTTCATAAGTTCTCCTTATTCTCTCTCCTGTTTTATATGTTGGTGTAAAAATTGAGAATCTCGGTCTTTGATAGTCAGTATTTTTGAATACCGTTTGACAAACAACTATGTTTGCTAAAACGTTATCCTGAGGTAAGAATTCGTAATGAACATGTTTTTGTTTTAAGAAATAATGAGGAACTTCGATTTCATCTATAAAGGACAGGATAACATCAGGTTGATATTTCGTATAATCCCCCGCCACATCATTGGTATAGGGTAATGCATAAATGGTGACTTCATCATAAAGTCTTTCCTCGAAGTAAATATCAGATTCTAAAATGAATTTCCCTGTGGAAACCCAACCGTAAACTATCGCACTAGGTTTTTTTGTCTTCATCTAAGTGGTGAATTGTTTCTTTGGATGGTCTATTCTTTTTATCTGAAGCTTTTTTCATCATTTTTTCAAACTGTCTTGCTTGGTCTTTGACCATTTCAGAATCAATTTTGTAAATTCGACCATCCGTTCCATCTAAATTTAATCTTACACCTTCGGTTGTAAAGATGGAAATTGATTCATATCTACATAAATTATCGAAGTCCCATACCGTTGTGGAATGAAGTCCTTGAACCTCTCCTTTGTTGATTCCACCATATTTTGTGAAGTGAATGAATTTATCACCTTTTTTAAACATCTCCATCTGAATCCCAATCTGTTAATACGAATTCTAATCTAACTGCCTCGATATGTCCATACCTATTTACCCAAGCATTTCCCTTGAGTCCACCACTCGAAGAAAAGTAAGTTGCTTTCGAACATTTCCCTTTTTTTGCCAATTCCATAGCATCTCTCAGCCTACCGACAGCAGATGATTTCAACATTTCGATTGTGGGTGTATTTGAATCAAAAGCCCAAGTCCATCGAAGAGTCTTCATAGCGATTTCACATTTACGGAAATCGAAATTGTCGAGAATCTCGGCAATCATTTTGTTTTCTTGCTCAATGATTTTGTTACTCATGAGAAGAATAATAAAAAATAAAATTTATAAAGGAAAATTACGGTTTTATGTATACCTTGGTGCCTGAAGGAATTGAGTTCAACATCCATTGAATTGCATTGTTTGAAACTCTAATACAACCGTTGGAACGAGGAGTTCCTAAGTTTTTCTCTTTGTTTGTTCCGTGGAAATATATGTTCCTTGAAAATGCGTTTTTGTTACATGGCTCTAACCCATCGAGTTCCAAAATACCTGTGAGAACCTCAGCCACGTGTCTTTGTCCCTTCTCATCCACTCTCATCGAGTCTTTGTCAGGACCCAAAATTTTACCTGTTGGAGTTTTAGCCACAATCACCTCATATGGTTTTGCCTCAACTTTTCCTTTTACTTGTAACAAACCTGTTGGTGTTTCCTTATTATCAGGACGATTGTTAAAACCATTCGCACCAGTTGATACAATAACAGTTTTGATTGCGGTTTTACCGTCTTGTGTGTAATACATTCTTTGTTCAGGTCCCCAAACTATCAGAAGTTTTTCTCCCTGTTTTATCATTCCCTTTTCAACCAATTCAGAATAAAGTTCTTTCCAATCTTCAGCTTCAATTATTTCAGGACTACAATCGGTAACCTTTGGTTTCTCTTCTTCATCATCAAACCAAGTGCTCGGTTTATACCAAGCCTTTTGTTCTTGTAACTTCGCCAACTGTGATTTGGTTATGATATACTTCATAAAAATAAATACCTTTATTAACAAAAAAACCCCTCACTAAGGAGGGGTTTGAATTTTACGTTTCGTTTTAGAAAAGTCTAAGGAGATAACTTATAACTGCAGCTAAGCCAACAAGAGCTGGCATTTCTGTTTTGTTTCCACCCATCAAAGATAAGTGTAAAACAACAGCCGCACTCATGAAACAACAAATAATAAAAGCACCGATAACAGATGTCATTGGAACTGAAAGGAGGATTGCTCCAATAAGTTCACCTACGCCTGTAATAACTCTATACTTTTCGAGTTTCATGTAAGCAAAATTTCCAACCATTTCTTGGGTTCCAACGATTTTTTCAATTGCTCCTTTACCTAAAAAAAGAGAGGTGACAACTGAAAGAACCCACCCGATAATTGCGATAATACTCATAATGATTAATTTATTATGGGATTATAACCTGAAACCCTGAACAAGTAAAGTATTCCGATATTATGAATTCATTTGTGAAAGGAACTCATGGATTATTTCTTGACACTCATCTTCATTACCAGCTTCATCGTCCCACATAATTTCAGATGAGTCCGCAGTCCAATCATCCCACTCATCCCAAGTGGCAACGATTGTGAATTTTCTTTCATCATCAGTTTCTCCATTAAACCAAACAGTTTTGGAAGTTGTTTTCGGTGAGTCAAAATCTATTTTCATATTATTTATATTTTCACAAATATAGGAAAATTTTGTGACAAAAAAAACCCCTCTAATGAGGGGCTCTTTTACTTTTTACACCATCCGAAACATACTTTACCAAAAGTTATTTTCGTGATGAAATTACAGATTTGTTTCATGATTTATTAAACTTTTCTTCTGTGTGGTTTACCATGATGTCTTTGACATTTGGAACACACAGGTTGTGGTTTATGTTGAGCCATTCTAATTCTTTGAGCCGCTCTCATTTGTTGCATTCTTTTGAATTGTTCTTCAGACATTGTTATAATGACTTTACCGTCTTTCTTTTCAATCTGAGGTCTTTCCATTTCCCATCTTTGTCGATGGTCTATAAAGTCTCTAAATTGATTAGGAAGAGGTCTTTGGCCTTGTGGTCTCATAGGCGGTTGAGCTGCTAGTGTAAGTGTGGCAAATACACCGAGCAGAATTAATGTGATTTTTTTCATGTTATTGCTTTAAATTTTTCTGTACTTAAATAAGTATTTTCCCAATAAGGTGGATTAATTTTTTTTGGACTTACTTTTTTCAAAAACTCACCATTGATATCATAAACGTTTACTTTGTCTGATGGCGTCCCTAATGAGAAATCAGCCTCGAAAATATACATGTTTCCATCTTTCGATTTGACCACGTCAGTCCAAAGACCACTTCGGTAACCCCCTCGAAAACTACCTTGGGAGCGAATAGCTCCATTTGGAAAATAATAAGTCCATTTACCTAAGTAAGACTTAGTAGCTCCGATTTTACCCATGGCTTCAACTTTTCCTGTTCTTCCGAAAAAAATAGTTTTACCATATGGGTAAGAATCCCGTTCGTCTCTCATGTTGGAAACATATCTAATTTTACCTGTACCAGTATAGCCCGTTTGAGTCATATCTGAATAATTCATATTCTTATAAACTCCGTCCCAATCACCCATCATCCATATACCTATTCGTTTTCCGTTATTATTATATGTGCCTTTTCTGTAAATTTTTCCGTTTTTGAAATTCTCTTCATATTCACCTACTAAACCTCCACTTAAAGTGGTTCCCTTTTTCTCAATTTTTCCGTCGGAATAGTATTGAACAAAAGGCCCTTCTTCTTCACCATTTTTATAAGTCTTAATTCCCGCAAGTTGTCCTCCACCGTAAAAGTATTTCCACACACCCTGCTTTCTACCATTGTCGTCTTCGAAACCTTTATCTTTAACGGGGATTTCAAATTGGCTTGGAAAATTTTCAGCTTCGATACTATATTTTGGAACCCTATCACCAACAAATTTGAAAAAATCTATTTGTTTTATCTTATGCGTTTCATAGTCATTTTTGTCCATAAACTGACCTGACTCATGATGTAATTGATAAGGAGACCTCCTATCATCCAAATTAAAAAGTAAAAAATAACTTGAACCCTTTGGGTCAGTCAGATAATTTTTGAAGTAACTATATTGACCTATGGTACATATATCAATTTTAGCACCTTTGTCTCTTCCTTTGCATCTTCCTAGAATGTCTCTATATAACTTCCAAACATCTTTGTTTACACCAAAAACTTCGAATACCTGATACTTGTAGTCGCCATTGTCATATATCCCCAAGTATTTTATTCCACCTGAGGATTCCAACTTCTCGATATCATTTTGTGAAACAAAGTTATCTTTACCCTGTATTTCATCATAGACAATATTTCCTTCTCTAAGTTTAACAATCTCTTGCAAAAATTTCTTAACATCTTCGGCGGTCCTATACAGGTGAATGTCCTTGTATTCAAACTTTTTCTTATTTTTCTCGTATAGGTCGAAGTATTCTTTATACTTGTATACATCCTCGGCTTTGATAATACCAGTTCCCACCTTCTTTGTGAGCCAACTCAATAAATAAAATTTGTTACCCGTAACTTCAACTATTTTATTGAAGTCATCTTCTGAAATGGGCTTTCCCTCACCTACATATTTGTTTTTGAGATTGAGAACATTTTGGTCAACTTGTTCTTTTAATACTTTCCAAATGAGGGAGCGTAGTTCCATGTTTTATAAATACTTTGGACATAAAAAAACCCCCGATTTCTCGGGGGCCTTTACTTATTTCTTGATTTTAGAAACAAGCTTTAGAATATGTGGTCCCACCACAACTCCGACAACGACACCTAATAAAAAGTGCCAATGCCATAAAAATTCTAATTGTTCCATAGTTTTTTAAAAGGTTTAATTTTGTTTAGACTATAAATGATAGTTCAGACCCAAACCTACAAGGTTGGAATGCTTACCATCTTTTACAGTTCTTAGAATTGATTGTTCTAAGCACCACTTCTTGTTTATCTTGTATCCAATGGTAGGGACATAAGTAAATTGCCCTTTTTGTCCATCGAACAAAGTAACACCCCCGTCAAGACCAACATAAAGGTTCTTCTTAAGGTGCTTACGGTATCCAACTAAAACAGGCATTCTTACAAAAGACGCCTTGTCTTGCATGAACTGGAAAGATACATTCAAATTCTTTTTATGAAAGTTAACTTTCTGACCCCATGCTTTGGAATCCCAACCAACATTTCCTGCTAACGGAGCGTTCACAGTTGCACCAACAGAGATATCCCATCCCTTTTTATCTTGTGCAAATGTTACTAGCGAACATACGAGAGCAAAAAATAACAAAAATTGTTTCTTCATTTTCGTTTTATTTAACGGTTTATAAATAAAAAACCCATCTTCACCTACAACTAAGTTGAGATGGGATGGGATTTATATTCTCTTATAAATATCTTTGAAAATCCGAAAATCGTCTTACATGAACCTTTTGACCCTGTAACCCATGTTACCCAAGTAATCCTTGAAAACCTCTTTTGTTCCTGTTTTGGATAGGTTAAACATGATTTTTACGAGTTCGAAAAGTTGGTCAGTAACGAATAAAATTTGGTCACCTTTCTCATATGCCATCTTGTTTTCCTTACCTTTTCCGAACAAGACTAGGTTGTTAGTTTCCTCAGGAGAATAGTCCTCAAGGTAACTGTCAAGAAATAAAAAAATCTTGTCATTTATTTTAGATTCTCCAACAATTCCAAGGAACTTGTTTAATCTATTTTCTGTGATGATGTATTTCATGGCTCTACGAATTCCACCTTAACATTGAATTTATTTTCGAACCATAGTTTAATTAAGAGTTTCATTTTTTCTTCACTCAAAGCAAACATATCGGTCATATTTTTTTGGAAGTGGCGGTTAACCCATAATCTTCCATCTGTGTGGTCAAATTCCATAATGTCCTCCCAATCGTCTTCACCATCCCCAATTTGGTGAGATACTACAATATAAGGATGAAGTCGGTTAACAACCTTCCTTTCAATCAAATTGTTAAGGTAGTCGATAATAAACTGATTCAACCTATTTTCAGAAATAATGTATTTCATATTACTCGTCTTCATTTTGGTCTTCTTCATGCATCCACTCAAAATTATCCATTGTGAGGGATTTATCATATCTCTCATTGAACCAATTTATTATGGTTTTGATGGCGTCGAGATTAGGAATTGAAAAAAGTTTAGTTAATTGAGTAACTAATCCATCACTAAGGTAAATCACTTCAAACTCTCTGTGTGGATGCATACTTGAATATTGAATTCTGTAAAGAATTTTGCTTGTATTATACTGTCCGTCTGCAAGATTAAACTCACCATCACCAATATCCCACTCCCACCAATCGATTGAATCAAGATAAGATAATATCAAATTTTTTAACCTATTTTCTGTTATTACGTACTTCATGGTTAATATTTCTTATTGTTGCGGTGGCTGAATGAACGGGAACTCCAACCATATCCTCAACGAACTGTGCAAGTTGGTGTTTAAAAAAATGAAAATCAGGACCCATAGTTCTTTCGGTAACATAAAATATTGGATGAAGAATATAATAGGTTCCACCCATCATTGCTTTACCTTCTTCAATCGCAACCTCAGTTTTCATAACAGAGTTGTTTGTGAAAGTCTCAGCAACCTGTTTGATAATTTCTTTTATCCTATCGTTTTGTTGTTCTGTAATAATATATCTTTTCATCATACTTTTGTCCAGGTCATTTCAAAAACCTCATATTCGAGTGGTGTTCCATAATAGGCAATATCCAAATTGAAATAAGATTTGAGGTCCTTATATACTTCCCTCTTGGCAAGTAAAGACCAATTCCTATCCTTCTTTTGTTTGCTGAAGTCAAAGTAAAATTTGATGTTTGGTCTTTGAATGGAGAAACCTTCATTTCCATAATGAGTTCCTTTCTCCCCAATCTCAATCTTCACCAACTCATCCCCAAACTTAACTTTAAAAAATTCTATAATCTTTGGAAGTATACGTTCGATACGAACTTTGTAGTCCTTAATAAATTGAATTCTCTCCTCTTTTGAAAGTTCATGAAACTTCTCCACCCAATCAGGTGTGTCTGATGTCAAAACAATTGCCTCCCTTAATATTTTTTTGATGAGTTCTCTCATGATTATAAATACAAAACAAAATAAAAAACCCCTCCTGATTGGAGAGGTTTGAAATTAATTGGATGGTTTGTCTGATTCGATTTTATTAACAACGTCTTTGAGGTGTCTTAGTAAAAGCTCGTGGTCATAATCGTTTTTCTCACCATAAACTTTCAATTGCCCTGAGACGTAGTCTAAAGAAAAAATCGCATCTTTTACTTCTTGTTTTGTCATAGTTTAAAATTATAAAAAATTATTTCAAATAAACCAAATAAAAAAACCCCTCCTTATTGGAGGGGTTCTTATTACATTGCTCGAAGGATTGCTTCAGTCTCACCATCCCACTTTTTGATTTGGGATTTAGGAACCCAAAAAGTCAATTCACCAATTTCTTCCACCCGACGAAGATAATCTTGACGGAATCTTTCTGCTTCTGAAGCGTCCTTGATATATTCCACACCCATATGACCCGCACAAATCTTACCGAGACCAGTCAACATAGAGAACTCATCTGTGAGAGTCTTCATGCAACATGTACAAACCTTACCACGCTTGATAGTCAACTTACCTGTGAACTGTACCGCCTTTGGTGACACCGCCTTCACACGAGTGATGTCGATAAGGATGGGGTTAAACTGAAGACCGTAGGTCTCTTTGAGTTCCATACCCTTTTTACGACCAAGTTTAATGGTCTCACCTTCGGTAGGCCAGTTCATACGAATGGTCTTCTCCTTATCTTCTTCCTTCTGAATCTGAGCCACAGCGGCTGAGATTTGCTTTGAGGTAAGTGTACCCCACTTCTGAAATTTGGAGGCGATGTCCTTTACGAAAGGGTTCTCGCCCTTGTAGTCAACGATACGCTTCACATCCTCAGGAAGCTCTTCCTTGTTGATAACCTTAACTTCAGAGTTAAGAGCCTTCTCGGTGGCTTCGAGTTGCTTTGGGGTTAAACCTCCCCACTTCTTGAGAGCGTCTTTCATGTTGAGGATGAAACGGTTTTGACCTTGGTAGTTACGAACTTTGTCTTGAACTGAAACTTGGGTTGTGGTAGTCATGGTGGATGTGTTTTGTGAATACAAAGATAATCATTTCACACAATTCACCAAAATTATTTTTTTAAAAAACCAAGTTCATATACTAATGGTCTCATTCTATCTTCCAAGTTCTTATATAACTGACGAAACTCTTTGAACTCTTCTTGGAAATATTCTTTCCACACAAGTTTAAGTTGAGCATACCCTGCATCCCAAGAGTTGAGATGATTTTCATCGTTTGCCATAACTTGACGAAGTTCCATAGACCTTTCAACAAGTTCTGTTGCTTTATCTAATACTGCTTTTGCATCAGGAGAAAGTTTGTCGTAGATTCTTTCTTCACCAAATAGAATTTTGTGAACATAACGGTCTGAAGATGTCCTTGCGTCGTTGTAAAGTTCATCATATCCGTTTTGGTCCGCAAGTTCTTTCATCTTGTCTAAGGACATCCAAAAGAATTCGTTTTTTATATCCCATAATTGGTCTTTGTATTCAACTTGACGAAGAGAAGATTGATTTGATTTAGACTCGAATAAAGAATAAACAACAGAATCATACTTGAATTGATTGAACAATTCATGTTGTTCATTTGGAGCGAGATATTCGTCCTTTTCGTTTTTCCAATCTGCAGTAATCATTCTTCGAACTGAAAATAATAATAAAGACTCTATAAAATTTTTTTGAGTAACTGAAAATCCATGACCAACACTACAGGTGCTTGTAAACAAAGCGACATCTTCCATGCTCTTTCCTACATTGTTGGCGGTAGAAAGTAAATAACCAAAACTATTAGGTAATAGTGAACCATACCCTTTTTGTTTCACTTTCAGAGATGAAGAAAGTTGAGGAGCATCTTTCGCCCCTTTTATTTGACCTTTCGCATAATCTTTTAGTGACTTGAGTTGGTCTGTATTATAAACAAATTTGGTTGATTTATTTTCTATTTGAAAATCTTTATTTAATTCAAGTAAATCGTATGTAAACATTTTGTTTTTTTTGTAAAGATAGGACTTATTTTTTATTTGAGAAAATTGAAAATGAAAGTGCCCAAGAAGACACATCCGCGAAGTTGGATGAATCCATTATGTAACCTCCTGAAAATGAATATTCACCAAAAAAAAGTTTTCTAAATGTTTCGGAAGATGGTCCTGAAATCCATGTTAATGGAGAGAATATTGCAATATTCGTTTTGAACTCTTTTTGAATTCTATATATGAATTGAAGGTAGAGTTGTTGAGCCGAATTTCCCATTTTTTCTTTAACCATGATTTCATTTATCTTAGTTTTACTTGCACCCGCCCTATCATGTCCCTCTTCTTTATAAGATGTTTTTTTCGAACCCGTGGTGTAGGGTGGATTCATCAATACAATAATCTCCTTACCTCCCTCAATCGCATTTCTCAAACCAATAGGGAGTTTCTCATAATCATCATTCAAGAAGTCATATTGAAACTTAACCGCTTCAGGGTTATATCCCATTTGATTTGCAGTATCAATATCTGCCTGAATTAAAGTTGAACAATAAAGTTCTTTGAACTTATAATCACGGGTAAGATTCCCCGTCCCCCAAGCAGGGTCCCAAACAATATATTTTTCTTTCCAATCTTCACCGAACACTGATGTGATATATTCGTGGGCTTTGTCTACCCAAATTGAAGGTGTGAAGAACTCACCTTGTTTACGACGAACAGTATCTTCAACAATGCGGTCAACAACAGCGGCTAACTTATGTTTCTGAGATGGCGTATAAGAAGACGAAAAGTGTCCGAAGAATGATTCGAAGGCTTCACGAGATACTACAGGAACCTCACCTAACGCCTTTGAAACAACTGTCTTTCTTTTCTTGACAGGGTGAAGATAGTTGTCGTCCTTGTTCACCAAAATTTGAACAAATAGATTCGCTCTTTCATTGGTAGTGAACTTATTTTTTACAAGAACTTTTTCATCAAAATAACGGAATACCTCTGTAATGTTTTTGTCCGTAACGAGAACTTTTCTTTGAACATTATCAGTGAGGTCTTTAACCTTTTGAATACACTCAGGAAAATGATGAGAATCATAGACGAATGGTTTGATTGATTCGTCCTTCATCATGGTTAATACTAAATCAGTAATTGAATGAGCAGATGAGGGTGGAACACTCCAATCCAAATCCATTTCTAAATACTTAATGATATCATTGACATGTAATGTTAAGCACTCGTTTCTATCCCCGATGAAAATTGTAGATGGAGGAACAATTCCTTTATCGTAGAAACGCTTTACATAGAAAACAGATTGAGCAAGAACTTTTACAAGTTCAGATTTGTTTGACAAATTCAAATCATCTTTGAACTCCATAAGAGTTCTGACCTTGTGAGATTTGGAAACTCCGAATCCATCGCATCCAAAAGGAGATGTGATTTCCATATCCTTGAATTTCTTTTTGAATTCGTGTCGGTAGGAATTTTCAACATCTTTTTCATTGAGGGCTATTGCCAAACTTTTGGACATCATATCTATAAATATTTGTGCAAATATAAGACACAAACCCTATTATGCCAAAAGTTTTTTTCCTGCTCTTTCTCTATGAAACTTTATTGCAAACCTGTGAACCTCTTCTTGAATAACTCCGAGAACGGACCAATCCATTGGATGTTGTTTACCATCAGTTGTATGAACGGTCTGTGACCTGTGTTTTTGGTCTTTCGAAATTGATATCAAATCAATCCTGTTGGTAAGTCCAAGAGACTCAAATACCTTCTTTGCAACGTTTAATTGACCAATTCCCCCATCAATTAGAACAAGGTCAGGTAGTTGACCCTTTTCATCCAAGAGTCTCTTAAAACGTCTGTAAACCACTTCCTCGAATGACAGACAATCATTACCATTGTTTGACTCCTCACGAATGATATACTTACGGTATTCACTCTTGAGAGGTTTGTTATTCACATATCTTACAGAGGCCGCAACATTTGAGTCACCCTGATTGTGTGAGTTGTCAAACGCCTCGATAATCAAAGGAAGATTTTTAAGACCCAAAACCTTTTTTATACCAAAGGCAATCTTGTTATATTTCCTTACACGGATGGGTTCGAGTTTCTCTTCAAGTTTTTTGATTTGATTAACCCTGTTGAGGTAGTTGTCCGCCTTTTCGAACTCCAAGTTCTTGGCAAACTCATGCATTTTTCCTGTGAGAAACACCTTTAACATCTTATAATCAAGTTCGAATATCTTTCGAACAATTAATTGATACTTCAGATATTCAAGGTTCGATTCCAAGGCAATGCAGGGTGCGTTACAACGACCAATATGATACTCAAGACATGGTTTGAATTTACCTGCCCCGATGTTTTCTTGATTCAAAGTATAGGAACAAGTTCTAAGTGGAAGGATGTCGTTGATAAGTTCCATAACTTCATACGCCCTTTGACCTGAGGTGAAGTTGATTCCACAGGTGTCCTCACCTTTCCCATGAGTTATTTGAAGTTTGGAGTATGGTCCACCAGTCAAAGACAAATGCCAAGTTCTTGACTTATCATCTTTACCTTTGATGTTGAACTTGGGTTTGTAAATTTTGATGAGTTCTTCCTCCATGATGAGAGCCTCAGCCTCAGATGAAGCAATCTGATACTCAACGTCACGTATTTGTTCAACAAGGGTCCTTGTCTTCTTGTCATCGTGTTTCTTATTGAAATAAGACGCAACACGTTTGGGAAGGAACTTGGACATCCCCACATATATTACCTGGTCTTTGCCATCTTTGTAGATGTAACAACCAGGGTATTTGGGAGCTGATTTTATTTTTTCTTTGATGTCCATTCTTTTCTGTGTTTGTAAAACCAATAGGAGTGAATGATGATAACGCACGAATTTACAACAATTGTCGGACCTGCCGAAATTCCGAATCCATAAACTAACCAAAAAATTGCGCCAACCGTGTTGACCGCTCTAAGACGGAAAACGTCCTCAATTAGGAATGAACCTAAAATGAGGACGCTCCCGATATATCCATATATTTCCCACATCATTTCGCGAATGCTTTATCTGCCCAAGTCTTTGCTCCAACCAATGTCCACAAGTTCATATCACACATGTCAGGGAAACAAGTTCTCATGGTTCCAACGGTGATTACCTTTAAGAAACCAAGGTCGATTGAATACCACTTACCACCTTTTGTAGTGTAAACGTTCATCCACTGACCGTATTCGTTCTTAACTTGAATGTTGACCAAAGAATTCTTGCCATATCCACGGATTACATCAACAGTTCCTTTGGTGTCGTGGATGTTGATAAACCCAGCTTTGCATTTGCCTGCGATGCGGAATTCATATTCTTTGTTGATATCTTTCAGGTGGTTTGAAACTGAAACGTCGAGAGATTTACCTTTAACGAAAGTTCTGAATGAACCGTAAAAAACGTCAGAAGAATAGGCGTTGTTGGTGTTGATGTTTACTGCGGGAAGGGTAGTGGTTTGTGTCATATTGTTGTGTTTTGTTACACAAAGATAGGGAACCACAATTTACCAGCCAAATATATTTTAAACTTTATCACAAATGTGTGGTTGGAAACAAGCTTGTCCCCCACCTTCCACATATCCAATTCTTTCATTTATATTTGTTGAACGAAGGTATGGTGATTCTTGTCCACAGATTACACATCTGTCTTTCTCATCCATCTTTGGGTCTCCTTGGAGAACACATCCCAAATGGTCATATCCTACAAGATAATCATATTCAACTTCAGAAGTATCTTTACCACAGATTGAACAAGTCCAAGGTCGAATGATTTTCTTTACACTTCCATCAGGAGCAATTTCCATCATGAAATGTTCATCATCTTGAGGAGGACCCTCAAGGTTTCTTCTTTCTTGCCAGTATTTGTTTCTTGCAAGACCACCAAGTTCGAAGTCGTTAGGTGTGTTTAGGATTTCTTCTGCTGTTAGTGTTACAGTGATTCCCATATGATTTGTTTTTTAAAAACTAAAGGAAAATATTCAAAAGACAAATCTATTTATATTAATATGGAAAAATTTTCTAAAGAATGGAAATATAGATACAAAGAAACGCTTACGGAAAAGTTCAAGTATCTTTTCCTAAGTGAAATGCACAAACACTTTGAGTTGATAAACCTCCAAGTGACAGACATTTCATATAATGGTGATGTAATGGAGGGAATGGATGTTGATGTCGAAATTGATTATCAGGGCGCTTGTGACGGAGACGCACACAGTGTTGGACATATGTTATCAATAATCTCAAACCAAGTGCATGAATTTTTTTTCAAACACCAAATCGACCCAGTAACCTTTAAGTTTAAAGGAGGTGATGTTGATGGTTTAATTATTAATGACCCTATGATATTAGAATTCCATTACAAATTAGATGAACTACATAAAGTTCTTTTATACATAACGATGAACTATGACCAACAGTAAGATTTATAGATTAGCCAAAAGGATGTTTAGTGACTTTACTAAACCACCTCAGACTCCAAATGATGTTTACAACACATTGACGGGAGAAAAAAACTATTGGGATTACTTTAAGTATATGGGTCCTGACAACTTCATTAAATTATGTATTGCCACTTGGGGTGTTTCACAAAACATACCCCAAGAACAAATAGAAGAATGGTATGATAAAGTCTTTTTTGCAACAGTCTTTTCAACGGAAGACGAAACCTACTACGATGAATGTGGTATGTGTGATGGAGGAGGACATGTACGATGTGATAACTGTAATGGAATAGGTGATTTGGAATGTGATGAGTGTGAGGGTGACCTTGAAGTCACTTGTCATTTTTGTGATGGTGATGGTAAAATAGATGGAGATGACGGACCTGAGGACTGTGATGAGTGCGAAGGTAAAGGACAAAGGGAGTGTGACGAATGTAATGGAACAGGTAAGGTTACATGTCACATATGTGGTGGTGATGGGGATGTATATTGTGATGATTGTAATGGTGATGGAAATCTCGAAACCGATGAAAAACTATTTGACATTCAATTTATAGTTTGTTGGAATAGAAACCTTTACGACTTATTCGAAATCAAAGAGGAAGAATTTGAAGAAGTTATACCAACAGATAGATTCTATAATAGTAAATCTATAATTATACTCGGAGAAGTGACACAAGAACACGCTGAACTTTCTGATGAAGTAACCCCAGACCAAATATATTGTTTGGGACTTTATAATCAACTTCCAAATGTTAGATTTGAACCGAGAAAACCTAAATTCTTCACAACACCAAGTTGGGACATAAGCCATCTCCAATAATTTATATAGAATGGATGTAAAATATTTTTTAAAGGTATTAGAAAAAGAGGGTTATCCAAATCCTGACATTCAATCTATTGCCAAGATGGTTGGATACAACTTAGATTATTTTCTCCTTGGTATAAGAGACAGAGTTGGTGAGGAAGGTGTAATCGATTTTTGTGAAAAAGCAATAAATAAATTGCAAGGTGAAGATGGAGTCAGGGTTGACTTGGGTGGAGACGAATATTGTTACATAAAAATATTTCCACAATACTACGACGAGAGGGAATCGGAAAATGATGTGATTGCTAAAAGTAGTTGGGGCGATTCAAACATATTGAGTTCAGACCCAGAAACAGGTGATGAGAGCTACTTTACAATTCAAGTAGTAATCGACAATACAGACATGGGTGGTTGGAGTGACTTGGACGAGTTATTGGACCACATCAAAGAACAAGCCTACAACATAGTATTCCAAAACTGTGGTTTCGGTGTTTGGTGGGAATAAAAAAAAAAGGGGAGACCGAAGTCTCCCAATAGGGGCTGAACGGTTTTGCCAGCCACTCCACCACCAAGTTTAACGAACTTGGAAACCTTTTGGAAATAATGTGTTGGCTAAAGAGGTAAGAGCCTCAGAACTTAAATATCCAACAACATCATCGTTAGCTTCAGGTAAGTAATATTTTGTCACGAAATCACCAGTCTCACTGTCCATAATTGCAATTTCGAAATCATCTTTGAAATCACCATACAACCCTTGAGCACCCCCAACAATTGAGAGTCCAATTTTTCCATCAGTCATATATGTCTGACGTGCACCCTCAACCATATTTCTATGGGGTTTGGAGTGTTCTATAATATTTTCAATCGTTATCATAATCCTTTGAGTAATTGTCTTAATTTGATTTCTAAAAGTTCTAATGTGTTCTTATCCTTTGCGGTTTTATTTGGTTTTTTCCTTAACGAATCTATGAGTTCCTGTATAAAATCAGATTCACTTTTCTCTTGAACCACTTCGGCGTCCTGTATGTCACCCATAGGTTCATCTGCAGGTGTGTAAGGTAAGGAGCTTTTTTGCCCTTTTTTCTCACCCAATTTATAGGCACCATAAACCAAGGCACCAACTGCTACTATTTTTACTAAATCACTGAATTTCATTTTGTTACCTCCGCTTCGATTTTAGATTTATTAATAAGATGGTCAGTTAAAGAATAGAAATCAAGTTTAGTCATAACAATTGAATTAACCAAATGTTTGTGTGGGATATGAACCAAGAAATCCACACCATTGAAGAAGGTTAAATCAGTTTTCATCTCAATTGAACTTTGAACCATTTTAAGAAAAAGTTTGAACTGAATTTGATTAACAAAAGTTTCATCCAAAAGGGTTCCGAAAGTTTCATGTAGAATTTTGATGTTGAGACCTGACATGTTCATATTCTTTAATTTCTACAAAGATAAACTTTTAAATTCAATTACCAAAAAAAATTACATTTTGGCTCCGTTTTTCAATCCTGAATGAAACTTGTTTGTATTTATCTAAGTATGTCAAATCCCGTTATAATTATTGGTCAACAAAGAATTGTAAAAAAAACTGAGAAAATTTCTTTTTCCAATCCTACTGACTCTGTCATAACAATAAATTATCAGAAGAGTTCGAATTTTCAGTGGGTTTACCAAGACGAAATACTACCTCAACAATCCAAAAGGATTTGGGCTGTTCCATCATCAATACAAATTCCAAATTACTTTTCTGAGAATTTAGTTAGTCAAGATGACGGAGATATATTAAACATGATACAGACATATTCTTTGGGGGATGTTGTGAATGTCAACACCGAATCTTGTTATGTATATGAATACCCATATCCGTTTCCAGTCACTTTAAGAATTTCAAGTGAATATGCCTTACCACCCAACGTTAATATAGATTATAGAATTGCAACATACAATCCTCCTTACATCGACCCAACAGTGTTCAACGGTATTCCTTGGACAAATTTAGTAACGAATTTTCAAGTTGGTGAGTGTCCCAATTATAACTTAGCAGGAACTGTTTATATCTCTTCTCCTTCTTTGGCTATCCAATATAGAGTGAGGGACTTATCTGACAATAGATTGAATTACTATTACATTATTTACCCTGAAACCTGTTTCGGACCTGGAGAGGACCCTTGTAACATCAATTCAATACCTAGAATTTGGGACTTATTATTTTCTGGTTGTTCTATAGATGGTATTTCGATTTATTTATTTGAACCATCCCAAATTCCCTTCGCTCAAGATGTTTGGATGGTATTGAAATCTCCTCCAGGAAACATAACCAACTGCACTACCCCAACTCCAACATCGACCGTTACACAAACACCAACCAACACTCAAACACCAACAAATACTTCTACACAAACTCCAACGCCAACTAACACTCAAACACCTACCAACACCTCTACCCCGACTCCAACGCCAACTAACACTCAAACACCTACCAACACTCAAACACCTACCAACACTCAAACACCTACACAGACCCCTCCTGTTTACTATTATTCAGCTCTTCTATGTGGGGACCCATCTTTCTTGAGATATTTCCGTTCGTCGAATCCAAATTTAACCGACAGTTGTTCTGTAATTTACGGTTATTGTGATGAGGCACCTCATACTGAATGTGGGGGAGTTCCTCAATGTTTTGATAATGTAAGCCCTTCGGTTGTCGTGAATTCGAATGATGTTTTAGAATGTTTCGATAGTTGTGAGTGTTGTCAGGGACTTTGTCCAACACCATCCCCAACTCCTACAATAAACCCGACCTCAACACCAACACCGACCACGACACCATCTCTAACCCCTACATTGACCTCAACTCCTACATTAACTCCTACATCGACCTCGACCTCTACACCAACACCAACAACCAGTCCGACAGTCACAGGCACACTTACTCCTACACCAACACAAACGAGACTTGCCGATTGTTATCAAAAAATTTATTTCGATGTAACATTAACTGAAACTTTTTTCAGTTACACAGATTGTTGTAGTGGAGAAGTAAATATCCTGAGCGTTGAAGCTGGTGTTGATTCTTGGGGTGCACCCGAGGGTTGTATAGAATATGGTTCAGTAACTGTTATTTCAGGTGAGTTCAATAATTTGTATTATAATTCACCTTGTGCGTGTCCGACACCCACACCAACATTGACAGCCTCTAATACTCCAACTCCAACAACTACTAACACACCAACATTGACCGCTTCTAATACTCCAACTCCAACAACTACTAGTACACCAACTAACTCACCAACAACTACCAACTCACCTACACCAACGCTTACACAGACTCCGACGGCCTCTGTAACTCAAACTCCTACACCAACACAAACAGAACCAACAGTTACACAGTCTGTAACACCATCTCAAACACCTACGCAATCATTTGTATTTTACCCTTATTCAGTTACCTCAGGACAAACTTTTGTATCGATAGATTGTAATCCTGTTGTTTTAACTCAGACCTTATATGCCGCAGAATCAAGTTGGTATACAATTACCAAATTTTATTCAGATTCAAACCTAACAACACCATACAATGGTAATGACTTGTATTATACCAACAACACTTTAGGTTCCTCCGATTGGTATAGAATCGCAACGAATGGTTCAATAACTGATAGCTACGGTTGTTAAAAAAACAAAAAACCCCACCAGTAGAAACTGACGGGGTTGGCAAAAAACTCTGAGAATACAAGTTTTGGTGAGAATCTTTGGAAGGATTATGATTTCCCTTCGTTTCCACTTCCTTTTGAGAAGTAATCCTCAGTCACGGTCAATTAGATTAACCAATCCTTAAGTTGTGTACCACTCTCTCGTTACTCATCACTCTTCGAGGTTGCCACCCCAATTAATCCTTGCGGGATTAGAGAACTTTCAAGAAAATCCTGTCGGGCTTGGGACCCTTCAAGGCTAAGAACATCTCTTAACTATGTAGTGACCTGTCGCACACAACTGACGAGCACTTTTCCTTGTTTAATTTTGAGTTTGTTAAACCTTAATTAACAAAGTTGGTTTACGGATGATGAAAGTAGCGGCCCGTCTGAAGCCATGCCATCTTTTGGACGACACGATACTAAGCTACTCTCTGAAGTCTCCCGACCTCCATATTTTGAGTCAACTTCATAACTAACCTCTTGGTAGAGAGAAAGTTAAGGTTCCATCAGCACCACCTGTTATGAAACTTACCTTGTTCGGTGTTAAGCCAACTCTAATATTGAATCACGCAATTACTATGGTGGATGCCATAGTTTCTTACATTAATCCTTCAGGTTATTCTTATTGGTGTTCCCACCTCAATCAAACGACCCGTATCGCTTGATTACCCAACCACGTTCCCTACAGTGTCACCCTCAGTACTAAAGGTCAGATAATATCCTGATTGCCTACTCGAGTTCCCTTTCGGAAACCGCAGACCTCCCAAACCAGGGAGTTCCACTTTATACTATTTTCATAGTTTATTTAATGACCATAGGCGGCCAATATCTTGAACAGAATGTCTCAGAATAAACCCGAAGGTTTCATCATCAACTAACTGTGAAGATAATATCTTAATTCAAAGAACTTTCAAATTTAAAGGGAAGAAGAATCTTGACGACCATCCGAAGTTGGAACACTTACAACTCCTCCCCTTCAATTGTTTCACAAAGTTAAGACACGTTTTTGGAACTGTCAAATCTTTTTGAAACTTTTTTTGACTTTTTCTGATTCGATTCTAATACCCCCCACTCTTAATGGGACAGGTTCAAATTCAGTCTTTGTCAAAGAACATACGACTCTCATCGTGTGTTTTACAAAGATAAGAAGGTTTTTTTAAACTCTCAAATCTTTTTTTTGTTGCGTCGCCTTGGAATCGAACCAAGCTAAGTGGGCTTATGAGACCCATGGAACACCTTGCCCCCCGCCCGCAATATAATGATTAACTCCTACTTACCCCTCGGTCACCTATCCACGTCATGCGCTGGTTGAACCAGCAGGAGTCATCATTTCAATATTTTTAAGAACTATGTTGTTTTGAAAAAGAAGTCCCACAAATATACGGAGATTTTCTCAAATAACCAAATTCGTGGGACTATTATTTCGAGATTACTCTTTTATTCATCTCGAGTGTTTGGGGTGTTCGTCCTCTCGGACATGAACATATAAATATTCCGAAAAGTTCAAAAAGTAACCCTAAGAAAAAATATTTTTTTTTAGTGGTCCAAATCGTCAACCATTCTTCTGAGTTGTCTCATCATATCGAACCATCCTATGATTCCTATAACGATGACAAACATAATTAAACCTAATACAATCATTGTAAAATAATTTCAGCTAATTTATACATATAGTCACCTGTGTTTTCAGCACGGATTTCATCGAAACTGAAATACTTCCAATCAGTATGTTCTTCTCCGTCAATGGCTTTCTCGAAATCTGGTTCAATACATTCTTCAACAATTAACAAATACACATACATCAACCCTTTAACTTTTTTACCGTCACGAGTGTGTCTTGGAATGAGTCCAATAAAAGTAATTTCTTGGTCATCGATACTAACCGCTGTTTCTTCGAAAAATTCGCGTTTGGCACCTTCTTGTGTTGTTTCATTTTCTTCGAGTTTTCCACCTGGAATCGACCACATACCTGGGAAAGAACCGAGATTGTTTCTTTTACATAGTAAAACTTTATCCTTACATTTTACCATAATTCCTACATAGCTTTGTTGTTTCATTGTATTTATTAAATATGATTGTTGAAATTAATGAAAATTATTTTAATGTTAAAACATTGGTTGACCCAAAATCCCAAGCTATTGGGATGATGAGAAGAAAATTCGATGATTCATTCAATGGTTTATTATTTTTAATGGGTGGTAAAAAACAATGTTTTTGGATGAAAAATTGTATCATCCCACTTGATATAATAATGATAAAAAATAATGTTATTGTCAATATACATCACGACTGTCCTCCTTGTTTAGAGGAACCTTGTCCGAGTTATTGTGGAAATGGAAATATCGTATTAGAACTCGAGGGTGGGACCTGTGAAATGTTAGGGATTGAAGCTGGAGATACGGTAGAATATATCTTCTAAACTGTGAAATCTCTCACAAAAAATTTACTTGACCTCATTCTCAAAAATATTGTTTTTGGTTTCTCAGGCACTGTTCCAAAAAATGGTATTGTGGTTGAACCTATACTAATATCTGAAATACCACCTGCTTTAGCAACATCTACTGCAAAGGTTGCACAATTCGAATCACCACCCTCTGTCAAATCTATGAATGAGTAACTTCTTGGTTTACTAGCCTCGTTCACAGAGTCTGTGAAATTAGGTAATCTCATAACATTTGTCCACATTGTTAGATTTGGACCGTCTTTGAAAGTTTTGGCTTTACAAGTTCTTGCAACATCACCAGCATTTGTGAAGTTTCCTTGTGAATCTATAGTCGCAATTTTCCCCATTTCAGTTTTCAAAACCTTTCCGTTTCCATCGTTATCGTAAGGTCCAAACTCATATAATTTTACAATACCTGTATGGTCAACTAAAATACAACCTCCATGTCCAGTGGCATATATTTTGATTTCTCTCTTTCCAACTTGTTCATTCAAACCTAAATAATCCTCTACCCACTCCAATGCTCTTCCGTGGAATGCTAATATGCGAGCAATCCAAGAATCTGTCATTGAAGGTCTATATTTCGGAAAAACAAAGAACATAAAAAAACCTGATTGATTTTTGTCTATGGGTTGAAGTGACTTAAAAACAAAATCATCCTTCTGTCTTGCAATTGATAAACTTGGTACTCTAATGTCCCCCGAAGAGGGATTGTACTGTTCCTCCAATTTTGACTCAGATTGAGAAATTTTTTCCTTTAACTTTCTGAAGAAATCTGAAGCCAACATTTTTGTAAATTTTACATATGGTGCATCTTCTCTTTCAGGGTCATATCTATATTGACCTTCGGGTGGTCTTTTGGACCTACCAAGATAGTTCAATCCACTTATATTCGTGATACACTTGTGACCTCCAGAGTTTGCGTTGATTAATTCCCAAGCACTTACATTAATATTATCTAAGATACTTTTTTCTTCATCTGTTAATGATGTAAATGGTTTTGACATCATTTCTTTAAGTCTATTCAAAGCCTCTTCTCCTCTTTCTTGTTCTGCAAATTTTTCACCATAAACCGCATTAAAATCCTCGAATGTAAACCCAACACTTTCAGGGTTAACACCTGTTTCACTAATCCATTTTATCGTTGATAACGGGACTTTTCTTTCCTTGAGTTGAGCTTCATACTTTGCAATGACCTCTTTAGCAATCTCTCCGAGATTAACACCTTTGAGCTTCCTTTCCTTTTTAAAAGGATTGCATGATACTTGAAGTAATCCCATCGGCCATGCCATGATGAGAAAGTCTGCTTCAGGGTTATTTCTAAATGGGGTATACCTGTCATAAGAGCCAGGCTTAACCATACTACCTCCACCATATTGGTAAATGATATTATCTTCAACATGGGGAAATCCTTTCATTTGTTTTGCATAATCTTGTGCGTGTTTTTGTAGTTCTTCTGGTTTTGGTGCATTTGTATCTTTCATCCATGTTTTGATGTTACTAAGTATATTCATCAAAGATGGTTCTGAATTCATTACAAGTCGCTCCAAAAATCCTTTCTTGTTTTTGAATGCTAAAATGAGTTTGTTTATAACGAAACCCAATAACATTTTGTTTCTTTGTAACGGCTTTTCTTTATCTAATCTAAAAAGATAATTGACTACCTCCTCGGGACTTATATCTTGTCTAGCGAAATCTGCGGAGTCAACAGTGTTAATCAATAAAACGTCAGATGAGGGAAATAAATCTTTGGGTGAAATTATTTGTGAGATTGTTTCCACGTTTGAACGTGCTTGTCTAAATGATTTCGAAGCACCTTTTTCCGCACCTATTTGTTTGTCATGATGGTCCGTGTGGATAACGAACATTGGTTTACCATGAGCAAAGTCAACCAAAACAGGCATGGTATCACCCTTAGCGTCATTCTTCTTAACCGCAAATTCTTTTTCCCCATATTGTATTACGTGAACATCTACCACATCAATACCATTGTTCTCAAGGTATTTTTTCATCGCAATAGCAGTAGTTACACCATCTAAATCTTGGTGGAAATATATTTCAGCCTTCGGGTATCTTTTTCTTAATGCGGAAATATCTCTTAAACCTGTCTCAGTTATTAGGTTCTTCATTAATATTTCAGAGTCAACAAGTATTTCGATTTATTAATCAAACCTAACATTTCATCTCTTAGATTCAATAAATCTGTATCATATCTCGAGTCCAATTGGTCAGAGATTCCAACTAAAAATTCTGTGATTCCGTCCATGAAATTCTGAATACTTAACTTACTGATGTCTTGAAACATCAATCCAAACTCAGGTTCAAATTCAGGTCTACCATACTTTCCCATCATGGTTTCAGTGAACTCATCAATGAGACCATCTAATCCCTCATAAATTGCACCGTAGGTTTTATGTTTTGCATCACCAAACGTCTGCCAGTGTAAAAATCTCCATTGAATTTGGATTTGGACTAATTTTTTTATCAATTCTTCTTTCATATAATTTAAATATTACTAAGGTAAAGGATTTAACGAACCCGAAAACATATTACTAAACATGTTTTGAACTGGATTATTTTCTTTCGGTTTTTCAGATGAACTTTGAGGTTTGTAAGCACCAGAACCAAAAAGAGGTTGAATTTGCCCATACCCTACTTTACCTGAACCACCATCTTGACCTGCATCAGCGTTTATTGCTTGGTTAAAGTCCGACTCAAAATTATTTTGAGCTTCTTCTGTTTTATTATAGTTTTCCATATTTTTCAGAAGTTCGTCTTCACCAATTTTAGCCGCCAATTCATCGGGTCCGACAAAATTTGCAATATTCATATAATCTAATAATCCCATCCACCATTTTGTTTGTCTCATTAAACTTCTTACGGATGCATTTCTATTCAATAGTTGAGGCATTCCTCTGAAAACACTTTTCCAAGACAAAATTCCTTTGGTTGTTCTATAACCTGAAAATAAACCTGGTGCTTCTTTAGCTAGTTTGGTAAGTTCTTCGAGTGCCGCTAGTTGTTTAGCTTTTGACCATACTCCAACAGATGTAGTTGCAGTTTTCAATCCTGTCATACCCCTCACTATTTCTTGACCTGTTTTTCTCAAAGGTGCTGTTGCTTTATTATAATTAGCGAATAAATCAAACCATTGTAAAACAGTTTTCTTTAACCCTCCCATCAATGGCATCGGAACTCTTTCGATATATCCTCTTAACTTACCAGCGATTTTACTGAAAGCTGAAACAAATCTTCCTGTCACACCACCCATCGCGGTTATATTATCAAGCATTTTAGCCGCTTCGGCTGTTTTTCCTGCTTCAACCAAGGCGGTAACTTTTCTCAAATTCTTCACGCCAGGACCACCAATTTTGAGGGCTGCCATCATAGGTTTGGCAACGATGTCTCCAGCATATGGTAAAGCTGAAATGATTGATAATAATCCGAATAATTTATCTCCTTGTTTCAAATAAGAGATACCGTTTACTAAATCAACTACCCCTGTTGGGTCAAAAATTCCAACGATATCACCAAGGGTGTTATACCACTTTGCTTCGTTTACTAATTTACCCTTTGATGGATATAGAACACACAGTGTTTCGACGATTTGTTTTTTTTCCTCTTTGGAAAACTTTGACCAACTTTCTTCGGCAAGCCTATAATTGTCTTGCTTGAGAATTTCTAAATTCAAAAGTTGGAGTTGTTTTTCAGAAATTATAAATTCTGCCATGGATACTTTTTCTTATAAATATCCCTCGGATATAAAAAAAGGAGGTTAGACCTCCTTTTCAAAATCAAGTTCTGGTTGATTTTTTTTATCTATAAAATGTTGAACTCTTTTTCGAGCGACTTCCGCATAATTAGGACTGAGTTCAATCCCTATCCACCTTCTATCTAATATCTCTGCCGCACATGCACTTGTTCCACTTCCCATGAATGGGTCAAGAACCAAATCGTTCTTATAGGTTAATATTTTTATGGCTTTCGCTGGAATATCCATTGAGAAGGTTGCCTTGGTAAGTTGTTTTGTATCAGCGAAATAGTCCCATTGACCATATACTAAATCCATAAACTCACGTTTTTGCTCCTCAGTATACATTGTCTTATTTCTTTTTTTTCCATCCTCACTCTCGATTTCCTCAACAACTCCAACCCATTGCGGCTCCCCCTTAATCTTTTTGATTCTATCTTTTTTATATGCTAAAATCACACATTCTTTCGGATTGTAGATATAAGGAGAGGACGGTGACATCCATGAGCCCCAAGCAGTGGTCTTACTTCTATGTGGTGAGTTTTCATTCAGGTCAACCAGTCCGTAAAACTTATAACCAATTTTTTGCATGATTGACCATAATTCCGAAACCATGAAAATTCTCCCACCTTTATCTTGTCTATTGATTTCATAAGGTATGTTCAGGGCAATTCTTCCGTCGTCTTTCAAAAGTCTGAAAGCTTGGGTCAACCATTTTTTTGAAAATTCCTTGTAATCTTCAAATTGAACGTCGTCGTCATGAACATCGTATTCGATTCCAACACCATACGGTGGTGATGTTACAATTAAATCAATTGATTTCTCAGGTAGGGTCTTCATGACTTCAACACAATCTCCTTGAGTTATTTTTCTTATATAATTTTCCATTACAACTTTCCCTCTTGTTTCATTTGTTCTCTAATCTTTGTTGCAGAGATATCATGAATGTCCTGAGGTGGAACATGTTCAATAATATCATAACCTACTCCTCTTCCAAAATTGACAGATTCAATATCGGGTATGACAATTACTTTTACCGTTTGGTCACTGAGCAATTGCCATAATTCTTTTTTTATGTTCGCCTCAACTTCTTGAGCGGAAAAAGGATTTTTTTCATCAGGGGCAATATCCCTAATACAAATCAAAACATTTTTACCTTCGTTGAGTCTTTGGTCAATCAACCATCTGTGTCCAGCATGCCACGGTTGCCATCTTCCGATAAACATGGAATACTGTTTTGCCCCCGTGTTTTTTAACTTAGGGTCACCCTCTACGTGAATTTTTTGCATAGTCTAAAACTTTTTTTGCAGATACCTCAACACTTTCATTTGTGGTGTCGATACTAAGATATCTTTCGGTAGGTGCCTCATATTCTTTAACAAAGAAACTTTCTCTTCCTCTTACCTCTGTTGTATGAATATAAACCTCAACCATATTATCCCCCATCTTCTGTTTGAACTTGTCTCGTTGGTCTTTGTAAGGGGAAACCAACGATACTAATACATCTTTACCTTTGTTGTGAAGGTATTGAGCGATTTGTTGTGCGAGTTCTATGTTCTTTCTTCTCCCTGTTTCAGAATAATCTTTATTATCGAATAAATCTCTTAGGTCATCACCGTCGATATGAAATATTCTATGGTCTCTAATGTCCAAGATTTCGTTACAGATTGTTGTTTTGCCAGCACCAGGCTGTCCTGTTAACCAGTATATCATTTTTTGTCCTCCAATTGTTTTATTCTCAATTCATTAACGAATGATGAACCCATCCAAAGAAGTGTAATGAACTGCCAAGTAAAGTCTTTACCATCAATAAAAGAAAGTATTATCGAACCTATCACACCAATAAAACCTAACAAGAAACAGGTCTTTGCTAGTAAACTCAATTTATTCATTTTCTAAATTTTGTATTTTTCGGTTTAAGTAAAATGAAGCCTTTTTGAGGTCTTCTAATTCTTTTGAAGAATCTTTTTTACCGGCTCTTGCAACGTATTTGACTACATTGAAGAGATATGCATCTTTGTGTAACTCCCAAGCCTCACAAACTTTAATCACCTCGTAAGGATTTTCTTCTCCACCATAATGATTCGGGTGGTTTACCATTTCTTTACTCATTATCTAGCATTTAAAGTTGAATCTGAGATTTGACTGTGATTTGTGGGATATGAATCCAATTCTTTTTTTATGAACTCTTCTTGGATGTGATTTTGATTTTCATAGTTAACCAAATAAATTATAATTGTTACCCAAGAAGCTAACAAAATAGACAAGTATATTTTAAGTCCATCATCTAATTTGTTCATTTTTTTGAGCCCCATTTGTTTTCCATGTATTCAATATATCTATGAGTCTTATTTCCATTATACAACATCCATACAATGTAATAGTCAAACCACCAATCTATTTTTTTTAATATTTTTTTCAATGTAATTAAATTTCTTCTACGTTTTGAACGTGAAAGTCTTCACCTCCTGATGTTTCTTTTTGCCAATGGTCGTCATTGTCATCAATCTCACCACTCTCAACCATTTCGATTGCCTCATCTTCAGTCTCGGCTTCAACGGTGTAGGTGACATATTCATCAATAGTTCTCACACCTACGATTGTGAATCTTTTCATATTATAAAAAGTATTTTTGTAATGTTTCTAATTTATCATCGGCATCCACCAACATTTGGAGTGCTTCTTCAGCATTTTTATAGAAATCTCCTGTAGAGTGGTCTCCAATTCCTGATGCATGATTTGATAACAATTCCAAAGTAAGTAATGCTTTGGCTTTTTGTGCTTCAGCTTCTAAACGAAGCATTTCGATTAAATGATTCTTAACGTTTCCCATTATTGTTTGTTTTTATGTTTTTCAGATTTTTGACCCTTCTTGTAGGGTTTCTTTTCTACTTGTTCGGTTACTTGCTCTGTAGTTTTAGTTTTACGGTTTACAAGTTTCCATTCTGATTTGGGAATATATGCCCACATACTCCCAACCATGTTGTAAGCGGTTTTGTCATCAACTCTTTTGATGTCACCGACCTCAACGTCTTTCGATGCTTTTAAAGCTTTAATACACTTCATTGGTTTTTTCCTCCATGTTTTTTATAGTTAATAGAATTTCTTTTTCGTTTTTTCCACTTTTGTAATATTCATAAACTTTTGAACTCAGTTCATCTTCAAAAATTAACATATCACTTTTTCCATAATAATCTTTAAGACTATTGTTTTCAAGTGCTTTCAATGTGTATTCAGCTGAAATAATTCTTTTGTTGAATCCCATAAAACAAAAATAATAATTTTATAGTTCAGAGTCAAAATTATTTATTTTTTCTAAATTAACAATCTGAAAAACGTATGCCATTATTTTTCTTTTCATTATGGGTAAGAAAGTTTCCTCCATTGGGAAATCATTCGTGGACTTCAATTCAAAAATAGGTAAATCTTTAAAATGTTCTTCTTCATTCCAAGTTGAGAAGGTTTCTATAATTGAGTTCAACGTTACATCACTTGGTAATGTGTTGTATATGAGGTTTAAATAAATTTTACTATTGAAATTCTCGTTCTCGGGTTTTTTTATTTCATATTCCCAAATGAAAATTTCATTCAAGGATTTTTTGAAATAGTAAACATACCCCTTCCCCGCGGCTAAATTATTTTTATTTCTTTTGAGACTGAGGTCCATGTGGTCGTAAGCCATGTTCCAAATTGACTTAGCCATATTGAAGGCGTCAAATAATTTGTTACCAGAATATTTGATTGTCTTGTCAAGTTCATTGGATTCAGAATCACTTAATTGTCTTGGTTTTTTTTGAACCAATTCTTTAAGAAGAATCTCATCATCACATGACTCGAATGTCTTATTTGTAAGTAGTAACCTATTTTCTTTGACAAGTGATTGTATGTTAGCCAAATGAAGTGAAAGTTCTACAAAGTCAGGATAAATTTGTAGATTGTTGAAATTGTTTTCGCACTTCTGAAGGTAATCCAATAAAGTATATTTGTTGTATTCGAAGTCAACAGGTTTTTTCAACATCCAATCGGGCTTCAATCTGAACGGTTGTTTCTTTTGTCTAGCCATAACAAAAAGATAATTTATTATAACTATTAATCAATTCTCATTACGTAAAACCATTGGTCTTGAATTTTCACCTCATCAGCATTCCCATCGTAAGAATTAAGTGTTTGCCCAAATCCATCAGCATCTATCACCCCTTGTATAAATTCATCTTTGTCTATAAATTGTTCCCAGTCAATCCCATGCTCATTTAAAAAACCTTCGGGGTCTCTCATAACATCATCAACTAATTCATCAACTTTTTCTTCAACCAAATCATCAGGGAATTCTCCATCAGGGTCGTTCTCAATATCATCGATTTCATCCTGATATTCTACTATCAATTCACTTAGTTCATCTATTTTATCTTGAATCGAATCATCATCTCCCCCGTCCCCAATTAGTTCCTCAAATCTCTCAATTTCTACTTCGGTTCTTTTTATTCTCATTTTGAGAATTTCGATTTCTTCTTTTTGTTTGGAAGATAATTGTCTCTCACTTTCATCCAAATAAACCTCAGGATTTTGATATACATCGTCCCCTAAGTAGTCTCTTGCATAGTCCGCGACTTGTTCATCGTCAATGAAACCTCTCGCAAACCCACTACTGAAACCGCCATAACCAATATCGTCAATTAATGAATCCACCCTTTCCTCACAACTTGATTGCATTTCACCCTCCGTTCCCACCGCATATTTTCTATCACTCAAACCTGCATCTATTACCTCAAATTCCGTGCAATCATAATACTCTCCTGTGGGTATTATGTTGTATACATCAATTTTTTCCTCTAATTCATTCAACTCATCCTCTAAGTCACTGATTTCGTCTAAAATGTCTGTTTCTACTTCCTCACTATTATCGTATTGGTTTTTAAGTCTCTCGATTTCATCTTTAAGTCTCTGAATTTCTATTCTGTCCTCATTTGTCAACGCTGAAACGTCACTTGTGTCAACCAACCAATCTAAAAGGGCGTGGGCTTTCAAACCCTCTTCAGGACAATCGGGACCAAGAGCCCATTCATTTTCCATCCTTCTCTCCTCAGCATCGTCTCTCATTTGCCTTAATATTCTTGCTTGTCTTAGTGCTTCTTGTCTCTCTTTTTCTTTTTTCGCGGCTTCTTTGTCATTAAAAATCTTTATTTGTTCAGAATACTCTGAGTTCATGTATTCAGTTATCTGATTAATTATCTCATTGTATTTAGCGGTGCCCACATGAGCAGGATATATATTTGTTTGTTGGTCTGTGGCCGTGAAAAAACTTTTGTTACCGTCAAATTTGTTGAGCAAGGCTACTTTGTAGAATGGGTCAGATGAATCAGCACTTCTATCTAAAATATAAAACAATTTACCCTCTGTGTTATAATAATTGAATTGGTGGTCTGAACTTGCCACGGTGCACCACTTTGTTCCTTTACCGTAATAGCATGAAGCCTGATGTGTTTGAGGATTCACAACAAAAAATCTTCCATCATCGAAAACAACTTTACCACCCTCAACTTGTTTATAATCTCTTCTTGGTCTGTTCGCATATTTTTGTAATTCATCACTGAGTTCGGAAACACTTTTATATGAATTAATATCAGTTTTAGGTAGGTTTGATGAAATCTTATCAAATTCTCTAAGTTTTCTGACTAAGTCTTGAAAGTTAGATTCAAAGTTCATCACCTCAAAGTTTTTGGCAACCCAATCCCAAAATTTTTGAGGAACGTTATCAATGATTTTTTTCAATTGCTCCTCAGAAAATTTCGTTCCATACTTAGCTTTGAGTTCTTCTGATTTGTTTTCTAATATTAATTCTAAAATTTTCATCAAGTTTTCTTTAATAAATATCTTTTTTTAATTATAATTGGTTGGAAGTAATATTTATATAAATAAAAACTAAAAAATCTTTTTACCATGGGATGCGGATGTAAAAACAAACAGAATACCTCGCCTGAAGCTCAAAAGCTAGCTCAAGAGGCAGTTCAAAAAACAATTATGACCAAAAATCAAGAATTGAAAGAAACAGTTAAAAAAACTGTTGAAAAATATTATAACACCAACAAAGGACAAACTAACGGATACATTAGGGACTAATATGTCCACTTCACAAAAAAATAATTCAAGGGACAAAATTTGTCCCTTTTTTTGTATTTATATGATATGGAAAATGAATATTCTATACGTGGTTTCTTGGAATCATTCAATAATAATGACTTGGATGTAAAAAAATATTTTGGTGATTATGAAACATGGTTCAATGTGTTGAAGAAAAGAGGTTTGATGGGTGAAATCGACCCGAAGAATGCTGCGGGTTCCGAAGATTGGCAAAATGAATATCTTTTGTGGTTATACGATAATGATAGAGAAAAATATTACAAATGGATGAATGAGATTTTATCTGATGTTGTAATAGAAGGTAAAGATGTTTATTGGCAAGGTGACAGAGTTGATTTAGCAATTTTATTTTGTGATGATAGAAGAGACGGTCCGAGTAGAGATACAATTGAAAGTATTTTAGTTGGTGAGGATGTTTTCGAACCTTATTGGGACACAACCGATGATGTTTACAGAGATGTCATTGAAGAACTAACCAAAGAGAATTTAGAAATTTTTAAAGAAAGGATTGTTAAAGAATTATCAGGTCAACAGTTGAGTCCTGATACGGAAGAAATGGAGTTAATAGCCACTGAGCAAGGACATGAAAATTATTGGACTATAGATTCAGAAAATGTGACGAGAATAATCGACGATGAGGAGTCCATGAATAGTTTACTAAAAGATGAGCTTGCCGATGTAAAATCTGATTTATACTCTGTTCATTCTAATTCATATAATTCTGCTTACGAAAGTGAGGTATATAATAGCATTTTCAATAAATTGGATGAATATTTCAACACCGAAAAAAAACAATGGATAAATGTTCCCCACCCATACAAAAAAGAAACTGTGGTTGAAAAATTCAAAATACCAATATATGATTTCGAAGGTATCGTGAATGATTTTTTACATTCTAACAAAGGTTATGGAAATTCAGGAACACTTGATTACCATGGAAGTTTTATAGAAATAATTAGGGAAGAAAAGGATTGTCTCAGATTGTGGTTTCCTGATTACCCTGACTCAAGATTGCTTGACAAAAACATAAATGAAATATTTTCTGATTATTTTTAATGGCTTACGTAAAATACATATTAGTTGAACAAAGAGGCTTTACTCCAAGAAAAACTCCTCCACCAAACATCAAAAATATTTTATCCCAAATAGAACTTTTCGAGATGTATCCAAAGATTTTTGCTCTTGTCATCAAAGACGACAAATTAAGAGCAAGAGTTTTTATGAGGTATCAGGAGTTTTATGAGTCAGATTCCGAGACATTTAGAGGAAAAGGTTTCAAATGGTATGACTACGTGAAACATTACAAGAAAAAGACCAAGAAAGATTATTTCTCTTATCATGAAGATTGGGCAGGTTATAATATCCCTTGTAACTCAATTGAATCTTGTATGAAAGTTATTCCAGACGTAAATTTTTATGATTTGATAATGTTTAGTGTAATAGATACGATTAGAACGTTAGTAGGTGGAGAGGATTTCTATTTAATTGGTATTGACCAAAGTAATGGTGAAGACCCTTCACTTATTTTTCACGAAGTAGCACATGGTCTTTGGTTTTCATCTCCAATTTATAAGAACAAACAAATGAAAAACATAGAAAGACTCGAGCCAAATGTAAGAGAATCGGTAGCAAGAAAAATAACTGGTATGGGATATGGAGAAAATGTGGTAGATGATGAGATTCAAGCCTATTTATCTACAGGGATAGGAGATAACATGACAAGAATCAAAAACATCAAACAAGCTCAATTACCTTTCAAACAAGTATTTGATTCTTATACAGGTAAAATCAAACCTAATAAAATAAACATAGATTGGAGGACTGATTTGAATGCCTAAATTCATCAACATATTATCCGATATTTTATCTGAAGCTAAAAGATATAAATTCACACCTGAATTACTACAAAAAATTAATTCGGTCGTAGAAAACCTTTGGAATGACCGAAACAAAAATTACGGTAATAAGAAAGAGGTTGTTGATGTTATCCCCTTCAAAACTGCAAATGGTGTTGACGGTTTGGTAAAAGTGATTGTTAATCCAAGATTGAAATACTTGGGATTTATGGGAACTAAACCGAGTAAATCTTATGACCCCGCAGACATTTATATCGAGGTAAATCCAAAATATTACGAATCTAAGAAAAATCTTTATCTTACAATCTATCATGAGATGATACACGCCAGTGACCCAACTCAAAGTAGTTCTTGGTCTCCAAAATATATGTTGAGCTATGATGAAAAGTCTGATGAAAAGTATTGGGGTCATCCAATAGAATTCTTTGCGATATCAAATGAGTTCTTGGAAGGTCTTGTAAGAGAATTTGAAAGAAGAGCAAAAAGATTAAGAAAAATTGAAAACAAAGAGATTTTGGATAAGTCTTTGAAAAATATTCTCAACTATTTTGCCAAGGGTGAGCCATTAAATAAGCTCAGTCAAGACATTCTTTTCAGAATCAATGACGAACACGTAGGACAAGATTCATTCAAAGTTCTTAAGAATCTGACCGCAGATATGCCCCATTTGGCGGACTTACTTCCTGAAAGAGGTGAGGAACCATATTATTTACACTATGTCGAATTGATTAAGAAATTTAATCCTGAAATATGGAAAAAGTTCCTAAGTATGTTCTACAATACAACTTTCGAGATTAGAGACATTATCAACAAAAACTATAAATAAAAAAAAGGGATTTTTAAATCCCTTTTTTTCCGCTTGCTAACATTTCCAATTTTTCTAATTTCCTTTCATGGAAATCTAAAAGGGTGGATTGTTCTTTGATTGCCTCTAAACAAGCTGATATAATCGTTTCAAATCTTATTGATAACATTGTGGTTTCTGGGTCTTCATAAACGAGTTCAGGAAATACCAACTGCAACTCTTGTGCAATAAAACCTATCTGAAGTAACTCGGGTCTTTCATCATCTTTTATTAGATGGTAGGAAACACCTCTAGTCTTTAATATTTTGTCCAAACTATCTGTAATTGGTCTGATATTAGTTTTGAACCTTAAATCCGATGGTCCAGGTGCACCTGATGCACCTTGTGCCCCTGTTGGTCCTGTGCCACCTTGTGGACCAGTTCCACCACCTCCACCTTGAGCACCTTGTGGACCTGTTCCTCCTGTTCCACCACCAGTCCCTTGAGCACCTTGATTACCCGTAGGACCGGTTGGTCCTCCAGGACCTTGAGCACCTTGTGCACCTTGGTTTCCATTACCTTGTGATGGACCTTGGGCTCCTTGAGAACCAGTTCCACCTCCTCCACCAGGAGGTCCTGTGTGACCTTGAGCTCCCTGTGGACCTCGGTTACCCGTTGGTCCGCCAGGACCCTGAGCACCTTGTGCTCCGCCAGGACCCTGAGCACCTTGTCCACCTTGAGAACCTTGAGCTCCTTGAGCTCCTGTTGCACCACCACCACCTTGAGAACCTTGTCCTCCCTGTGAACCTTGGGCTCCTTGGTTTCCACCACTGCCTTGAGCTCCTTGCGCACCTTGTCCTCCTGCCGGTCCTTGTGCTCCTTGGTTACCTTTACCACCTTGAGCTCCTTGCGCACCTTGTCCTCCTGCCGGTCCTTGTGCTCCTTGGGCTCCTCCTGGGCCTTGAGCTCCTTGCGCACCTTGTCCTCCTGTTGGTCCCTGAGCTCCTTGGTTACCTTTACCACCTTGTGCTCCTTGAGCACCTTGTCCTCCTTGAGAACCTTGTGAACCTGTGGCACCTACAGGCCCCTGTGCTCCTTGTGCTCCCTGTCCACCTTGTGAACCTTGACCACCTTTGGCACCTTGTGAACCTTGTCCTCCTTGAGCTCCTTGTCCACCTGTTGGTCCTTGTGCTCCTTGATTACCACCCGAACCTTGCGCTCCTTGAGCTCCTTGTCCACCTGTTGGTCCTGTAGCACCCTTACCACCTTGAGAACCTTGTCCTCCTTGAGCTCCTTGTCCACCTGTTGGTCCTTGAGCTCCTTGATTACCACCCGAACCTTGCGCTCCTTGAGCTCCTTGTCCACCCTGTGAGCCTTGGGAACCTGTGGCACCCGCAGAACCTACTGGACCTTGTGCTCCTTGGCCTCCCTGCGAACCTTGTGAGCCCGTGGCCCCTTGTGCACCTACTGGCCCTTGAGCTCCCTGTCCACCTTGTGAACCTTGGGAACCTGTGGCTCCTGCTGAACCAACGGGACCCTGAGCTCCCTGTCCACCTTGTGAACCTTGTGAACCTATGGCACCTTGTGAACCTTGTCCACCTTGAGCTCCTTGTCCTCCCTGTGAACCTTGGGAACCTGTAGCTCCTTGTGACCCAACTGGTCCTTGTGCTCCTTGACCTCCTTGTGACCCTTGGGAACCAACCGCTCCCTGAGAACCTGTGGCACCTTGAGCACCTTGACCTCCTTGTGAACCCTGAGAACCTGTAGCACCTTGTGACCCTACCGGCCCTTGAGCACCTTGTCCACCTTGTGAACCCTGAGAACCGACCGCTCCCTGTGAACCTGTGGCACCTTGAGCACCTTGACCTCCTTGTGAACCCTGAGAACCAGTATCGCCTTGTGCACCTATTGCACCCTGAGCACCTTGACCACCTTGTGCGCCTTGTGGACCTACAGCACCTTGGGAACCTTGTGAGCCAGTAATACCTTGAGCCCCTGTTGGACCTTGTGCTCCTTGACCCCCTTGTGAACCTTGAGCACCTTGACCACCTGTCACTCCCTGGGAACCTTGATTTCCTTGAGCACCTTGTCCCCCTTGAAAACCAATACTACCTTGAGCACCAGTTGGTTCTCTATTACCAACCCATCCTGTAGAGTTGATAAGTGTTCCTGCTGAATTTTTTAAACTAGTTGTTATCTTGAGGTTACTATTGTAAGTTACAAATGAAGGTTTATCACTTCTCCAAGCAAGATAAACAATATTACTATTATCTGTCCAATGCAAATGTAGTAGTGGTGAATCGTCTTCAAGCTTCAAATATGTTGAGGTTGAGCCAGAATCAACGAATTCGACCGTGGGAAACGCATAATCAGGATATATTATTATATTTTCAGACACTTAAATTATCTTTTAAAATTTTTATTCTCTCCATTATTGAGATTATTCTTTTCTGTTGTTCTTGAAGTGCACCAATACCCAAACTTACCATAAGACCATATTCAACTGATTTAAAGCCCTCCTCGTCTGTCCAAACAACTTCTGGGACGATATCTTCAATTTGCTGTGCAATAAAACCTATTGTTTCACCAGTAAATGCACTTGGAAGAGATATTGCACGGTTCATTGATATTTTAGGATGGTCAACCCATTCGAATCTAACACCCTCAATACCTTTAACTTTTTCTAATACATTTGTTAAGGATTGAATATTATCTTTAAGTCTTTGGTCTGAAGGTGGACCCTGAGCTCCTTGAGCTCCTTGACCTCCTGTTGGACCAGTTCCACCCTGAGGACCTGTAGGTCCTACGTTACCTTGAGCACCTTGACCACCTTGGCCCCCACCTGAACCTGTAGCACCTTGGGCACCTTGACCCCCTTGACCACCACCCGAGCCTTGAGCCCCTTGGGCTCCCGTAGCTCCTGGTCCTCCACCAGGCCCCACTGCTCCTTGGGCACCTTGTCCTCCTGTTCCTCCTGTAGGTCCTGTTGGTCCCTGTGCTCCTTGGAATCCTGTTGCACCTCCCCCTCCTGTTCCACCTTGAGCCCCAACAGGACCCTGAGCGCCTTGAGCTCCCTGAGCACCACCCTGTGCTCCTTGAGCACCTGTGGAACCACCTCCACCTTGGCTTCCTTGAGCACCTGTAGTTCCACCTTGAGCTCCTTGAGCACCTGTTGGTCCTTGAGCACCTTGGTTACCTTGTGCACCTTGGTTACCACCTTGAGCTCCTTGGGCTCCTTGTGAACCTTGGACACCAGGAGCACCTTGTGCACCCGTATTTCCTCCTTGGGCTCCTTGAGCTCCTTGTGAACCTTGGACACCAGGAGCACCTTGTGCACCTGTTGAAGCTCCTTGAGCTCCCTGAGCCCCTTGAGAGCCCTGAACACCAGGAGCTCCCTGTGCTCCCGTTGAACCACCTTGAGCTCCTTGGGCTCCTTGGGCACCCTGATTACCTGTCGCACCTTGGGCACCTGTTGAACCACCTTGAGCACCCTGTGAACCTTGTGCCCCTTGTGCTCCAGTATTACCTTGAGCTCCTGTATTGGCTCCTTGTGCTCCTTGAGCACCTTGTGGTCCTTGTGCACCTTGGTTTCCTTGTGCACCTGTATTGGCTCCTTGTGCTCCTTGAGAGCCTTGAGCTCCTTGAGCACCTGTATTACCTTGAGCTCCTGTATTGGCTCCTTGTGCACCTTGAGCACCTTGTGGTCCTTGTGCACCTTGGTTTCCTTGTGCACCTGTTGAAGCACCCTGTGCACCTTGCGCTCCCTGTCCTCCTTGTGAGCCTTGACCACCTTGAGCACCTGTTGTTCCTCCTTGGGCTCCTTGTGCTCCTGTTCCACCTTGAGCTCCTTGACCTCCTTGTGCCCCCGTGGTTCCCCCTTGGGCTCCTTGAGCACCCTGTCCTCCTTGTGAACCTTGAGCTCCTTGGGCTCCTGTTGTTCCTCCTTGTGCTCCTTGAGAACCTTGTGCACCTTGTGCTCCAGTTGAACCCTGAGCACCTGTTGTTCCTCCTTGAGCTCCTTGAGCTCCTTGTCCTCCTTGTGCCCCCTGTGCACCCTGAGCACCTGTTGTTCCTCCTTGGGCTCCTTGTGCACCTTGTCCTCCTTGGGCTCCTTGTGCACCCTGAGCACCTGTATTAGCTCCCTGAGCTCCTTGTGAACCCTGTCCTCCTTGTGCTCCTTGAGCTCCTTGAGCACCAATTGTTCCACCTTGAGCACCTTGAGCACCTTGTCCTCCTTGTGCACCTTGTGAACCCTGAGCACCTGTGTTAGCTCCTTGAGCACCTTGAGCTCCTTGACCACCTTGAGCTCCTTGACCACCTTGAGCTCCCGTATCCGCTCCTTGAGCTCCCTGTGCTCCCTGTCCACCCGTAGCACCTTGAGCTCCTTGAGGTCCTATCGAACCTTGTGAACCTTGAGCACCTACATTTCCTATTGCTCCCTTAGCACCTTGAGAACCTTGCGCTCCTTGAGCACCTATTGACCCCTGAGAGCCTGTAGTTCCTGAAGCACCTTGTGCTCCTTGAGCACCGGTAAATCCAGATATACCCTCAGCAGGTCCTACCCATTCGCCAACTTCATTAATCATTTCTATACCACCCACATACAATCCATATATTCCTCCGGTGACCTTTGCACCATCAACGAGTAATTCAGCTCCGATAGTTGCTATGTTACTTTTTGTTGTTGATGAAACTTGGATATTTCCAGAACCATTAACAGATAATTGTATTTTGTCCGCGGATGAAATCCCTTCAAATTCCATATGAGGGTTAGGGTTTCCACCACTTTTACCATTGGGATATATTATAACGTCAGACATTAATTAAGAAGGTTTTCAAGTTCATTTATTTGTTTTTCGATATCTGATATAAATACTTGTTGCTCTTTAATACCTTCAATCAAAACGGCGTTCATTCTATTATATTCAACAGTATAAAAACCATCAGAACCGATTTTAACTACTGTCGGGAAAAATTCTTTAACATTTTGAGCTATCAGACCAATCGAGTGAAGCTTGTTATTGTTTAATCTTTTAATGTAATCGCTTTTCGTCAACTTTTCATTCCAATCGTATTCTACGACTCTAAGTTCAAGAATTTTTTCAAGTGTATTATCAAGTGATTTAACATTATATTTGACTCTTCTATCAGAGCAGCTGCCCCCGTATGTAAAATAACCATTGAAGTTAGTAGAACCATAATACAAATATGTAACACCAATCGTAATTGAACCATAGGTCCACTGAAATGTTGAGTTTTGACAAGTTGTAACATCTGAAGCGAGTTGGATGCTAAAATTTGCTTGCCAGTTAATATCTTGGGAATAAACTGTTCTGTTTTGACATGCCCCCGCGTTTACACAAATGGCGTAATAAGAATCACCACATAGATTCTGAACAAAACAAGAGGTGAACGAGCCAGGTCCTGTTGCACCTTGTGCACCTTGGGCTCCTTGTCCTCCCGTAGGACCCGTAGGACCCGTAGGACCACCCGACCCTTGTGCACCTTGGTTACCCGTAGGACCAGTAGGACCACCTGGTCCTTGTGCACCTTGGTTACCTTGAGGTCCTGTTACACCTGGTGCACCTTGAGCACCTTGACCTCCGTTTGGACCTTTCGGTCCAGCAGCTCCTTGCGCCCCTTGGCTACCCGTAGCACCCCCACCACCTTGAGGACCTTGAGCACCTTGAGCACCCTGACCTCCTGTTCCACCTTGTGGTCCTGGAGCACCTTGAGCACCTTGATTTCCTGTTGCTCCTTGTGCACCTGGATGACCTGTAGCACCCTTACCACCCTGTGAACCCTGAGCACCTGTTGCTCCCTGAGGACCAATTGCACCTGTATTACCCCCTGCACCTTGTGCACCTTGTGGTCCTGTGGCACCTTGTGCTCCTGGATGTCCTGTTCCTCCACCAGAACCTGTTGGACCTTGTGGTCCTGTGGCTCCCTGTGCTCCTGGATGTCCTGTTCCTCCACCTGAACCTTGAGGACCTTGTGGTCCTGTGGCTCCTTGTGCTCCTGGATGTCCTGTTCCTCCACCCGAACCTGTTGGACCTTGTGGTCCTGTGGCTCCTTGTGCTCCTGTATGACCAACGGCACCTTGAGCACCTTGAGGTCCTGTTGGTCCTGTTGCTCCTTGAGCTCCTGGATGTCCTGTGGCTCCTTGAGCACCCGTCGAACCTGCATTACCTGTAGCACCTTGAGCACCAGGGTGACCTGTGTTTCCTGTTGGCCCCTGTGCACCTTGTGGTCCTGTAGCACCTTGAGCACCCGCATGACCCGTCGCACCTTGTGCCCCAGTAGAACCAGCATTCCCCGTAGCACCTTGTGCACCTGGATGACCTGTATTTCCTGTTGGTCCCTGTGCTCCTTGTGGTCCTGTAGCACCCTGAGCACCAGCATGACCCGTCGCACCTTGTGGTCCTTGAGCCCCTTGAGGACCTGTAGCACCTTGAGGTCCTACTGCACCTGTAGAACCTGTAGGTCCTTGTGCACCTGTATTACCTGTGGCTCCTTGTGGGCCAACATTTCCTTGTGCTCCTGTATTACCTTGTGCTCCTGTGTTACCTGTGGCTCCTTGTGGTCCTACGTTACCTGTAGCCCCGGTAGCTCCCTGAGCCCCTGTGTTACCTGTGGCCCCTTGTGGTCCAACATTTCCTTGTGCTCCTGTATTACCTTGTGCTCCTGTATTACCTGTGGCCCCTTGTGGACCAACATTTCCTTGTGCTCCTGTATTACCTTGTGCTCCTGTGTTACCTGTAGCTCCTTGAGCACCTGTATGACCCTGTGCACCTGTATTTCCTTGTGCTCCTGTATTACCTGTGGCCCCTTGTGGTCCAACATTTCCTTGAGCTCCCGTGTTACCTTGCGCTCCTGTGTTACCTGTGGCTCCTTGTGCACCTGTATTACCCTGTGCACCTGTATTTCCTTGTGCACCGGTATTTCCCGTGGCTCCTTGTGCACCTGTATTACCCTGTGCACCCTGGGTTGTGCCTTTAGCACCCTGTGCCCCTTGGGGTCCAACCTGACCTTGTGCACCTGTATCACCTTGTGCACCTTGTATTCCTTGTAACCCTTGTGCACCCAAATTTCCCTGTGCACCCGTATCACCCTGTGCACCTGTATTGCCCTGCGCACCTTGGTGACCCTGAGCCCCTTGAGCTCCTGCAATACCTGTGGTTGGTCCAATCCAATCCAAAGTTCCATCAATTACTTGAACTGAGTCAATAGCAAAATAATCAGAAACATTAAGCGTTACAACACCAATTGTTTGGCTAGAACGGTCAATAACTAATTGATTAGTAACTGATGCTGAGCTAAGATTAATCTTACCCGTTGGCACAACTCTCCAAACACTTGTTCCACTGTTAACCCAATTTATATAAGGGACTCTGTCTGGTGTTCTAGAAATGGAATTACTCGGAACTATTAAAATATCACCCATGAATGTTTTTTTCTATTTATATAAATACAAGTTGAATAGAATTTGTATTCATTTTTATTTTGGAAAATTTTATAATTGACACTATTATAATTATTAATTTATGACATTAAAAAAAATAGGTAGCAAATCTTACGTTGTAAACTTACTTTCAGACTACATTCTTTCTGAGATATCAACTGAAGAGAACTCAATAATAAAAGTAATCGACTGTGGTAATTTTTTTGTTATCAAAGGAAAAACCACTTCAAAAGAAGTTTTATTTTTACCAAACATAATTTCTAAATTTAATGAGAGATTCGAAATACCCTCTAAACTCACCCATACAATTGACTTAATTGAATATGATTCTGATTTACCTGATGTAAAGTCAATTTCCCACACATACCACAGTAATACCTCCAACTGTTCATATAATCAAACCGAAATCGAAAAAAATGAGATTTCCGAAGAAACTGATGAATTAGTATACGTTTCTTCATTTCCCCACGGTTATTCCCTAACTCAGGGTAGATTACTTTATTATTATGGGAAAAAAATATTCTACAACATTCCATCCAATTACCTTGTCACGAGTTTGGAATTTCATCTAACAAATGAGAGAAATGATGAAAATGAATTTGGATTCAGCGTTTACGATGGATTTTACAAAACAAAGGATGAAGTGCTTCGTTCTGCGGTCTTAGATATATTTGATTTCAATATGGAGCCAATCGCCAAAGAAATAAAAAAAGTGGATTGGAGTATCGAACTCACAGACCCACTTTACGAATATGATTTTTTGAAAGAAAAGGTTGAGGGATTTATTATTATATAATACCTAATTTTTTTCTGTGTCCTTGTATAATTTGAATTGCCTCAGTTAATTCATTATAATTTCTTTCTGGAGCATATAAATGAGGTTCATAATCTTTATCGTCACCTTCGATAATCATCAAAGCTGGAACCATGTCATTTTCCGTCACTTCAGAATACATATTATATTCTTTGGAATACTCATCGATGTCTCGTTCAAAGAAGTCTATGTTTTCGGTTCTCAACATTTTTTTGAATTCATCACAATGAGGACATCCTTTCATTGTGTATACTATAACGTTTAAATTTTTCATTTTAATCTAAAAGATTTAATACTTCGGGTGCAGTCATGACACCAGGTTTAGAAAACACCTCTTTACCTTCTTTAAATATTTTAATTGTTGGAACACTTCTGATTTGAAGTTCGTTTACGACATACTCTCTATCGGAATCAATATCCAACTTATAGATTGAATACTTGGGTGAACTTGTTGACTCACTAATCAGGGATTCGTTCACCTTTTCGAGATTGTATAACATTATTTTACAAGGTCCGCACCATGTTGCAAACAAATCCAATACAAAATTTTCTCCGTTGTTAATTTTTTGTTTAAGTTGTTCCGTTGTTATCTGTTCCATCTTTGAAGGGTTTTAAAAGTTGAGTTGTTAAAAAAACAAGTTCTTTAAATTGTTCAGGTTTATAATAAATAGTGAGTCCAAACTCATCTTCTCCATTTACGTTTATTGTATTAACTTGAAGATAGAACTTTTGAGCTGTTTCGTAAATGACTTCCTCCCATTTAGCTTTGCCTCGGTTGGAAACTACTCCTCTCTCATAAACTCTCTTAAGTTTTTTTTCATCCAAATACTTGATTAAATCATCTGGATATCTGTGAAAATCCAAAAGGGAAAAAATACCTTCTTTTTTTTCTAATTGATTAATAAAATCTGGTTTACCTAAAAATCCCATGTGTAATAATTGTTTGTTGTTTTTCTCTCAGTCCAAATCAAGTTTCCATCATCATCAAAATGAGAACCTGAGGAAAGTTTGATTCCGTTGTTACAAACTTTTTCTATCGAGACTGTTTCGAATTTTTTATCCTCAAAGCAAGATAAGACAACTTCATCTAATTTCAATAGAACCTTACTCCAAGATGAATCAAGTTTTTGATTGAATTTTCCTAAAGTTTGAACTCTATCCACATGTATTTTGTCTATATTTTTCAGAAAAACAATTCTATATTCAATCGTTGCTCTTTCTGTGGAATCAATTGAATTTTTTCTAAGTGAAATTATCATGGAACCCGCTTTACCAATATATCCTTTTACACAGTTGGATTGATTAAAACTTTCATGATTATATTCTTCACTAGTTTTCAATAAGACAGGAAAAAAATCATCTAAAGGTTTTTCGATTCTGTCATAAAAATACTCAGGATAAAGTCTTATGTAAGACCCTTTACGATAATGGTCCAATTTATCAGTCCAATCCAAGTGTTCTGCTTGGAATTTATTGTAATCATTACCATCAGTCGTCCACCTTGTTTCAGTCTCACCGAATTCTTTTAAGGAAGTGTAGGTTCTTACATGGTCATTAAATGTCCAATTGTTCATTGTGTCATTGAGAATCATTCCTTTAAAAACAGAATAAACTTTTTTCAATTCTTCGTTGGAAAGATAATTTTTGAAATTATCAGGTATTGATATGGATTTCCCTTGAGAACTTAGAATTTCTTTGATGATATCACCATCTTGATTTAACCAATCCTCTCCGAATAATTTCTTAGCACAAGTATAAAGTTCAACATTGAGAAAATTTACTTCATGTAGATATTTTTTAAGTTTTTTTCCTTTAAAACTCCAAACTTGCATAAATGTATCAACAATTTTCTTGTCATTTTTTTTCAAGATTTTTCTGTAATCCTTACCCCACATGAAATTCACATAAATCCAAAAATTATTTGGATACTTGAAACCCTTTTTGTCCAAATAGAATTTCATTAATTTTTCATCATTATCCAATTTATCCAAATTTAAATCTATTCTTTCGAAGAATTTATTAGCAACTTCGAAAATAACCTCAGATGAGTTGTCACAAAAATTGGAGAGATGATTTTTGATACTTGACAGTATAGAGGAAAAAGGGTTATTAGGAAAATAATTTCTTCGTATGGATTTAGTGAATTTTTTTTTCTTTTGGTAATTGTGCAAATATCCTCTATAAAAATCGCCCGTCTTTTTGTTTACGGTTAGAAATTCAACATTTTTAGAGACTTTGAACCATGGCTTCCCAACCCCTCTGGCCTTTCCACCATAGAAAAATTTCAAGGATAATTTATCATCTTTTTCTTCAATTACAATCATACTGTAATACCTGTTTACAGCATAGATGGGGTTGGCAAAATTCTTTACGAATGTTTCCTCATCGTGAAATTTGTTTTCAATTACGAATAAAGGATGTCTCAAGTCCTCTGTTTCTCCAAAAACTATATTCCTCTCATTCAAAGATGAGTGGTCTCTATATTTTTCAGAAATGAATTTTGTAAAATTTACTTTATAGATTTCAGTCATTAGTATACAAATATAATAAAAAAAGAAGGGAGAAAACTCCCTTCAAAAATTAACCACAATATGATTCAGCCAATTCCCAAAGACCGGTGTTGATTTTATTAATGGTTTGGAAGTTTTTCAATTCCTTCATTGTAACCAAACGACCTCTCTTGGATTGATATTTAGTTCCACCACGGACAAATTTTTCTTGAATCACATTAAAGACTTTCCAAACAGAATTACCGCTATCAGCATCTCTCTCGGGACGAAGTAATTCTTCAACGTTTATTGAGGTAGGAACTGAACCTTTTTCCCAACGAAGGAGGGATGCCTTATTCATCATATCAATTGTTCTTTCTTCGTTGAGTTCTGTCGTTTCCATACGACCTACAGCTCTTTGGATAAGTGGGAGACGGTCAGCGAACTCATCAGTGATTTGACGAACAACCCCCATGTCAACACGCATATGTTTAACAGAAATACTGTCAGCAACTGATGTTGGAACAGTAAGACCATTTGAGCAAACCAAACGGAAAAGACCGGCGCTCACTGAAAAGGTGCTCATGCCATTGTGTGAATTTCGAATCACTGCCTCAACCAATGAATCTCCGACTTGAGGTAATTCTCCATTTCTTAAACGTAGTTCGTGACTCGAAAAACGACCTTGACCTATTTGTTTTGCGGAATAGAGTCTCCAACCTTCACGGTCAAAATTTTCCAAAATTTCCATGGTTGGAACGAAGGTATACTTCTCAGACATTTTAGGGTCTGCACTTGTAGAGAAAACGGCGGGAACTGTGTTACGAATAGAATCGAGTGTAATCATGTTTATTAATTTAGATTACAAAGATACAGTATTAATTTGAATTACAAAAATTAATTTAAACAAACTAGACCAAATTTAGTCTTGAAGAAAGGTGCAAATAATTCTTTAGTTTCGATTGGTTTCTGATTAAGCTCTCTACACACGTCAATGAGTTGTTTCTGAGTTAAACTAACCTCTTTACCATTTTCGATATTATCAAAGGCTACCTCACGAATCTTTACATAAAATTCTTCTTCCTTGTCTTTTGGAATAAGATTAAATAAGTCTTTTGGATTTTCCTTGAAAAACTTGACGATGTTATTCATATATATGTCAACATCTACGCTCATAGTGAAATGATTATTCCTCACCTTCCAAATCCCACATATTGTTACCCATGTCACTACCTTTTCTTTTGATACATTCAGGAACTTGACAATTGTCACTTCCTTTCAGATTAATAAAGAAAAGACTCGGCATGTTACACACACATTCAGGGATAGAAGTAAGTTGTTTGTTATTAATAAGTGCTAAGAACTTCAACTTTGGTAATTCACAAATTGAATCGGGCACAGTTTCAACACAATTATCAAGTAATATCATTCTCAAGTCTTTGAATCTAGAAATCGATTCAGGAATGTTAATAATAATATTATTTTTGTCTCTATTTTGGATTTGAAATTCAGTCAAGGTAGATGGTAAGTTATCTATCAAATCGTCTAAACCATAAAGGGCAATGAATTTTCCAATTGCACCATGAGAAAAACTATCAATAACAAGTTTTTCACCTCCAACAGTCAAACCTTTTGCAAATTCTGGTTTGAATAACGGTTTCAATTCAGACATTCTTCCATTGAGTAGCCCAACTAAATCTTGTTGACGGTCATCCTTGTCCATAAATTGATTGGATGGGAAATGGAATTGAAATCTTTCAACAGGTAAACCTGTTTCAGAGGCTTTGTTAGGGTCATTTGGATTGAACACAACATATAATGGACCGTCCTTAATATATCTATCAAACCAAGACAATCCAGGTGCAGAAGTGCACCATCTAGTCTCTCTATTATTTCCACCGTAAAAACATGCGGCTTCTTTTCCTGATAAACCCTTGTCTTCAATCTTAATCACTCTCCAATCTTCACCGTCATACATGAGTTCAGCACCAGGGTGAACTTCGGCAGTTTTTCTTTCTGCTTTAGTTGTTGTTGCCATCGTAAGGTCGAAGTCTTTAACTTCGTCATACAATTGGTCAGGAGTCAACTTCATTATATCCCTTTTTTCCAAAGGAATACGTTTGTAAAATCTTCCGAATTTCTTCAAATCATCTGTAACCTTATACAGGTCTTCCAAGAATGTTTCCTTTACTTGAGCAAGTTCTCTTTCATAACCCGTATCACCAGGTTGTCTTTCAGTCTTAACGTTCAAGAAACTTTTGATGAGCCAGTTAACATACTTACCTGCCTTTATTTTTTCAAGTTCTTTGGAGTCTGCACTCTCAGGGTCAACGTTATTTAATTTAGTGGTAGGGTCTGCCTGCACCAATTTTAAAAATTCAGCCACGGTCATCTTGGGCTTTTGTTTTTTTCCCTTCTTGTCTTCAGTAGGTTTTGTTAAAGCATTTCTCAAAATCTCAAATCTTGATTGCTCCAACAAAATATCTTTAAGTAATGATGTAAATTTCATCTACCACGAATTTATTAATAAATATATTGATTACACAAAAATAACTAATAATTCAATATCAAGAGCTCTTCACCCATATTTTGTTTCGTCCCTTTTTTCGCAGCAGCTGCTTTAGCAAACTTCTTCTTTTCCCATCTGAATCTATCTGTTGAATACCATTGACTTAAAAGGTCAAAATCGTAGTAAGATAAACTAAACTTACTTTGGACTGAATTCAACACATTTGCCAATCTTTCGTGGTCTGCTCTGTCGAAATCATGGTTGGAATAGTAATTTTCAGTTTTCCAATATGGTGGGTCCAAGTAAATATAAGTTGACGGGGAGTCGTATTTCTCTATAACCTTTTGGAAATCCATATTTTCAACATGAGTAATCTTATTAAAGTGTTCGACCCATTTTGGATTAGATAGTTTGTCTCTGAAAGACAAATATTTTGAACGATACTTTCCCTTCAAATCTATAAAGTTAGAAGTTTCAGGTTTACTTCCACTGAACACTTGAGTGACAATGTAAACGTATTTTGCAGCAACTTCGTAGTCAGGGTAATTTATAGTAAATCCCGATGAAAATAATTCAGTTTGATACTCTCTGAATCTATCCTTGTAACTTATGTCTGTAACTAATTTACCAAACTCTTGAACCGGTATGGTGTCCAAAACTCTTTGGAGTTCAGCAGGATTCTGAACACATTGAAATAGATTGTAGTTTAGTGGGTTGAAGTCATTGTAGACCACTCGTTTGAGGTTTGTGAATTTTTCTAAATTCATGTTGAAATAACACCAAAACATTCCCCCGAATGTTTCGACATATGTTTCCATATCCTCAGGATAGTATTCGACTATCCATTTTCCAATTTTTGATTTTCCTCCGATATAACTTAACATATAAGAAATATAATAAAAAAAATCAAAAAAGCAAATTTAGTTATAACAATTTTTGTAAGGTCTACATGAAGCTTTCTGAGTAAATCCCATATCTGAGCATGATGTAGATTTACAATATGATTTACTATATTTCCTTGGTTTCTTAAATTTCTTTTGTTCTTTCTCGTCCAAATATTGGTAAAGAACTCTTTTAATAATTTGTTCCAAAATCATAATTATAAATATGGCATGTAGTAGTTGTAAATCAAATCGTCCAATAAATAGAGTTAAATGGGGCGTGTTAATTTTAGGAAGTTATATTGTTTTCTCATCTGTTTACGGAACAATCGAAATATTCAAAATTATAATAGAATTTTTTAAATAGGTCTCTCGAATTTCAAATTGAGTTTAACATAAAAATCACCACCTTTATATCCTTTTCCTCTTAATCTTAAAGGTTTAGATGTGTCTATTATTTTTGGTGCTTGTAAATTTAAATCACCATCTGGATGTGGAATTAAAAATTTATCATTTTGTATTTGTTCCAAATTCAGTGTCAAATTATAAACCAAATCTGAATTAATCTTTTCAAACCCATCTTTCGGGACCATTTCCACTTGAATTACCAAATCCCCCATACCTCCGTTTTTGAAATCACCCAAGTTTGGTAGTTTGAGAAACTGTCCACTATCAATACCTTGTGGGACTTTGACCCTAATGCTATGAATGGTCTGACTTGTTCCTTTTCCACCACACAAATAACACCTTTCAACTAAAATGGTTCCTTGACCATTGCAGTTCCCGCAAATTGTCCTTATTTGTTGAACCATGAATCCTGTCCCAAATGTTTTGATAAAGAAACCTTGACCACCGCAAGACCCACAGGTTTGATGCTGGCCCCCGTTACCTTGACAAGAATTACACGGAATATCTCTACTATATTGAATTTCCTTTTCCCCACCCAAATAGGATTCAATTGGTGAAACTTGAAGTCTCACAACTTTGTCTGGTGCATGCCTCGGTCTTTGTCCTTGGAAATGAGGATTGCGACCAAACATGTTATCAAAGAAACTCTCAAAATTGGTTCCTTGATATGGGTTGGACTTTTGATTATTATACTGAGCTCTTTTTTCTCTGTCTCCCAAAACTTCGTAAGCTTCGTTTATCTCTTTAAATTTTTCAGCACCATCGGGATTGATGTCAGGATGAAATCTTTTTGAGAGGTTTCTGTAACTCTTTTTGATTTCATCTTCTGAGGCATTCTCTTCAACTTCTAGAATTTTGTAGTAATTTTTCATATATGGCTAATTACCTCGTGGTATTATTCAAGGATAAAAAAAAGAAAAGAATAATAAATAAGTTTATCACCCCTTCCAAGGCTAAGGATTTTTTCAACAAAAAAATGAAAGAATCCAGTGACGTAATTTTTGATGTAAAATATGAATCAGGAAAGGAAGTCGACTATGAAATGGGTATAATACATATGAGTTCAAAACAAGAAGTGCCAATCTATCTAACCGACGATTTGGGTAGAAATTTGAGAGTAAAACTTGATGAACCTGGTATGACATTGATTTTAATATCTCCATACAAAAAGGAGGAAAAGGTTTTCGACATTCAAACGAAAAAGAAGATAGAAGTCCAAAGGTTGATAAAAACTTATTTGAAGGGCGAAGGTGTAAAAATGATATCAATGTTGAATAATAAGGTTATCATTCAAGATGAGGAAAAAGTCTTTTTGTTCACTTTGAAAAATGAATCAGAAGCATCACGTTTTATTGATTGTCTATCAAATTACTTTTGGAAAATCAAAAGGGGTGATTGTCTGTTTGTTAAGGACTTTTCTAAACCACAGAAAAAATACTTATATCAATTGTTGGAAAATAAAGGATTTGATAAGTCCATCTTATACAGAAGATTTACTTCTCTTCCTCATCAAGAATAAAGTGAAATTCAGTTCCTGAGATGTCTATTGAAAATTGTTTGTGATGTCTTTCAATCTCTCTGAAATGATTAATGACTTTGGTATATTCTTCCTTTTTCAGCTCGAATATCATTGTTGCTTTTCCGACAAAAACGTTTTGACAAGCGTCGGCAATCAAAGCTAACTTTTCTAATTCCCCAAAATCAGTATTTTTATTTTCTGCCATAAGGTTAGTTTTTTTGGTTTGGGAAATATGTCTTCTTTATTCAACTTTTTTATTTGACGTATGAAGCTTTCTTTTTCCCTTTCCAATTCTTTTTTATCCTTCGCTTTCTCGCTGTTCAGCCATTGTAATATCTTCTCCTGTCTCTGACTCATCGTTAATTTCTAATTCAGTTTGTTCTAATTCGAAATCGAAATATAATGTTTTAAGTTTATCTAAATCAGTCTTTTCGAAAGTTTCTTTCAACTGTTCTATTGTATGTTTGAAAAGTTTTTCTTTGATTTCTTTTTCTTTATTCAATTTAATTATTTTTGAAATCTTAGACAAGGTAGAAGAGGTGTTGGCCTCATCCAAGGGTGTAACGAACGAAATCCCTTTTTTATTGGAATCCTCTGTTTCGAAAGAAACTACTTGTCCTTCCTCAACCATACTCTTTGGAATTACCCATTTAGAAGGAAACTCTATGTCGAAACTCAAATAGGTTTTGAGCTTCCTGATTGAACGTATGTATTCAATGAACGGGGCTATTTCTTTGTAAAAACTCATTTCGTAATAAGATATGTTATTATGTAACTCAACGATAAACCTAAGAAGATAAGTTCCCTGTTACTATAAACCATTGGTTTTGGTTCTTTTTGTAACAGGGCGCTTAAAAATTTTGTGACATTTTTTAATGTTACTAATATTGTGAAAACAAATATAAAAATATATATCGTTTCAATATTATGCATTATCCTCTGTCTTTTTGTGTTCAAGAATTTCACCTCTGAGTTTCTGTAAAAGAGCTTTCAATTCTTGTGCAGATTTTCTTGCTCTTGTTCCCGCACTCTTATTTCCTTTGAAAAACTTTGTTGTGTCAACTGAAAGTAGTTCGGTCAATTCTTTGATTTTTTCTAATGTTTCCATTTTTCTATGGTTATAGTTGTTTATTAATAGTTATAATATTAACTTTTTTACGTCTGGTGTAAATAGAATCAAGATTTTTTTCAAATCATATTTTTTTCCATTAACTTATATAGCTCGGTCAGTATGTCCAAGTCAGACTTACTAAAATCTTTTTCGACATCAAAAACATCATTGAGGAATTTGGGTATTGACATTTTTACGTTATCTTGTTGTTGATTATAAAAACTGTCTGAAAAAAATTCTTTGAAATACTCTTTGTGGTCCCCTTCTCTGTTTATTTTAATATTTTCCGCTAGAAAATTCTCTAATAATTTATTCCAACACCACTCGAAATGTTTTTCTTTATCTTCTTGCGAAAGGTAAATCTTAGTTTCACCCTCGGTGTCTCCCATATAAGTGTTGATAATAATATGGTTTAAACTTTTGAATAGGTCACCATATAGCTCAATCTTTTCATAACTCATGTTATGAGTATTGAACCAAATCAAAACTTCATCTTTAGGTATTGTCTTGGACATCCAATTAAAAAAATTCTCCATAGAGTTCATCTATGGAGAATATAATAAATTAAATTTCAATGTGAATTTTTACTGAGTCTTTCTGTCGTAACTAATAAGATTTTTCATCTTTTCCATTTCTTCAGAAATTATTTTTGATTTCTTGTCCTCAGTTGATTCTAATTGGTTGAATATTTTTGCAGATTTTTCAGTTGATGATTTTATTTTTTTGAGACTTCCAGTTGACTTGGTCTCACCTGCAACGTCTACAGGTTGAGGTTGTCTTTTATAAGATGCGTTTTGTTGTTCTGCACCGTATAGGTTGTCCTTATAATTTTTCATGAACTTTTCACCTACCTCACTCGGGACCACGTTACCTAACGCTTTACCATCTTTGTCCTTGACAGCATTACCTGTTTTTGAATTTCCTTTCAAATACATTTCGATTTTTTCATCTTCAGGTTTGATTTCATCATAAACAAGATTTGTCATACCAGGGTATGCGAATGCATCAATATATTCATCGACTGCTTCAGACGGATGATACTTTTTTGTTTTTTCTTTCATACCTGAAAGGTCATAATTACTCTCTGGAAACGCCTCAGGGTTTTCACTAAATTCACCATTCGAACCTGATTTGAGATAATCCTTCATTTTTTTCACAACACTCTTAGCATAATCTTCATTTTCTTTTTTCGACGCGTTAAGAGCTTTCATTGTTTTTTTCAAACCTTCGGGTTCTTTCTTTGAGATGTTTGATTTTTCCTTTTTTTCTTTTTGCTCGATGACAATATTTTCAATCAAATCTATAAGTTCATTTTCAGTGAAAACGATTTTATTTTCATTTTCCTTTATTCCTTTGAGGGTCAGAACTAAATTAACTTGTTTCAAAGTTTTTAAGTCCGAAGAAGACAATTTTTTATCCCCTTCAGCTTTCTTCATTAATTCTTTTTTCAATGATTTCAATTTTGATTGAGGAATTTTCTCATCATCTGGGACATTCAATTTCTTGTGAAGTGCACCTTTTTTAATATCAGTTTTTTGAATCCATTTTTTTTCAGATTCTTTAGTTTCTTTTTTGTGATTACATTTACAATTCATCATACCACACTTCGCACACTTCTTACCTTTAGATTCTTTAACATGATATTTTTTTCCATCTACTTCAAAAGAATCTCTTCCGTCTTTTTTAGCATCCGCTAAAGCCCCTGTAAAAGCATTTCCTTCTTCAGTCTCAGCTTCTTCTTCTAAACCTTTCATGATTCTAATTTTCATTGGACCATATTTGTCCTTATACATGTCGAAAAATTTCTTACCTTCTTCACCAGGTGCAAACCAATTAGTTTTTTCACCAAATTTTTGGAACATAGGTTCGAACTCATCGTATTCTTCTTCATCAAAATCGAAATCAAAATCTCCTATATGAGCTCTATCTTTTTCATCAAACCAACCATGTTCATCGCTAAATGAACCAAATATTTTGTTTTTGAGGTTAGCTTTCATTTTATTGTCTTCCAATCCTTTACCAACGTAAGTTGGTTCATTCTGAGACAATTCTTCTGCATCCTCTTCAGCCTCTTCATCACCTTCGTAATCACCATGTGTTGATTTATCTTTATCATAAAAAAACCATTCATCCATTTCTTCGGTTTCTTTAGTCTCTTTCTTTTTACTTCTTAATTTTTTGAAGTCTGCAGCATCTAATTTACCCTTTGGCTCTGCAACATCTAATTTCTTTTGACCTCCTTTGAGTCCTTCCTCAACTTCAATTTCCTGCCATTCACCTTTTTCTTCGGTAATTTGTTTAACCTTGCTCTCGATTTCCTCATTGAGGATTTTAGAAATAAGATTGTCAATATGTTTTTGAAACTTGTCCATTATGTGTGTTTTTAATATAAATATCTTTATTTTGGTCTTTTATTAATTTTCTCAAACTCGTGCTCCAATATTGTGATAATAACATTTTCACTGATTTTGAATTTTTTGGAAATTGATTTTATTGCTTCTTTTACAGACTCATTTTTCGTAATTTTCAAAGCATTTATGTCACCCTGATTACAATATGGGAATTTCGTGCATTTCTTTTTTACTTTTACAAATGAACCACCAGGGACTTGGGTTTTCCTACTTGGCCCCCAATCTTTTTTCTTTGTGGATTTAGCCCACATTGCAGGTGTTTCATAACCACCAACTGAACCCGAACCTGTCGCTTCTTTTGTTTCAGCCTTTTCAATACCATTGAGGCCCATTGCATTTACTGCAATACCCTCTTTAAGTTTTGGAGTTTCAGCAAAACTCTTTCTTAGAAAATCACTGTCTTTAAATGCAATAGGACCCGCAAATGCCCCTGATGAACCTGACCCTGTCGCCTCCTTATTTTCAATTTTTTTTCCCAACCCACACTTTTGAAAAAAGTCATCGTAATCAAACTTTACACCTTCTTTCTTAAATTTTTGAACCATGTTTTTAGCAACCTTCATCTTATTTCCTTTATCATTAATTTGATTCAGAATTTCAATGATTCCGTCCACCATATCTTTATCATTACCTTTCAACTCCTTATCTACTTTTTCATTCGTTTTCTCTTTGCCAGGTCTACCCCACTTTCTTTTCTTGATGTAAGGGTCATCTTTCGTTACATTGGGTAAACCGAAGTTAAACTCCTTATATCCTTGTTTGTATTTCGCTCTCTTCTTAAAATCGATATAGTCTTTATCGGCTTGTAAATCTGTCGCAAATTGTCTTTTTGCGGTAACTTTATCGTCCTCCTTAGTTTCTATTTTACTCAACTTAGAATAATATTTTGGGTCTTCATATAAGTGGTCCATAGCGATTTCTTTGGCCATGTTCTTATCCTTGGTGTGTTCAGTCTCAATTTTGACTCCTTTAAGAAATTCATGTGTAAGTTTTTTGACATCAACCTTGTGTTTGTGAGCAATGTCACCCAAACTCATTTTATCTGCCTTACCACCCTCTAGTTTCTCTTCTTTAAATGATTGTTTCAATCTAGTTGCATCTTTCATAGTTGAGGAATTCAACTTTACATTTGGTTGTGTTGTGAAAGCCTTGTCTATGGCTTTTTTGAATTGTTCTGCAGCATTAAATCCCATGTTAAGCGTTTTTCAATCTAGGTTCCCAATAACCTCTGTTGGTCCACATGAACTGGTAAAATTCACGGAACATCCTAAGAGTTATATCTTTTATATCACCTTCGAGTTTTCCTTTTTTGATTTCTTTTCTTATTGTATCAAGAAGTTTATCCTCGAATTGTTTGACAGTATTATTCTGCATAAAGTTTCTAACCTCCTTGCGGACTAATGTTTCAATTTCTTTTATTTCTGAATTTGTAAATGCCATTATTTGGTTATTAAAAAGAACGTTAATACAGCAATCAGACCTGTGCCAAGGATAGAATTGAATTTACTTTTTACTTTCTCTTTCTTCAAATCAAATTCTAATTTTTTTGAATATCTTTCCATGATATCAAACTTTTGTTTCTCAGAATCAATTATTGTGAGATAATTCGTTTCTTTTGCTCTAAGAATTGTAATAACGCTGTCCTTGAGTCCTACTTTTTTCTCGGTTTCAATAAGTTGGAATTCAGTGAGTTTCAATTGTGCCTTTGCAGAATCTCCACTTATTAAGTCTTTCATTATTTGCTTAACCACAGGTAAGGGAAAACACTTTTCAGTCTTACTTGTATCTATCTGTGAAAAAGCTATCGACTTCACGAGAAGTAAGCTTATCAATATTGCTAATTTTTTCATGATAAATTTCTTTGACAATTGTTTTTTGATTTTTTATTTTGCCGATAGTTTGGTCTACTTTTTCAATTTCATTGTTGAAATCAGAAATCTTGTTTTCCAATTTCAAATTATCTTCGTGAAGTTGCTTAATAACAACATTGAGTGAATCAAGTTGTTGTTTTTGGTCGGCAGCCATTTGGACCCTTGGTGTCAGGAAAAATATTAAATAATAAAGGATGAACAATCCGAAAATAACTTTAAGGATTGTTATGTAATGTTTCTTTAAGAAATTTAGAATTTTACTAATCATATTAAATTGGTGATTCTTTTGTTTTCTTTCTACTCGCCAAAACTTTACCCCATTTGGATTTGAATTTTTGGTAGAATTGTTGAAGTTTATTAATTAAATCCAGAAATTCTTGGTCAACCTTAACCATTTGTCCATTGATATAAATTCCACTATCTTCCCCAATTGTGAAGATAAATTCCAAGTCTTCATCAATTAATTTCCCAGACCATTCAACATTATTTTGATAAACATTCAAGACATTGAAATCTACAAGGTCAGAAACCTCTTCTACGAATTCATCCATGGTTTCTTGGAATGCAACTTTATCGTCTGTTGTAATATCCAATTCACTTCTGTCCTTACCATGAAGGGCTAAGATTCCACCTGAAATTCTATATTTCTGAGTTTTGTCTTCAGGTGTTGGTTTTTCACCTTTCTCTTCATCAGAAACCGCAGTATCATATTGATTGTCTCTTTCAATCCTTTTTTCAAGGTCTTTGGCGACATTGATTTGTGTCTCTTGTTCGAATATCAGTCTCGATTTTTTCAAAAGAGATTTGATTTCATCGTATCTTTCTTCGTTAAGCATATTGTTCATTTTCAAAATATTTTTGTAAGGTCTCGAATTGAAATGAAGGATTTAGGTCCGTATACATTGTGTCGATATTACTCCTTGAAATTATTCCCTCCCAATCAGTAATCCCATCGATTTTTGTGTTATGACCTATTGACCTCAGTTTTATGTTAAGCGACTCTCCTAGCATTTTACACAGTTCAGCTGTTGATTCCATTTGAATGTCAGTGTAAGGTTGCCAAAAAAAGTAGTCTCTCCATTTTTTTTCATAAACCTTGTCATTATAAATACTTCCAATCCAGTTAATATAATGATTGGTTAATGGTTTCTTTTCCAACCATCCAAGGTTCTCAAGACATATTATGACTGAGTTCTTATTGATTTGTTCCTTAGGAAATATGTTCGAATGACCTAACTCTGGTAGAAGTTGTAAAACCTCACCCTTTCTTGTTACAACGTAGTTTGGGATTTTATCATATTGTCCATTATATCTAAATTTAAGGGAGACCAGGAATTCCCCGACCTCCCTTGAAGTATGACATAATATTATTTGATTTTTTTTCTTTTGTTTCCCAATCGGTTTGAAGTTTCCGTATTTTTGGATTTTAAGCATCTCTTCTCAAATAACTCAATACCTTTTTATTATTAGTTTCTTTAACTGAGGGTGTTTCATCATAAACAATTGGTTCTTGTAGGTTTCCAAACTTTTGTTCATTTAGTTTCCTCAGTTCTTCTTCAAGTTTTTTTAATTCATCTTCAGTTGGAGTGAATTTTTCTTTTTCGATTTCGGCCTCTTTCAGTCCAGCTTGTTTACTCAATTCTTCTATATCCAAGTCGAAATTATTGACCGGTAGTTTTCTTTTTTCTTCCTCTTCGAATTTCACAAGCATGTGTAGGAACGATAAGGATATCAATGGTAACATACCACCTGCGAACAAAGCCAAGAATCTTTTGTGTCCAACGAGGTCACCAGATTCTACACCTAAAAATGAAACGATGGGGTCAACCATATCAACCCAATCTTTGAAAGATTCGCTGTTTATATCAATATATTGATATGCAAAAAATATGTTTCCAATGAATTGTATCAACGTAACAATGATGAATGGGAAATATACTTTTTTACCCATTTGAGCCGCAATTGCGGCTAACGCTGATAAAGCAGCGATTTCAATCCCTATTGAAAGATATATCGACCAACTCAATGGATTAGAAATACCATACCAAGTTGTTACGTGAGAAATGGAAACAATAGCAACCGTAATAATCGGAACCAAGAAGGCAACGTATATTAGGGTTTTAAAGTTTTTTTGTATCCAGTTCATTATTTTTTATTTAATTTTTTTATTTCTTCTTCGATTTCAGTTTGTCTTCTTACATCAAGAAGTTTTCTATCTGTCGCTTGAATCATTCTTTTTTCAGCCTCAAGACCTGAAATCTTAAGTTCCTTATTCAACTCGGTTTTAGTATAAGTTGAATCTTTTATTGCTCTTATTTCTGATTTAATCCTACTTAAATCTCTTGAATCTCCACATCCCTTAAAAAAGGTTAATACCGCAATTACCAATACGATAACTGTGAAATTGTTTTGAATAAATTTTTTCATAATTTTATAATTTTAATACAACTTAGATTTATAATTTTAATATCATAAAAATATAAAAGGTGTATCTAATAAATACACCCTTTACCTTTAATTACATGTAGTCGAACAAACTACCCGTTTCATTCCTAAGTTTTCTGAGGGCTTTTTCTTTGATTTGTCTAACCCTTTCCTTAGTTAAATCAAAGTCATTACCAATATCTTCTAATGTTCTTGTTGAGCCAGATAACCCGAAATAATCTTGGATGATTACCTTTTCTCTTTCATCGAGAACATCGAGAAGTGAAAGTAATTTATCTTTAAGTGTTTGCTCTGAAGAAAGTCCTGAGTCCGCACTTTCAGCATTTGGATTTGGAACAACATCCAAAAGCGTATCTCCCTCTTCGTTAAGTGGGCTATCCAAGTTCACAATAGATGGTAGGTTGAGAAACTTCTCAGGAAGTTCAGTCCCCACCTTGTCAAGTTCTTTTTTCGCCTTATGTAGTTCTTGAACCACATTTACTGGTAGTCGAATTGTTCTAGCATTTTCATTCAAGGATTGAAGTATGGATTGTCTAATCCACCACACAGCGTATGATATGAATCTAAGATTTTTTGACCAATCAAAATTCTCAATCGCTTTCATAAGACCATAATTACCTTCAGCGATAAGGTCAGGTAAATCTAACCCTTGGTTTTGATATTGTTTGGAAACAGTAATCACAAACCTTAAGTTACCCTCGAGAATTTCTTTTTTTATTTCTTCCTTCTCTTGGATTGAGATTCTACCTGATAACATTTTTCTAGAAAGTTCTCTTTCTCTCTCTACCGTCATTACCTTAAGTTTTCTTACTTCTTTAAGGTAGGCGTTAATTTCTTCCTGATTAATTGGGATTACACTTTTTTCCTTCATAGATTAATTTTTACTATAACTCTTTAATATATCTTTTTCGAACTCTGTAAGATTTTCAAACCCTTTGTCAATCATCTTGTCCAAAATTTGGTCTAAGGATGGTTTAGGAAACAGGTTATTCTTTTCACCCAAAAGTAATGCCACAAAATCGTCATCTTCCTCTTCGTCCATGAAATCTAAATTCCTTTTAATTCTATTAAGGTCGATATTCATCTCAACGTCATCACTTGAATTTTCTAAGTCTAAAAGATGACTTTCTATTTCTTTCGGCATAGACAATGTCATATTGTCATGTAATTCTGTCAGAATAAATGCTTCGGTTATACCATAGAGAATTCCACGGATGTATTCAAATATTTCACTTTTTTCAACCTCAGAGGCAAAATGGAATATCAAAATACCGTTTGTGTGTTGGAATTTCATGTGAGGTGAGTCAACAATAGGGGTTAATGATAGTGCTAACTCTTGACACATCTTCTCGTTTTCGAATTTACCAATTACTGATAAAATGTATTTTTTCATAAAGCAAATATAGGTTAAACTCTCTTGGATAATCCAACTATTTGATAAAAATCTTTTTTTCCTTCACAATACTCTTTTACCAAAGTAAGTAGCCCGCGAAACATAAAAGCATCATCTGATTGTTTTTCACACTTTGAAAAAAGTTCAACAAATGCTGTAATTGTTTCAACTGTATAATACCCATGACCCCTAAGTTGAGAGTGTTTATTACCCATAACTTGTGGGTGTTTCAAATCGTATGTATTTCTTTCTTGAATAGATGAGAACTTTTCGGACTCATCGTAGATTTTTATGAGGTCATTAACAAAACTATATAGATAGTTCATTTTGAAAACTGAACTATGAGACCCTTTAACCAATAAGTCAACTATCCAATGTGTGTGAGATGGGGTTCTCAACCTTTTTCCCTCTTCTTTATACTTAACCACAAAATCAAGCTCGGGGTTTTGACCTCGTTCGCCTTGATAAATAGCAACTTCTGTAACTAAGTCAGTTTTCCAAACTTTGATTGGGTGATGTTCAACCCCTATTTTCTTGAATGTTAAATGTTTCATAGATATACTCTTCCTTTTTTTCCTGAATGTTGTTCATACCATTTACCTTCATTATCCAACCATACGTAAGGGTCTGAAGGGTCTTCGGACCACCCATATTTTTGATAAAATTCAGGTTCTTTTTTCAAAAGATTGGCACGGTGAGATGAATGAAATCTTTCGTTTCCAATGAATGGTGGTATAATAACATCATTCTCAATGTATTGTTCAAAACTCATCGTATTCTTGAATCCTCGACAAATCCATTCTGCAATTGAATAATTCATATACAATTTCAACGCAGGGACATAGTCTCTCCACATAACCGTGCAAGGATGGTTTAACCAACCTTTGTATGGTGTTCCATCTAACTTAGGCCTACGGGTGATTGCTGATATTATTTGATAAGTTTCAACTCTTTGTTTACCGAGACGTTTGTTGTCGAGGGATTTAAGAGATTTTCTCATATCGGAATATGGTAAGAAAATTTGCATGCTGCAATGATACTGAATATTTTTACAATTACAAAATTTGGTCCAACTTAATAATAAGTTCATTTTTGGGTATACTTCTTGGACCTGTAGTATCACCTGAACTAAATTGAATTTGTGATATTAAACGTTGAGCTGTTTGAGGGTCTTCGACTCTAAGAAAATAATGTGAAGTAATTGATACATCTGTATCAGTGAAAACATCTCCAGCATTGATACCAACTCTTCTGATTGCTAAATTCGCATGTTGTTTTGTGGTGAAAGTAAATTTTGTGGGAGAAAGTTTTATTTCTTTCTCTCTAAGAACTTCGGTTTTTTTCAAGATAACCCAAACACATGGGACCATGAAATCTTTTCCTTCGAACGTAAAAATATCCTCAGTTAAATCCTGAATTAATGAAACCTCAAAGTTGAGAGGAATCTTGTCAATCATTGACCTTTTTTTGAAACCTTTGGGTAATATGAATGCGATTGTGTCTGCGTGAAGACAACACTTTTTTATAAATTTTAATGCAAGACTTGAATTTCTCCCAAATGGAGGATTACCAAAGAAAAGCACTTTACGATTCCCCAAGAAACTTAAATCCTTAGTCAAAAAATTACATTGTTCTATATCATCAGACTTAGGTTCAATGTCGTAGGCTATTTTGTCTTGGTGTTCCGCCAAATGAAAAAAAACACCCTCTCCTGCCGATGGCTCTATGATTGTATCATAATCAGTTAGATTCAGAGTCTCTAAACACCTTCGAGCGACCTCAGATTTTGTATAAAATTGGTCTAAACCATACTTACTTTTTGACATAATCTAAAAAAGTTTCCAAGTTTTTGTAAGAAACCGCAGATTGTATTCTACGTTGGGTTTTATGGTCTCTTTTGAATCTAGGTTGAACGATTCTTTCTTCACCCCACTTTTCTTTCCACTCTTTTACTTCAGACTTCCAAGTGGTATCGTAGTCATAACTATTGGAAACAACATTTTTAATCCAATGTTTAAGTTCTTCGAAGTGTTCCCAAGTGAATAACTCTTTCCATTTTTCAACGTCTACTAATATAACTTTTTCTTCAACAATGTTTGATTTTTTACCTTTCCAAACACCATACATTAAATAGAAGTCTTTATCTCTCGATACATTATTGAATATATCGGCCAAGGGAATTTCCGAATTTTGTTTGAAGGTTTTAACTACACATGGGGTTCCATCTTGACGATAGGCATCCCAAATACCCGTGTAGTTATCATCTGAAGATAGGTTATATCTTTCACAGAGTTGTCTTTGGTAATCAAAACCGTGACCTTGTCTTTCCATATCGCAAATGTATGGCTTTTATTGAGAAACTTTAGAAATATTTTCCGTTTTTGAAATTCTAACCACATTATTAGCCCAATTGTTTACCAAAGGATTGTGCGTGATAACAAAAATCTTCTCGAAGTATTCTCTCATCTTAGAAAAAAACTCCCCTACCATTTCTAAGTTTTCGTTTGAAATCTTACCAAAAACTTCGTCCCATACAATAATGTTTGGTTTTGGTAATGAACACACTTTTGACAACACGGCTCTTAGTGCCATAGCAGCTATCGTTCTTTCATAACCAGACCCTGATGTCATTGGTTTTTCGATTCCAGTTGAATTATCAATCATCATGAATTCTACCTCATTTTTATCGTTAATTCTTATTTCAAGATTGAAATAACAAGAATCCATGAGGAGTCTTTGAAGTTCTTGATTGATTAACGGCATCATCGTCTTCATTATAATTTTCGAGATACCATTTTTACCAAATACCTCCAAATATATCTTATATATTTTTTCCCTTTCAAACTCCTCGGTAATTGTTTGAATCATTTCGAGATTCTTATCGATTTGTTGTTTGAGGTTTTTTATTTGAAGTTGGTTAGATGTTATAGTTCTTTCGTAATCTCTCTTCTCATTAATTAAATCGTCTATCCTCATTCCCGCCTTCACTAACTGAGCATCAATATCATTGTTCTTTTTAATCTTATCTTGAACTTCTTCATATCTTGTCAGTTTGTCTTGAGCTTGCTCGAGTTTAAGTTTCGTAGACTCCAAAGACAATTCATACTTTTCTTTTATGAGTTTGTTTCTTTCATACTCATCAAAGTCTTTTTTCAGTTGGGTGAAAGACTGTTCTTTTTTTTCTAAATCTCCGATTTCTTTTCTGAATTCCCTGACAAGTTTTTTATATCCTTCTAACTGTTCTATTTTTTTCTTTGTTAGGGATGCCTCCATTAATTTGATTCCGCAGTGCTCGCACTGGATTCCATCCCCATACTTTTCTATCAATTCTTGTATTTCTTCAACTTTATTTTCTGCTAACACCAACTCACCATTTCTCGATTTGATTACATCTTTCACCGCGTCGTGTTGGTCTTCATGATAGAACTCTTTGGGCTCAATAATCTTAACTTCGTTTATTTGAGTTTGAATCGACTTAGATGAATTTTTGAAGTTTTCTATTTCTGTCTTGAGAGTATTTGGATTTAGTCTAACAAGTTCTTGGTCTATGTCGTTATGCTTGGATTTAAGAAGATTTTCTTTATAATCTTGACCCTTTTGAAGCCTGTTATCAACATCTTTCATTTTTTCCTGAGAATCGATAATTTGACTGTCGAGAACTTTTATTTCTTCATTTGACTCTGAATTGTTTTGCTTCAAAGTTTCAGTATTATATACATTGGACAACATACCTTTAGAAAAGTCAGAATAAATTTCTTTACCTGTTTCTTCTTTTTTCTTCAGGAATTCGAGCCCCAAAAATCTACTCAACACTTGTCCACGTGCTGTTGGCTTTGCCTCCAATAAATCCTCTAAATTCGAAGCGGTAGTCACAATGGTCATCAAAAAGTCATCGATATTACCTATCGATTTTTTGATGAAGTCCTCAGTCTCTCTCCTTTGTTCACCAGTGAAGTTTTGAAGTTGTCCATCAGCGAGTTTTTTGAAAAACTCCAATTCAGTTTTAACATTCCATTCTCCTGACTTAGCCTTTTTTCTTTCAATTTGTCTTGCAATAACATATTCCTCACCATCAATAACAATTTCACCTCTAACGGTTACTTTGTTTTTGTCAGAAAAACGGTTAAAGATTTCCTCTGCTTTCTGTGTTTTGGTTGTTGAGTTAAAGAATAAGAACAATAATAAATCTACCGTCAATACAGTTTTTCCTCCAAAGTTTGGTGGGTCAGATTCAACTACTGTGATACCATTACACTTGTCAAAATCAATTACTTGATTTTCCCCGTAAGAAAGAAAGTTACTAAACTCTATCTTTTTGATATACCATCTCTTGAAGGGGGTTACTTCGACCTCATTTATCAACATTCTATTTTCAACCGCTAAGTCGATATTCATGACTTGGTCAAAATACTGATGTTGGTTTTTAGATTCCAAGAAATTTCTGACCAACTCTCTGAGATAGTTTTGGTCCATGATATTCATGGTAACATCTATAGTTTGCTGGGTATCGTCTGTTGTTTTTACTTTGGTAATTACATTTACGTTTGTTGAGGCATACTTCTTCATGAAGTATTGCTTAACAGACTTGATTCTTTCTTGTGTAAAATTTTCAGAAGAGTCTTCCCAAATCACTTGAATGTAAGGGTTATCCAAAGCTGAAGTATCGAGTTTGTGTGACATCTCTTTGTAGTTAAATTCTGGTTTTGGATTGAACAAATCCCATTTCATTATTATTGAGGTGTTGTTGTTAGACCTGATGTTTGAGCATCTTTCTTCTTCATTTCCTCTATCTGTAGTTTCATTTGTTCCTCAAACAATTTTTGCATAACATTTTTTTGTGCATTGATTTGAGTGTTTCTTGATTGAACTCTTTTTCTGTGAGCCTTTGCTCCACCTCTTTTTTTTGACGTTCCCATTTTTTAATTGTTTTGTTGTGGTCTATTTTGTTCAAACCACTCGATTATTGAATTAATTGCCCATACAGAACCAGAAGCCAACATCCCATCAAAAAACCACGATACAAATGGTGATACTTCAAGTATAGTATGAACTGGTGAATATAAGAAAATTCCGAAGAAAAATCCAACCCAAGTTGGTGTGCACATCATACATTTCAACATATCGGATAAGAAAACCCAAAATCCATTGAATAGTGTATGCTCGCTTGCCGCCAATTTGTTTATTTTATTTCTCGGTCCGTTGAAAATGCTCCCATAAACCAAGATGTTGCTTATTCCATAAGTCATTATCATCCATAAAATTAATTGTGTCATAAAATATTATTTATAAAGATTATCATCAAGATTCGAGCCCCTCAAGAACATTGCTTTTTTATCTTCTTGGAACTTTTGAATATCTTGAATTGTTTTTTCGTATTCTTTTATTTTTTTGTCTTTTTCTATGTTGTCTTGTTTTAGTTTCTGAACTGTATTCTGTAAAGCATCCAGTTTAGGTTGTAAATCCCCTCCTGTGACTTTTTCAATCACCACTTCTTTGATGACCTCAATTGGAATTTCTTTAGTAACCTCCACTATTTTTTCCTGTATCACAACTTTGTCAACAGGGATTTCTTTTACAACTTCAACAATCTTTGGTGGTTGATTTTCCAACTGTTGTATTTTGAACAACAACTCATTTATTTGAGTATCGTCTGAAACTTTTACGATTTTTTCAATCACTTTTTCAACAGGCACCTCTTTTACTATTTCTTTGACCACAACTTTTTCAACAGGGATTTCTTTGATTACCTCGACCACATTTTCAACTACCTTTTCAATTGGAATTTCTTTTATGACCTCAACAATTTTTTCTACAATAACCTCTTTGATAACTTCGACTGGTTTTTCAATCTCCACATATTCAATTTTGACAACTTCTTTTTCAATTTCCACCGGTATCTCAACTCTCTTTACAACTTCTTTGATGACTTCTTTTTCGGTCACTTTTGGTCCAGCATTTAACAAACCATATCTTTCAATGTTGAATCCAGTTGTAAAGGATTCCTTGACAACTGAGCTTATAAGTAAATCGTTGAGATTACAATAAGAAACCAATTCTTTAAGTTCATCTTTGGAAAGATTAAGTTTAACTTCCATCTTAATAATTAACTAACTTTTCAGTTCCCTTCTCTAAATTATCAATTGAATTAATATAGAATGAAAGGAAAGGTTTAGGGTTAGGTAAATCAATGAAAGTGTATTCGTCTTTTTCGATTTCGTATACTCCGTATCCGTGTTTCCTTACTGTTTCACCAAAGTTTTGTTGTATAGTGGAACCAATCATATAAGCTTTCTTACCACCAGGTATGTCAAATATCTGCCTTTTGTGAATATCGCCACATAGAACTAAATCACACCCTTTGAATTTGTTCGAATCGAAACCATCCTCAAACTTATAACCAATATCAGTGTATAATCCTTGAACGGGTCCATGAAATAAACCTATATTAATTCTTTCTGACTTTTTTATTTCAGGTGGAATGTTATGCTCCATGAGAGAGAACACACACCAATTAATATTATCATCCTCATAAACACCTCTGTTTTTGAAATAAGAAATGTTTTCGTTTTTGAGTGAGTCTATTATCGGTGTCAATGCATCGAGACGAGTGTTGTTGTTTTCCAAAAAATCATGATTACCGATAATTACAATTGTTTTTGTTATTTCAGCACATTGAGCCAAAACCCAAGCAACAAATTCAACCAATTCAGGTGTCATTTGATTTTTGGAGTGAACCAAGTCACCTGTGAATACAATTCTATCAGGCGCAAGAGCTTTCCACTCGCTAAGTGCTTGCATCAAAATCCCACGATAAAGTTCGTGGTCTTTGAACAACCTAATATGAAGGTCAGAAAAATGGACTAATTTTTTAATCATTAATTAATGATTTTGTTTCTTCTTCAAATGGATTAAATCCTTTATTAACATGTCCACAACTATCACACTTTGTTACTGAGAAGGGAACATTTGTGTCTTCTCGGGAACCTGTCATCAGTGCAGGAACTCTTTTTAGAAGTAATACTTCACGGAAAAAAATCCCACCACAGTTCTCACACTTGACGTTGTCACATTGTCTCAAATCAATTTTTGGGGTTAAATCTTGCATACAGTTTTTATTTAAAATATAGTAAAAATTATTATTTATTCAAATATTTTTTGATGTCCATACCCATCACAGTTTCGATTACTTTTTTTGGAACTCTGAACTCTTCAAATTGTGTATCTTCTCTGAGATGTGCAATAATACAACCATAAACTTTGATATTTTCATATTTGGAACCCTTTAACATTTTCAATAAGAGTTTTCCATAAAGAGGTAATTGAACAAAATAATGTCCCAAGGCATTATTCGGTAATTCCTCGAAAGGTTCATACATTCTTTCTGTGTAATCATTTTCAAGGAAGTTTTTTGGTTTATTTGTTTTCCAATCTGTAATTAACAATCCGAAGTCATTTTTATTAACATTATGGGTTAACCATACTTTATCAGGTTGACCCGTATAACCAAGTTCAGGGTCTCCGAGAACCATCTCGGTATCTAACAATACAACTTCTCTTTGTTCCAATAAATCCAAATATCTTTTACCCGCAACTATCATTTTATCACTTTTCATGAGTTGGGTTAAATCGCATTCGAAAACAGGTTTTCTAACCTCTTTATAGGAACCATATCTCTTAATGGCTTCTTCTTCCAAAACGAAGTGCACTCTACTTCCCAAATTCGTGGAATAAGAACCAGCTGCCGCCCATTCCTCGATAAGTTGTTGTTGTTTTTCAGGGTCACCACCAGCTTTATTATACGCAGCTTCCTCGGTGGGAAATGGCTTATAAAAATGTTTCAAGACTTTCGAAACTGATGGCCAACTTGTCTTACCATCCATTGTGTATATATGTTTTTCTTCTTGGAAAGTAAGACCTAATTCGTCTTGTCTTCGGGAAATTATTTCCCTTAATTCATTGGCTACGTTACTTAATTTCATAATAGAATTCTTCGATGTTACCTTTCAAATCACAAACGTCTTTGTCTTTAGGTAATTTAACAATTTTTATTTTATTATACAAACGACCTCCATTCAGTTCGTGATACATTTTGAGACCGTCATCCCAAGCATCACCATCGACACATATTGTAATATTTCCATTTGCCCTTGTATAAAGGGTTTCGAAAATGAGTTTACTCATTTTTTTACCAAGCATCACTAACGGGTTTGGAAGAAAGAATGAGTCAAAGGCACCTTCTACGAGGTATATTTCCTTATCCCAATCAATTAGTTTTTCATTGAATATGATTTCGTCTTTAGGGACTGAAGCAGGATTTTTGTATTTCATCTTTTTATTAACCCATGCTCTACCAACAAAATAATTCAAGACACCTTCTTTGTCAAAAGACGGTATAATTACTCTATATGCAAAATCTCCTTGAACCGTATATCCAATCTTATATTTTTCAATCATTTCATCTGATATACCACGAGATTGAAGGTATTTGTAAGCTTCAATATGAGGAATGAATCTAGGATTTGAATCTTTAAATAAAGTGAACCCTTCAGGTAGTCTTAATCTGAGTCTTTTTTTATCCTCCTGTTTGAACTCTTCGGGTTTGATAAGATTGTAAACTTTCTTTTGTTGTTTTGTTGCATGTCCATCGAAAAGTTTACCCAAGGGTCCGTGTGTTCCGTGAGTTTCACCACAAGCCCAACATTTGTAAACGTGTCGGATATAGTTAATCTCAAGGTTTCCTTTACCGTCTCCTTTATCCAAACCTTTTTCATCCGCACAGACAGGGCAGTCAAAAGATATTTGCCCCTTTGATTCATAGTGCTGATTAGGTTCACCTAAAAAATCACTAAGGAGTTCAACTAAAACCTCTATTTCATCACTCATATGTCGATATCTTTAGGTGCTTCTGCCACAACGTGTTTTCTCCACCATTTTTTTACCGGATGATTTTCATCAAAATTTTTTTCTATGAAACCAGCAAAAATGAAGAAAACGACCGTTATAATAAGAAGCGTGACCCAAATGTAAAAAAATATTATCATTTCCAAATAATTTTCTTAATCAAATCATAATAGGGTATTTCAATATCGAAATACTTTAAGTAAGTTTTAACATCAAAAAAAATGTTTCGTCTTATGAATCGATTGACTTTAATTTTTGAAACTCTTCCCCCATTTGGAAAAACGTCAGTCATGACTGAAGAACTATACCAATCTTTTTTCCTATTATAGTGAACGAAAATTTGCCCTTCGAATATTATATCTACTTCTTCGAGGTGAGAGTATGAACGGTAGTTTTTGATTGTAAAAGTTCCTTTGAGTTGTGAGTTGGATATGGGTATCTTGTTACCAAATTTTTTTACAACTTTGGAAATTGACTTTGTGTGTGGTGTTCTCAACATGTGCATACCACAAAGATATGCTTTGTTCTTTAAATCACCAAATTTCTTTCATCTTCATGTAACCTAGTGCTGCACAGTAAGCGTCTGTTTGGTCGAAGTTTTCTTTTTTAAGGGTGTTGTTTTTTGTGTATAACCAAGTAATTTGTGGTTCTCTTTTCGCAATCAACTCCCATATGATAACTTTTTTATCTATGTCTTTAGGAAAACCCCCGAACAATACAAATTTACCTTTATCATTTTTCTGAACTAAGTGTGGGAATGCAAATTTTCTTGAGTTGTAAGTAGACATAAATTCAGGAACTACTCCTAAGATATCATACACTTCTTTACAAATCAAAGTGTTGAACCTCATAAGAGTTCCAACCGTATACACGTTGTTTGAATTAAGTAGTGGTTCCTCGATAATGACATTTTGGATTCCTAATCCTACATATTCAGAAAGTTTGTTCCTAAAAATGCCCGATTTGAGAATGAGTTCCTCGATTTTATTTTCACTTTTTGGTTTTGGGACCGGTGAAATATGTGTAAGTTCTAATAAATTTTTTGATTCAATATCAAACAAAGCCCATCCAATAGTTTTGGTGGACACATCCAATCCTAAAATCTTAGGGGAGTCTTTAACAATATTTTTAGCCATATTAAAAATCTAATTTCACTACGTATTGTTGAATACCTTGTCTCAATTCGGGAGACTGTAGCTTAGATATAACAATAAGGTCTTTATTGGAATCGTAAAGACCAATTTCGGTAACATATGAAGTAGTTCCACTTGTCCATGTTGGGTTAGAAGTGTTAGTGAATTGATTTCTTCCCAAATTTATCAAGTATCTCATCTCATATATTGTTGCCGAAATATCTGTTGTGAAATTACCATAGAAGTAATACTCATCACCAAAATTCAAATAATCTGTTTGATTGTTTGTTGGAATGTCTATGTAAGAGGCGAGGTTATATATATCACTGTTTGTAACTGCACTTTGATACGTTGCCAAATCTATTTGGAATGTTGTGCCTGTCAATCCTGACATTGTAATATATCCATTAACCGATGAACCAGATATTTGGTCTGTAACATCAATGTATTTCCAATCAGTTGGACTTGGTCTAGTGTCACCTGAAACCATTTGACAAAGAATCATCAATGAGTTTGCACAATATCCTGTCAGATTAATAGCCGTAGAAGAAGGTGAAGGTTGATTCAAAAATTGAAACTCTGGTCCGAATCTGACAGCAACATTTTGACTTGTGTCTGTGCAACCTGTTGAAGGTCCAACAATTTTCGAATAATAATTACAGTGTAATGAATCAGTAAATCCTGTATTGTTGAATCTATAGGTTACCCAAAGTGTTTGTGTATCAGCAGTAAGTAAACCTGTGGCGGTTGAGTTGTTCGTGAAACAAGTATTAGGTGCCAAATAAGAAAGTTTAGGTGCTGATAGAGTCCAGTTTCTATTAGCCTTATAAGACATAGCCGCTATTACCTCCTCATCGTCAATTACAATGGTCTGTGAATCAGGGAAAACCTTGCCAATTCTATTCAAATTACCATTACTATCAGGATTTGTATCCCAAAGATGATAATAACGAATACCAGGGTCGTTCATATCAATGTTTTTGGTTGATTTGATATAGTATGGTTTACATAAATCATAACCTGGTGGGTCGATAAAGAATGTTTGACCAATTGTGTTTCCTGTCGACTTATGCCACATCAAAGTAGGTATTGTAACCTTAAGGTGTCTCGCTAAACCTGTTTGATTCGAAGGGTTCTGTGGGTCATAAGGAATAGTTGAAAACTTCTCGCCATAAACATGGTCAATATCTTGATTAGTGTAGTGTATGATTGCAATTGCTTTTTGGTCTTGGGGTCTAACAACTACTTTCTCATCAAACGAATTGTAATAAAAAACTTGACTTGTATCGGTTTGACCTGAAGGCTCTTGATATCCCAAATATTCTTTAGTCCCGATGTAAGTTACTGAACCGTATTTTGTATAATCTTCATAAGCGTTACTGAAAAGACCAGCAGGACTTTCTGACCAAGGAATATTCATGTTCCAAATTAAAGTATTTTCACGGTTTGAAACATCACATGGTGATTCAAAATTAATAGTGTCAGTCTGCCAATAAGGTGCTGGTGTTATGAAATCATAAAGAACAGTCATACCTGAAGGATATATCAGAACTCTTGCATATTCTCCTGATAATGAAAAAGAACTTAAATCTGGAACACTTCTATCTAAGGTAAGTGTCCATGGAGTTGTTCCAGAGGTTCCTGTTGAAGGGCTTATGTTTTGAATTTTATATGTGAAAACAGGATAGTTACCTACAAAACCTGTAAGTCCTACTCCGAGTATTAATGTAACAAAATCACCTATTGAGGGTGTTCCTGATGATGGCTCGAGTGTAAGTGGGTTTGTATCTAATTCGATGTCTATCGTTGTTTGACCTGTGAGCGTATCTTGTGCAACCCAATAGTTAGAAGTTATTGTATATGCAGATGAAGTTTGTGCCGTCCAACTACCTTGAGTTCCTCCCGTCATGAAAAATCCTTTTTCACCAGCAGAATTATAAACTTCTTGAAATGTAGAATCCATGTAAGGTATTCCGTATGTGTTACCGATACCACCCTGAACATAGTAAGGATATTTCACATTTTCTTTGTTGGACTGAGGGGAACCTGTGTCATTTTGAGCATTGAAATCAGGCATCAAAATGTTATTATTAGTTTGATTATAGTTAGGAACGGCCTGATAATTAACTTCACTATCCCCTATTTGGAAATAAGAAATGTTGAAATTCCCTTGTGATATCTTTCTACGACCAACGTCAGTTAATCTTGTGTTAATTAGACCCGAAGTATTTTTAATTATATAAGCCATTACGAATAAATATTTGTCATCCTTTTTTTATTAATCCTGTGCACATTTACAGCTCGCGTTTGAACATTGTTTTGATGAACAAGAGATAAGAGAATTATCTACGCTGTCAATACAATAAGCAACTATTGTTGGGTCAGGTCCTGGACTTCCTGAAACGTTGTCTATCATATTACCCGAAGAATTTCCACTTGTTATTGTTACGGTTTTATAAAATACCCCATAGTTACTCGTCTCAATCTGAATCGAAAAACTAGTATCAATTGTCACAATGTTTTGCGTAGTAATTACTATGTCCACTGCGGGTTCACCCAAATTAGTAGTTGGTGTCACAATCAAACTTGTCACAGGATTACAAACAATACTTCCACCATCACTATTATAAACCATCTTGAACACATCACCTGCAACAAGATTAATCGGGTTATACATAACAACACTAACACTTTCATTTATTCCCGCAGAACAGAATCCGTTGAAAATACCCGAGCCAACTTCAACGTCATTCAGCATTGCTTTAACCTCAACATAATAATTGTCGCTTGTTGGTGTTTGGAAGTTTGCCTGCATGTATTGAACATTATTATTTGGGGATATACCACACGGATATGTGGATAGTCCTGAATCAATTGTAAGAACACCACCAGTAGGGCTATATCTGAAATTTTGGAAACAACCCACCTTATTTGGTCCTGAACAAATTAATCCTCCAACTAATTGATTCATGTTGAGATAAATGTTACCACTTTGAATAACACCTTGACATGTTACACATTCAGGTGTATCAACCTGACCTTGATAGGTGATTGAGTTGTTATTCACCTGTGTTTTTTCTGTATCACCTACCGCTGAACAACAAGTGCATCCTTTGATGACTACATCAGAAACTTGAAAAGAAATTGTCTGTTGTAGATTAGTTGTGCAGTTGGACTGAGCTCCAACTTGACCATCGGTTATTGTTAATATCGAAGTAGTAGAACCTGAAACAGTGCTAAAATTTGAGAGTTCCAACGAATATTGGTCAGTCTCAGTATCAATTCTTTGTGTCTCGGGATTACAGTTTGGTCTACTTCCAATAACAGTATCTATGTCTGTGGAGAAAGGTGTCTTTGTTGAACCATTTTGTAGAATAGTAAAGTTGTCTACACAAGTTCCTGTTCCTGGTCCATTGAATGTCTTGATAGATGATGTTGTCAAATTGAAATTAACCACAACTCCATTAGGTATAGGCGGAACCGAAGTAACATAAAAATATGTTGTTTTCGTTGAAATATTATTTGAAGATACCTCAGTGTTTAATTGTGGTTGTGTTATAATATTAATTTGATATGTTTGTGGACTTCCCACTGAACTTATTTGAACCGATTGATTAACTATATTATTCGCGGCATCTATAACTCTAATATTGTATGTGTTCGGGCAAAGATTTGTAAAAATATTTGAGGTTTGATATGATACCCCGTTATTAATCGAATATTGATATGGTGCTAATCCAAATCTCGCACTAACCGTTATTGAACCATCACAGTTCGTTTGGTTGTTGCAAGACGCATCTTGTTTTGTTGTTGTCACTTGAAGTGGTATTATTGTAGGACAAGAACCTAAAGTTACATTTATAGTATAAGTTTGTGTTCCACCAAGTAAACTCCAACCACCTAAAGGTGGTAATGAAGTGGTTGAGGACGCAAAAATACCTCCCCCCACAGGGTTTATTGGTGTTATCAAATCTGAACCAACAAGTTCCCATCTTGTTCCTTTCCACACAATGTTCTGTGAATTACTACTTGTCCATCTTGGTTTACCATTAGACGTTCCATTTTGACTGAACGTTGTTGGTCCTACAACGTTAGAATTGTTGTATGCCAAGAAACAAATGTTGGCGTAAACTGGTGGAGGTGTTGTGGATGGCGTTACAGTTGGGGATGGAGTTGGACTTGCTGTCGGTAAAAGTATGGAGCAAACTGTGTTTGCAGTATAGTCACCGTAATAATCAACAACGGTAACAGGATAATAACCAGGTCCTATGTTAGTTAAAGTTCTTGTTCTTTGACCATTTGCCCAATAAATTGAATACGGACTTGTTCCTCCTGTGATGTTCAAAGTGAGAATCCCATCATATGATTCTGAGTTTGAAGGCATTTTGAGAAGATTACAATTCACACCCAAATCGAAAAGGGTAAACGGTTCACAATTGTTTTTCGGACGATAAACTGGTGTTGGGTTAGGTGTTGGTGTTTGACTTGGTGTTACATTTGGTGTCAGACTTGGCGTTTGAGTAGGGGTCGGTGTAGTTGTGAGAGTAGTTGTTGGTGAGGCTGTTTGTGTTGGTGTTGGGGTCAGGCACGCTGTGGTTGCAGGCTCGTTCAATAAAACTACACCACTATAAACTTGAGTATAATCTAACGAAACAAGGACTTCAAAACTTTCACCTTTTTGGAAATTACCACAACAATCTGTATACCAAAATATTCCAGTTGTATAAGCACTTCCACACACTATTGGGGTGGATGATGGGGTCTGCGTTGGTGTAGGGGTATTAGTGGGAGTTTTGGTAGGGGTCGGTGTTTGGGTTGGAGTTTTAGTTTGCGTAATAGTTTGTGTTGGTGTTGGTGGTGGGGTTTGAGATTGGGTTGGCGGGGGGGTTTGAGTCGGTGTTTGTGTAGGGGTTTGGCTCGAAGAAGGAATAGGGGGCGTGGGACAAGCACCGAGAACTGTGAGTATTATGAACTCACCTGGAGCTTGACCTGGCACAGTATAGGAACAAACAGTTATTGTGCCGCTCGGTGGAATTGTAGGAATAGGATTCAATTCACAGTCAAACCCTATAGGAGTTGCAGGTAAAATTGCGGACCCATTTGTTATTTGATAGTTAATACAAGCCATTAATTTATAATTATCTTTTCCATTTTTTTATTTATGAACATCCACCACAATCTACGCTATCAGTGCAAATAGTTACACTACTACAAGGTTGAATTGATGTAACCCCACCTGAAAAATCACCCGACCCAGCTCGGATGCACCTTTCGACTTTTGAACCTGCAGAAAGTGGTTCACCAACTACTGAACCATCACATAAAGTATATTGTATTGTTGAACCCACAACATCTTGATTTTCAAAGTAATAACACAAACATGGACAAACATAAGTTCCACAAGAGCTTATATCATCGAAATTAGTTATTGCCACTACAACACCATTTAAGATTTCCATAACATAAAGTGGTGGTGACGATATATCAGGATTTGCTGGATACGTAGATGGTCCGTATACATATTTTCCTGTAAGAGTTGTGTTTACAAAAAATATTCCAAAAAGATTATAATATAATTGACTGCCAGGTCCTAAAGTAGTTGAAGAATTGTAATAATACCCTGCGTTTCCATCTACCTCAACTAATGGGTCGAAAGCTTCTATAAAATCACATTTCACTTCTTCTTTTGTTTTTGATGTCCAATTTATTTCTGACCCACATATAGTTGCCCCATATGATAAAAGAAACTCAACAAATGAAGGTGTAACCGTTGGCGTTTGTGAAGGGGTTTCTGTTTGGGTAGGAGTTTGAGGAGGTGTTTCAGATTGGGTAGGAGTTTGGGTTTGGGATGGAGTTTGAGTTTGTGTTGGTGTCGATGGAACACAAAGTGAAAAAGATACTATTTTACCTTGGGAATCAATTACCACTTGATATAATGTTCCTCCGAAAGAAATGATATATGTGTTCCCACCCCCATTCAAAGGGTTATATAATACCCCGTTTAGAAGTGTTTGGTAAATTGTGGCACCTACAACAGGGACTAAATTTGCCTCTGAAATGTATGTATAATAACCTGTTAGATTGAGTGGTGATGAACAACTATCAGCTGTCGGGTGAAAAACAACAAGAGGTGTTGCGGTTGGTGTTGATGATATAGTTGCTGTATTCGAGGTAGTGGGTGAATTTGTTGGTGTCATGGATGGCGTTTGGGTTGGTGACAAGGTAGGTGAATACGACGGGGTTGGTGTCATGGTTGGGGTTTTAGTGACATTTGGTGTTGGTGTGGGAGTTATATCTATAGGAATCTCATCAATACAACCTTGGGTATCTTCAATTTTAATAACAATTGTTGATTCACTATATGGTGATGGGACATAGAATGAGAATGGAAATGTTGCAACCGACGCAACAAATTGACAGTCGCCACCACCCGAGTTACAATAATATATGTCAACTGGTGTATTTGCAGTTACAGATTGGATAGTTACAAATTGACTCATGCTACATAAGTTACTCCTGAGATTATGCAATTCTGCGAATCAATTACTTTCAACATGTAAGCCAGTCCAGTATCATATGGTTGTGGTATATCAAAATCATATGGAAGAGTTGTTATAGTATTAATATAAAAGCAACCACTACCGTTTGGTTGACAGATATAAATGTCAAATGGTGATTGTCCTGTTATACCATTTATTGTAACTTGAACTGCCATCTTATGTTGTTCGTTTTATAAAAATTTTATACAAAGTTCCTGTCACTGATGGGAAAACAATTGTGTAACATCCTACAAGAGGTTTGTAATTGAATGGTGGATTTGTAAGTTGAACTGAATTCAACACGAAACCGCCATACTTGTTACATTCAACAACTTTTGTTGTTTGTGAGTTACCTGAAAGGAGATACCAAGTTCCACTGACATCAACAAACCCACATTGTGCACCGTAACGAATGTATTGTCCGAATTCATTACCAATATCAAACGGAAGGGTGGTTAGGTTAATTTCATCAGGTGTGCTAGATAAGACGAAGTTCATATTATAAGTTCCGTCTCCATTATTTTCCAAACTTACATTCAAATAAACCTCAACTTCATCAACACTACTCAAACACGTATCACAACTCAAATAGGTTTTATCAGGTGCTGAAGCAAAGTAATCTCCATCGAATCTTTGTGAGGTTGCAATTTTGATAGGTGCAAAATAATTACAATCAAATTCACCCTCATAGGTCCAACAATTTCCATCAGCATCTTTAAATTGTCTTCCAACTGTAGTCTGTATTGGTGATTGTTGTGTTTGAATCATATATGTTCTGACTGTATTTGGACTAATTGGAATACAACTTGAATAAACATATACCAAACAAGGGGTTTCACTTGGCGTTGGGGTCATCGTTGAAGTAGGACTATAAGACGGTGTTTGTGATGGAGTCTGAGTTTGGGTTGGCGTTGATGAATAACTTGGCCTTGGTGTTGCTGTTGGTGTAAGACCAGGAGTTGTTGTCTGTGTTGGAGTTGGCGTGAATGTAGGAGTCGAGGACGAAGTTTGTGTCGGCGTAATTGTCATCGTTGGTGTTGATGTAGGTGTTGATGTTATCGTCGTTGAAGGTGATGGTGAAGGGACTGTTGAACATTTCGAACAATCGTTTCCAAAAATATCAATTATCGAGTCTACGTTCGTGTTAGATGATAAGTTTGAATCATCCCTCAAATACTTCAAGCAAAGAATTGTTTCATTAATAACCGCCGAGAATACCATCTCAGTTTGGATTGGAATTTCCTCAAACACAAGTGGGTCAGAAGTGTAGAAATAATTTTCAGTTCCACATTGATTCAATACCTTAACCGAAACACAACTGAATGTTTCTTCAAATATATTGAAGGTAACTTGTCCATCCGCAGGAACTGTTCTTGTCAGTGTTATCGTTGGTGTGTTTGAAGGGGTTGGGGTTGAATCAGGAACATAATTAATCTCAAAGTCGACACTTTTCCCAAGACATATCAATCCTGTTGGTGATGGAGTTGGCGTTACACCTATGGAAGTGAAAATGAAATTCACATCGTCACAAGGAACTGACGGACTTGGTGTTGGGACTGGTTCCCAATCACAGTCAAAGTATGCATTGAAATCGAAGGTGTCACAATTTATTGGCGTTGGAGTTGGAGTTGGACAAACTCCTGGTTCAAAAGAACCGAAAGATATATCAGGACACGCAGAGTAACATGGAGACGAGCCCTTCAATAAACAAGTCCCACCGAGAGAGGTGCTCAGACACCAATAACTCTCAGTAACTGATGTAAAATAATAAATGTAACCCAAGCTGACGCTTCCACCAGAATAGGAGATTCTACCATTATAAGTTGCACCTGAAACGTAAAGTCCATTGTAATTCAACAAAGAAGGTAGGGTTGTAGTAAAGCAAAATTCACCCGAATCACAAGCCGCTGGTGTCGAAGATACTGTCGGAGTGTTTGTTGGTGTTGAATACGGGGTTGGCGTTGGTGTGTTCAATAGACAAGCTCTACAACTACCCCAATCAGGTGCACCCAAATCAGGTCCACCAGGACCTGAAAACTCTTCGAATCTATAACATCTATTGTTATATTCATAAACCGCTCCTTGATAAGCGGTATCTTCATCAACATTGGCATAAAATATTTCTTCAGTGGAACAGTCAATCAATAATGCAGCAACACTCGCAACTCTTGGACAAAGTGTAGAACCGCAACCTGTTACATTTGTAAATGTAACCGATGTTCCATCATATATTGGACCACTTCCCGAATCAACAACTGTCGCACATCCTTCATATTCTGTAGAACCTGTGATAAGATAGACATCGTCAACCACAACTGCAACTGGTAAATCCTCAAATCTGAATAAAGTCCCTGAAACACAATCACGGAACCCTATTAGGTTTTGTGTCGGTGTTTGAGTGTTAGTTGGGGTATTAGATGGCGTTTGAGTTGGGTCTGGAGTTACAGAAGGTGTCTGTGTCGGAGTTTCGGTTTGAGTTTGGGTTGGTGTTACATCAGGGGTTGGTGATAGAGTCTGTGAAGGCGTCTGAGTTGGAGTTTCTGAAGGTGTTTGTGTAGGAGTCTCAGTTGCTGTAGGGGATGAACCAATAGTTGATGTAGGGGTCTGAGTTGGGGTTTCGGATGGTGTTTGTGTAGGAGTTTCTGAAGGCGTTTGAGTAATAGTCTCAGTTGGTGTTTGTGTGGGAGTTTCGGTTATTGTAGGAGTCTGAGTTGGGGTTTCAGAAGGTGTTTGAGTAGGGGTTTCAGATGGTGTTTGTGTAGGTGTTTCTGTTGCTGTAGGTGACGAACCTATAGTTGCGGTTGTTGTTGGTGTAGGCGTTTCGGTTGGAGTTTCAGTTGGAGTTTCAGTTGTTGTCGGTGTAGGTGTTGGAGTACCACAACAATCTACAAATGTATCCGTAGCATAAGACGATACTGGAAAGTAAGCGACATTGTTTTTATAATAATAAGTCGACTGAACGTAATTTGCACAAAATGAATCGTCGAAAGTTCCTGCGTCAGCAAAACTTGCCGTGGTCAGTATATTATAACAATTGTAATAGTCTACGAATATAGTGTTGTTTAGTGACGAAGGTGTATTACCCGTGGCATCATCCAAGTCAGGTTGTGCAATTGTAACATCAAAATATGTACAATTACAAGGAGTTGAAGGGGTTGGAGTTTGTGTTTGAGTTGGCGTAGGAGAAGGGACTACACCACAATCTCCATCAACCACACAAGTTCCTCCCAAAGATGTCCAAGTATATAAAGGCTCAGGTCCTCCTGCACAGGTAGTTCCCGATGAAACAAGTTTTAATCCTTGTGTTCCACCCGATATACAAATATATCTACTTGATGTCACATCAACTTGAACACATTCCTCATTTCCATTACACGCGTAGTATCTGATTGAAATATCTACAATATCATTGTTAGTGATTTCCCAACATTCGCAATCACCAGGTGGTGTTAGGGTAGGTGTTGGGGTAGGTGTTGTAGTTGGCGTCTCAGTAAGAGTTGGTGTCGGTGTTTGTGATGGGCTTACAAAACAAGGACCAACAACGGTCAAAATTGCAGATGGACCGCTTATAACGGTTCCAGCCAGTGCACAAAAAACATCAGTATTACCGTTGGTTATTGTGGCGTTTTGGGGTACAGAATCACAATCAGTGTAAGAATAAGGTTCTGAAATAGGCCCTGAAAAACCTAAATATAATGAATATTGAACACAACCTGTCTGTGGTGTTGGGGTAGGTGTTTGTGTTTGTGTTTGCGAGATTGCTGGAGCTGGAGGGTCTGGGTCCGTTGGAGTAGGGGTTGGAGTTTCTGTTGGCGTTTCTGTTACAGTTGGAGTTGGTGTAGGGGTAGGAGTTTCGGTCGGAGTTTCTGTTGGAGTTGAAGAAACTACAGGCCCTACTGAACAAAGTTCTTGATTGTTTAGAATCCCATTACTTCCACTTATTTCCCAAGAATAGATTCCGTTAGAATAATATCCGTCAGGCGCAAATGTTGTAAGACCTGAGTCAGAATATAAAGTACTACCACTCCAAAGTCCTTCTACTGATGAGGTGTAATAACCTGTACCACCTGTAGATGCAAAATCAGAACAAGCAGACGGACCACTTATGACTGAGTATGAAACCAAAAAGGTGTTTGCACCTAATGGACCACAAAAATTGTCGTATATTGATATTCCTATTTCAGTAATCCCGTCGTAAATTACGTTGGGAAAAGATTGAGTTGCCGAGCCGCCAGCACCCGCATCAAAATTTTGTTTTCTACCAGTACTATCTGTAACCTCGATACAACCATTCAACAACCCATTACTCCAATATACAGTAAGAGTGTACTCACCAACTTGTGTAGTGGTGAATGCACAAGTACTCGAACTTGGCGTACAAGGACATCCCACATCACAAGTTGCTGTAACACCGTTAAAGTCAATTTGACTTATAGTAATTGTGGGTGGTGACTGATTATAAACAAATATGTTAGACATGAATTACTTACTTACCTTATAAATAACTTGAACTTTATTTTTTTCACATTCAAAATATAGTTTGACTAAAAACAATATAAAGGCACGCTCAGCCTATATTTATGATTATATGAAACTTCTTAAAACGATAAAGAAGATTATTCAAGAGGCTGAAGAACAGTATAATACTGCAAGTGAGACTAACACACCACTTGAAGAATTAGATAGACTCGAAAAACACTATCAAGACTCTCTGAAATTGTTACGCTTATACAATTCCAAACAGGAAAAACTAAAATCCAAGAAAAAATAATTACATCTTAAGTCAATAGATTTTCTTAAAGTTCTTTCTTATATTTCATCACATGAAAGAACCTCTATTAGACTTACATCTGAGTCATGGATTAGGTGACACTATTTGTGCAACACCTTCTTTAAGGAAACTATATTTTGCTTATGGAAAAAAAATATCAGTATTAACTGACCATCCACTAATATTCAAACATAACAAATATGTTGATAAAATCTTTGATACCAAGAACACAAATAGAGATGATTTAGAATCTCAATACGAATTACTCGTAAGTTTTGCACCAAATTTAGAAAACCGATACGGTTTAGGATTACGTCATAATGTTATGGACATAAGACAATTCCATGCGGCGGGGTTGGGTTTCCAATTATTACCCGAGGAATGTGATATGGATTACGTTCCTGATGAGTGGGAGCCAATTGATGGTTTACCTGAAAAGTTTGTTTTGATACATCCCGTAACCTCTTGGGCTTCGAGAACTTGGCCCGCAGAGAAATGGCAGTTATTAACACGAATGTTAAACGATTACGGTATTCCTGTTGTTTCGATGGGGAAGGCATCGAGTGAGGTAGGTTTTCACATGGTAGACAAACCTGTTTTCGATTTCCCTATCAAACTTGGTTTGAATTTAATGAATAAAGCAAATGTCCCCCAAACTTGGTGGTTAATGCAAAAAAGTATTTGCACGGTCACCATGGACTCAGGTATGTTACACTTAGCAGGAACCACAGATGCAAACATCATTCAATTAGGTAGTTCTGTTCATTGGAAGTTAAGAGCCCCTTTTCGAAACGGTTCTCAAGAATATAAATTTCATTATATTGATGGGGATTGTAAGATAGCATGTGCATCTGACATGAGATATGGTGTCAAAGAATGGGGTTCAATAAGAGGAATCCCACCTTTAGTTGGATGTTTAGAAGGAAAATCCGAATTTGTTTGTCATCCTAGCGTTCTACAAATTTTCAATAAAATATTAACCCTATTATGAGTATAAGATACAACTTTATAGAGGTCGGAACATCAGACTTCATGACTCTAATTCAATCTGCTGATGACCAAACTGTCGGACTCAGTATCGAACCCATTTCAGAATATCTCGATAGATTACCTAATAAACCCAAAGTTCAAAAAGTCAATGCGGCTCTTTCTGATACAGACGATACTATTGAAATATATCATATAGAATCTAAAGATTTAGAAAAATACAATCTTCCCTATTGGATTAGAGGATGTAACTCTGTTAATGGTCCTCATGAATTTACAAAGAAAAAAATTGGTGATGAAACATATAACAAGTTGGTAAAAATTGATAAAGTCCCAACTATATCTTGGAAAACTTTAATAGAAAAATACAATATAGGTTCAATTGATTATTTAAAAATTGACACTGAAGGTCATGAACATATAATTTTAAAAGGGTATCTCGAACAATGTAGACTGAATCATAATCTTTTCGCATCTAAAATTGAATTCGAATACAATGAAACATCAAATAAAATTGAATTAGATAAAATTATAAATCAATTATCAAATTATAATGTAACTTATTTGGAGGAAGACGTTATATTGAACATCAAAACAGAGTCTGAATTTGACAAATCTTATGTCTTATATTCAACCGAAAATTACTTTGATATTGTAACTGAATGTGCAAAATCAATAAGACAATTTAGTAAACTACCAATATTGGTTTATTTAATAAATTCAAACAGAACTGTTGAAGTAGAAAATACCAAGACTTTAAATTGGTCTATAGATATCGAACCTACTTCAAATAACATGTATATTAAGGAAAGGGACAACTTTTACATAGATAGAAAAAATCCAATAATTTATAAAATTTTATCTCAAAGACCTCTGATTATCAAAGATGCTTTAGAAAAATATTCAAATATTGTTTGTTATGTTGACAGCGATTCAATCGCAACCCCTAACGTTGATACTATATTTTCATATTATGATGAAAATTCATCTCACCCATATTTTGTTGAAGGGATATACGATTTTTTGAAATACGATGGTAGAGGTGGAGGAGGAGGATTCGGAGGTGGAATGGAAACAACTTTGGAACACGATACCTGTGTCTTGTTTGGTGTTGACCAATCGGTCAGAAAAAACTATAGACAAACAGGATATTTCGTTTCAGGTCAAAATACCATCGAGTTTTTGGAGGAATGGTATTGGATGTGCTCACACCCAAAAGTCCTGAAAAATGTTAGTCATTATGCTCCGTATAATGAGGAGACTATTTGTAACGTTCTATTATGGAAATACAATATAGATAAGGGTCTTCCCTATGTCTATGTCAATGGGAGATTAGAAACGGTTGAGAAAATGTATACCCAAGTAGAATATAAAGGAAAGGGTATCAGAAACCACATCGGTGAATGGTTAAGAGTTCCTGAAGAAAAAAATCATCTCCTGTTTTTTCATGGTGAAAAAAATCCAAACATGATGAGAGAGATGGTAGATGAAATCAAAAAATATAACAAGGAAAAACTTAGAATTTTATACTTAGCACCTCACCTTTCAACTGGTGGTATGCCAGCTTACTTATTGAAAAGAATCGAAACCCTACAAGAATATTACCCTGAGGTAGAATTATATGTTGTTGAGTATTGTCTTTACTCAACTTGGTATGTGGTTCAAAAAGAAAAAATAAAACAAATTATACCCGATAACAGATATTGGACATTAAACACTTTGGGAAATCATAATGATGAAAATTCTCTGAAGTTAATTCAAATTATAAAAGATAATTCAATTGATATTGTTCATGTTGACGAAATACTTGAGGGGTTTGATAGTTTCAATCGAGTATCAATAAATGTCTTAAATGCACTTTTTGATAACAACAGAACTTGGAAAATTGTCGAGACCTGTCATAATATTCATTTTAATCCTGAGAATAGACATTTTCATCCCGACGCTTACGCCTTCTGTTCTCCCCATCATCCGAAGGTTCAATTCAAAAATGAAAATTCTTATTATGAATTTTTTGAATACCCTATTGACCGAAAATTTGTTACCGAAGAACAAAAAGAACACGCAAGGTTAAAACTTGGTTTAGACCTTAATAAAACCCATGTGATAAACGTTGGACTTTGGACTCAAGGAAAAAATCAAGGAGAGGGCATCGAAATCGCAAGATATCTACAAGGTGAAGATATAGAGTTTCATTTCATAGGAAATCAAGCATCAAATTTCGAAAGTTATTGGAAACCTCTGATGATGAATTTACCATCAAATGTAAAAATTTGGGGTGAAAGGAGTGATGTGGATTTGTTTATGAAAGCATCAGACATATTTTTATTTAACTCCACAATTGAATGTAATCCCCTTGTTCTTAGGGAAGCCGCTTCTTATGGTTTAAAAATTCTTTCTAGAAATCTTACACAATATTATGATATGTTTACACCATACATCACACCAATTGATGATGATTGTGAGAAAACGTCAAACATAATTCGTGAGTTAAAATACAATGGAATCTCAAGAGACTATGAAGTTAGTCATGACCAATCTCAGAACTTTGCTTTATCTCATAAAAAGTTTTATGAGAAGTTAAAAACTATGGATATAAAGATTCAAAAATCATCAAAGAATAATATACAAATTACTCAATATTTTATAAGACAACCTTTTTTAGAAATTAAAGGGGATTCAAGTTCTAAGTTTTTGGTTCAATTCATTGATGATAAAGGGGTAATTCATTATGAAAATAAAATAGATTCCAACTGTTGGGTAAAACTTAACAGACAATATTTTACAAATTGGAGAACTAAGGTTTACGAAGAAGAAACACTAATATATGACTCGAAATTAGATTTGAAAGACAAAAGAGTGTTTATAAATTTTGATAGTAAATCTTTAGGTGACAACATTGCTTGGGTGCCTTATGTTTTGGAGTTTCAAAAGAAACATAATTGTAAAATTATTCTTTCCACATTTTGGAATAAGTTATTCAAAGAAGTTTACCCTGAGATAGAATTCATAGAACCAGGGAATGTTGTAAAAGACATTCATGCACAATACTCCATTGGTTGGTTTTATAATGAAAATATGGAACCAGTAATCCCGAATACAATTCCTCTCCAAAAAGCAGCAACAAACATCTTAGGTTTGGAATTTGAAGAAATAAAACCACGAATTAATTTTAACGTTTATCGAAGACCTTTTGATGAAAAATATATAAGTATCGCAACCAATTCCACCTCAGGTTTAAAATTTTGGAAAAAAGAATATTGGCAAGAACTAATTGATTACTTAGTAGATTTAGGTTTCAAAGTAATAAACGTATCAAAAGAAAAAAATGAGTTCAGAAATGTTACACAAATTTCAGATAGTTCAATTGGTAATACCATGAATGTAATACATCATAGTGAATTTTTCATAGGTTTATCAAGTGGACTTTCTTGGTTGTCTTGGGCAATGGGTAAACACGTTGTGATGATTAGTAATTTTACTGAACCCGACCACGAATTTACCACAAACTGCACCCGAATTATAAACAAATCAGTCTGTAATGGATGTTGGAATAACCCCAACTTCAAGTTCGATAAAGGTGATTGGGATTGGTGTCCAATTCACAAAGGAACACCAAGACAATTTGAGTGTCACACTTCAATAACACCAAGTATGGTAATAAATCAAATTCAAAATTTATTGAAATGAGTATAGAAAATTTTATATGGGAACCTAAATGTTACGATGGTTTTAGAGAAACTGTGGAACAAGAAATATTTGTTGACAGGATTTACGAAAGATTTTTTGAGGTTGAAGAGGGCGATATTGTTTTCGATATTGGGGCTAGTTTAGGTCCTTTCACATATTCAATATTATCAAAGAATCCTTCTCACGTATTTGCTTTTGAGCCTAGTTTTGAAGAATTCAAAACTTTGTTATTAAATACAAGACACGGAAATGTAACCGCAATAAATAAAGGTATTTCGAGTTCAATAGGTGAATTTAATTTCACTGATGTTTTTGATTTGACTGGTGGTTATAAACTATATTCAACAACATTCTCAAAGGTAATTGAGGATTATAATATTAAAAAAATTGACTTTCTTAAAACTGATTGTGAATCAGGCGAATATGATATATTCACAATTGAAAATTTGTTTTGGATAAAAAATAATGTCAGAAAAATTGTTGGTGAGTGGCACCTTGGCCAGCCTTGGATGAAAGAAAAATTCAGAATTTTTAGAGATGTGTATTTGAGGGTTTTTCCTAACTTTAAAGTAATTTCTTTTGATGGAATTGATATAACTTGGCAAATATGGAATGATAATTTTATCCCTTATTATAACGAAGTAATGATTTATATTGACAATAGTAAATAAAAAAAACGCACCCATTTTATTGAGTGCGTTTTTGTATTTTTTTATTCCTTATACTATTGGACGATACTCGAGTAATACTTTTTCTACGTCTTTTCTCTCAGCATTTATCATAAAGAACGCGTCGATATGAGAACTTTGAGAGTCTATGAAGACTTTATTATCTTCAATTTTGACAACAAAGTGTGTATTAGAAACACCAATTGGTGTTAATGATACCGAAATCGATTCCTCTTTTACTAATCCTATCCAATAATGAGGTAATTCTATTACGTTTCCTTGAACTCTACCTCTGAAATAAACACCATGTTCAGGACCCTCCAACACACCATATCTTAATCTCCAACCTTCTTTTGTAGGGTGAGGAATATCGAATGATTTAGAAGCCGCTGTTAATGCTCCTGTTATATTAGTGTCACCAGTCACTTTGAGTGTTGAACCATCAAACTGAAGGTTTTGTTCACCATTGATTGTTCCTGCGGTTCCTGTCGCAGTAAGGACATAGTCATTAACGTTGTTGTTGATTGTCCCGAGTCCAGAAGAACCTGATGTTCCACTTGTGCCAGAGGAACCTGATGTTCCACTAGTTCCCGAAGAACCTGATGTTCCGCTAGTTCCCGAAGAACCTGATGTTCCACTAGTTCCCGAGGAACCTGATGTTCCACTAGTTCCCGAAGAACCTGATGTTCCGCTAGTTCCCGAAGAACCTGATGTTCCACTAGTTCCCGAAGAACCTGATGTTCCGCTAGTTCCCGAAGAACCTGATGTTCCACTAGTTCCCGAAGAACCTGATGAGCCTGATGTTCCACTTGTTCCAGATGAACCTGATGTTCCGCTCGAACCTGACGTTCCACTTGTTCCAGAAGAACCTGATGTTCCGCTAGTTCCAGATGAACCTGAACTTCCAGATGAACCTGATGTTCCAGATGTTCCATTTGTTCCAGAAGTTCCTGACGAACCACTTGAACCAGATGAGCCAGATGTTCCACTTGTTCCAGATGAGCCAGATGTTCCACTTGTTCCAGATGAACCTGAACTTCCAGATGAACCTGATGTTCCGCTTGTTCCAGATGTTCCATTTGTTCCAGAAGTTCCTGACGAACCACTTGAACCAGATGAGCCAGATGTTCCACTTGTTCCAGATGAGCCAGATGTTCCACTTGTTCCAGATGAACCTGAACTTCCAGATGAACCTGATGTTCCGCTTGTTCCAGATGTTCCATTAGTTCCAGAAGTTCCTGACGAACCACTTGAACCAGATGAGCCAGATGTTCCACTTGTTCCAGATGAGCCAGATGTTCCACTTGTTCCAGATGAACCTGAACTTCCAGATGAACCTGATGTTCCGCTTGTTCCAGATGTTCCATTAGTTCCAGAAGTTCCTGACGAACCACTTGAACCAGATGAGCCAGATGTTCCACTTGT